CTAATCAATTGCATCTATTTCACCTCCTATAAATAATCCAAATAGTTTCACCAACTACTATTACTGCCAAAACAATAATTACTGTACTACCGATTTTCTGCTGAACTTTCATAATCTTGAAGGACTGATTCAATAACTGAAAATCCGTCTGTAAGTTGCTGTAAGAGAAGTTCAAGTTTTGATATATCGTCCCCTGCGCTTTCAAGTCCTTGTCCAATTGTTCCAACTGCATTTGCAATTTTGTTAATTGAATCTTGTCTTCGTCTATCTGATTCTGTAAGGCTTGCAATAATATCTCGTTGCTTGCTATTTGATCGCTCAAGAGCTTCAATTGTTCCTTGTCTTTCTCCGAGGCTTTCGACAAGTCGTCGATTTGTGTTAATAAGCTCATTTTTTGTAAGTTCAACTCTATTATAGTTGTCCTCAAGTTCTTTAAGACTTCGCCCGATTGTAGTAATTTCTCCCTGTAATCTTTCAATAGTTCTGCTACTGATTGAGTTTGCGTAGTAGAAGATTCCGAATCCGGCGAGGATTGCGCCAGCAAAGAAGGCGGAAATAGTCCACTTATGCTTAGAAATAAAACCAAACATTTTACCAAAAAGCATTTTGAGAAATTCTTTGAACACATTTATGCTCCTTCTTCTATAGAATAATTCCAATGAAGCTTTTTACCATCTAATTTTCCAGCCGACTTTAACTTACCCCTGCAACAAGCGGAAATGCTTTCGTGTGCTATATTATATTTTTTTTCTGCATCTCTCAAACTATTAAAAATTTCCTGTGTTTCTAAGCAAATCACTTTTTTACCTAATTTTCTCTTTGTTTCTTCAGATAGTTTTTTTCCTTTTCTTGATTCACTCATTTTTTGTTTAGTTTTCTTTGGGAGAGATTTCCCGTAATTACAATTTTTTTCACCCCTATGTGACTCTCCTATTTTTCTTTTTGTTTCTTCAGAATGATGTCTACCTTTTTGGGATTCGCTCATTTTTTCTCTTGTTTCTTCTGAGGCACTTTTTCCAACATTCTTGCCTTTATTTCCTGCTGATATTTTTAGCTTGGTTTCTTCTGTATGCTTATGCCCTAACCAGTTTTTATTTCCTTTCTGTGCTTCGCTCATTTTCAATTTTGTTTCTTCACTTAATCTTCCATAACTTCCACCAGTTCTTTTATTATATCCTTTATTTCGGTCTAAAGTATCAAACTGTTTTATGTACTTGTCTTCATAGCAATCTAAAAGAATTTGTGTAATAGCATTTTCTTTTACTTCCCTAATAACTTCAAAAGAAAAATTTTCTATTCCGTACTTAGTAAAAGCACTATATAAATGAACATCATTAGGCTTTTTTACATTACTTCTATGCCTCTTCCACCTTCTTTCAATATCCCAAGATTGCCCTATATATTTTTTTCCGTTTATTTTATTAGTAATACAATATATACCAATCATTTAATTTCCTGACTTGATAAATAATAAAGCTGTTTTTTTCCAGTCTTTAGGATCAATTTGTATTGCGATAATAACTTTAGAAATTTCTCTATAATCTACTGAAGCTAAACCGCCCTGAATTTCTTTTATAAAGTCAACAGCTTGTCTCTTTATTACTATAGGAGTATCAGGCATAAAATCCTTCAGTGTCTTTTCAATCTTGTCTAACATTTGCTCATTAGATAAGTCAATTTGAACTCGTAATGCACGAGACATTAGTGCAGAATCAAACTTCTGTAAATTAGATATAAAAATAACTCCAGATGTAAAATTTAATACTTTTCCTCTCCATGTTATTTCTCGTTTAGGTTTATTTTCAGTTGCCGCTTTTAGGATATTGATATTATCAGAATTTTTCAGAATTCCGTCAAAGTCGTCAAAAACGATAAGAGTATTATTGCTATATTTAACGAGAATATTAAATAGCTCATCTGTATTTTTTACTCCGCCAGAGAACTTATGATAATCAACTTTTTCCTTATCTAAGGCATCTAAAATTGTTTGGGTCTTTCCACTTCCGGGCGCACCCCAGCAGACAAGGGCTTGAATGACTCCAGCGGCTACTCCTTTGACGGCCTTAATAAGCGCACTAAATTTGTCCTGCCAACTCATATTTTCAAGAACATCTTCTAATTGGTCGGCTTTTGCCTGATCTACAATTACCCGCTCACGACTTCCCTTCTTTTTCTTTCTGAAAGTTGGATTAGTTAGCCCTCTTCCAAATAAATATTCTTTTGCCATTTTAGTAAAATTGGCAAGATTTACTTCTTGATTATAAGTTGTATCGGCGGCAAGGAAGTCTGTATAATTATCCGCAATTCTTTTCGTTTGAAGGTTCATAAGAGACTCTGGATGATCCTTTAGCCAAGCATCAAAAAGCATCTTATAGCGACCCTCACTATTTACTCGCTCGGTTATTTTAATTTCACCTTCATCAATATCATCGGTTGTAAAGGAATAGAGGTTTTCAGTAATCAAATCTACTATCTGCACGATATTTAGACTCGCACCATTTTCATCAAGGGTATCAATAGTAAAAGTAGGTTTTCCTTTAGCAAAAGCAAGTTTAGTTGCATAAAAGTCTACAGACACTATTTCATCGGATTTGAGTAAGGCAAAATTTATTCGGATAAGCTTTTTTGAATTCTCAATACCTACAGGGTAGCCATTGAATTTGCCATACTCGTTTTTATAAGCCATAGGCTCTTCAGTTACATGAAGTTCTCGCTTTACTTTGCGGGAAAGAATTCGGGCGAGTTTTATAATAATCTTATTTGCCATTCCTGTTTGGAAGGCTTCGTTAAATTTAGGAAGATATCTCATTATTTACTTTCTCCTATCTATATTAGTAAAGATTATTTATTTTTTATCTTTCGGGAAATACTTGAATATGGCGTTTTTGAATAGTTCAACTATTTTTAAACCATCATTCTTAATATCAAACTTTTGCTTTTTAACTTGATCTACAACTTCTTTTACCATATCTACCAGTTTTTCAAGTCCCTCCTCTGTTTCTAAAAAAGAATAGGCATAATCAGGAGCAATTTGTGTTCGGGCATTACTATATTTTTGGGTATTAGCGTCAATAAAATGCGCTGTCCCGAAGGTATAATAAGAAACTCGTGCGCTAGGAGCATTACTTCTGGCCCCAAAATTAGGCATAGTCAATCTTCCTAAATTAAAATAGAACCTTTCATCTTTTCCAAAGGGGTATATAAAGTAAATATCTTTATCAAAATTAACATAGGGTAGTTCTCTTTTCATGCCCAATTCCATATCAGCACGGCGGAATAGTTTCTTTTTCTCCCCGGATAATATCTTCTTAATTTTTACAGGAGGGAATATCTCTTTAGGGTCAAGAAGAGACTTTCGCCCTGCTTGCCAATTATATCTACTTTGTCCTATCTTAAAGCTTCGTGCCGCATGATAGATACTTGTAGAGGTACTTACAGAAAATAGAATGTCTTTTTCATCTATGCCAGTATAGGATAGACCACCTTTATTGGTTTCTTCTACAGAAAAATATATCTCAAAGTAAGTCTTATTATCACTTGTGTGAATTTTAGAGTAGGCAGTAAAATTATCATTATAATAGCCTTTAGGAAAAACCAATGGTTCAGCAATAAGCGGCTCTTGCATAAATTGTTGGAGGTAATCTTTCATTTTCTCTTGGTCATAATCTTCCTCGAACATTTTCTTTTTTCGTTCATAAGCGGCTTCTGCTTTCTTTTTGTCTGCCGCTCGGTCAGCATCGGTGTAAGTATAGGTTTTAGTAGAGGAGGTATTTCCTACATTCTTTTTCAATAAATCATAAGCTTGATTTATGTCTTGCATTTTATCAGTAGACCCGCCGTGATCCGGGTGATTGGCAAAAGAGAGTTTTTTGTATATCTTTTTTAGTTCTTCTTCATCTACTGATCCAGTTATTCCAAATATAGCCATAGCTTCAGGAACAGTTAGATTCTTTTCATAAAAGTGTTTAATTATTCGCATGATTATTCTCCGATGTTCTTTTTGTATTCTTCAAGATCAAAGTCAAGGTCAAGCCATCGTGCGCCTTTATTATATAGGTCAACAAGCTGGTTTAAAGAATATGCGTTTTTAGATTTGACTCCCCTTATTCCCGGAAATATATTTTCTTTATCAGGAGAAGAATTCATATACTCCCAATTTATACGGGGGTTTACAAATAGAGTATCCTTATTATGATACTCTGTTTCACCTCGTATCATAGCAAAAATACTTCTTGAAGTAGGGGTTGGAGGAAGTTCCATTATTCCTGGCTCTATAAGTTCTTTTATATTATTAGAAATTATTTTATTACCAAATCTAAATGTTCCAGGAGGATTATCTGTGCTTGGAAGAAATTGTCCACCTTTATAAAAATAGCCATTCTGCCCTATCTGCCCACCCTTTATTGAACGACCAGAGGACTCACTATAATTTTTAATTCTTCGCATAATACCCTCTCTCCTCTAATTCTTTATTAAGCATAGCGGCCATCTGATTTAAATAGAATCCTAGCGAATTCATTACGCCTTGCATGTGTTTTGATAAGAAAGCTTGACCATCATTATGATATTCTGGTTTATTCCAATGTTTAGGAGCTATCTCTACAGGATACATTGAAGCGCCAACTTGATCCATGTTCCAAGCCATACCTTGCCAATACCAGCTTGGATCAGAAGAATATAGTTGTATATTTGCCGTGGTTAAAATATCCTTTAAATCTTTTCGCTGAATTGGATAATCTGCTTTATAAGTGTCCAGCCAAGAGAAAAAATCGAGAATACGAAGACCTACCGTATATTCTTTTTTTGGATTATTGAACATGGAAAAATCATTTGGAACCGCTTGCTTGTATTTATACTTGTCCCCATATTTTTTAGTTGCGGGAACATGCCAGAAAAACTCCACAAATCCTTTCTTTTTATAGATAACACACTTGACTAATCGGGCGATAGAATTCTCTCTCCCCATAATCTTGTTTCTTTCTTTCTTAAATCTTTTGGTAAAAGTAGATATACCCGCATTTTTTGTAAGGGCGGGAAGGGTAAGGAATTCTAATAAATGCTTTATTTTAGCGACGCCCCGTGCTTGTATAAAGAAAGGGATAGAGGAGTGTTCGTCTTTCATTTCGGGCTTACTTTGATGTTGGTCAGGGGAAATATCCCCCTGCTCACTTTCATTCAATTGATTAAGCGAAAAGATTTCGGACTTTTCCTCTATCCCCACATTACCTGTTATTATTGACTTGTCCTGAAAAAATGATCCGCATAGGTCTATAGAAATAATTACCTTATTCTTTAATTTTCCATTATATTTATTTAAATCCCTAAGCGGGGATGTTATTAGTCTTTTCTTCCCATACCGTAATATTCGGGCTACATTATGATTTTTTACTCGTTCAAGAGTTATGGGTTGCTCTGGCCTCTTCGTGTCAAAATAAATTACAAGAAGGGTATAATATGAAAGTATGATTGTTTGGCATCTTACATATATAAGATTTTCAAGTCCGAGTTGTTTACTAAGTTTCATTCCAGTAGTTAAAATCATATACCATATTAGTAAGAAAAAATTAAAACCCCCACGGATTATGTTTTTCCGTAGGGGCTTATTTTATTAGAGAATAAATTAGACTATTCTAATATTTTAGGTGGAGACTTTCCAATAAAGATTTTCTTTGGCTTAATCTCCTCTTTTGCAGGAACAAAGATTGTCAAGATTCCATCTTTTAACTCCGCAGTGGAGCTATTTACTTCATACTTAGAACTTGGTACAAAATATTTTGCATCGCATTGGGAGCTTTTTATTCCGTGCTTAATATAAGTTTTTTTATCTTCCGGCTCTTTTGGATCAAGAGATAGGTGAAGATAATCTTCTTCAAAATCAACTGACACCTCTTCCTCTTTATACCCCGAAAGGGCAAATTCAAAGAGAAGGTCTTTTGTGTCTGGATTTACTGAAACATTCATTGGGGGAAAACGATTTTCATAAAGACTTCCGCCTTCTGTGAAAAAAACATTTCCTCCACCGCAAGTTGTAGTCAAGTCTCTGTCAAAAGTCCTGAATACCCGATCAAAAAAATCTAACGCCCCTGTGCTTGTGGTTCCATTCATGATGGACACCTCCTAAATATATACTAACCTTCCCATACGGGACAGGCTTTTCTTTTTATTAGTGGAAAACGCTCCACATTTATATTAGTAGAAATTTATCTCCTCGTTTTGTCCAATGCTCCATCTAACCATTTAATAAAATTATCTGCTTTTCTTTTATCAAATCCATATATTTCTTGGGCATTTACTTGACAGCGAATAAAGCCTCTGGGTTCAAGAGAAAGTCGTACATCTCCCTTACGGCCATCAGAAAAGAAATTGGGCAAAATAAAATAAAAGTTATCTCTAGGATCAACATTATATTCTGCTTTTATTTTCTTCTTTTTAAAGAGAGCCTCAATCTCTTCTAAATAAAGATATTCAAACTCAAATATAGTTCTGAATTCATAAGGACTTGACTCTCTTATATATCTCATTTACAACCCGCCTTGTGTCTCTCTTTTAACCCATTAAGAAATTAGTAAGATTTAACCAGCGGCATAAATCTTTTTGTAAACATCCTGTCCATAATCTTTTTTTATAAAATCATACATTTGTTTAGAGATACTATTCCGATAATCATTTAACTCTTCGGGCATATTATTTTCCACATCAGAAATCTTCGCAATAAGGTCAAGAATTTTGATAAACTTTGTATACTTAAATCCTTTTGCTATAGCAATGAGGGAGCCAGTATGATTATTACTATCTGTTAAATCTTCTACTTGAGCAACAAGTTTATCTAAAGTGGCATCATCCATGGTTTTACTTTCTCTGATTATTTTCATACAATACTTCCTTTTAAGTTAAAAAATAGGGAGGGGATTTACTCCCTCCCCTATTATTCGTTTATAGATTAGCGATTAGTCAGAGTCTTTTTCATCCTCGTCATCATCATCCTCTTCGTCAGAGTCTTCTTCGTCCTCTTCCTTGAGCTTGCGATACTTAGCAAGAGCCTTCATAGCCTCTTTCTTGGCGGCACGGAGTTTAGCCATCTTGTCGTCCATAGAATCGCTTCCCTTGTCTTCCTTGTCGTCTTTCTTCTCGTCATCCTTGTCTTCTTTGTCGTCATCTTTATCATCCTCATCTTCATCATCAGTTTCTACATAGCGATTTTTGCGTGATCTTCGCTTTTCATCTCTCTGAGTCGCCCGCTGATCCGTATCAAAGTCGGGGTCAGAGCCAGCATCTACATCACCAGAAATCCGAGAATCCTCGGCGGCTTTCTTGGCATCATCATTGTTAGCAATGGCGGCATCTGCGGTCATTTCGGATTTGCGATTCCTGCGATTCCTGCGCTTGCGGGATTCCATATAGAAATCATCTTCATCACCAAACTCATCATCACCAAAACCATCATCTACAAGGTCATCACCGAACTCGTCACCGAACTCGTCACCACCGAAATCTTCTTTCTTTGCCCTTTTGGAATTCTTGCTCCTGCGAGATTCATCCCTTTGTGTTGCTCTCTGATCGGTATCAAAATCGGGGTCATTCTCTGCGGAATAATCACTTGCATTAGGATCACCGGAAGTCAGATATTCCTTATCAGGATTCTGGTCATAGGGGTTAGGGCTTTCAATCGTATCCTCATTCTGGCGAGGAATAATCCGAATAATATCACCCTTTTCTAACATGATTGACCCGACACGGACGGGCTTTGTAATCTTTACTTCAACATACTTTGCCATACAATTTCTCCTTTAATTATTAGAAAAGATTTTTTCTTTCCTACTTTGTATTAGTAGAGGATTTTTAGGTTTCCCCTTCATCTACTACTAAAAATTCTACTGTTTTTCCTGTGGCTATATTTCCATTGGTAAATATAAGGTATGACCACATTTTCCAAATACCAGCTACATCTAAGTCATTGGATGATAATATATCATAATAAATTGAATCTGTAGCAGACTCTAATTCTGCCGCCCAATAGCCAGTAATTCCATTTGACTTAATATATTTTATTCGAGCAGAGGTAACAGAGGATAAACTGACATTTGTGCATAATTTAATTCTTAGGGCTGTTTGTCCTTTTATTAGTCTATTCAATATACTACCCTCTTGCTATTTCGGAAACAGATTCAATTATTAAGTCGATATAAGAGTTTTCTCGGAATATACCTCTCGGGATATTTACATTTTTTGGAAAAGACGGCTTAAATTGAGATACTGAAATTGTGTTACTATTTAGAAAGACTTGCCCCTCTGGATTTTGAGGATAGATATTTATATTTATACTTTCTAATAGAACTTCAATATCCATTTTATTTTACTTAGGCGATTTTGAAAAGCCCTGAAGCATTTATTGTCAGTACGAAATCGCCACCAGAGCTAACCTTATCGGTTACAAAATCATAAACAGCAATAAGGTCTTTTGTTGCAAGAGTATCATCATAGAGAACTGCATATCGAGCGGTTATTGTAGAATTCACCCAAGTAACATCAGCACAATCAAAAACTGCTCCACCGCCAGACTCATCCTCTGTTACGGTTTTTGAAGCTAAAATTGCTCCACCAGTTGTATAACCTGTACCAGTACACTCTGCCGCTGAAATGTCTGCCCAAACATTTTGAGTTAAATGATTAGGAACATAAGCCACTGGAAAAAGCGCAACTTTTATAATATCTCCAGTTAAAGAAATTTGCTTTGTAGCAAGGTTAGTAACAAATCTGTTGAAAATGAGGTCCGCCATAATATGTTCTCCTATGTTATTTGGTAAGATTCTATTTCAATATCTTGGCTATTCAATCCAACGGAAAGAATACTTTTTGCCGTTATTGTATTAGTAGTAATATTTGAGGTTTGAGAGCTAAGACTAACATTTGCTTCACCAGTGATTGTTGGATCATACTGAGTTGTTACTATATTTATTGAATTTAATAAAGTTGAATCTGATTTATTATCAAGTCCTTTATAGGTATTTAAAATTGTTTCTACTTCAGCCGGAAGGTTTTGAGTACAAGGAGCGGCATTATGCTTTTTATAAATTATGTTTCGTCCAAGAACATCACCTAAAGTATCAGCAATTTCAAGTACCATATAATATTCAAGATTGTCCATTGTTATTCTTTGAATAAGAATGTCGCCTCGTTCAAGGTTATCTTCAAACTTTGTGAAAACCTGTATAGGAAGTACATCGTAGAAAAAAATAGATTGTGTTGTAGCCCGTGGAACAAGGACATTTGTACGAAGTCTGTCTATAGGAATTTCGCCAGGAATATCAATAATCATATCAGTGATAAAATGTTTGACTATCTCTACTTCTTCATCTTTATATTTATTATTATTTAATTTGAGTAAAACTACTTTAGCCTCTGTGCCAGACAAAGAAATTTGATAATCAAAAAGCTTTCTTTTTTGTTTCCCAAAAGCCATAGATAATTTATCATAAACACCCATTTCATTCCTCTTCTATAGTATTAGTAGAGGAATAGTAGTTTATTCTATTTATTTTCTTCCTTTTGAAGAATAAAAGTTCCATCTGGATTATCCCCAGCAGATTGTGGAGGAATCCAGGCAATAACCTTATATCCCTGTAGACCAAAGTTATTTGCTTTTTGCATTAAAAATATTTCTTGATTAGTCATACTTTAATTCAAAATAAATAAAACTATTATAGGCAAACAGAGAAGTATGCCCATAAACATCCCAAGTAAAAGCCTACTTACATGGATATAAATATAGAGAGGAGTCCAATTTTCTCTCTGGTCTAAGCCGAGTCTAACGGCTTCTTTATATCCTGCATTAAATTCCTTCTTTAATTCGGTCCACCGGCTTTTATACGCCATTTGTTCTCCTCCTGTAAACCCTAGTAGTCAAGTACCGCCCTAGCTTACTCTGTCCCCACCACCTAAGAGGATGGTAGAGAAGGGTATAGCGAATACTTACCGGGAGGTTAATATATCGAATACACCAGAAATCTACCGCCATAAGAGCGCCATCTTGACGACAGACTTCCCACATAGTCCGAGTATCTTTCTTACACTTCTTTTCATAGTCTTCATCAGAAAGACTACAATCATCCAAAGTCATTTTAGTTCTCCTCTATAGGAACTCTACTATTCCATGCTTCTATTGCTTCATCCTTACCTTTAAGATAAGGCCCTTCAGCGTCACATACTTCACACACAACATACTTCATCGTCCAGGGGCCTGATGCTAATTTAGCACTTCCTCCGCAGAAGGGACAGGGTTTAAGGGAATATTCGTTCTCCATTTTACTTTTCCTCCTCCTCTGGAGTATAGTCCACCTTTGCTTCTCGCATAATGGTGAATAGTGCCATAGCTTTTTTTGCTTTGGCAATATCTCTTTCCATTTTTTGAATAGTCTCCTCATATTTAGGAATATACTTATCGTCATTAGAATACATCATAGGAAGACAACCACCGTTCTCATAAAAAATAATCTTCAATTCCCTTTCTTTCTCTCCGGTGAAAAGCCCGTTGAATAGCTCTTCAAAGATTGGATTGTCAAAAGTTACCATAATATTCCTCCCTTTATTTCTGTACTTCTTCAAACCCGTTGACAATATTTCCGAAGAATTGTCCTACTTCCTGCGGGGAGGTTGACAGCACTTTTCCGCCAAGATAAATAATCCCTACGATTGTAAGAATAACGCCAAGAATGGCAATTCCCCAGATGCAGTAAATAAGTATTCCCATCCTCTTGTATGACTTGTCAAAATCATTACGGTAAGTTTTCATTTTAATCCCTCCCTAAAAATTCTTCAACATTAAACTCGGACTTACATCTTGAACAAGTATAAGTAGAACAATAGTCTCCTGAATAATTCTCTTCGTGGTCACAATAAGGACATTCTCCACGAACTACAAGCGCCCTGCCAAAAAGTTTCATTTCCATTTTAATTTCCTTCCGCTTTCTGAATAGCTCTTTCGAGCATTCTCCAATCTATACTAGAAAAACTATTCGCTTCGTGTACCATTTTGCACACCTCTAAAAGATCAGGAGCGGCAGAACAAAGAGTAGCATTGGCGAAAGCCTCCTCAAGCTCCCCTCTATCTCCATTGGGGGGACAAAATGTAGCAAGAAGGGAAATCTTCCGTTCATCCCTGTAAATAAAGTTTCCGTATCCCCTAAACCAGGGGCCGGGCGTATGCTTATAATTCAATTATTCGCTCCTCTCTTGATGCTCGGCGTCGTAGGCACGGAGAGCTTCAAGTGCTCCCTTTCGTTCGCCTAGTGACTGCTCACATTCAAGTATCCATTCCGTTACTTGCTGGCCATAGCATCCAAGCCGACGAAACTCTTGATGCCTTATCCTTGCGGCCTCAAACGCCTCAACCAGCTTCCTGCGGTCGTCGGTCATACTGTTTTCTCCTCTTTAATATTAACTAAGTTCTTCCTCGGCCTACCTCTTGATCGCTTAGGCAAGGGATTCTCTAGAATTGGGTTTTTTGGTCTTCCTCTTGGTCTTTTAGGCAATACAATTGTTGGGAGTGCATTTCTCGGCCTACCCCGTAGACGATGAATAGAAGGTAAAAAAACTTTTTTGTTACTGGGGGGTTGTCCTAAAGGCCCATTCGTTATAAGAGAAAGCCTTCTACCAAATATCTTGTCCGAGAATTCCCGAATTCTTGCTACTATGCTTCTCATATCAAAATCATCGGGGAACCCATGAACTCGAAAATCAAAACTTTTATCATTAAAAAGAATAGACACAAGGATTTCTTCAGAATATTCAGGAAAAGTACATTTGAAAATAATCTGGTCAGAAGATATGGCAATGGGTGTTATCTGCCCATTAAAAAATACAAAGCTATTATTTACTTTTAGGGTATTTTTATCAGTAAATATATATTGAAGCCTTTCTTTAGAAAGACCTATTTGGAATTTTGCTTGAGCAGATTTCATACTGTTTCCGCCTCTTCCCAAGTTTCCGGCCAATTCTCTTCAATAAGCTGAAGGAGAGTTGTATGAATTTCATTATCAGGGTCGAACTCACATTGAACAGTAAGATACTTTCCGAAGTCATGGTCATGAACGGCGATACTCCATGTCAGAGTAGGCCATTTATTCTTACAAATCTTAATCATCCGCATTGCCTCTGCGGTCATGGCGGGAAGATAATTTTCCCCAGTCATAACCTGAACACAATCTTCTTCTGAAGGAGTAGTAGTCATAAAATCGTAGGTTTCATAGGACATATTATTTCCCCTTCACCATGTAGTATGCCGCAAGTATCTTTTTGAAAGTCTCAGGATTTCCACCCATATCAGGATGATGAATCTTAGAGAGCTTCCTGAAAGCGGATTTGATTATCTCCATTGCGCTTCCGGTCGGAATACCAAGAATCCCCCAAGGAGTATCGGTATCAATAATTTCCTCTGCCGTCCGCCCGTCCCAAGCGGAACCAAAAGACTGTTGCCAGGATTTGAAACTCCCTCTCTCCCCCTCATAGGTTCCATAGAGAGCGTCTTTCCAGGGATTTTTCTTCGGAGCTTTTTTGGTAGAAGTCATTTTGAAGCTCCAGCCAAAATCTTGAGGGTCTTCAAATCTTTCCCGTATTGTCTCCCCTTCAGCCCCATAGCCGTCAGGTGTTTACACTGACCCGTGCGGAGGCATCCAGGGCAGGAGCATTTCCAGTATCCCGCTCCAGGAGCCATGTCGAAAGATACCATATAGAGCCTATTAGAAGATTCGGACCTAACCGTGAAGCGGCACTTGTAGCGGTCAGAATCCGGGAGAAGTTCAACTCCCTTGCTCCTCAGATTGATGGTCAACTCGTTAGCCATTTGTTCCTCCCTCTCAATTCCTACCTAAAGTATAGACTAGAAAGAGGGGCTTGTCAATAGAAAGTTTATCTAAATTATTGATATGAAAAGTGGACATATTAGAGATTTTTGTCAATTTGACAGAATGTGCGCTTTTGTCTATTTATTCTCCTCTTCAAATAATTCCTTTATTTTTTTACACACCTCTGTATGCCGTCCCTGGAGCATGGGATTATCAATTGCACACTCACACCAGCAGTCATCATCATAACTAAGGGATAATAATGCTTCCCGGTATCTATTGGCGTCTAATAGTTTCATATTGATCCTATCTTAATATAGATGCGGATTATCCAAACAATAGGCCAGATAAGTCCTATTCTTATGCTTTTAAGAAGAGGTTTTATTCCTTCTTCTATAGAAATAAAATAATCGCCCATTGTAGTTCCAATAAAAAATATTCCATAAATAATTCCAAAAATTATTAGTAAGGACATCCTATAACCCCCTTTGGAGCTAAACGCTCATATATCTTAAAAAGCAAAATACTTTCTACTGATTGACTTACTTTATATGATCCATTACTAAATGTAACTTTAACACCCTCTTTAGTAAGTTCAATGGAGGGAGGATCATCTCTATTATCTAAATGAGAGCAATCATATTCCTTCACTTTACTATCTCCTTTATAATTAGCAGACTCCAAATTTTTTCTCTTCTCTGACTACAAATCCACAAGACTCACACCAAACCTTTGCGCCAGGATGCCGAAAGGTATTTGTATTTCCTCCGCACTTAGGGCATAAACCAAGATTCTGTATCGTTCTATCTGAATTTGGTTTTTCTTGATTTTCACTCATATTATTTCCTCCTATGCGTGTGCGCCGATACGAATAATATCACCAGCTACTTCATGCTCACTTACACTAGCGCATCCAAAATAACTTCCACTTTCCAGCCAACCTATCCAATAATCTTTCATATATTCAGGAACAAAAGCCACCCAATCTTCATCTCCACCATGATCGGATAATTCTTGATACTCTTTTGGGGCGTCTTCAAAGCGCCAAACAAGGATAGTTTTATTCATGTCTATTTCCATGCTCTTTCTCCTTTAATCCAAATAATCTGGCTCATCATCACCTACATATATTTTGTTATTGTCTTTCGCAAGTATTTTAGCATACTCTATAGCATCCTTCTCATCAATAAAAGTATGCCTGGAAGCTAAAGCATAGTCGTCTTTTTCATATTCTTCAACTTCGGAAACCGATATTTTAGAGCGATCTCCTCGGGGGTATATAATATAAAATCTCATAAATCTTCTTCTCCTTTAATTGCCTTCCGAAAATCATCATCTATGTATATCATAGCATCTTTTGGTTCATTGTGGCTATGAATATCTATAATAATTCTTTTGTCTATCTCTTCAATAATTCTTTTTCGCTCATCCAGAATTCCTTGTTTATAAGAATCAGGATCAAGAGTAAAAAGTTTAGTATTTACTCTACCCAGCCTTTCCGCACAAACCTTACACTGTATTCTCCGTTTGTGTCCAATAAATAATTCACCACAGTCAAGGCATTTACATTGATAATTGCCATTTTCTTTATCAAAGTCTTCTGTCCAGTCTTTCGGAAAATAAATTGTAATACTCATGATTTATTCCTCATCATCAGAAACCTCAAGTTCAATTTTCATGACTTCTCCTCAATTATTGGAGGCTCTATAATGGGCATCCAGTGTGTTGCCGTTCTGACACAAGAATATCCAGAGTGATAAGGTTCAAAAAAATCGTTACTTTTTATCTTACCATAGTTTTTAACTAAGACATAATCATAGCATACTTCGCCCTCATAAAATAGAATAACCCTCTGTCCTTCTTTTGGGAGTCTGTCTTTAATATTTATCCAGTTAATTTCCATATTATTTTTCCTCCTCTTCCTTAAAACAATGCTCTAAAACATATTGTGCTTGTTGAATAGCGTTTCCAGCTTTTGTAGGAAGCCTGTCTAAAGGGGCTATTTCTACTGCTTCGTACAATGCCGCTATACAAAGTTTTAGGGACTCTCTATAATGACTTTGTGCATTAAATAAAACTCTTAAATTTATACCTTTACGGGTAATTGATCCGCTTCCCCAGCATTTATCACATATATCATTAGTCATTGCACAGCCACCAATGCCTCCTCGCCAAGTAGAAGTGCTACCATAAGATACTATCCCTGAGCCATGACAAGACTTACAAGCATCATCTTTATTATATATTCCCCTATATTCTAAAAAGAGTTCTTCTAGTCTATTTCTCCATGAGTTTCTTTCTTCTTCTATAGCTTTATTTTTAATAGTATCTATAGCAATTGCCATTGAAGTTAAAAAAACTTCCTTATCGGATTCTGGAGGATTAGAGAATTCTATCATTTTTACAATAGAAACGGCCTCTTCACTAGGGGGTTTATACATTTTCTTCTCCTTCATACGGCTCTTGCTCCCGTTCTTCTTCCCTACGCATTTCTGCTTCATAAAAACCATCAGTTCCATGCGCCATATCTCCATAGCACATAGAACAACTTGAGCCTTGACCTTCAGGTATTTCTCTTCCGCAACTTGTACAGTAAGGCATATCTACCTCCTTGGATAATTATAGTGTACTCTCTTTCCTTTCTTCTTAATCGGCTTAACAGAATAAGTAGAAAAAGCATATTTCCAATTATCTATAATTCTTTCTGAACTTTCGGTTTTACTATTTTGGGCATATTTAATTACCATTATAGCCCCGGATAAAGTTAAAGAGAAAAGCATACATAATAAAGATATATTTAAGAGTATTTCTTTCATTTATCTCTCCCTTATATTAAAAAGTTTAGTGGACATAAATATCACTAATAACAATAAGATCATTAAATGAAAGATTCTCACCGGAAAGCTTCTCCCATTGGTCTGTAAATGATAAGTAGTTATCCATAACTTCTTTAAGAGTTCCCCCTTCCACAAAAAGATAGAAATAAGTTTGCTCACAATAAGAATCCCCGGCACAAGAATAGATTAGATTTAATTTTTCTATAGCTTCATAGGAACCATCATTATATTCCTCTTGAGTAAAAATATTATGCTCAATAAGCTTTTGAATTCTTTCTTCAGTTAGTGATATACCTATTCCACCAACTCCATCATAATCTACACTCATACTATTTCCTCCTTACCATATTTTTTCTTTAGCTTTTCATATTCTGCTCTTTCTTTAGCTTCCTGTTGTTCAAGAGATATTTTTCTTAATTCTCGCTTTCTTTCTTTTTCTTTCTTTTCTTTTGCAAGTCTATATTCTTTTTCTTTGTCATTTTCTTCTCTAATGCCGAATACTTTAATAGAGCCAGGACCATATTCTGAATAATCACTATCATAATCAAATTTTATTTTAGAGTACCCGTCACGCCGAACTAATATATCCCATAGTTCTTGTGGGGTAGAAACCACAAAGCCAAATTCGGAAGGTGAAAAGCTATCAATATTAACTTCTATTTCCATTTAGTTTATCCTTTGTAGTTTTCTAATATTGCATGTAAGCCAAAAGCCAAAAAGAATATAGCCATACCGACGACAATAAGAATAAGAATAATTTTCCACATAAAACCAAAAAAAAATAGGAATTATATCCATATCAAAACAGTCAGAATTTTCTTGATAGGCAAATAGTAGTGATAGTAGCATTACTACAATACCTATACCTAGACCAATAAATAAGTATCCCATACTTCCTCCCTATATTAAAGAAATACCCAAAACTAAAGAAAAAGAACTTCCTACTATAAAAAGTATACCACACATAAGAACAACAAGTCTTTGTACACTAGAAAGGCACGTTCTAATTGTTTGAATATTACACAATAGAATTATCACACAAATGAGTAAAAGTGTTCCCACAATAATAAAAAATAAAGACATACTTCCTCCCTATAGATACATAGAAATATCTTCAAGCCCGCTTTCAATAGACCTAAATCCCTCTTCTATATTTTCAACTCCTGAATCACATGAATCAAGAATGTCGGATAGGTCAGAAACTATTTCTCGCAAATCATCTCTCTTACCGGCAATTTGATCCTTTATTTTTTCTGCTTGAGAAATTAGTCTTTTAATGGTCTTTATATCCATCTTAGAAAAAGTATCAGTTATAGTCTCTATAGATTTTTTGCTTATACTCATTTCTATTCTTCCCTACCTTTCTTCAAAGCATCAGAAGCAATTTGCCACATACTATCAATATGCCTCATAAAATCATTTGCTTTACAACCATATTGAGTTATAGGATTTGCCACTCTTTTTGCTATTTCATAAAGAGCTATTTCGTATATCTGAATTAACTCTTTCATTGCTTTCTTTTTCATTTAATGTTTCTCCTTTTCAAGGATACGAATCCTCTTACGAATCCATTTGTCCATTTCTTTCCCTGTATAATGGTCACTATTGTTTTTTCTATTAAACCAATCTTGTCGAGCCTGTTCATAAAATTTATTATTTTGAGTCTCCTCAATACTCATCTATTTCTCCTAGCAATTTCCGTTCTTGTTATATTATCATAAAACCAATGTTCAACTCTATCGGCAATAAAACTACTTTCTAATCTCAGCTTCATATAAATATCCACAGGAATATAAAATTTAAAACTTTTCTTTTCTCTACTCTTATTAAACTTTCTTTCATACCAATTATATCCAGATTCATTATCCATAGATCGAACAATAATGATAAAATCAGCATCATCAATATGATGATAGGTGACAATATCTGTATGATCGTATACACTTCGGGTTACAAATCTTACAGAAGTTTGAATATTTCCATCATCATCAGTATAGGTATAAAGTTCAGGATTAGTCTCACTTCTATATTGATCTTCTTCTTCTTCTTCAGTATTCCACTCTAAATGTTCTTCTGAATATTTATCCATAACATATCCACAAACAAACTTAGCAGGAAATAAACCAATGAGAAGAATTATAAGAATAGTTAAAACTATACCTCCAATGACAAATCGAGAATATTCTGAAAACCAATCTATGATATTCTCGATTATATCATTCATAGAATTTTTTCCCATCCTAATGCTTCTCTGGCAATATTACGAAGAAGTTTTATAGTATCTTCTTGTAAAATTGGCCCGTTCTCAATATTAACACAAGTATTTTCATGAGCAATATGTGTCAGAGCTTTCCAGAATTTAATGTTCTCGGCATCTAATTCTAAAAGCTTTTCATAAGCAAGCTCTTCTACTGATTTGGTTGATATATCACTCATTTTCTTCCACCCCAAACTTATGCCATTGCCCATCCACAGACTCCCCGGTCTTGTCGATGATAGCCCATTCATATCTTTCTATCTTACTTTCAAACATGTAGCATTGGGCAGGAACAACGAGTCCCTTGTCCTGCCTAACCACCATCCCCGGAGTATTGGTAACCTTGTATAGCACTTCTCCCCGAGTCATCAGCCTCTTCTTAGGCTCGGGCTTGATACGGTAAATAACTCCATCCATCCATATAGGGGGATTATTCTCCTTAAAACCAATCCATCTTCCCCTATCCAAAAATTCTATCTCTTTACCATCAGCATACGCTTGAAAAACTGGTAGAAGCTCTTTAACTCTTTTTCTGTTCATTTTACACCCCCTGCTTTTACAATTTCATTTATCTCTTCAATTGACATATTTCCAAAGGCACTTACACAAGCCACAATTCTTTCTGCATTCTCTTTTGCATTTCGTCGTCCGTGAACGCCATCACAAACTATAGCTATTGTATAATCTTCATGAGTTATATTATATTCATCTTCATTCCCCATGACACTAGGCATAGCCTCCCAAGGAAGTTCAGTATGAGGATAATATTTTTCTTGATTTATTATAGGGGGAATTAGTGGCATCCAATGAGTATACTCACCAGAAAATTTGTTAATAAAACCGGCATCTACATAGTACCAGTTTCTATCCCAATTGCACACCACAATAGGAAAGTCTCTTTCAGAAGGCATTCTATCTTGAACTGAAATCCATTCTGCCATTTTCGGCTCCTTTTATTTTAGGAAGACTACCCTTCCAGTTTTTGCCCTCTGCGGGGAAGTACCCGTACTTTATCTTGAGTAAAGTTTATTCTATTATCTAAAGACAAAGCATACATTTCTCCCCGCATGTTAGAGGATAATTGAACGAGAATTTTATCATAGGATTTCCATGACTGAAGTAGATCAAGTGCGAAGCCTGTTTTATTCTCGGCAACAGTCATCTTATCTTGCCATGCCCAGTATTCATCTTCAAAGCGAACACGAAGTTCAGATTCATATTCCTTTATGGCAATTTTAACGGATTTATTATCAGCCTCGGCAATCATTTCTTTTCGGATTTCAGAGAACTTTTTATCAAACCACTTCTTATACTGTTTTTGAACATTATACTCTTCGGTTTTATTTTTTCTATAAAGACCAATAAGCATAATATTAACAGATTCATAAGAAGCCATAGCAGTATTTATCATTTCAGGAGTTAGAAGAAGTTCTTCATGGAGGCGAGTATAAGTCTGGAACTTTTCTATTTGTTCCTCAATAAAAGTAAGAAATTCTTTGGTAACGGAAACTTCAGTTGACTCCATATGCTCCCCTTAATTATTTATCCTATTCACATAGAATTATAGGAGGTATAGAGGAAATTGTCAACTTATTTTTTTAAAAAATTCCCCTCAGCGTGTCCGGTAAATCACTGTCATTCCCGGACAACTTATCTGGTCCACATTCACGAAGCATGGTATCAAAGCTTTCGTCCATAGGGGTAGTTGAAAATAATTCGTTTAGAGAAAAGGACTTATCTGACTCATCTACAGGGGATATCTTTGACGCCCGATTATCTACTCTTTTTTCAATTTCAGTATCTAAGTCTAATTCTTCATCAGAGTCGTCCCCAAATCTCGGCTTTTTGCTGGGCTTGTGGATTACGGTAGGAATACCAAAATCAGAGGATATGTTTCCTCCTGCGGTTTCTCCCTCCTCTTCAAGACTGTCTAAATCAATGTTTTCTAAAAAAGTTCGGGCATCTGTTTTTGATTTTAGGAACTCTGCTACAAGCGAACTCGGCTTCATAATATATTTCTCCTCTAAAAAGTTAATCCTCTTGGCTCTGTACTTGGAATGAACTCATTCGGGTCATCCACTATTGATGTTAGTATATGTTTTCCTGCATCCGATGGATCACCAAGAAAAATAGAAAACTCTGGATCATCATGACGAATAATTACAGGCATTAAAAGATCAGAATAATCATCGGGCATTATTCTTTCTCCTCATGCTTTTCTGTATAGCAAATTTCATCCTTAAACTTATTACAATAGTAGCACCAATGGCGATTATCCGTAATATAAAAAAATATATAAAATCTAAATAAATTAAACCAAGTATTTAATCCAGCGTGATCTTCTTTTCTACTTAGTCTAAAATTAAAACCAAAAATAGTTGTAGATTCTTTATCCCAGCCTATTTGTAAATTTATATATTTATGTTTTGTTCCAATTATTCTCTTTTCAAAATAAATCCAATCATTCATATTATCCTCTCCCACATTGACCACAAGCAAAGAACTCTTCACCCGTATGTCCTCTATCATTATCTTCTTGGGATTGATTTCCATTCCCATAGAATCCAAGCGTTCCAGAATAGCAAACAGGACAAGCGAAAATCTGCGGGCATATATTCCAATCATAATAAATTCCGACAGACCGCACTTGCTTTTCTAAAAAAGAATGATCTCCTTGGTCAGAAGGAAAATATGTCCAATTTAATCCCACCATTATACCATTTAGTATATAGCTTTCAAAGCCGTAGGAAGGAATGACCCGATACATATAAACAAGCATGACTACTTTTTTATCTCTTCAATAAAAATTAGTATTTTTTTAAGGTCTTCTAATGCTTCCTTTTTTCCACCTAATCCTAATCCAAGGTTCTTAAAAAGATTTTTTAATTTACTAATTGTATTTTTTGGATATCTACCGCTTGAAACCCCTTCTTTTATTGTAAGAACTAAATTGTTTTTTAGCTGATCTATATCTCTTGTTTCAACTTTAAAAGAATATCGTTGTGTAAAAGCAATGGGTTTCCCTTCCGTTTTTTCAATATCATCTTCGGTATCTTCTATATATTTATTCAAGAGTTTCAGGAGAGCTTCTTCTCTTTTTTCTTCTATGTCTGATTCTTTTATTATTCGCATTTGTTTACTCAGGAAGGTTTACAATCTTGCGGGAAATAGCCATAGGCTTCCACATATAAGACCAAACCCAAATTTCTTTATTATTTCCGTTAATAATTCCATCCAACATTTCATGATAGGTTATCCCACGAAGGGAGCTTGGGGAAGTCCCAGTGTCTTTAGCCTTTATTCGTTTAAGAAACTTATGTAAACCAGCAGGGGTTCCACGAAGGGTATAGTCCTTATATCCTGGATCATTTACTACACGAAAATAAAATTGAGATTCCCCTTGGCAGTCTACTCGGATTCGGAGCAATTTTCGGTATTCAAATAATATTCTCATAAATTAGTCCTCTTTTATATATTAGTAGGACTTTTATTATTTTTATCCATGAGCTTTCTAATAATTATGTCATATCCAGGGGGGTTATGCGGAATCATGCAGTTAGAGCAATCTTTTATTTTATTGTCTAATATAATAAAGTTTCCCCCGCAGTCTTCCATGTCATAAAGGGGGCAGAAGCAAAAAAGACAATTTATACATTTAACATTTTTATGACAAGGATAATATTCACAATCAATATTCTCAAAAAATTTATAATGCGCCGCTTTACTCATAGTATCTAATTCCAATTAACAGTAACTTCCCAATCATTATCTCCTGTTTCGCATTCGTCCCACCACCCCCTTCTACCACAAGAGGGACAGGTTATTTCACACCAAGTTTCTACTTCAAAGAGAGTTAAACATTCAGGGCATTCCAGTTCCATTATTATCCCTCCTATTTATAAATTCTGTTATTAACTTATATCCTTTTTGAAATTTTTCAGAATCCACATCTTTTGGAAGATTATTTGGATCATCTATAAGAGTATAGTATTCTTCATCTTCCTCAATAGCCCAAAAATTTTCTTTTGGATAAAAGATAAGATAGGAGTAATCAGAATACTTTACCCTAATGATATCCTCATAGAAGATTTCCGCATGACTTAAATCATCTTCTACAAGGTCTTTATCCTCTTCAGTTTCCATTATTACCAGTATCTCCTTCAACATTATCAGCACATTCAGGGGTTAAAAAATAAGGACCATTTCCTTGCTCATCATAACATTCCTTAAAAAATTCACACTGAGGACACCAATCAAACATAGTCTTTCGCTCACTGGTTTTCTTCAATTTGTTCTCTCCCTTTATTTTACAAATCCCATTTAATTGTAAATTCTGGACTAATCGCCTTAAACCCTAATACAGGGCCAGTATGTCCATTGCCTTTAAGAGAATCATACGGACGGACAACAATTCCTTCTCGCTCTGTAGGGAATAGTAGAGACTGCCCATTAGCATAATTAACAAAAGCATCCACAGTTGCGGGCATAGTTGTACCCTTTATAGGGAATACTGCAAGCTCCTCATGTATTTCTACCATGTCTATAAAGGGAACAAGGGGAACTTTCAAGAAATTACTTAGATCATTTAATTCTCCAAGAGAATAAAATTTCTTTTTATCAATGTCATAGGCATTGAAGATAAAGAGTTTCTTTTCTGTTAGGTTATATTTATTCTTCTGAATATTCGGCCCGCAGATTTCTCCTTGGATATAAATATTCTTCTTTAAAGACTTTAATTTCTTTTCAAGAGAATATTTAGTTGCGATAATCCAATGATTAGAATTGTCTTTAAGTACTAAGTGCATGTTGCGGGAACATACATAAAATTTCTTTTTATATATTCCAAAAGTTGCAGACTGTCCATCTACTTTTTCAGAAATATAAAGTGGATTATATATAGATAGACTATTCAAGAAATTCTGCCCCAATGCTTGAATCCTTGTCTCATCCGTCTTGGAAATAAAAACAGGCCAGACATCGCTCTTATGAGGAGGAAAAAGAATATGATCCTTAATCCATTTATTTCGTGCGAGGAAACGAATAATCCACGGACGGCGCTTATGGGCGGCAAGCTTATTCTCTTCCTCAAGTTCAGGATCAAACTTTGTTATTCCAAGAATCTCTGTTACATCATCTCCAACCTTATAATCCTTTTTGGGGAGAATGCTTATTGGAAGAACTAATCCCTGCGAGTAGATTCCGTTCATCTTCATAGTTTTAATTCGCATGGCATTGTATTTTTCTACATAACAACGCTTGCGAAGAAATTCAAAATCAGGATTATTTGCAGGGAGGAGGGAGTCGATTTCAATATAAATTATCTTGTCTCCGACCTTATAGCCTTTTTCAACTATAACATTCCACCCCAAGACCCGAGCAAGTTCAATTCGGTCTTTTCCTTCTATTGGGGAAAGGGTGGACAGAACTTGAACTGTTGCCAAATTTCTCATCTTTGTCTCCTTGTATAAAAATTATGCTATTCAAATCTATCAAATACTTAATGGGAACCAAATACACCTGGGTAACATGATTTGTATTTATTATGTCCTTCAAAAAAGGGTTTCTTTCTTCAATAAATTTACTCATTCTTTTCAAAAGCATTTCTGTATCAAAAATAATTCTAAAAGAGGTATGTAAAAATTGGTAAATAAAAATAGGAATTTTCTTTTCCCAACTTTGCCAAGGGCCTCCATTGTTTTTAACATTTTTATTTGAATACCTTTCAATAACAAAGTTATTAGTCCAATCTTTACAACCTTCTGGAAGAACTATTGGAGGAGTATATCCTATCTCCTTATAGGCTTTTTGAGGGCAATATAAATCTGTTTTTAATTCAACCAAAGTACCAGTATTTTTAACCCTAAAATCTTCTATACGGCCACTCCTTTTTTCAAAAAGTGAACCACAGTCCGCTAAAAACTTTTTTTCTCCCAACTCTCCTACTTTAAGAGATTCATCAAAATTATGTACCATAATGAATCACCATTGCTTCCATATCTCCTTGATATTTACCATTAACAGTCATTTTCCTATATTGAAACTCCTCTATAGAAAAATGCTTTTTTAAGTTAGTTTCCCTATCAAAAATAATAAGAGCAGGTACTTTATTTTTTATATCTTCTATAAAATCCCAGTATTCTTCATAATTAAACGCAGTGTTATAAGAAGCTTGACTGTCTTGATACGGGGGGTCTAAAACAACAATATAGTCTTTATATAAATCAAATGGAACATCTATATAAGATTTATTTAGTATAGTAGGATTTAGCCCTTCCATTCTTTTTTTAGCTAAAAGTAAATCAGGAAGAATATGAATTTCTGAAATATTGGGTTTAATTGGAACATTATATCCATTCTTTGAATATCTAAATACCCCGGAAAAGGACATTTTCTGAAAATAAAAAGCATATTTCCACCAGTCTTTATCACCCCTGTGGGCAAAATAATCATCCGAAGTAAAAGTTTCTAATTCTGGTATATCTTTAAAATTACTTAAAATATTATATATTTGAAAATCAAAATCATTTAATACTGCCTTGCTTGCTAAGTTAGCAGAGATAACAGAAGAGCCACAAAATAACTCTGCTATTTTACTTCCTCTAAAAGATTCCAATTTTGGTAACCAGAATGCTTTTGATCCTACATAAGAAGGAAAGAACTTTATTTTTTTATCTTTTTTACTATTGGATGAATTAAAAAAATCTTGTGTTGTCATTTAGTCCTTTATATTTTTTCAAAAATAATTTCAGTTAGGGTTTGAACCGAGGCTAAGTTTCGCATATTCGTATTCTCCTTTTTCTTCCAACAGTTTAATTTGTGCGGAGTATGCCCTAATTGTTTCTGATACCAAATGCTCTGGCATAACATCTTTCAAAAAATTTGGGCCAAAACCAGTAGTTATATTTTTCATAACATTCTGTTCTATTAAACCTTTTGTGAAATCAGTCATAATTTTTCCTTTTTTTATTAAAAAGGAGAATATACTTTCCTTCATAGCTATTATCTCTTATTAAGAGTTTCATTTTCTTTTCCTTGTAAACCCAAGGGAGGATATCCCATCATGATATTGTCGCAATCTATTTTCCATTGCAATTCCTCTTTCCTTTGCTTCTTTTGCATATTGCTTTATTTTAGTAGCTTGTTCATTTAAATAATCAATTATTTCTTTAGTGTTATCCATATAGACTTCACTCCAATCCATAGCCAGAATTTTATCTGCTACATCTGAAATTTCATCATGTAAAATACAGACAAGTTCTTTTGGTTTATTTTTACCTCGCCCCAATTATTCACCCCATTTATTATAAGTAGATGCCCGTAAATATACGGGTGTTTCTTCTTCAATTTTTCCATTAGCCTTTCGTAGCTTGGCTTGCTGAATTCTCTCCATCATAGATGCCCATTCAGGGGAAGTAGTATCCATCTGTATTATCTTACAGTCATCCCCGCTTTTATTATCTTCTTCCATTCTGTTCTCCTATATAATATAAACAGTAAAATACAAAGTATCAACTTGAAAAATTATTTCATAACTCCTTTTGCCATAAGGAATTCCAATATGCGTATTAAGTGCTTGGGTAAGAAAGGTGTTGCTGTCATATTTAATTTAGAAGGTCTTGTTAAAGGAAACTCCCACTTCCCAAAAAGATGACCATGAATCTTGAAGGCAAAAGCATCTCTATAAGCAAAATCAAGGTTTACTCCTAAAGTTTGGGCAACCCAATCTCCATCATTCATAAATTTAGCAGATTTAACATGAGCCTTTACTTTATCACTATACGCTTTTTTTATTTGTGCTATTTTATCTTTATCTTTAGTTTTAGAAAGTTCCCTATCTCTAGCAGTTTCCCATTTTTTTCTTGTTTCTCGGGAGATAGATTTTACTCTTGTAGGGGGAGCTTTTTTAATTTTCTTTCCTGTTCCTACTCGGCATTTCCAATTTTTACTATCCAAACTCATTTCGTCCATTTCAAGAATAGTATCATAATCATGGAATACTTTTCGTTGTTTTATTCCTCGTTTACCTTTTATATAAGGGGGATACTGAGGGTAAGAACGGGTATCAATTAAAAACTTTATAGTAGGTTCAAGCGGACGGTCAGGATTTAATTCAGTAATCTTTTGAATAGTAACTCTTCGTAATACATCTCTTTTTTCGTACTTAAATCGTGTCCGAAATTTTGATCTTGTTATCTGAAGAAGTTCTTTTAATGTATAAGTTCCTTCTATAACATTTGCCATACATATTCCTTTATACTAAATCAGCTACTTCATCGTGAATAACTTCATCGGGGTTTTTGTCTTTTCCTTTTTGAAGTTTTATTCTTGCCTTATCTAATAGTAGTCTTATCAGAGAGACAGTTAGCTGTATTCCTGATGTTGCTATGTTAGCAAGAATAGCAGAATTACCAATACCAGCCACAGCCAACCCAAAGAGAATGAGTTGTCTAAAACCATCCTCAGACATAACCCAGTCAAAGAAAGTTATTTTACCAGTAAGAGCGGCAAGTAAATCAGAAATATCAAAATCGTAGGTTACATCGCCTGTATTATTCATTGTAAGCCAAATTATCAAATATAATCCAGCAAAGGCAATGCCAGAAATCATAAGTATCTTTTTATTTTTCTTAGCCCACTCTGAAAACTTCTTCATACGCTCTCGCATATTTTTTATTTGTTTTAGGTCATTTAATTTTGTAGTTGTCTTTGCGACTAAATCAGGAAAAATTAGATTGATAATTGCGCCAATAGGATTCATAATAGTAGTAAAAATAGAGGATGCTACAGAAACTAATTTTAATAATGAATCCCAATTCCACCCAAGGTTTTGAAAAAAGGAAAATACAAACTTATCTTTTAGAAGCTTGAATAACTCTCTTATTTTACAATTCAATTTATTTGCCAGCATTTTTACAAACTCGGTTACTTTTAATAACAGGTCGCTCATCCTTCCTTCATATATTTTTCGTCCATAGTCTGTAGATTTTGTCCAGTGGCAGTATTCTTCATAAAGCTCTATGTCAAGATATAATTCATCTGCTTCAAGAAGTTGAATAAGATCAGACTCTTCGAGGATATACCCTTCAATCCGTACTGGCTTTTTTACTTCAATGATTTTCATTCTTATGTATCCTCGAATTTCTTCCCAAGATAGAAAATAAACTCAGTTAAATCTTTACATTTTGCCTTCCGCATTTCATTAGTAAACTGTGCTATATATTTTCTATATAGAGGGTCGGTTCTATCATTATGAATATCATTTCCGACAGAAACTATCAATTCTTTCCATTTTCCTTCCCCTCTTGATAAATAATCTTTAAGGCGGTCATAAGGATAATCATTTGGGAGCGCAGATAAGGAACCGGCGTTCAATAAGTCAAGAATTGCAAGATAGTAACTTTTACTTCTTTGTAAAGAAGTCATAAATGCTTTTTTCTTAAACTGAGTTTTGTATGCAGAAAAATTATCATAAAAATATATGGGGATTCCGTATGCCCTATTTATTCTTCCTATTCGAGATATACTGTCTACTAACTTATCCTCTTTTCCAATCAAACTTATTAAAGCATCTGGCCCTACATTCAAGTCTCCGATACAGATATGAATTTCTTTGATATATTTAACAGCGTTAGGAATTTCAGAATCATTTGTTATAAGCCGCTCCTCATTTTCATTATTCCTCATTTCAGCACTATATCTTTGTTCTATGGAGGTGTTAGGTTCGTTTTGAAGTCTCCAGTTTGATCCCCAGTAATCAACATCAACCCCTTTGTAGCGTTGGTTAAACTTATCGCCGTCCAAGACTATAGTAGCTTGTCTATCAGAAAGGCTTCGAGCATAACCACCATACTTCACACGGGAAACAGAGAGATAGTAAAAGTATCCTTTTGCTAAACCATCAGAGCTTGTACCAACACTGGTCGTTAAATAAAACGCATTGGTTTTGAGAATTTCCTCAATTCGATTTATTCCCGTAGTATGATAAACTATCCCTGCTAAAGATTCTTTTATTCGTATCATTTATGCTCCCTTTTTAATACCATGTTTTATAAAATGTTTTAGGGTATCAAGGTCTAATTTTTTCCACTCACCCTCTTCTTTCTTTACTAACATATAGTCTTTCCCCATGAAATCGTTTATTTTATATTGTGTTTCATACATAAACTTTATTGATTCTTTAGCATTAACCGCAAATTCTCTATCATCATCAAAATAATCAATATTTATTACGGTATAATCATCTTTCATTTCCTCGGATTTATTTATAGAGCGAAGATAAGCTATTCTTGCATATACTTGTATAATATCCAAAAAGGATGCTTCAGTTACATTATATTTATCCATAGTTTTTCTTAATTCTTCTACTCGTTCTTTGGGGAAGAATAATTCAAAATCTTTTTCGTGTGGAACATGATAAGCAAAACCACGATCAAATAAAATATCCTCTAATGAAGTTATTTTAGATATAGACTCTCCTGACTTAAATGGGAATACATAGTCTAATTCTTTTTCAGTAAAGATTGATTCTATCTTTTTTACAAAAGCTCTAAAGTCATCTTTAGGCCAAAAAGAAATTGTAGGAGGATATTGTACAGATAAGGGAATTACATTTTTATAATCGTAAACTACTACACACTTGCCGTCTTTTTGTCCTTCATACATAAGACCCTTTATATCTTTATACCAAGGAAACTGAGCAAAAGTTTGATAAAAGTCTATAGCAAGTTTAGAAGAAGGATAAGGAGCATCTTTTATAGAATAGTCTTCAAATCCAAAGTTAATTTTATTGGTTTGTAAATAAACTTGTTTAACTATTTCAATTGGAATTTTAATACCAGTAGCAACTATATCATTATTAGTTAATACTATATCATCAGAATCATTTATAATAGCTTTTATTGGAACTTTATAAGATTGCTTTCCATCTGTAGTCCTAAATATAACTTCTCCATCCGGGGCTTTGAATTTATTTATTGCGGCTATCGCTTTTTTAAGAAGATTAAAGTCGTCCAACCATTCTATATCGTAATTTTTTTGGTAAATTTCCTTAGCTTTTATTGTAGAAGCTCCTCCGAGTAATTTTATATAGGGCTTCGTGATAAGGTTTAATTGGTCTGGAATATCCCAAGAATTCCCATAAACCTTTTCCGCCACCTCTTTGTCAAAAATCAAAAAGCCTTTTAGGGGTACTTTTGCTTTAATTATATATGGGCCGAAACCTTCCATGTGAGGATTCATTTGAGATTCAAGGTCATAAGTAAAATAGAATCCTGCGCCATACATTGCTCCACCACCTTTACCAGGGGCAAAGCCTACATCCTTAATTATTGAAATTAAGTTTTTTGTTTGCGTTCTATGATAACATACAGCCTGACTTGAGGAAATAATTTCTTCTTGAAATGATTTAAGTCGAATCATTATAACCTCTATTTTATCAATAACCCTAATGCGGCTTTAACAGGAATCTTCACTATTGCGGGAGCATCCCAACGATCCATTCCAGTATCTAAAATCCATTTATAATATGCTTTATTTGCAATAAAAAATTTCTTTGTCAGCCCAATACCACCAACCATGTCAATAATTATTCCACCGTCCTTGTCTACCTTTTGAATCTTGTTATCACCAAATGCTTTTTGAGCATATTTAGCAAGCATCTTTATTACAAGTACAGGTGGACGCTTAAACTCTTTATGAGAAAATCGTTCAAGCATTTCACATAACTTGAGACTCATTGCTCCCCAAATAGATTTTCCTTTTTCTGAAGAAAGTAATTCCATAAGTCCTTTAGCAACTGTCATAGGATTACCAAATGCGGCAACAAATTTAATCAAGCCGGAGTTTTGCTTTCTAACAGCAACGCCGCCAGAAGCTTTGCCATAGAATGTCCAATTTCGTGAACGAGAGAGAAAAGTATGTTCGTCCCAAGACTTTCCTACTGCATCTTCATAGGACTTTTTGAACTCATCATAAAGCTCTTTTTGCTCTTGAGGAGATAGATCATTATACATAAACTCTTCTTTTAAATAGCGCATACTTTTCTCCTATATAAACCCTTACGCATTGTGGGGAGTAATCCCTACATGAAATTCTAAGGTTCTATCTTCTAAATCTGCTACATAATCTACAGAGTTTAATGCTCCTTCATCATAATAGCGTAAACCATCGTTGCTATATACAGTAATATCATATTTTAATGAAAGTTTTTCTAATTCTTTACAAAACAAATCTAGTCTTTTTTCAATAGAAATTGTTTTTGGGTCTTTAGGGTCATACCATGGCTTTTTCATTATCTCCCCTTTAAGGCAATTGCCCTATTTTTTCCGTTCATCGTTATTGCTACTGAACCATTTGAAGAAATCTTTACATATCCTTTAGCTTGTAAAGCTTTACAAACATTTTCCCATGCTTCCTTATAGTTGTTATTAGGAGTATGGTCTTTGATATCTTTCTTTAGCTCTTTTTCATTACATTTCCAGCCATCCATAGAAACTTCATCTCTATAAGTATAGGGGTGTACAAAATTCTTAAATCGTGCGGCGGAAATATAAGATGCTATTAGAATTAGAGCATACTGTTCGGAGAGTGTAATGTCATTAGTGGAATTATTAGGGAGCATTTGCTGGTTGATAAAAGAAGGATGAACGACGAGGGTACAATACTTTGCATATCCAGTATGACATTCAAGTACAGCGTCATTAGGTGTTAGATGATATTTTCCCTTCAGCTTTGCGGCAAGAGCTTCGTTAGCAGAAGATTCATCAGAAGAATCAAACTCAATAACCCGTCCATTATTAAAAATAAAATAAACCTCATCTTTAAAGTAATCAGACCGACCATCTTGAATCTCTGCACTAAATAAATAATCTTCTGTAGTATCTACATCAATCTTCGGACGCTGACTGCCAAAAGTATTTCTATAAGCCTTATATAGTTCAGGAAATGCATCCTCTAATTGTTTATTATCAATAACAAACTTTCTTGTCTCTTTCATATAAAACATAACTGACTCCTTATACTTTTATTATTTATATTATTTCATCATAAGCTCTATAATAGTCATCTGCTGTTAGGTTATTTTTAGCATTTCCTATATAGGCTTTAGATGTAAATATCACCCCAATACCAAGAGGACCAGAATCATAACGATATAAGTAAACATCTATGTCTTTACCTTTTATTTTAGGGTATACATCTTTAAGAAAGCTTGTGTTCTCAATTTCTTCTATTCCTTTTTTCGTATGTAATGCAATTACTTTAGTTATACCACCAGATTCTTTGATAAGTTTCATATAATATCCTTTTTATATCTTATTAGTAATTATTTTAATAAATTCTGGATACGACCTTTTTCGTCTACAAAAATATAATCAATTTTTGGGCTGGTTTTGAGTATTTCATTAAAATTTTCTTCTTCAGAGGCGGAATTAAAACTAAAAAGTCCTTTTAATGTATCAAGATTTCGAGCTTGTTTAAACATAAGCATTCTCGGATTAGTAACCTTATATATAGCAATAGAACAATTTTTTCTACTGGACCAGTGAGCTAAGTCTAAGTTTAGAATGATTTCCCCTTTTACATAAGATTTAATAATTGCATGTGATTTTTTTCCATCTAATCTTTCTTGTACAAAAGCATAAACAGGTTTTACATTTCTATCGGAGTTTACTTGTAGTTCTCCTTCTTCAGTTTGAGTAATATGATAATCTCCCATTCTATTTATTTTATTCATCCAGAATGTAAATTCTCTTCCATGGGGTTTTTCAATAACATGATGCTGTACTGTATAAACATGAATCATTTCGTGAATAAGAGTGTCCCGAAAATTTTCTGGAGTGAAATCATAAACATTTGATAGAGTAAGACTTACTACATTCAAAGGGCTTTTTGTTCTTCCGTCTGAAATAAATTTTACTAAACCCATTGATCGTTTTAAGCTTCCCCACCTAAGAGGAAAATCAAGAACAAGTTCATTATTAAATATTAGTTTATTGTATTTATGAAATTCTTTTACTATATTAAATCGTTGTTTGTTTGTGTCTTCATGGATAAAAAGCATTACTTATCCTCGTCTTTTAATTCTTTTTTAAAATCAACGCCATCAGTATAATAGGAGTCAGTCTCAGATAGATGGTCAAACATAATTTTATCACCAAAAATGCTTTCTATATATTTGATTACTTCGTTATCTATTCCAGTAGAAACATGCTCAGTTTCAATTTTCTTTCCAATTGCTATATTTTCCTTACTCGCTTTTATAGTCTTTCCTTTAGATGCGCCACCCGTTAATATTACAGAAAGCATAGCATACGCATACTGTTCTATATCTCCAGTTTCTTCATAACCCAAGTCTTCAAAATGTTTATGGAATTGTTCATGGTCAAGAGGAAAGGGGTTAGATTTAATAAAGGAAACAATCTCATCAACTATTTTTTTATCTGTGAGTTTTGATATAGCATCTTCTTTAATTATTCGCATGATTTAGCCTCTCTGAATTGCAACTTTTGTAAATTCTTGCCAGAGTGTTTCTACTTTCTCTCTCCATTTATCTGCTTGCTCGATTAGATCATCACCAGTCATTTCAGTTGGTAGACTTGAAGTTGCTTGCTTTCGTAATCCTCCGAAGTATTCACATACATAAGCTTTCGCAAGCATGATTACTTCTTCTTGACGCCGAAATGATATATCCGCAAAGTTTTCACTCATCTTTGCCCACTCTATTTCAAGACGACCAAATATATTTGTAAATCCTTCTACTACTCTTGTATTTTCATTCGTCTGGTATCTAAATGTCCGTGCGTTTTCAATAATGCCTTGTCTTTCATTTGAACGCATCGTTCGTGCGGCGGTCATACCATAATCATTTTGCGTACCCCACATTCCCCGTGAACCGCCTGAAGTGGCAATAGTAATATTTTGTTCATTTATTAAAGGATTTTGAACATGAGTACCACCACCTAAAACATTTGAATTCATTCGACAGGAAAGTACCCCGATTGTATTAGAATCCGGGAAGGGTACTTCCCAACTCATATCCACTGAGTAAATTACTTTGCTACGAATAGGAAAAAACTTATAGTAATACATCATAGCTGGAAGAATAAGTGTTTCTTTTACGAAATCTTTATTTACTCCAAGGTCATCTTCATTCACAATTGGAAAGCCAACCGAAGCCATGATACGATTATATATAGAGTCTGCAATAGTTAAAGACATACCTTTTCCTCTCTTTTTATTAGAAAAGACTTATTTCTATTATATTAGTAAGTAAAAAAGGATTTATTGACTGGAGGTTTGTTTTATTTTAGCCCATCGTTTTTTATTAGATTCAGATATTTTTTGCCCAATTAAAGCTTTTTCCTCGGGAGAATAAGGCTTTCTATTATATTGTTTCTTAATTCCATTTTTTCGTCTTGTTTCTGTTCGTTTAGCAATGGATTCAGGAGAGAGTTTTTTTCCTTTATGAGATTCAGAAAGAATCTTTTTAACTTCATCGGAAGTATGAGTACCTTTTCTAGCTTTTGCTATATTTTCTCTATGAGATTGAGACTTTGAAACGCCTATCATTGAAGCACTTGTTTTCTTTTTAGACTCTTCTTTATGCTGAAATTTTTTACGATATATAGAATGATCCTCTCTTAAACGACTGTACTGTCTGGAAGTTAGTTTACCCTCATATTTTCCACTTGTAGTATTTCTTTGATTCATCATAAAAAATGCTTGAGCCATTTTTCCTCCATAAGCTTTCCAAAGAATTAGATGAGCAATGAAGTGTTCCTTCGCTGTAAGTTTAATTAGATTTTCTTTTGAATTATCCCCACCTAAAGATTTTGGAATAATATGATGTTTTTCAATAATAGAATCCTTTGGAATTGTTCTATCTTTTCGAGACTTAATAAATTTTTGATAACGGATTTCATGTATATTCATACGATATTAGTATAATATAATTTTGAAATACCTTCAAGCAATAAAAAAGCACCCCATTGCTGGAGTGCTTTTATAAGTCTTTTTACAGTAATGAATTATCAGGTAGCCGTTAAACCCTGAATTGTGATGTTGACGAGGTATTGACTGTTAAGTACCTTTTGGTCCCCGAAGTAATACAGACCAGAGGTCTTGTAGGCTTCCTTGAACTCAAGGGTCTGAGTCTGGTAGAGAGGAACGAGAACGCCGAAGGCAATAGCCACATCGTTCATTTCCTGCTCATTGCGCCATACACCAAACATTTCGTTGGCAGGGATAACATCGGTCGGGGCCTGATATACGGGGATACCAAGCAGAGTACCAATGCGATACACACCAATCTTGGGCATTGAACCTTCCTCTGTGAACCGATCATGGAGAGTAAGGTAAGAAGCAACATCAGTACCAGCAACGAGGTTAGTAATTCCGCCCCTCTGTAGAGCGTTGTAAATTACCTTCTCAGCCTGTGCGATGGTCCGGGTAAGGGACTGTGCATGATCCTTTGCAGAGTCAGCACCAGCGGCGGCGAAGTCAGCGTTGAAGGTTACGGTATTCTGTGCCTTAGCATAGGAATAACCGAGTCTTACGGCCTGATAGTCAAGTGATTTCTTTAACTCATCACCAGCGCCACGAAGTAAGCTTTCCTCAGCGTCAATGTCCAGAGTCGTTCCAAGAAGCAACTCAGTCATCTTGCTCCAGGAAACATAGAGCGGCCAGGGCCTTGCACGGAAGTTGTAGTCGGTAAGAGTCAGCTTCACGGACTTGATATTGTCATATCCCTGTCCAGAGCTAAGAGCGCCGTACACTTCAGAGTCAAAGGCATACTCAAAGTAAATTGTCGTTCCAGTAGCAGGAGCGGAAGCGAACACGATGGAGATTGCACCAGAGGTATAGTTAATCGTACAAGAAGCCTGGGTAAGCAGAGCAGTTGTCGTAAATCCACCAGCGCCATTATCATTACCAACAGTTACGCCATCAACGATGATACGAACCGTAAAGGGACGAAGAGGAATCTTTCCGAGATTTCCACCAGTAGCACCAGTAAAAGTAGTAGTTCCACCGTTGGGGGTCTGTGTAGGAACTTCCCTCTCATACTCAGAGAAGTACCTATCAGAAGGATTCTCATAAGTAACATTAGCGGCAGTTGCGCCACGAGCAGAAGACTCATAAACAGGCTTGAGGTAGTAAACGCTATCTCGGGCTGTGGTCATTGCGAACTCATGGAAAATATCTCCACGAACTGAATTGGGGTATCCAAGGCGGATTACCCGAAGAACATTGATGGGAGTAGTGGCAAAGTCAGAAGAAATCTGAGCTTCAGTCAGCCTCTTGAGATACTTTTCCTGATTCTCAAGAACGATAGCTGTATTCCGTGCCCTTCGGCGATCTTCGGTATACATCTTGTCAAGGCCCTCGCCAAGATTCTTCTTGCGACTCCACTTTTCTACAAGGCGGTCACCAATATGGTTGACTTCCTGCATTCTCTGAGAAGCATCCTCACGGATTACAGCTTCATTAAGTGCATCCTTTCTCATTATAGTTATCCTTAAAATAATAAATCATCATTAGAATCCAACGGATTCTTTTCTTTTACATGAGACTTTTTTGAAATCCATTTGAGGTATTTCTTTATCAGATTGATATTAGAATCTGGTTGTAGGAAAAAATATCTATTTCCTTACATTTATATTAGTAGAGTTTTTTTAAAAACTCCCAATAATTATTAAAAACTATTTGCTACATCTTCATCAACAGCAAATTCAATTGTCTGATATTTCTTTGTTTCTATGGTAACAATGCCATTAGAAAGTTTAACATCAGAAATAAAGGTAACATCAAGATTGATACCTTTTGAAAGATTAAAAGCCTTAATATATCTTCCAAGCTTTTTTACTTTACAAGGAATTTTTACAATACAATTAACATTCTCCCAACCGTCTGATACTCTAAAGGCATAGCACTTTCCAAACTTTACCAGTTGTCTAAGAGCATCATTTCCAGTAATTTCGCCAGTAGCATCATCAGCATCAAAATCACCCATTTCTTTTAGAACAGCAACACGGTCGCCTTTTTCAAGAATAATATCGGTGTCGGGAATTTTGGTTTCTTGCTCTACTATAAACTTTTTCATAATTATTTCCTTCTCTTACTATAAGACTTTTCATTAACTGTTTTTGAATCCACTATTCCTGCATCCCCATTTAATTCTGTGCCAGAGGGAATTGAGTTTGTTATTCCTTTTGATTCACTATCCTTAAAATTCCATCCCTTTGATTCCGCTTCTTGTTTAGAAGTAAATAAAAGAGGAACTTTTACAAATTTAAATGGCATATTCTTCAAATGACTATAATAAAGAGTGAGCAAAAAGCCCGCTTCAGTAATATCAACTTTATACTTTACTTCTCGCCCAGCATCAATAATTGCAGAAGAACCTTCACTATCATATCCAGGTATAGGAATACTATAGGGGACAACTATTGTCTCCGAGGGAATTCCTACTGTTGCTTCTGCTTCAGAGATAATAACTATCTTATCCCCTTTTTCGAGGATAATTTTTGTGTCAGGAATTCTTACAGTTTTTTCAACAATAAATTTCTTCATAATATTTCCTAATAGGAAAATTAGGGGGAAGTAATCTTCCCCCCTTTTTGTCAAATAATTTAGTTAGACCTTTGAATTACAATGTCCAAGAAAGCACCTGCGGCCCATTCTGTAGTAAGGGAACCCTTTGCTACACGAACTTGACCATTGAGGGGGTAAGTTATTTCAAGACTTTTTGCAGTCACATTAACTACATTTCCAGAAGAGTCTCTTAATACAACACTTGCTACAAGAGCATAATTTACTGTGCTATAATAATTTAGATTGAAAAGAATTGCTTCATTAGTCACATCAGCGGAAGTAATGGTATAAACCTTTCCAATAGAAACGCCGTTTGTGATATAACCTCGTGAATTGATAACTGTATCAGCCATGATTTACTCCTTTTATTGTTATGTATAAATCCAACATTCTTTATATATTTTTAGTTAGCCCTCTGAGCGATTATATCTAGGATAGAACCAGCTACCCATCCAGCGACAACTGTTCCTCTATTCACATACACTTTCCCGTTAGCGGGATAAGTAATTCGTAGTCCTTGAGTAGTCACATTGTATAGTGATCCTGTAGAAGTGCGAAGATTAACCCGAGCAACAAGAGGATAATTTACAGAACCGTTATAGTTGAAATTAAAGATTAAATCATTTCCAACAATTCCTGTTGCACCATCATCAACATGATTTACTCCTGTTTTTGCTTCTAAGGCGGATGCTGTCCAGATAACAGTAACACCATCTACATCAACAGATGCCGTCCAACCAGCCCAAGTTCCTGCGGCGATTGCAGTCGCAACAGCTTCTTCATCATCGGCAGTTGTTATAGCAATTGTTTGAGTATCACCACGAATAGTAGCTAAAACATTTCCATTTGCTTGACAAGCGGCTTCAACAAGGAAAGTAATAATCTCAGCTACTTCAGTTACACCAAGAGTAAACCGAGTTAATCCACCTGTAACTGAGACTCCAGTAGAACCACTATCACCCCAAGTATTTGTTCCAGTCTTCGCACCAGCGGCAACGGCTGTCCAAACTATAGTAGTCGCTGTTTCTATGGTTGGCGTCCAACCAGCCCAAGTTCCTGCGGCGATTGCAGTAGCCACCTGTGCGGGAGTTGCTTGTGCGGCGGCAGTAAGAGCGATTGTATCGGTTACATTCCGAATAGTTACATAAACGCTATCATCAGAAGTACAACCAGTAGCAATAGTAAGTTTAATTATTTCTGCTACCTCAGAAACACCTAGACGGAAAGTTGTAATACCTCCAGGAGCCGTTACACCAGTTGTTCCATCGTTGAATAATTCTGCGCCAACTTTTGCACCAGTAGCCGTTGCTGTCCAAGTAACTTTGGCCCCAACTGCGGCAGGAGTCCATCCAGCCCAAGTACCAGTAGCAACCTGAGTTGCAACAAGTTCAGGAGTTGACTCAGATGAAGAAGATACTGCAATTACTTCAGAAACACCATCTATGTTTATTGTTATTTGCCCAACAGTAGAACATTCATGAGTAAAAGTTAAACTAATTTGTTCTGCTACTCCAGTAACACCAGCAGGATCAGTGGCAATTGTTCCTGTAAGTGTAACACCAGTTCCGGCGGCGGCAAAAGTAATAGCTCCAGTTTGTGCGCCAGCGGCGGTCGCAGTCCAAAGAACAGTAACATTATCAACATCTACAGTAACCGTCCATCCTACCCAAGCTACTAAAGCTATCTTTGCGGCAACTTCTTCAGGGGTATCATCAGTAGCATCTCCAGCCATAGCTACTGTATGAGAAAGATCACGAATAACAATTGTCAAATCTCCACCAGCAGTAGACCCTGTTGCAATTGTAGCTTTAATAACTTCCGTTACTTCCGTTACTCCTACTACTTCTGTTGCAAAAGCTCCAGCGAGTACCCCAGTTGTTCCTCCACCAAAAGCATTCGTTCCTGCTTTTACTTCAGCGACAGTAGCAGTCCACATAACAGTTGCACCAGAAACATCAAGAGGATCAATAGCAGGTGTCCATCCCGCCCAAGCTCCACCAGCAATTTTAGTTGCAACTTGAGAAACAGTATCCCCAGAAGCTACTGCAATATATTGGGAGTCTCCACGAACGATAGCAAAAACTTCTCCAGTAAAAGTACAAGGAGTTTCTACGACCATTTTTAGAATTTCAGCAACAGCGGTTACTCCAGGAGTTGTAACTAAAACACCAGCGGCGGAAGTTACTCCGGTTGCGGTAGAATCAGTAAATGAGTTTGTACCAACTTTAGGCCCAGTAGTAGTGGCAGTCCACATTACTGTTTCACCAGTAGCATCAAGTGGGTCTACAGTAGCGGCCCAACCAGCCCAAGTACCAGCGGCAACTTTTGTAGCTACATCAGCGGCGGTAGTGTCAGTTGCAAGTAGAGCAATATCTTCGGCTACCCCACGAACGGTAAAACGAACATTTCCTTCTACAGTCGCACCAGCGGTAATCTTCGCCTTAATAACTTCATATACGCCATCAACGCCAAGGGTATCAATTGTTAATCCACCCATTGTAGCGTTAATTTCAGCATCGGTCAGAGTATGCTTTGTACCAATGGATACACCATTAGTAATAAACCCTGCCCTTGCGTTAACTACAGTATCAGCCATTATAAGTCTCCTTTTATTGTTATTTCTAAATCCAACGGAAAGCTATATTTAGCTTATCTTTTTATTATCTCCAACCCTTCCGAACAAGATTATTTCGAGGAGATTCAGAGGATACTTGAATACCTCCATAGGTCTTACCTTCATTCATTCGAGGTTTATATGGGCTAGGAGAATCTTCAACTAAATCCATTAAGTCAAGATAAGTTTTCTGAGCCTCAAAGAGTGTCTTGCACTTTAGAAGCTGATTTTTGATTCTCTTATTAGCGGGATTCTGTTCAAGAAGTTCATTGACATATTCTCGGATTTCTTCCCCTTCAGTAAAGTCATAACCGTCTTCATCATCTTCACGAATAGAAGAAGTATCATACTGTCGGCGGATTCTTCCTTCCTCTTTCTTCTCGTCCTTATCTTCAGAGTCATCATCATCCTTTTCGCCACGAGCTTCTTTAGCATCTTCAGCATCAAAAGGTTCAGCCTTCTTATCACCAAGATTGGCAAGTCCACCACCTTCACGGCGATTACGCTTTCGATTTCGGGTAGCTTCTTCTTTAGCCTTCTCTTCCTCTTCGTCATCCTCGTCCTCTTCATCAGCTTCTTCAGCATCAGCTTCAAGTTGAAGGATACGATTCTTGTATTTCTTTGTCATCTTAGAAAGCTTGGCATTTTCATCAATAAGGTCTTCAAGCTTCTCTTCGATTTCATCATACTTTTCAGCAAGTTCCTTGTATTCAGAAGCCTCAATCATACCATTGCGTTCAGCAATAGCAATTTCGTACATTTCCTTTAGCTTTCCTTCCCGAAGCTTGAATGCGTCAAGCATCTTTACGGCTTTTTCAAAGTTTTCAGATACCTTTGAAAGAGTGCCAGTAGCTTCATCGACGGCCTTTTCAGTCGTCTTAGCCTTCTCTTCAAGAGAAGCCTTTTCCTTTTCTACACCCTCAAGAAGCTTGCCTTTTTCAGCAAGAACATGAGTAGCCTCGGCAATCTTGGCGATTTCACTATTTGCGGATTCAACATAAGGTGCGGCAAACTCTACTCCCTCGCAATATTCAAGAATCTCATTGTAGGAAGCGAGTTTTTCCTTCAGGTCAACCTTAGCCTCAGCCTTTTCAAAAAGTGATTTAATCCCCAACTTGAGATTCTTCTCTTCAAGGGAAGTCAATTTGTCGCTCATTATACTATTCTCCTTTTGAACTTTGTCCAATTCTATATTTTCAGATTTAGTTTCCTCAATTATATTAGTAGGTTTATTTTCTATTTCTTCTTTATATTCTTTTCTATTAGCCCCTGTTACAAAAACAGAGTAAGAAGGAGTTAAAACCCAATCAAAGAAACGATCTACTTCAAATCCTTCCTCTAATACTTCGCCGGTAGATTCATTCAAATCCCCATAACATGAGCTAGACACCCCTAGTCCATATCCGGCTTCATGCATTTTGTTTAATTTCTTTGCAAAAGCTTCATCTACAACAAATGCATCTACATATAAAATGCCCTCTTTAATATGAGGGTTTTTTGCAACAGAGAGAATGTCAGATACACTTCCATCCTCTTTGGGATGATCGGAAAGATTAGCAGTAATTAAACCACCAAATTCCTTAATAACTTTTCGTCCTAAAGCCTCAGAATAAACCCTCTCATTGAGATTTTTTACCCCAAGTCTCCATACTGGTACTTCATAGCCCTCAATAGCCTTATATTGTTTTCCATCAGATTCAACTAAAGAGTTGCTTTCAGTAAGAGGAAGTTTTGTTACAATTAGAGGCTCTTTCCAGTCTTTTGAAAAATTCTCTACTAAATGCTGTCTTGCCATACTATATCTCCATATCTTTAATTTTTCATTATGAATTACACCATTGCTTTATTATTGGGTCTAATTTTGCATCACTCATGCCTTTTGTTTCTAATCCTGTAATCGCTGTAAATACTTCTTTCATAAAGGGTTGCGTACCACGAACAAAAGATTTAATATCTTTTTCGTCCTTTTTATTTATTCTTTCAACTGATTTTGCTATCCAATTTCTGCGCTCTTCTCCTAAACCCTTTACCATAACTTCACGAATAGAGGCTTCTGTGGCTTTTCCAGAAAAACCTTTTACTTCTTCGGGAGAGCCAATACTTACCCAAAATTTTATTTTGTTATCAATAATAATATTGTCTTCCCAATAGTCTTTAGCTTCATACTTTTTAATAATTGCTTCAACTTTATCAGGAAGTGCGGCTTCTTTTATTTGTTTAGCTTCTTTCAAAACCTGAATCTTATCCCCTCGTTCTAGTGTAATACCAAATCCGATAGGAGTATCTTCAGTAATAAGGATTTTCTTTCCAAAGTCTTTCTTTTCAAACTTGAAATCATTTTGTCTATCTGCTTTTGCATCCCAAGAAAAATCAATATTTTTCCAAGCATCAAATTCTGCATATAGTTCTTGATCCATAAAAGGCTCTACATGGCGTTCGGTACTCTCCATGTCAGAAATAATGCCTTCAATATTTTCTTTTAAATCCTTAAACTTGGAAATAGCTACTTTTGTCAATGTCCAAAATCTGTCATCATTATATTCACCTGAGCGACCCGCAGAGTAAAGTGCGGAGTCTAAAGCGTCTTCCATTGAATCAATATCACCCATTTGAGTAGTATCATCATCTTCATCATCAAAATTATTGTCCTCTCTTGCCTCTTCATCATACCAGTCATTAAATTTATCTTTTATTTCTTTTATTAGCCTATCAGATGGTAAAATATCCTCAGTAGAAAGAGCATCCTCACTTACTCCCCAATACCCACCAGAACGGCCAGTAACAACCATTTCCCAGCCATCGGTCATTTCAATGTTTTCTTTTTCAAACTCCACATCATCCCAAAAAGTATGTTCCATATATCCATCAAACCAAGCTTCTAATTCATCAATGAATTGTTCTTCAAGCTCATCGGCATTATCAAGTTTATCAAAAGAAGACTTCATTTTTTTCTGAAATTCTGACTTAATCTCTTCTAAAGCTTTTTCAACAAAATCGTCCTTATCAGGATAGCCTTTTGCTTTTACATTCATTACATAGCCAGAGCCATTTCTATTATCCTTATAATGCTCAAAAGGGTCCGGGAGTAAATTACCTATATCATCAATTTCTGATAAACTAATATCCATATTTAAGGCAACATTGGACTTAAATCTTTCGGAGTCAACAATCTTATTCCATTCTTTTTGAAGATTAGCTTTATCATTTGGTTTTGCCATTATAATTTACCTCTATCTCTTTTATTAGTAATAAAAATTATAAATATTGACTATTAACTATTATCAAAATTAGGTTCATAGTCTAATTCTATATCTTTTTCTTCTATTAAAGGGGTGGTTTCAATTAACTTACCACTCTTCTTATTTTTTTTCATAATCTCATAAAGAGTTTTTCTTTGCACATCAATTACTTTCCAAGAAGACCCATAATGCCTATTTCGCATTACTCCTTCTTGAAGATTTAATTTTCTTTTAGCCTTAAAATAGGCTTCCCGGATAAGTTGGGTTGTCAATCTCTCCTTTATTTTTTCTCGGACAGCCTCTTCCATATCTTCAGATTGTGCATCATAGTCAAATTCATCCTCGGCACTTCCAAAATCTTCATTAGAGCCATCCTCTTCATCAGAACCATCTTTTCCATTCCCTCGCATTTGGGCCAGTTTAAAATTCTGCTCTGCTCTTTCTTTAGCTTCCGCTTCCGCTTTTGCTTCCTGTTCCTTCTTAGCATCTTCAATAGACTTTAGATATTTATTTATTTCATTTGAAGAGAGGAAAGAAATTTTAGTTAAAATATCCTTTACTACATCAATAGGCATATTCCCTTCTTCAACGCCAAGAACCTGTCCAAGATTATCAATAATTGTTTTTGCAGTGTCTAAAGAATCAGAGGTTTGTCGTAATTTATCAGAATCACCCTCTTCAGCGGGAAAATTCAGAGAAAGTTCAAACTCTTCATCTTCGTCAAAGTCTTCTGTCATAATGAGTTGTAGTTTTACAAGGCTAATAAGTTCATCAATAATAGCAGTTTGTATTGTAAATACTCCACGAGCAAAAAGCTTCGATTGTTGTAGTAAGGACTGATTAGACTTTCCCCAAGAGCTTGCTGAAGAGGATAGATAATCAGCAGGAATTCCGGTTCCATCAGCTAAATCCATTTTTAACATTTCAACATCAGCAATTTTATCCATATCATAGTTCATTTCTATGGATTCCATAGTAATAAGACCTTCAGGAACCCATACTGCACCATTTACAGAAAATTGTTCTTTATTAGAAATTCCCATGAGATTTTCATACTGTTCTCGGGCTTGGGTAACAACATCCCATTGATCCATAGCGGTCATGGAATCAGCTACTTTAACTTTGAACATCTTAATTGGGAAATTATTTGCACGAGCAATAGCCATAAGGTTTTTAGAGGTTTGAAGTTGCTTAAATGGGGATAGGCAGTTAATAAGAATTGGTCGTCCAAAAGGCACAAACTCTGAACTATGGGTAAGGATTCTAAAGTGTAAAATATTCCACGGGGGAAGAAATAAATCTCCTTCAGTTTGGTAACCAAAAAGATAAGATTGAAAGTATTTTGAATAGTCAAGGGATGCTTGGTCGGAAGTAAGAACTTGTACAAGGGCTTGAAGTCGTGGTTCCTTACTTAAAAGAGATTGATATCTGAACTGATTTTCTAATTTAGCAACTTGAATAGCATTAAATTCAATACGATCTTTAATAGTAGTAATATCTATAGGTGTTATTTTGGTTATACCTTCTTTATCATCAGTAGCTAAAACCCAAAAATGGTCACCATAAAGAGAAAGATCAAAGGCAAGAGACTTTAATACTGAGTTTGTTATCCCTATCTTTTCAAAAAATTCTGTAATATAGGTTTCTAATTTAGGATTTTTAGCAGAAATCTTTAGAATTTGATCTTGTTCATCAGCAGAAAGAGTTTCATCTGAGTAAAGCCTTGTGGCAATTGAGAATATAGAAGAATTGTAGTAAGCATATGAAAGCTCTTTAACCCTATCAAGACGATTTTTTAAGGAATTACCAGAATCTAATGCGTCTGTAAGCCAAAGTTTATAAAGTCGCTCAATATCATCTGGAAAGGTAATGGTTCTTGTTTTACCCGCTTCACTATCATAGTCCGCAGGTCGTATTATCGTTTTTTGAGTATTTTTTTTATCAGTAGCCGTTGAAATTCCAAATACTTTCTTTAATTTATCAGTAAAGCTAGGCATTTAATTCCTCTTTTGTGTATTTATTATCATAATATTGCCAATGATAGCCACCTATTGTTTCTCGCTCCCCTTTACATACCGCAGATAGTTGATCATTAAATATTTTATACTTATTACAAGCATCTCGCATACAACCAAAAATTTCTTGAGTTTCAATGCAAATAACTTTTTTGGCACCAGGATGATTTTTTCCTCTATACTTATCTTTCCTAGATTCACTCATTTTTCTTTTTGATTCTTCAGAGTGAACCCTTCCTTTTTGTGCTTTACCCATTTTTTTTAATGTTACTTCAGAAGGATGCCTATTTTTTCCCCATTCACCTATTTTCTTTCTTGTTTCCTCGGAAAGATGCTTACCAAAAAGATAACATTTTTCGCCTTTATGTGATTCACTTATTTTTTTCTTAGTTTCCTCTGTACAAAATCTACTTCTATTAGTTTCTGAAATTTTTTCAGAAAAATCTTTTTTTAACACTTCATACTGTCTTGAGGTTATCTTACAACTGTGTTTACAAGTCTTAATACATCTATGTTGCATCATCCAAAAAGCAATAGTCATAGGCTCCCCGTAAGCCTTCCAGAGAATCAAATGTGCTATAAAATGTTCTCGTGCAGTCAGGGTTATCAAATTATCTGGGAAATTATTTCCTCCCAAAGATTTTGGAATAATATGATGTTTTTCTGTATATACATTTTCAGGAATTATTCTATTTTTTCGAGACTCAATAAATTTTTGATATCGTAATATATGAATCTCTTTCTCCATTGATTCTACCTCTTTTATATTAGTAGCGCCTCCTTTCTAATCTTCTTATATTTAAAAATATTTTCCTTTTATTCCTGGAGGAAACTTCCCATATCGGGAGGTCCATCCGGGATCACCATTTGCGGCACGAAAATTTTCAGGTAAAACTACCCCATTTCCTTTCCAATACCTATGGGCTTCTCCCTTACATAAAGGACACTCTACTATCGTAGGCTTTTCATCGGCTAAAGGTAACTCAATTTCAAATATATTTTCACAAGTTTCACTTTCACATTTATATGCGTAGAACATATTTATACCTCCTTTTTATTAGTAAGTTCTCTTATTCGTAATTTTAGTTTTTCTACATGAGTACAATGGAGCTTAAAAAACTCTTCTACATATTCTGTTATAGCTTTTTTTTCCGAGGAGTTTTCTTTATTTGATACCTTTTTTTCTACTTTTCCCTTTACACGAATTTTATGAATATATGATCCTTCATAAAAAGCCTTTGCACTATCTTCGTCTGGCGCATCTTCAATATCTAAGAAATAAGTTATATCGGAGTTTTCAAGGCGTTCCCCGTACTTAATTGTTTTATAGTCCATAAAAACTGGAACGGGAATATATTCTTCTTTTTGAGTAGAAAGGTCTATTGAAAGAACTCTGCCCTTCTGCCCTTTTTCATCACTTCGGGTAATATAGGGGGTTCCAATGAAATCCTTTCCTAAAGAAGCTACATGAACATGACCTAAAACTTTTTTAGCAGGAAGCCAAGAAGTATCTATTTCTTCTCCAAAAAGACTACTGTTAGAAAAATGTCCAAAAACATATTCAACAGAATCTATTCCGGGAAATTTAGAAACAAGGCCATCTTTAATATAATCTTGTTTCATAGTAGTCAAGTCAGAATAATAATGAGGGTCATAATGGGGAAGGAATAGACAAGATATATTTTCTATCATTTCAATAGTTGGTTTATAGATTACTTGAACATTTTTAAAAGAATTAAATACTTCCAGAGCGTTTATATCTCGTTTCCGATCATGGTTTCCGCAAAGAATAATAATTTTTTTAAAGTGAAGACAATCCTTGAATAAATGAATTGCTAAATCATTTTCAGGAGGAGTAGGCATATACTTATGAAAAATGTCTCCAAGAAATAATCCAACATTGTTTGGATTATTCCACGGTTGTTTATCTATCCAGGCTGTAAATTTTTCTACTGCGATATTATAAGGACTCTCCTCTCTGGTATGAGGATCACCTATGATAATGAGATTATCCACTTATTTTTTCTCCCTCATTACAAAAAAGAATAAAATCTGAATCTTCCATTACTCTAATAAGAAGTTTATGTTCAATCACCTCTTCAAGCAATTCTTCAAGAATATATGGTAATGCTGATTTAGATATAACCATTACTATATCATTTTTCATGCATTATTCTCCAATAAATCTACTTTAGCTTTTACAGCTAATTCATCAAATAAAGTATCGGTCATAATGTTTATCTTCATAAAGTCAAACATATCAACCTTGAAATTAGTAATAGTAAAATACTGAGTGATGTTATTATCCTTAAAATACATATAGCAAATGCCTTCATCTTCATCACGAATAACAAGGTATACTTTATTTATCTTGACAGCCTTTAATGCCGCATATACCCGAGTCCAATGAAAAATTTCTCCCTTCATTTCTCCACGAACATGCATAAGACTTTTATCAAAAATAATCTTGTTCATATCATCTACTGAAATAAATGTTCCATACATATTATTTCTCCTTTTTTATTTTAAACCGTTGACATAGCTCCAAATGTCTTTACCATAGATAAAACCCATAACTTCCTCAAAAATAAAATGCTCGGTATCAGAATCTATTTCTTTGTTTTCACATTCATCTAAGTACGCTTCACAGGTCTTTAGTAGATTAGTCTCTCCTAATGCCGAAAATAATTCCGCACGACACTTTGGTCTATTACTTATTGTATCAACTTCTTGACACATATCACAAATATAATAGTAGCTTGCGCCTTTTTCCCCACAAGTAGCGCAATCAAAAATGGGATCATTTATATTTATTGATTTTCCATTCAGATTACTATTCGTTATCAAACTCTCAAGTTCGCTCTTTGATAATTCTGATAATGATTTCATTTAGACTCCTTTTTGAGTTCTAAAAATAGTTTTACTCTATTTTCCAAGTTTTCGGAACCTTTTTACCTGTTTCTCTTTCAAAGTAATATTGAAGCTTTATTTTAACATCACTATCTGCTGGCCCAAAATCAGCGTTTAGCGCAAACCAAGTAAGATATTCCAATTCACTTGCTTCTTCCATGCTATTTATCCTTCTTGCTTAAAATAAATTCTTGATTATTTATCCAACGAATAGCTGGTTCTCCTACATATCCCTTTTCCCAGCAAAACCATCCGAAAACAATCATGCCCGTAGAATATTTCCCATCTTGTCTTAGTGGCTCCCCAAATAGAGGATAGCGAGTAAATACATAAACACACTTTAGAGGAAAAGTAGTATCCTGATATATCTTATTATACCGCTCTACTCCATGAAGGTAGGACAGAGGAAGGAGCATAATTATTTTTTGTTTCGCTACTTCCTTTGCTTTTTGAATAAATTCAAACGCAAGAGAATATGGGGGGTTTGTAATAATAGTATCATACGGATTTGATTCTTTTAGAAAGTCCATTCCACCAGATAAATCGTAATGAGTAATTCCAGTATACTTTTCTAATAGAACACTTACAATAGCATTATTTCCACAAGCCGGTTCAAGAATAGTTCCCGGTAAATCTTCTCTTTCAAGAATTTGTCTTGTTAAACTGTAATGAGTTTCATAGAAATCAGATTTCTTTCGCTTTCCCGAAGCATTGTTTCCAGAGAAGTTTTTTCCTTTCATTCTTTTTCCTTATCAGATTTATATCTTTCTTTTCCTGTACCTTCACAGGCTGAACACTTTCGCCCACCCCTATCATAGTATCCTGACCCATTACAAGCGTAGCATTTTCTTAATTTCCATCCCTCAATAAATTCTTTATAAAATTTTTTTCTTTCCTCTTTTCTCTCTCTAAAACTCATTTTAATCCTTTTGTATAATAACTAAAATCCGTCCTGACCCTGAAGCATTATCAGGAGCAATAAAGGCGGTTGTAGATGCTACATACCACCCGGAGTCCAAATAGGTATTAAGATTAGATATATCAAAAGTTTCAGCTATGAGAAAAGCTTTTTGTTTCAATTTACATTGCCTCCGCCAGAGAGTATAGTTCATCGTAAGTCAATACTTTAGTAAGATTTTTTTCAATGTGATAAGAAAAATTCTTACTGGTTATATGAAATTGTCCTTCGTCTTTACTCCCGATATGCTGATAGTTCATAAAATTGATATGCTTGCTGGCAATCTTCAATTTCTTAATCGGTGATTTAAAAAGATAAAGCCCCTCCTCAAAGAAGACGCCATACCAAAGAACATCGGTGAACTTTTCCCTAATCTGTTGAATGTTGCAAAGGAAATTTCCAGTCAAGAGGTCTTTTTGTTTTCCCTTTAGAGAATACAAGCGAGAGTCAAGAGAATCCGATAGATAGTCAAGATAATTACTTATATCCTTTTTCTTACTAAAAAAAGCACGAGATACTTTTACACTTATTTTATTATTTCGATGCTGGAATGCATAGTGAACATCGCTGGAAAGTTGAAAGGAAGGATTCAACTTGGCTACCACTCTTTCTGCAAAACTGGAAAGCTTTGCAGGAGAAAGACTGATAGTCAAGCTTCGCATGTACTCTTCATTCTGTCTTTTGCCCATTTTTAGGCCCCCTTATATTTATACTATAAAAGAAAAAAGATAGATTGTCAACCATTATTTTCTACATAATTAGCAAAAGAAGCACACTCTCCATCAAAAAGATACTTAGACTGTACCCCAACAAAACCCAGATTCTGCTTTAAAATGTCAATTTCTGCTACATTATCAATGATTTCTAAAAGAGGGGCGAGTAAAGGATCGGATTTAAAATACTTCTCTGCCCAAAACCTTTTCCTAAAGATTGTCATGACAATTCTTGCTCGTTCCTCTAATGCACCAGCATTTTTAATTTCCTGAATCTCAGGTCGGAACTTTTCCAAGTCCTCTTCACATTTTACAATTACCTTATCTGAGGGTCTACGGAGTTGTACGATTCCAAGAATAGAACTATTTGTGCGTTTTGCAAGTGTGTCTAACTTATTAACACTATCCTCATAGCGTGAAGCCTTATTGTCCCCACTAAAATCATCAAGCTTTGTTAGAAGGTCTATTGTTACAGCAATATATTTAACACCCATTTCTGCTTTTGCTTTTTTTATTAGCATTTCAACATCATCTAATGATCCACTTGGGAGATATGCGTACCGGAAAAATTTTGCCTTTCCAATTTTATTTCTTTCTTGTTCAAGCGTTTGAAATATATGATCAGGGATACCCTCTTCATCCCCACGATGAGGATATAATAATCTAATAGGAATTCTATTTCGTTGGGCAATAAGCCTATCCATATCAGAGATTGCTGTCATTTCGTTTGAAATACGAAGAGAAGGTATTTGTCTATTCAACTGCTTATTATTTAACATAAGTGCAAAAGAAGATTTGCCTATACCAGAATGTCCAGCAAGTATATTAAAGTATCCAGGTTCAAACGCTGTAGTAAGTAAAGAATCTAATTCACCATCTCCAGTGGAATAAAAAGATAAGCCGCTTCGTCTTCTATTCAAATCAGTGGCATATAAATCTAACCAAGTCCTCGTATCAATAAGTACTTTATCTTTTCCCTCTATCTCTTCCAAGTTTTCAGTTAAAGCATCCCGAAATTCTTTTACCCTTTCAATATTTATTTCTTTTCGGGCAGATTCTTTAAGGAGTCCTTCTGCTAAGTCATTCTGGATATTATATTGTGCCTTAGCTGTTCGTAATGTTTTATATAGAAAATCAAAAGCATTTTCATCTGCTTCAACGCTTCTTATTTTTTCAATGTGGTCTTCACGAATACTATCATCTTTTTGAGAAGTTTCAAGAACTATATTATGATTATTTATTTCTACATTATTTTCAAGAAGAGTCTTTATTGCACCAAAAATTATTTTGGCTGGCTCCGATACAAAGAATTTATCTTCTACCTGTAATAATTGACTTGGATAATGTAAAATATGGGATAGGATACTATGTTCAGCATAGGCTATATTAAGGTTACTCATTTAAAAATATCCTCGGGATTTTGAGTTGATCCTACTTTATCTTGGAACTCTAAACTGGTGCAATTTCTTTTGACAAGCTCTTGGATATACTCATTATAAACTTCTACATCAATGGAAGATATTGGATCATTGGATATAAATATAGTTGCTAACTTTTTTGTTTCAAGACGAGTACGCAGAAAGGAATCAATAAAAGGAACTTGATAACGAGATTTATAAATAGTATTACGATCTTTTGAAAAAGATTCATCAACAATAAGTAAATCCACGGAGTTTATCTTATCAACTAATTTTGTTCCTTCGTTCTCTTCATTACTAGAAGAATCAAATCCTATATTCAAATAGGCTTTGATTAAATCATTCATTAGAATATAATAAACTTTTAATTTCTTTTGAAGAATCTCCTTTCCAACCCATTTTGCTACTGTAGTTTTCTGGGTAGACATTCCACCATAGAAAAAAAGACTATTATGACAAAACTTTTCTTCAAACTTTTCTACATAGAGCTTTATATTATTTATACTATCTATTGATTTAATCCCTTCATAAGTATCTATAGAATATAAAAGGTCTTTATCAGAGAGATTTGCTTGTAATAATTTTATTTCAAGATTCTTTTTAGAAACAAATTCTTTCCAACATTCGCATGGTGTAGCAATATACCCTCCGTCATCTTGAGAGTAAATATATTTTTCTCCTTTACATTTTCTACACCCAATGTATTTAAGCAAGATATATCCTTATTTAACCAAAAGTTCATTTAAAATGCTTCTAATCTTTGACTTGTATTTCTTTTCAACATCTGTTTCAACTTTGTCAACAACTTGTCCTATATTCTTTTTAAGAGTATCATCTGGATCAATTTCAATAAAAATTTTGGCTTGTTTTCCTTCTTTAACAAACTCCTCACCTTCATAGTGAATTGAAAGCTTTCCTACGCCAGGAAGGTAAGTGGCTTCTCCTTCAGCATAGTTTAAAACAGAAGAAGTTAATATAGCTTCAAAGACTGCTTTTACATCTTCAATAGCAACCTCAGAAAGTAAATGTATTTTTTCGTAGGCTTCCTTAGAATTGAGTTTCATTTATATCCTCTCTCCCTTATAGTATAACAAGAAAAGGGTAAAGTATCAATCTTGAAGGCGAGACTTGAACTCTCCGGGCTTTACTTCAACAACAGTAACCCCTTTATTTTTTTCCAACAGTTCCTTTCGGGCGTTGAACTCTTCCTGAGTTACTACTTTTTCGTTTAGCTTTAGATTGTCCTGTGCTGTGTTCTCTTCCATCTAATCCTCCTTGAGAGAATAATTTTTCTAAAAAATTAGGATTATCTCTCATCATAATTACAAAAGCTGTTGCTATTTGGTCTACTTGTCTTTCTGATAAATCAATATGATATATTGCTGACATGGCATGAAGAATTTCATGAAATATTGTTTGAACTTTTTCGTCACCAACTAAAGAACTAGCAATTAAAATCTTTGCCTCCATAGGAATATATAAGCCTTCACACTCATCCTTACCTTCCATAATTTTATTAAGTCGGTGTTCTATGGTATACTCTTGATAGCCTATTTTTATTTTTTGACTACTAACTATTTCGTTTTTAATTTCTTCCATAATACAACCTTTTAATAAATCATTTAAGTTCCTTTTTCAGTAGTCATATTTGGAGTAAGTAAGCGCACAATCATCTTAATTAAAATATCTCTGGCTTCATTTTCTGGAGTATTAGGGTCCATTACTCTTGGATCACACCATTCTATATTAGTATAGTATCCGTTTAAATATAATTTACGATTATCTTTTTCTATCCGAATGAGTGCCCGATTAGGAGGAAAAAGGGTGTTTAGAGTACTACAAATTTCTTGCTCCACAAACTAATCCCATAGCCCTTGAAAATATTTACCAAACAACTCAAAACCTTCATTAGCCATAGTGTGTAAAGAGCTATGAAGCTCTACATTATAATAGAAACAATTTTTTTCCGCCCAATCTTTTCCATATTCTTTAGAATATCTTGCTATATCTTCTTTAGAAAGCTCAATAGGAGAAGAAACTAACTCTGACATTTCATTATTTTTTCTTTTCCAAAAATGATAACTTTTATTATCGGGGGTTTTAGCATCCCAATCACCATACTTTTCTTTTATTTTCTTTTCTATTCTTTTAGCTTTTCTACCAGAAAAGTTTTCCTGATAAGTAAACTCAAAAGCAAAAAGTATTTTTTCTAAAACAGTTTCCCACCTTTGAATTTCTAATTTTTGTCGCTCCTCTTCATAGGCTCCAGCATAATCATAATTTTCACTGGTAACTTGAAAACTTACTCTTTTAGCTTTCTTAAAAGCTTGAAGACGGGGAAGAGTATTTTTAACAATATAAGAATACATACTCCATATTTCATTATCAGATATATGGTTAGCTCGAAATAGTTTTTGAAAAAACATTTTCAAGCAGTATGGAATGTTTTTAATCCAATAGGGCATTATTTTACCTCGTAGGTGTAAATCTCTATATCAGAAGAGTTTAGGTCTTCTTTAACCTCTTCTAAATCTTTTTTTTCATCTAATTCATCCAACAAATTATTAAATGTGTTGCTGGAAAGATTAAACTTTTCTGCCGCATAAAAACCATCATATTCTTCGTCTCGGATCACCTTATTTTCTCCTTGTGTATATAATTATACCTGAAAACTCTTAAAAGTTCAACCACTAACTTTCATTACATTCAACCCATAAACATTTTTTATCTTATTTAACATAAGTTCTTTTCCAAGACGCTTATTTCCTACAGTGCGTTCAGTGGCTTCGTCCCATACTGCTGATGGTACACCCTGAGACTCATTCATGCAAGTAAAAAATGCGCCACAAACTGCATCTGAACAGTCCTTTCCATTGACTCCCAAGATACTTGTATTCCAGTTTATATTAGATAAATCATAAGAAACAGGGCCAAGCATGTGATCTATTTTCTTTTTTCCTTTTTCAGTTTTTGTTTCAATTAAAGAACGAAGATTTCCACGAAGAATAAGATTTCTCCCTACTTTAATTCTTTTTGTTTTAATAAAGCTGGCAAGCATATAGTAAGGAGCGGTGTCCATATCAACAGAAACATTTTCTGATTCATATCCATCTCTCTTTAGTCTCTGAATAAGAGCAGAGGATTGATATCGGTCGCCTGTTACTTTTGCTATATTCAAATGTCCTTCCCTTGTAAGATCAAGAACGAATTCATAAATTGCATCTAAATTTATTCTCCCTTTTCCAGGAGAAATAACAATTGTAAAATCTACAACAACAATATTTTCTCCACGAAGACATTCAAGATGACAAGCACTTACCGCTGTCAAGTCTCCAGTTTCAGATAAGTCAAAATGAAGATAGCGAGGAAGATTAGAATAGCGATAAAAATAGTATTTCTTGTCAATCAAAACAAAGAATATGTCTTTTATCTGGTCCCAAATAAGTCTTTCTGGAGATTTATCAGCGGGAGCAAAAATATAAGTTTCAATATTGATTAGATTATCCACAAACATTTCTTCAATAATAGCTGGTTCTTCAATCAATTTATTATTTCCACCAGCGGGCCAGCCAGCATAGTCTTTTGTAGATTTTTGTATATCATTTACAAATAAACTTTTTACATCTATTGGGACTTGAATAATATCTTCTGGAGAATAGTTAGGAAGTTCATCTTCTGATAAAATTTTGGGTAACTTCATTGAGTTTCCCCTAAATATAGGAAAAGTCTCTTTCGTTTTATTCCATATTTCATACTTTTTTGGAAGATAATCCCAATGAGGACCAGTAACTATATAGTTTAGAGGGTCTTTATATGCTTCACCGGTGAAAACATACTTATCAATAGGGAGGTCAATATCGTTAGGGGAGCTATCCATAATAGTAGTAGCAAAATAACGATTTGAGAAACGAGAGAATATACGACCTTTTGCATCATTATAAATTCGCCATATTTCTTCAGGATTTACACCACGATCAATAAAGAATGATAGTTCTGACATAGCACAAAAAAGTAAGTTTAATCCTAATAGGTTGGCAGGGTCAGAGGCTAAAAGTAAGTGAACATCATTTGAAAATTCTGCAATACCTTCCATCTTAGAAGCAGATGACCAAACAATTTTATCATATCCAATTTCTTTTTGTTTTGGTTCAATGCGCTCTTGCATTTTCACTCGGACGAATTTTGGAGAGGAAGTAAGAATCTGATGAAAAGGGGCGGCGAGTAATTGCTTTGCTTTTTTCATAGAGAATGAAACGAACAGACCTACGATACTTGCGGCCTGAGATAGATTAAAAAATTGCTTGGCGTTTTTCATTAAAATTACATTTGTGAGGATGTACAAGGAAGCAATTGCTGTAGCGAAAGACTTTCCGGTTCCAATTCCTGTTGCAAGAATTAAGTGCCGCTTATCAGAAAAGGGATTAAAAAACTCTGTTAGAATTTTTCTTATGTGGGGGAAAATAGTATTAGCGGTCGGACCTATCCATTCAGGAGTAAGAAATTCCTCTATGGATGGAGGACGGGAAGAGTATAATATCCTCCACGAGTTTTTAAGAAAATAGTTTTTTTGTGATTCATTGAGACTGGGGTTATTTACAATCGCTCTTACTGCTGAACGAACTTCTTCTCCAGTTATTCCTTTAAAATCATCCCGAAGAAAAATAGATTCATCGCCTTCAAGGGCATCTATAATTAAACTTTTGTCATTTTCAGTTTTTATATTCATTTTATTTTTCCGGCATTAACCTCTCTAATCGGAATGAGTAAAGGTTAAACTTTCCCTTATCAGTTATTACACGAGGTTGTCCCTTATCGTCGTATTCAAAACCAGAAACAACACACCTTTTATTTTTAAATTTTCCTGCGAGAATTGCATCACCAATTTTGACGGTTTCTATACCGTTTGAATCTTCTTTTAAAATATACATGTTATATTAGTAGAGAAATTATTCTATATTACTTCCTTTTTCTGTATTGCCAATGTAGCTTTCCAGCAGATTTTCTTTTTCCTTTACAGCAAGATCCTATATGGGATCTATTTATATTATATTTTTCAGAAGCTTCTTTTATAGAATCAAATCTTTCTTGAGTTTCAACACAAATAACCTTTACTTTTTTCGCTTCACTCATTTTTTTCTTTGCTTCATCAGTGTGATTATGTCCTAAATTATATTTATTTCCCTTTAATCTTTTACTCATTTTTTGTTTGGCTTCATCAGTATTTTGTCTTCTTTTACTTGCTTCACCAATTTTATATCTAGTTTCGTTAGTCTGTTTTCTCCCTTTCTGGGATTCACTCATTTTTCTTTTTGTCATATCAGGTATATGTCTTCCTTTTAATGCAACACTTATTTTTTTATTTATTTCCTCTCCAAGATTCCCTCCATACCCCCCATCAGCTATATTATAATCAGGGAGTAATAATTTTATAAAAAGTCGCTCTATTCTATTAAGCTGTTCTCTTGAAAAACATTCACAAAGAATCTCTTTCTCAAAATTTTCTTTTCCATATTTTTCTATAGCATAATTTAAATAAGTTCCGCTTCCTAGATATCTTTCAAGTTTAATTCCTTTTTTAGTAGTCTGACCAACATAAGTTTTATCATTTATTATGTTTGTGGTTTTATAAATAACACCATATACTTCCATTTTATATTAGTAAATAATTTATTCCTTGATAAGAATTAAAGGAAACTCCCAAAAACCCCATTCATCCAGTTTTCCATATCCACAGGTAAGACAGTCATTTATACCTGTTGAATAAGTAGGGGGAATTCCCTGATTATAAAACTTTATAGCATCGGGGTCGGAATTGATAAAATCAATCTTTTCTTTCATAGCTTTAAGTTTTTCTTCTTTTTCTTTGGCTTCTGCCAATTCCATGTCATACTTTCTTTTTTCTTCATCAAGCTTTTGGAGGGTTCGTTCCAGTAAGTTCATTGTACGATAAAGATTATTCCTTATCTCTATCATAGGGGTAAGGGAGGAAACAGCATCAAGTGTACCTTCATAGCTCTTCATTATTTCTAATGAAACTATAATCGCCAGCCTGGATTCATTTTCAAGTTTAGTCATATTCATCCTTCCTTAATATTTTGCTCCAGCTATTCGCAAAGGACACCATTCAGGTGGTTCGCAATTCCAACCGTGAAGTACTCTATACTTCCAATCAAATCCGTCCTTATCACCATATTTTTTTACAAAAAACTCTATAGTATGAGGATTATCACATACAGGTTTTGCACCACCAGGAGTAAATCCCCCGGAGCTATCTTGGTGGCGGCAGTCACTACATTTATTTATTTCTACTATTACTCTTATCATTTTGATTCTCCTATCAATCCATTATATTCCTCAATCCAAGCTAAATGACTCTCTTTAATGATTTAATCTTTTTTATTATATGATTATTGTGTTCAATGGCTTTTTCATATGAAGTCATTTCAATTACTCCTATCCATTATTTTACTTCCCCACCACATGAGGAGATGAAGAAGCATCATTAAAGGTAGGAAACCAATGAGTAAACCTACGCATACTGGCAATGGTCCTACAATAGTAGGCACGACCTTAAAGAAAATTTCAGTCCCAAGCAGAGGCCACCCTAAAAGTATAGATATAAAAAGAGCAGAATAGACACTAATACCCCTAGAGTACTTCCTTAAAAAAGCCTTCATATCTTTTCCTCCATTATTTGTTCCTCTTCCTTTATCATTTTAACATATTCACAGTTGAAAAACCATGATTCATTTCCAATAGCATTATATTTTTCAATAAGCTCTTCCCTTGCATAGGTCAAAATATCATTCCAACATCCTCGCCAACAAGAATCATGGTCAGCTATTTCTTGCCAGTCTTCAGTATAGTCTTTATACGAGAAAGGGGTCCAGAGAACTTTAACATAACTCCCGCCTTCTCGACAAATATATTTTACTTTCCAATAAATAGTTCTTCCAATATCTTCACCTTCTTTATTATAGCAAGTATGGTCAAGACGAAATTCAAATTCAAGGGTAGCTTCTTTATAACGAATAATTCCTTGAACGGCACTTTCAGCTATTGATTCAGCGGTATGAACATAGGCATAAATAAAATCACTCATTTCACTTGCTCCTTCAACTGCTTTTCCCAATCTGCCGCAGAAGCTAAAGGAAATCTTTTTTCATAAAAAGAATTTCCATACTCTGTAAGAACCCAACAAATACTACTTCTATTTTCATCATGGGCGAGTACTACCCAATAGTCCCCAAAACCAAAATGCTGAATTACTTTTTCAACAGTCATTTTTTTATCATTAGTCCCTATATAGGATAATCCTACATAAGGATGTTCTGGATGTTCAACAGACTCCGATTTATTTTTCATTACTTTATAATACTGAATGAGAGTATCATAGCTGAAGGTCATATAACCCCTATCAGTTTTTACTTGAACATGAGTCCTTCCGAATTCGTCATGATATCCATGTTCATAATTGCTTACGATCATATTATTTATCTCCCCCAAAAAGAAGACGATTTAGATTCGCAACTGCATCATGATGATGAAAAAAACACATTGCCTCTCTCACAAGGGTGAAATTGTCTTTATCAATTTCCTCCATAAAATATAACTTTTGAAGAATATTAACTACCCTTGTCAAAGTGCGAAGTTTGTCAGGGTCAGAAAATTGAGGATTTCTTCCCCAATGTTCAACAATAATAGCTTCTACTTCTTTTGGATGAAAATCAACTGCAATATATTTCTGTTCCATTTTCATTTCAGTACTCCTCCCTATCGTAATCCTCATCACAATCATCTTCTGGAATGAAGTCTTCAAAATTATTTTCAACATAGTCATAAAGCCAATCAATAAGTGTCATTTTTACTCCATCGTAGCAAAACTCCTCTTTTAATTGCTCAGGAGTCAATTTTACTCCACCAAGATATACTTCTTCTATTTCTACTTCGGCGGGATCACCAGGATACCCAGGATCACCATTACGGAGATAAGGTACATCGGGAGTTTCAGATGTGTAATCATATTCTACGGTATAGGTGCGCTCTATCCCCTCATCCTCTGTCTCACCATCAAAGTAAAGGGTGATTTCCTCACTCGGTTTACATTTCATGTCTTTTCTCCTCTCACTTTCTATACTAATGGAAAGAAAACATTTTGTCAAGATAATTTAGATAAATTATTGTAGTAAATAAGTCTTTATACTATATAGAGTTAGTATTTATATATCATAAAAGAAGATAGCTTGGGCAAAAAGTTTATAAAAACTATTGACTATTTTAGGTTTTTAGTATATATTTTTGTTTAGAACGAATCAAGAGCTACCAAACATCCAAGGAGGATAATATGGTGCAGAAGACGATCTACATGGAAGAAAACCCGGATTTCGAGGTGGTGAAGCGGGGGCGGAAGCTCGGGAAGTACATCCTTTCTCTGGAGGTCGTTCACACGGATGGAACCACAGGAGAGAGGCGAAGGATCGCCAATGGTGACAGCAAGAAAGAAGTCATCGTCTACGCCCACCAGATCATGAAGGAAAAGTTCGCCGCCTTCAAGAATGAAGTCGATGGAACTTTTCTGGATGCCCCAGTGAAGGAAGTCCCCCCAAAGGCCAAGAAGGAGAAGGATTAGAAATTTCTCTTCTTCAAAGCAGTATACCCGATAAGAGATAATCTTGTCGGGTATTTTTTTATTTATACCTTATTGGTTATATTTCGCAAGAAGAGCTATCACAAAACTTTGAGCCTATAGGAGCTTGAGTAAAAGAAGAAAAGTCGGGCTTTGTAATTTTACTTACCATTTCCTCGTACTTCTCCTTTGTGATTTCTTCATAAGGCATTTGTGCATAACCAGAATCATTTAATGGTAAAAAAGAAATTGTTTTTAAAGAATCTTCATATGCTTCCAAAACTTTTGCGATATCTCTTACTTCTTCCTGCTTAAAAGTAATGGTAACAGATACAGAGTTATCACTCCAGAATCTTTGATAATCTACAACATTTTTTACTTGCTCCCAAATACTTGCATCTTTTTTTGACTTATCAAAAAACTTCTCATTAACAGGAAAGCTAACTACTTTCGTTCGTTCTACTTTTCCGTAAACATCATCTTCTACTTCATATCCTGCATTTATCATAATATCTACAAGAGGATTATTTGCATTTACTCTTACTCTTCGGATATAGAACTCTGAGTGCGGATAATGAATCCCCGGTGTTACGCCAGGAAGTAAAGCAGTTGTGCCCGAGGGTTTAACCGTTGTAGTTTTAATTGAACGGGGAATACAGAACCAATCAGAATAAGTTTTATCAAGAGACTGAACATAGTCATATAATTTATTACACCAATCAAGCATATCTCTTCTTCCATGCTTTACAAACGCCTCAATAATTCCAGTTTGAGATAGCCCAATTCGCCTATTTTTTAATAATACCGCATTTGTCTCCGGCCAATGCGTAGGAATAAGGGTAACTGTCTTTGCATAAAGATAGGCATATTTAATTGTTTCCTTATACTCTTCAAACGAGTCATGAAGAGAGGGGAAAGTTTCTACCAAACAGCAAAGCTCCGCATTATGAAGTGATTGTTCAGCGCAGGGATTTACACCAACAGAGAGATAATCTTTATTATCAATAGAATCAATCGTTCGTGAAAACTTGCGAATATTTTCTAACCAAACAATTCCCGGTTCTCCATTCAAAGCAATAGAATTAACAAATTTCTTATAGTCTGTTTTTCCAACTTCAGCAAAAACAGAATTGTTGGATGCCCAACGATGACTTTTTAATTCCTCTGGATGAAGATTATAATCTTTCATTGTAACATAGTCTGTATCATCATAGTCTCCAAGAGCAAGACAAGCCGAACGCCTTACATTGCCCGACACTACACAGACCCCAATCATGTCCATAATATCTACAATATCTGTAGACTTTAATTTTTCTCCAATACGAGAAGAAAGAAGTTTAATCAAACTATTGTGTAAATCTTGTAATGGACCTGGACCAGAAGCTACTCCACCAAAACCTTTTATTGGTTCACCATACTTACGAATTTGTGAATAATCAAAAGTAGGCAAAGGTTTTCCATGAAAAAATCCATCTAAAACCAATGATAAAGACTCTACCCATCCTTCTCGGGAATCAGGAATAATAAAAACTCCATCTTCTTTAGGTTGCTTAATTGTTAGCTTTCCAGCGCCCTTTGTGTCGAAACCGATACCCACCCCTAGCATTAAAGCATCCATTGTCCATTGAAAAGCAAAAGAGCCACGAGTTTCAATATCCTCTGTAGACACAAATCCACAATTATTTAAGGCGGCGCTTCCCTTCTCTTCTACGAATTTTGTACCCATCATCCACAGCCCACGACCAGGAGGAAGGAATTTAAAATTAAAAATCTTGTCATACATAGTTTGTGCGGATTTTTGTGCTTTTGAGTTATTCCAAAAAAGCTTCAAGCTATCACAATGTCTTTTCTGAATACTAAAAGTTCCTTCTACAACTCTCTTTACTGTTTCCCACCATGCTTCATTTCTATTTTCTTCTTCTATGCGCCTCGAATATGTATTGTGACTTGGGACACCATCTGTTATATGAGTTTTTGAAGAAGTGCTTAAAACAGCTATATTTTTTTCACCAGCATCCCATACTTTTATAATTTCTGAAAATTCTGTATGAAATAAAGTAACTTTATCTTTTAAGATATTATCAAGCATTAGCTTAATAAATCTTTGGGGACGAATTTTTCCTATAAATTCCATTAAGTTTCTTTTACCATAGATTGATAACTTCCACATTTTTTTTCCTGTTTTGAAGGAAGTTTTGGAAACATAAGAGGGCTTTTCACTTTTTGAGTATACAATGTTTAATTTTTTAAGATATTCCTCTACTTTAATTAACATTTCATTTTCTGATTGAACAAAGCAAATTCCAGTTGTTTTATCTAAACATCCTTCACCATCAAAAGCGGCGGCTAAATATCCGGCCTCATAAGAGGTATCAGCCTTCCAAGTTTCGCTCCATATCGGCATTACTTTTGGAGTTCTATCATTAGGGGAAACCAAATCTTTTGTATAAACCCATTCAATAGCATGAGAAGAAGGGGATTTTTTTACAAGCCAGCGATGCTCAGGGGTAGCATAAAGTATTTTTCCATTTTTTAATTCTATTCCCATTACTTTTGCTTTTTCTATTTTATTACTGGTAACAATAGCCTTACATAAGTTTCTGGTTTTTCCTTTTGTTCTTTCCTCTTCAAAAGCAATAAGTTCATCACCCTCTTTGAGACTCCCTGCTTCACGCCAAATAAAATCTGCACATAGCACAGGGGTTTCCTCTGTTACGCACCTCAAATAGGTAAACTCCCCTAATGGCCCCCAATTTACTGTTTTTGTCTTATAATCCTCAATAAATGATTCAGATAGCTTAAACTCTCGCATAGTTTCTCCTCTTTTTTAGTGTAAATTATTTTTTATAATAGATTAAAAATCAATATCGGGAATATCACGAAGAGTTTTTCCGCCATTCTTTTTTAGATAAGAGATAATATAATTTCCCTTTCTATTCTTTAGTGGCTTGGAAAAAAGTTTTTCTCCAGCTTTGAACATTGAAATAATTATTTTATTCAACTGTTCATCAGTATAAGAAGTAGAATTGTCAATGATAATAAAATTATCTATACCAAATAAAGATTGAAACTTACCAATATTATTTTGTACTTCATACCAAGAAGCTTCAATAATGCTTGGGTCTATTTTCCTTTCACGGGACATATTTCTTTTTTGAGCAACATCTAAGGTTGTATTAACAAAAATCATTGCTGTATCATATCCCAAACCTTCAAGAGCCAACTTTTGCTTTTTTATCTTGTCAAAATCTTTCCCTGTGCCGTCCATAATAAGAGGGAGCATACCGTCAATAAAATTTGAAAGGCGCTTATTTGTTATCTCTTTTGCCAATTCCCTCTGAACCATTTGCTGATCAAAGGTATTCTTATCCTCCATGTTTATTGTCAAAGGGAGATTTGAACGCTTTAACAGATACTCAAAAGCATTATCTGAGTTTACAACCTTTATTCCTTGGGGGGACATTCCAATTTTTTTATCTATTCCAAAGTAATTGGAGACTACCCACCCCTTACCAGAACCGCCCCCACCCGCCATAAAAACACTTTTAAAAAGGTACTTGTCATTTATACCTTCATCTAAAATTTCTTTCATAATTAAATACCCCCTATTCTTTTATTTATTATCTTACAGTACTCTTCACTAATTTCTGAACCAATCCAGTTTCTCTTATTTAGTAATGCCATTTTAGCTGTAGTACCAGAACCCATAAATGGGTCATAAATTAGATCACCCTCATTACTCCATGAAATAATATGATCGTTTGCTAAAATTTCGGGGAATATAGCGGGGTGTTCGCTTCTACCTGATGAGGGTATCATCCATATATTTGCTCTTGCTTGAAAATCTCCTATTACTTGTTCTTTTAATTTTCTTTTTTTCCCTTGAGCATCCCTCCCCTTCGTGCCTTTGATTATCTTCCCAGCATGGATATTTGGAGTATCTTTTATTTCGTTGTAATTATTAGGTGTGCCCTTGCTAAATATAAACATATATTCAAACATACTCTTATATCTTTTATTTCGGGGGTCATGTGCGTAGCATGATTTTTTTTGATATATCATAGTATCATGTAAATTAAACCCTATTTCCTTAAAAAACAATGCTTGCCGAAAACTTGTCCCAGTTTCGCTCCCCTTTATAGTAGCATCCCCCACTACCCATACCACCACACCACCTTGCTTTGTTACTCTATAAAGCTCTTTTGCTATAGACTCAAAATCGAAACTATACCCATTATACTTTCTTAGATTATCATAGGGGGGAGAAGTAACAGTAAGATCAATAAAATTGTCTGGCATTCTAGCCATTGTATCGAGACAATTTTCATTATAAACTTTGTTAATTTCCATTTTTATTTCTTTGCAGGTCGGCCACGCTTCTTGGGGGAAGAGTTATTAGTACCAACTTCCTCTTTTTCTTCACTATCATCAGATTCTTCGGAAGTTTCAGAGACTTCTATTGCAAGCTTCTGTAGTTCGTCCTCTGTAATACCCTCTTCTTCTTTTTCAATTTCAGCTTCAGGAATAATTCCATTTTCTACATTTTTAAAAAGAAGTAATTCATCTACTTCACTACGAATAGTGGAATAAAATTTTTCGTTCTTTTGAAAAAGAGTCTTTAATTGCTTTACCCCTACACCAAGTTTTTCTTCTTTATAGTGATAGGTATTACCAGTCTTTTTAATAATTTCATAAAAAATAGCAAATTCTATATATTCAACAAGAGGATCAATACCACGAGAAAAATAAATCTCTATCTCCCCCTTACGGTTAGGAACAGCGGTTTTGTTTTTCTTTACTGTTACTCGGGACTTTAGGCCAATTTGTTCGTCTTCATTGCCTTCTGCTGTAATTGCTTCTACTCTGCGAACCTCAAGACGAATAGAAGAAAAGAATTTTACTGCATTTCCACCTGGAGTGGTATTATGAGACAGAACTCCATTAGCAAAATAATTATGATTATCTTCTATTTCCATATCAAGAATAGGTTTTATCTCTTCTGAAAGAACAATAGTTGCTACAATTACTCCATCTCTTGTCATAGTTTCAAAAAGATTAGTTCCCCATTCAAAAAGAATTGTAGATAAAGAATTCCAAGAAAACTCTTCTTTTCCCTTTACCCTTTTAGAAAAAACTTTATGATTTAAAGTTGATTTAAATAAAAGTGTATCTTTCTCTGCTTCATGAATTTCTATTATTGATGAATCTTCTTTACGAACTAATTTTAGTATCTTCTTTTTTTCTACAACTTTTTTTTCTATATTATAAGAAGGAATATATTTATTTTTTTCAGAAACATCTATACTTTCTCCTATTTTCATTTTTGTATAGTCTACCCCACAGGATAGAAATAAATTTTCTATAGATATTCTCATATATTCTCCTTATACTGACAAATTGTTTTTCGTTTATGAGTTCTTGCTGTTGAACACCATGTTTTTTCTACTGAGACTATTTCTATAATTTTTAAATGTACCAAATAGTTTATTACTCTTAATATCTTAAAACCCTCTCCGTATTTTTTTTGTATGTCTATATCATATACCTTTTTATTTACTATGTCAATTACTATTCCTCTTTGAATAAGATTTTCATAAAATGGCTTCCATCTTTTAATAAAATCTTTATTATTAAATCCTGCATTTTCTTTTGAAAGTTTGTTTCTATTTTCTAATCTCATTTTTCCTTTTGTTTCTTCTGATCGTTTCTTTTTCTTTTCTTCTATATTCCCTTCCAGCCAATACAAATTTAACCCTTTTGATATTGCTTCAGAATAAGAAATTCCACTTTTTATTAAAGAAATTCTTTTCTTATTCATTTTTTCAACAACTTTATCTTTTATATCAGGATTATTTTTCATAAAATCTTTTATTTTAGAAGAAATTTTTTCTCTGTTCTCTGGTTTACTCCACCAATTTTTTTTAATGTTGCTCATATATTCTTTTGATAAATGGCTCCAACCGCCGTTTCCTCCCTCTTGTAAATTATAGCATAAAGGATCATTTAATACTATTTCTTTTAATATATTTTTTTCTGCTTTATACATTTCTTCCTCATTATCAAAAAATGAAATAATTTCTCTACAAAAATATTTTCTGCCTTCTTTTCTAATTGCTCTTTTCAGATACAAACCACTTCCTAAATATCTGTCTTCTATATTATTTGTAGAATGAACACCATAATAGTATTTTCCATTTTTTAGATTTGTAGTTTTATATAAAAAATAATACATAGCATTGCCCCCTATTATTATTAGTAGGTAAGTAGGGGATAACTAATCTATATCTATCAAAGTTTCAGGGGCTACACATTCCGGGTTTCCGAACATGACCCCAATTTTCATTCTTATTTGATTTATAAAACCAATTACAGTTTCATTCTTTGCGGCAAGTCCTGTAATTTTTCGCATAGCTTTTCCCATCATGCGGGCTTGCGCTCCCATTTGATTATCTTCCATAGCCCCTTCAAGTTCAGCTTTGGGAACTAATGCGGCAATAGAGTCAAGAACAATAAGATCAACTGCACCTGATCCTGCATAACGAGCCATTATTTCAAGGGCATCTTCTCCAGAGTCAGGAGAAATAAGTTTAAAACAATCTGAGGAAGTCTTTAATCCAAATCTATGTGAATATTCAGGGTCAAAACAATGTTCAGCATCTATCCAAACAACATATCCACCCTTCTGTTGAACATCTGCTGACCACTGAAGCCAAAGAGTAGTTTTACCAGAAGACTCGGGACCATATACTTCAATAATTCTTCCTTTAGGTAAACCGCCACCCATAAGATGATTTATTCGAGGGGAGGCTAATTTCCATCGGGGAATTTTAGGATAATCACCATCACAAATAACTGTTCCTGTTCCAAAATCTTTTTCCATTACTTTTTCAAGTGCGTTTAGCTTTTCAAGCTTTTCTTCAAGAGTGAGTGCCATTCTTTTCTCCTATAAGTTCTCATCTATATATTATAACAGAGTTTTTAGAATTTATCAAGCGGATGTTTGTTTCTTGAAATGTTTTCTAACCAATTATATTTTTCTTCCCCAACTATTCTTCTCCACCACTTATCTACTTCTTCCGAAGTAATTGCAATACCTGTTAGTGGATCACAAAAGGAGTCTAAACGAGAATGGAATAAACGATATAAGCATACAACATTTTCCGCCATATACTTCATATGAATGTACTTTGATCTACGAAAAATATGTGCCCTATCAATTGTCTTCATTCGGTTATGTAAATATTCTTGTACTGATTTTTTTTCATCAATAGAGAGTAATTTAAATAACCTACAAGAATGCCCATCTCGTTTATCAACTATTTCTTTTAAATGTTCCCATTTTTCATCTAACTTACTGGCTCTTTCAACATTTTTCTGTCTTTGTTTTTCAACAGTTTTTTTTGATTTTTCTTTTCTCTTTTTTTGAGAACTTAAAAATCTTTTATATTTAGTTCTAAACTGTTGCTCATTATATCCTTTAGGAGATATATAGCTATTATCAGGGAACCGATGAAACTTTTCATAATAACAAACAAACTGTTCAAAAGTAAGAATTTCATTGTTCAATTATATTTCTCCCCAATATTTATTTATTTTGATCAGTTCCTTTATTTTGTAAAGCCCCCATAAGACGAATTAACTTAGAAACATTTTCTGATTGTTCGGGGTCAAGATTATTAAAGCTATCAGAGATGTCTTCTTCTCCATTACCCATAGTAGCAAATAATGGACTGACTGCATTCGGGGTCGGTTTCAAGACTTGAAGTAAACTATCCATTGCAACTGTAGAAGAAGTTTTTATTGAATTTAATAATGACATAAGTTGCGGAACAGTTAGTTCATTATTATTTATTTTTTCTCTCAGTTTGTCTTCTACAATTTTTTTCATATCCTCTTCTTTGAGGATTATTTCCAGTCTCTTTTGAAAAGCACCAAAAATAGAAGAGCGAAGAGACAATAGAGGGTCAGAAGATTTAGCTGTATCTACATCTTTTCCAACACTCTCATCATTAAGACTTACAATAATTTCTTTTACTTCATCCATTGTCTTTGTTTCCATGATCTAAACTCCTTAGCATTTCTTCTATTTTTTGTGTTAAAAAATTATCAAAATTAGTTATCTTTAAACTATATTTAATCGAGGAAATATCAATTTCTGGATAGAGCCTCTTAATTTCCTTCCATGATTTTCCTTTTATAATTTTTTCATAATACATAATGGAAGCTAAAAATGCATCTTCTATCTGCTCTTTCTTTGGAAGGCGAATTGGTCTTCCATCAGCTAAATTTACTAACTTGGAAAAGTTTTCCATACCTAAAAGTGTATAAACTTCAAACATATCGGAAGAGCTAAGTTCTTGAAAAATCATTAACTCTGCTACTTTAAACAATAGCTCTATTTCATTAGAGGCTTTTTTAGAAAAAAGATTTTTAATTTTTGCCTGATATACATTTGTAGGATCGTCAAGAGTATTCATCTAAATCCACCTTAGTTTTCTTTTATAAATTGTAGGATAACAACCATTGCTTTTTCTACAAAGTCTTTAGTCTTAGTATTATTAAAACGAGTATAAAACTTTTCTCTAAATTCTTCAGGGCGACGATTTATATAATGATGGATGCCTATTAAGACAAGAAGCCCCAGAGTAAAAGAATAATTTTTTACTATTTGATTATGCACCTCTTGTACAATATTTGTTATACCGTTTATAAGATCATTTTCCTTATGATCATCAAAAATAAAATCATAATTAAGAGAGTTTTCATAAATAGGCGTTACATCAATTATATCCTGCAACTCTTTTTTACTACTATCATCAATTATAGCATTCAAAGACTCAGTAGCATCTAATAATCGTGTTTGTTTATTATAAAGTGTAGATTTTATTTGTTTTGTAAGATAGCCCATAAAACTTGATTCTATTTTGAAATCTTCTTTTGTTAAATAATATTCCATCAATAAATTTACACTATCAACTGCTTTTTCTTCTAATTTATCTTCATCGTAAATAACAACACCATTCAAGATTTTCTTTATTTTTGATTTTACATATGCACAAAGAATAACATACATTTTTCCAAGAGAGGGCTTATCTTTTTCCTCCAACCATTTCTTTTGAAGAAGAAATAATTTAGTTTCCGTTTCTGGTTTTACAAAATCGGATATACCACATTCAGGGCATACATCGGGTTTTTCTGAATGATAAAATTCAACATTAGCGCCACAATGACGACAAATTCTTTTATATAATTTTCTGCTCATTTTTCCTCCAAACTATTTTCTATTTTATAAATCTATTCCTAAGTTTAAGCTCTTGATAATTTTATCTTCAAATCCATCAATAGAAAATAGTTTATTTTTTACTGGAATTGCATATTTTTCTTTCAACTCTAAAAGCTCTACCTTAATTATAGATGATTTTCCCTTCTTTATCAACTCGTTAATAAAATCAATATGAAACAAAAATATATCAAAATATTTTCTTGACTCCCATATTCCAAGTATAATGAGGGGATATACTTTTTCTTTTTTTAGATTAGATATTTTTGTAAGATTTTCTATTTGATGTGGCTGTATATGTGAAAAAGAAAATGCTTTATATTCTCGCTGAAACTTGGCTTCCCAAAATAGGGTTCCAAAATTTCCTACTGCAAACCCATCAAACGGGCGAGGATTTGACATTACTGCGACTGTCTGAGGAGGGTCTGGTATTTTGTAAGCTAACCCACCATCTATAAATGAGTTTTTAATAACTAAATTTAAATCTGTCTCTTTCATACTTATCTTAGTAAATAAAAAAGAGGGAAGATTTCTCCTCCCTCTTTTTCAAAAGAAATTTTCTAAAACTTATTCTTCAGGAAACTTGATTCCGCACTTAGGACAATGTGCAAATGAGTTTGGAGTTGCAAAGGAACACTCTTCTTCAGTGTTGCAACATCCCAAACAGTTTCCTGCGGAGGGATCATACTGAAAGTTTTCTCCGTCAAAAGCCAAGACTGCTTTCTTTTCCTCGGCGGTCATCAAAGAGATACCCTTAAAGCCCTTTGCTTCAATAGATGCCCAGTCAATCATTACTGGGGATGAAGGACGAGGCGGGGCAGAACGAGTAGGGACTGAAGCATGAGTTTCATCTACTACGGGTTCACTTGTATCCTCTTCAATCTCTTCTACTTCGGCTTCCTTCCTCTCTGCTTTTTCCTTTTCTACAAGACCCTCAAGCTCAAAGTAGAAATTAGTCTTAAAAGTAGCATCTACCTGTTGAATAAATACACCAAGACCTTTCATTATCTTTTGATAAGAGGCAATCTTGCTGTACTTATCAATATCATACCTTGCCCAAGACTTTTCTTCGTCAGAAAGAGGAGCATCTACAAAATCAAGCGTCCCCTTGATAAGGTGCTTTTCATCCACAAGCTTCTTCATGTCATCAACGGCATGATAAACCTTATAGTAGGGATCATCTTCATACTTACGAATAAAAATATCATAAGATTCCCAATCTCCAGCATAGGATACTATATCGTCAAAGATAGTAGTGTAAAGCTGATAGGGAATTCCAAACTCATAGAAAAAAGCTCCGTCATTTCCTTCGCCAACTTTCTTTGAAAGAAGCGCAGTGTGCTTATTCTCCCGGTGCCAATCCATCTTATCACGGTCTATGGTGTTAATTAAAACAACTTGCTTCGGCTTCCATCCAGGCTCATAAGTGTTTTCAGGCTTTCCATTCTTAAAAACACGATTAAAAACATCAGAATGAGTTTTCTTATAAAAGTAAACTCGCTCATTGGCTTCCTTATCCCACTTATAAGACATTACCTTATCATAAATCTTCCACAGAATCCAAGAACTATTTTCTTCACGGGAAGGCCAATTGATTTTCATTTGCTTTCCACCATCTGCTATGATGGTAGAGCGCCAAACTACCTTTGGGGAATAGGGGTCACTCTGTCTTTGGTCAATAGGGTTTCCAAGAAGTCGAAGAGTCTTATACTGATCCTGCATAAGGGCTGACCACTGAACATCTTCATACTGAAAATTACTCCCACCTCCAGCCTTCTTCTCTGCTTCCTTTTCCCTTTCTGCCTTTCGAGCGGCTTTTGCCCTCTCAAACATCTCTTTCCTCTGTGCATCATCCATACTGTTCTCCTTTTTTCCGGTTTTACGGAATAGCTTGTTTTTGCCTTACTAGGCTATTTATAATATAGTGTGGGTTTCCCCAAAGCTCAACTGTATTAGTAGACCTTCCCTATAAAACTAAAAAGTATTCTAAAATTAGTCTCATTTCCTTTAAAAAAGTTTAACTATCCTGTATATGGGGCTGGAATAATTGTTCTAATAATTATTCCACTAAACATCTTATCAGTATTATTAAATAGACGAAAAATTGAGTACATATACTTATTATTTTTATTTACATAAGATAATTTATAAAATAATTTCTTACCCACATTCTTTATAAAATTAGATGAAGAATTCTTAATCTTAAATATGCAAAGAGGAGGTATAGGGGAATTTTCATTCTCAAAAGAAAAAGAATATTTTTTACAAACCCGAACCAAATACTCTTCCATTTTCTTTTCATATTTTTTTACTAAACTTTTTGGTACATAAAAAGCGTCGTGTCTACTAAATGGAAATAAACCATCATTTTTCATGTCAATCATTATTTCTTCAGCTATTTCTGATTCTATATTCTGAATCTTTATAGATATATCATGGTGGAAAAAAATCTTGATCTTTGAATGAACTTTTTCAAAGGAGCTAATAACTTCGTCTATCGTTAATGGAATTAAATTTATTTCCTCTTTAAATCCATTTTCTTCAAGATATTTTTTCTGTTTTATCTTTTCATCTTTTCTTGGCTCAAACCATTTACCTTCGTGGAAGTATCTCGGGTCAAAATCTTTAAGAAATTTTTCAGAGTAGTATAGTCCACTATCTATTAACATAGTTCTAATAGACTGGCAAGAATTAGACTTCCCATTGTTCCCAAAATGGGAACTCATCATTTTCTTCATAATTGGCCTATAGAACTTCTGTAATTTTTGGGGGATAGCATTTATATTTCTGATAACATCCAAATACATATCCCCTTTATATTTCTCCCCTGTAGTAAGCAAGTACAAACAATTAGGACCAAACGATGAAAAGTCTAATTTTTCTATATTGAACTTATTAAGAAGAGGTTCAATAGCTTCATTTTTAATAAATGACATAGGAGAATAAAACCGCCCACCAAAATCTACAGAATTTATAAATCCTCTTTGGTAATGAGAAAAGTTTGGAAGATTACTATTTATTCTTTTTAACCTATTCTTATAAAGAAAGGGCGCAGGAGATACACTATATTCATCTGCCTTTTCAATCTTTTTTTTATGATTATTAAGAGGTAGTAAATTTCCATCTAAATCATGAAGTTTATCTACAACAAAACAACCATAATCCTTTTTACTTTTTTGAATATCAGTTTTTTCTCTAAAGCTAAGAGATTGAAAAGCTGAAAGAAAAAGTATTCCTTCCTCAAAACTGGAATAGTCTATATTCCAGTCCTTCATAGGGAGTAATTCAATCTCGGATATGGTATCTTCATAAGCATAAGCTTTATTTCGTCGAATAGAATACTTTATATTACTTGGTTTTTCTTCATAGTCATCAAATCCGGGTATAAAGAATTTCCTTCCGCCTTTTTCTATTTTTATCATGTTCATTGACTCAAGGATGGATATAGCTTTCTTTAAAGAAGTATACGAGAATCCATGTGTATTCATTACATCATTGAGGATTTCATTTTTAGAAAGGATTTCCTTTGTGTACATGGCGCTTGAGAGATATACAAAGAGAGTTTTATTTGGAACTACTCTTTTCTTGAGTAAAGGTTTTATCATTCTTTTTTTCATTTCAATAAATTTATTTTTTTTACTTTCCGGTGTATGTTTCTTATATCGTTTCTTTCCATCATCTTTCTTGGGCCGCTTTAGAGATTCAAGCTTTTTTTCATTTTCTTTTTCTATTTTATAGTTTTTACTAACAAGGGAATCATTATATTCTAATGTCATTTGGTAGCGGTTATCCCGTTCCTTTAAGTTGGCGAGGATATTGAATAGAATAGTTTTTGTGGATTTATCAATAGATTTATAGAGTTTTTTGTCCCTAAATAGAACATTTATAATATAACTATATTGTTCGGGGAATTGATTTGAGTAGTCTTGGAATCGAGATAATTTTTCATTACCAACGAGAAAATAATTTAGCATCTTATATATTATATCCTTATTTTCTAAGAGAAAATATTAAGTTATTCTTCTCCATCATCTTCAACAATATTCTCAATGTATCCAAGAGGCTTCAGTGTAATGGTTTGATATTGACTCCACAAGCCCTCTGGATTGGTAAAAATAAATTCATCTATATCGGATACTATAAGAGTATCAGAGAGTCCAATATTATTCTTGACATAAACGAATATACCCTCTCTTGCAAATTCAGCCCAAGTAAGGTTTGTCATTCCCGATTCTTCTGATTGTTTGTTAAAGTCATTAAGGGAAACAAAAGTATCATCAGCAATAGGAACTTCTTGAGTGTTTCTAAATTGATATACCATAAGGTTTTGATAGACTTCAGGAGATGTGTTTATATCTTGTTCTTTTATTAAAATCTTTCTCATGTACTACTCCTCTTATCTAATATACCGGAATTCATCTTACCTATCAACTTCCTGCTTTTAAGGTTGACAGGTCGCCATAGGCACTTGCTCCAGGAGGAGTTGTTATTCCTCTTTTTGCCCATTCATCTTCTAACTCTCTAATTGGTATAGACATACCATAATATACTTTTTCTACGAGTACAGCTTTTGTAGGAGGGTCAGTGTGAATACAATACTCATTACTTTTCCAACTTTGAGAACCTTTAGCTTGGTTGAAGCCAACTCCCTCATCATAGAGAATAGCTTTACATTGAAGGATATACCCTATATTTCCAGCCGCTTGATTATAATTACGAGCATTATCTGTCATATAACTTAATGCTTTATCTAATCCAGGAGCTAAATAAACCCCATTACCCAAACTATCTCCTGAACCTATTTTTTGTCCAAATACTTTTACAGAGTCTCCTCTAATAGAAGGAAGGAAAAAATATCTAAGAATCATATTAGCGGCCAATGTTCCTGTTCCATGAAAAAGAGGTTCAGCAACAATGAGGGGATTTTTACCAGCGGCTTGAAGTTCTTTATAGAAGTCTTCAAACTCTTGTTTATTGCTGGGGTTGCTCTCAAAAACCTTTAAGATTTTAAATCCCAAATCACCATGTCTTTTTATATTATACCTATGATTAAAATCAAGTGAAAGTTCATAGAGGTCTTTGTCCGATATATCTGTAGGAATTACTTTTGGATCAGGAATTTTATCATTATATGCTTTTACTATATCAGAAGTAGCATTAGTAAGCCTGTCCATGTAAGTGAATAAATTTTCTCCCTTATCTTTTGGAGGAAGTAAATCTTTAAAATTAGTTTCATCAAGGTCTAATGTTCTGTCATTTACAGAAAGATACTTGAGAACTAATTTAGGGTCAGATTTTACACTATCACTTAATGGAAGAGGATTATGTTTATCTTCAAGAATCTTTGTTAATTGGATAGAGTCTTTCATATAAGCTAATTTTCGTGTCATGAGAAGAGAGAACTTATTACGATTGTTTTTTTCAAACCATTCAAGAAAGTCTTCTACAGGCTTATTTCCCTGGAATGTATCTTTATCTGTTATATAAGTAAACACTGTATCAATAAACTTCCATACTCTTCGTGCGCTTTTTATGCTCGCTCGGAAATTAGTATTAGAAATAAATAAAAGAACGATGTCTTTATAATAATAAACTTTAGACCAATCAGTAAGAACTTTCTGTATATTATCTCCTCGCCATCTATAAGAAGGATCATTATTTTCTTTAGATAGGAGATTAACAGCATGTTCTTTTAATTTAGGCTCTATGGAATCAGGAACTCCAGTAAGAAATATTGAAAATAAATCACGGGCAGTAGGAGCGACTAAAGCCATTTCAGAAAATAATTTTGGGTCAACTTTTGAAAGGAAGTCCATAAATGCAGAGAATGAAAAATCAAAGGTTTGTGATTTATTTCTAACATAGGTAAGACTATCAAAATTTTGCAATGAAGCAGAAGAAGAAAAATCCTTTTTTATTTTATTATACATTATCTCAAATATATTTTGTTTTGGAATAAAAGATTTTACAACTGACTTATAAACATACGATAGAGCATTACCAGTTGGGATGTAATCTCCTAAAATAAACTGATTGAGTTTGTCTTTTTCCACAACCATCAGATTAGATAATTCTTTACTAAGCATCCAATCTTTTTCTTCATATTCAACATAGTTGTCTAATAATTGATAAAGAAAATAATTATCGTTTGAAAAATAGTTATCTGCATTATCTCCCTCTTTTAGAATAAAATCAATAAGGAATATTTTTCCAAACTTTTTATTAGAATCCCAATCAGCTTGAGATAAAGCATCGTTTCTATCTTTATCTATTTCGGAGCCATAAGAGAACTTTCCTTCTTTAAAGAAAGAATTATCTTTTATCCACTGTGTTATATAATCATATTTTATTCTTCCGGTTCCTACGCCCATCATAAGAAGCGTTATAAAAGTAGGAGCTTTATTTATATTATCTTTATTAGACAGCATTTTTAATAAATTTTCTTTTTCTAAATCACTGGGAAGATAATCATATAATTCCCAAAAATTAGTAGGGTATAAATTATAATTATTAAGTATTTTTTCTTTTATAAAATATTTAAGAATCAAAGAAAATAGTTTAGTATAACGACTATAGTAAGAATATATTTTTTTTATTAAAGCACTTACACCTTCGCCTTTTGAAAGTAGTAAAGGAATATCATCATATAAAGAATTAAAAGAATTACTTTCCAATATTGTAATAAACTCATCATTGTCTAATAGGTTTTCTCTGTTATGTTCTATTAGTTTAAGATAACGAGCATAAGCATTCATATTACTTTCTTGTTTTTGTAAATCAATATATTCTGCATCTGACATTAAAGATACATCTAATGTTTCCCGATACTTTTTTCCAAAGTAATTGAGTAAGTCAATGTATTTATAGCGTTCCGCAGAAGTTTCATATTTATTTTTTACTGTTAAATAAACATCTTTTTCAGTAATTATATTATCTTCAATAAAACAATCCAGAACAAAGAAAGGAAGATATCTTGTTTCAGTAGAATTAACTCTTGATGATCTTGGTCTACTACGATATGAATAAGAAGGTCTACTACTCTTTTGTGGAACACCTTTATAAGAAAAAGATACAAACTCATCACTAATTATTTTTTCTATATCAAATTTTTGTTCAATATAAGGCATTATCTTTCTCATATTAGATAATTTCATATCTTGAACTTTTGCTTCTGTGCTTACAGCGTTCATATATTTTATTTGACTGCCAAAAATTTTATAAACAAAAGAATAAAGGTCTTTTACAGAAGAACCTATTTCATCTTTTATAAGAAACTTTATTAAGATAGGTGTATTCCAAATATGATAAGCAGTCTGATCAAGGAAACTCTCTCCTGCTCCATTTGTAGCTTTAATTGAGCTATAAATTTCTTTTATATTATTCTCAAAAAAGTCTGTTGTTATATCATCAAACCCTGATAATATAAAGATAATTTTTACAAGTTGTTCTAAAGAACTTGTGCGAAGATTCGTATGATTGATAAGTCCCAGATTCATTTTTAAGAGGTCTTCTAATTCATCGTGAAAGAAATCAACTATTTTTGATCTATCTGATTCTCCTGTACCTTCTTTTATTAAGTCAAAAAGCGATGATAAAATTGTTGATACATGATAAGTACTAAAAAAACGAGACGCAATAAAATTTCTATCATTTATTAGATTCTTGTCTGGTAAGTTTTTAAACCCTGTTAATGAGTCAAATTGCAGAATATATGCATTTATTTTATCTATATCCAGTTTATCATTTGCTGTTGTTTGAGTCGGGGTGTTAACTGTTGTAGAAGTTTGTATGTTAACTTGTGCTATAACTTGATTTGGATCAATAATTTTTCTTGGTCGTCCCCGACCTCTTTTTATAGGGGCTTGTGCAGAAGATGGTGCAGAGACAAGAGTTGAAGCGGGGGTAGCGGCAGTTGTAGCATTTCCACCTTTTTTATCTATTATAGAACCCTTGGGGGGGAAATACATTGTATGCTTTACAAATTGAAAAACATTGGTATCAGCTAAAACTTTTTTATTCATTCTTAAATAAGACCAAACATCAAAAATACAATCGGCTAAGGTTTTTCCATCTACAAATTGTTTTCGTATGGCTCTTATTTTAACATTATTAGGAAGAGATATTTTAGAATACCCATCAAACCAATCACGAATAATTGTTTCATCTATAGGGTCATCAGGATTTAGTTTTAAACTTCTAAGAAACAGAATCATTTTTTTAGCAGTTATATTGTTTACTATTCCAGCATCATTCGCTAATTTAACAATAAGGCTTAGATCGTTATTGTCGTCTGTAATACTTGTTATATTTAGGTCTTTATCAGAGCGAAGTAATTTTTTTATACGAAAAGAATTTCCTGTTATCTGTCGTACAGAAAGAAGACCTAACCAAGTTATATGAAGAGCTTCGTTTATTTTATTAGAGTCTCCGATAAAAGAACTTTTAGTATTTGTATCATAAAATGCTTCATCTATTCTTTTCATTATTATCTCCGCCTATTCCTAAAATTGACCGTTGTATCCTATTCTGAAGGTCTATTCCTAATACTGGATTTTTTTGCTCGGGAGTTTGTGATTTATATACTAAGTTTTCTATTACTTTCTTATCTATTTTAGTAAGTATTTTTCTTGCTTCTTGTTCAGCGGCATAATAATCTATAGAAAGTTCATATACTTTATTTTCTTCTATATCTACAAAAAAGGCTTCTTTTTTATCAATAAGCTCTTTTGCCTTATTAGCCGCCTCTGGAGAGACTAGCCGGGCAATAAAAAAATACATTTCTTCATAAGTCATTGAATGAAGATCGGGAGAGGTATTTATTGTGTAGGCACATAATTTAGGTGTGCTTGGTTTTATAAAAATTTGCTGTATTGGCAACATTATGCCATATTAGTAGCTTTTTCCACTTGAACTATCTCTTTTTTCAGGTTATATTATATGATAAGACCTTCCCAAGGAGAAATTGATGAAGTTATACACTGAGAGTTTTAAGAAGTATTCCAAGATTATTGAGAAGTTCCATAGCAATGATGACCAAAAAAGTAAAAGTATTTATCTTAATTTTGAAGACTCCTTTGGCTACCTCATTAACCCTAATCTCGCTGGACGATTTGCATTTAAATATGAGGGGGATAAGATAGATAACTTTTTTGTAGATATGGAAAAGTTTCTGACTATTTGTCAAGCTTATGATTTTTTTGAAATTGATGAAAATTTGGAGTTCGCCAATGGAGAGGATAAGTTCAAGCTAACTGCTTATAATGAGACTTTTGATCTTCTTAATTTTGATACAACAGACTATACAACAATAACAATTGCAAGCGATGTATTTGAAGCACTTCGTTTGGCGGTACAGTTTACCGGGACAAATAATATTGACAGTAACTATGCTGGAATTTCTATGAAGGAAAAGCGGATCATTTCCAGTGATGGCTATCGAGTTTTTGAAACGAATCATAGTGTTGACTTTCCAAGCATTAAATTGCCTGATTATGTTTTAAGAATAGCACTTATAGCTGAATCTTATGGTGTAAACCTCCTTTATAAGGAAGATATGGAGTCTTTCTTTCTTTCTTTTGATAATAATAATTTTTTGGTTATGGCTCCAACAGTAGAGAGTCTTCTAGTCCCACCAGTTGATGAACCTTTTTGGGTAGAAGGCTATAATCATGCTACTTCCTTTACTGTCAATAAAAAGGAATTATCCGACCAAATGGGCTTTTTTAAGATTTTTACATCCAATTTATCTACAGACCCCATTAGTTTCAAGATAGAAACAGAAAATATTCTTATTTTGGAAGCTAAAGGTGCGGAAATAGCCAAAAGGTCTATTCCTATAGAGGATTGCTCTCCAGAAATAGTCGGAGAGTCCTTTATGGTAATGCGGGGACTTACGGCACGGGCGCTTGAAGCAATGCCAGATGAGAAGATAAAGATTCAGTTTAATCCTGAGCAAGAACCAAACAGACTTATAAATATAGTTGGAACTGCTACTAATAACTTGCATGTTGTAGCAGTCCTATTATCTGAGGACTGAATCTAATGAATGTTTGCAAAATAGATTGCAAAATAAAGAGGAGACTTTATGTTAGTCGAAAAAAGTTCGGTCGCAGGTCCAGAGTTTCATAAGGAGTTTAATAAACGATTTACGAGTTTTGCCCACAAAGCACCAATTCCTATGTCTTTTATGTTAACCCCAAATGGCGTTTCAATTTACATGAATGAGTCAGAAGAGAATAAAAATCTGTTGTTCTCTTCAAAGTTTGACTTTTCCAAGACAGTAAAGGAGAATATTAAAGATATAAAAGATATTCTTCTTGAAAAGTTTTATCCTCAATTTCAAATAACGAAAAAGGAATATGTTGAGTATTCCGCTGAGGAACTAAACGAATTTGCCACAAGCGGAAAAGACCCTATGAGTTATTTGGATGCGAAGAAAGAAGTAATAAGTAAAGAAGTTTGGCGGATAGAAAAAATTATTACAATGCGGGATGAGTTATTTATTCGCAATCTCAATGAAAATCGTTGCTATAGGTATAAGTTGCGGTCCCCCGTCACTATTTTTCTTCGGCAGTATCGTGAAGCAACGAATAAAGAAGCTTTGTTTACTACTTTCTTGAATAAGAGTATTTTCTTAAATGAGATTTACGATGACTATGAAGAGAGAATGAAAGAGGAAAGATAGGTTGATTAAAGAAGTATTTTTAACTCGTGCAGAAAAGATACATAAAAATAAGTATTTATATACTGCACTTTTAGATTGTGTTAAAATAACAGGAATTGTTGATATTATTTGCCCTTGTCATGGTATTTTTGCTCAAAGTATGCATAATCATCTTAATGGCTCTGGTTGTCCAAGATGTTCAAAATATACGAGTCGAGGTAAGGAATCCTTTTTAGAAAAGGCTAAAAATAAGTTTGGGAATACATTTGATTATTCTTATGTAAAGTATGTAGGTTGTAGAAATATAATTGATATTATATGTCCTGTTCATGGTCAATTTTCTATGACTCCTTTTCAGCATTTACAAAGTACTTATGGTTGTACTTTTTGTGGAAGAGAGAAAGGTTGTGAAAAAAGAGCTTATGATACAGAAATTTTTATTAGAAAAGCAAAAGAGGTTCACGGAGATAAATATGATTATTCAAAAGTACAATATATAGAAAGTGCAACAAAGGTGGAGATTATTTGTAATAAACATGGGTCTTTTTTTCAATCTCCAGTTAAACATTTAGTAGGGCAAGGATGTTCTTCGTGTTTAGACTCTCATGGAGAAAAAAGGATTCGAGATTTTTTAGATAGACATGGTATAGACTGTGAACAAGAAAAACGGTTTAAAACTTGTCGGGATAAAAAGCCTCTTCCTTTTGATTTTTTTATTCCAGACTATAATATGATAATTGAGTATGATGGAGAACAACATTTTAAATCCCGAGCATTTGATAATGGAACATTTAAGTCAAGTTTAGAATACACAAAATACCACGACGAATTAAAAAGTCTCTGGTGTGAGGAGAACGGTTATACACTTTTACGAATTTCATATTTAGATTATGAACGAGTAGATGATATTTTGTGTGAAGCCTTGAAAATAAAAAAACCTGAAAATGAGGAGTCAATAAATGAAGAAAACATTTAAGCTTCAACTTATCGTAGAAGATAATGATGAAGCAGTAACCACAATAGACCGAACATATCGTTTATCGGATGAACCAGAGGATAGTCAACTTTATCGTATATGTGGAAATATGTATAATTTTCTCGTTAACCTCAATATTCCTATAAGTACTATCTATGAAGTTTTTAATAATCTTGGGGAAGATTATCTTAAAGAAGAAGAGGAAGAAGGGGCTGATAATGATAGTGAAGAAGAAAAATACTCTCCTGCCCCCTCTATTTACAACAATAATAGTCCTGAGCGAATAGAGCTTATTCAAAAAATGGTAGAAGACCCTTTTGCTTATAAAGATTTTTTGGAACAGCTAACTATGGGAGATGAAAAATTTAAGAAAGGTGTTTTTCGGGCTTTTTTAAAAGATGTATACGAAGATGAGGAAAAACCTAATGACTGATAAATACTCTCATGTTATAGTTGATCTTCAAAATCTCTATGCAAGAAACTATGCAGTACATGAAAAGGAACTATATGAATCTATGAATGAAGTTATTTCTGTAGGTGGCATTCATGGAACAATAATTTCTATTAGAAAAATTCTTCGGGATTTTTGTGATGAAAATACAAAAGTATATTTTCTTGCTGATAATCCTACAAGTAAGCAGACCAGCCGAAAATTGATTTCCCCTGATTATAAAATGAATCGGGTTTCCCGACCAAGAATTTACTATAGAGGTCTTGAGTTGACTTCTTTAATATTACAATCTTATTCTGATAATTTTATTTATATTCAAGTTCCTAAAATGGAAGCAGATGATGTAGTACCAGTCATTATAGATACTCTTCCGAAAGAGGACTCTATACTTCTTGTTTCAGGAGATATGGATTGGGCAAGATGTATAAATTATCATGACCATTTAGTTACTTGGTATACGGGAAAAGTAATGATGACAAATGGTGCATTCTTTGATAAATACGGGTTTGAGCCTACAGAAGAAAATATAATTAACTATAAAACCTATCGTGGAGACGCTTCAGATAATATAGAAATTGGATTACCCTACATTCCTGAGAAGATTGTTTTGAAACTATTAGAGTATGGATCAGTTAATGATGTTATTTCGGATGCAGAGTCCATTGACTTTCTAAATGATAAATGGAAAGCACTTATTAAAGAACAAGCGCCACGATTGCGAATTAACGAACAATTAGTTTCTTTTTATCCATTAGAGTATTCAGAGATTAAACAATTTATTATTAAGGGAAAGTTTAAGCCCTCTACACTTAGAGTTTTATATGAGGGATTAGGATTTGATGTAGATCAGTTTGATTCACGAGTATCACGACATTTGAGAAATGTTAATCATAAGAAAGAGGAAATAAAATCTGCCTCTTCTTTTTTCAATAAGCCTACAATAAAGAGAGTGTAGATAAATGGGTCTTCCTGTTATGGTAGCAACACCAACACTTCCTCTTCAATTTACTGTGTTGGCAGGAATAATACCTTGTCCAGGAATTATTGTTACTGTTACTACTCCCCCTTCTTTAAAAATTTTTGTAAATGTTTTAGGAGCGCCGTTTCCTGTATTCTGTGGACCACTATCTTTTTTAATTGCAGGAGTTGATACTTTAGGAAATGTAATTACAGGAGCAATGCCAGGAATGATTCTTCCAACAACACTAAGGGTTTTTGGAACATTATTGCCTGTTATCCGATTAGGAGATTCAATTACAATTCCTACCCCAGTTGTAAACCCCTCTGGAGTTCCGCTTGTTATTCCTTATACAATAACCGTTACAAATGCAGGACAAACTACTGTTTTTGCAGAATAATTAGTTAATCTTTACAACATATATACTTATGCTTTTTCGCAACTTTTTTACTAAAAATAATGAAATTCTTCTTGACAGAAAAGTAATTCTATCCTATATTGAGTATGTAAGGAATTGGAGAGGGAGAAGAGATTCTTTCTTTGAGAGAAGTTCTTTTACACAATTAGGGAGGGGGAGGAAAATTGCTTTAATCAATTTTTGATTATGGCTGGATACTTTGGTAGCCGAAGGAGTAGGGTAAGGTCGTTCCCCGAAACAGATACCGTACCAGCTTTGAATGACTCGGAATGGGGAGTTGTCCGTGATCCTGATTCTTAAATAGAGCCACGGAAATTGTGAAACCTAAATTCCTAGCTTAATTGCACATGGAGTTGTGGTTGGAGTTAGAATATTGGTTACCAGAGAAGCCCTTGGTGAAAACCTTGAGTGGAGATAGCCCCAAAAATATTCTAGCGAAAAGGGTAGCCAAAAGCTGTAAACCCCGAGTCCCGGAATATACTGGCGGGACATTAGTAGTGTGAAGTCCATGCTGAGAAGCAGTGGGCATAAGCGGGGGGAGTTGCTTTACACTGCTACTTAATAATTTTATCAATTCCCGCATCCTAACACTTAGCGGAGTATCGTTAGGAAATACCCACAGATATTTAATATGTCTGGCCCGGATGTAATCCGCAGGGCTTTTTCTTGAAGCCCGCTCCGCATAACCGTACCGGAGAGGTAAAAGGTCAGGTTGTAAATAGACCGAGCTTCAAGTTTTTTAAGGAGGGGGGAATATGCCTATTCCTAAAGATTCAGTTTCAATCACTGATCTCATGCTTGCCAAGATCATACGAGAGGTTAGTCCTTCAATGGAAGAACTTCGCTTGATTCAAAAGTTTGGAGAACAATGCTATGCCGATGGGCAAGCTGATATGCGACAAGTGTTAGAGAATCGGTGAGGAGGAAATAAATATGTATGATTTGATATATGGTGGACAAGAATATCAGGAAGAGCTTCAAACTCTTTTTCCAACAGCGAAAATAACAGATGCCTCAGATGATATACATGGGGGGCGTTTGGTCCTTGAAGTAGAAATTGAGGAAGAGGAATACGATAGAATTATTTTTCTTAATGGTTTTGCAGAGTTTTCACTTAGAATTAGTATGTGGATGATAGAGAAAAAGGAAGATGTTATTCTCAAGCTTAAAGAATGGAGAGAAAAATTTCCCGAATTCTTTGAGTCAACAAATGAGAAATAATCTACTAAGATAATTGTATTGTCCAAACTGTCCTTGTTGACAAACTGGAATAATACAAAAGTCGTATACGCAATTCAGATCGCAGGGGATACCTACAGAGAGGTACTGGTTGGCATTGGGTCGCTCCCGATGAGTTTGGAAATCCCCTAAAGGTGAGCTTGTTATATTCCGTCCTCCACCTGGAAAGTAGGACGCCAGATAGCGGTAACTGTGCATTTACTTTTCCTGTCCCCGTCGTCTAGTGGTCTAGGACATCGGATTTTCATTCCGAAGACCGTTCCCGCAGAGGGAACAGCCTAGAATTGGGCATTGTACAATCCGTGAAAGGTCTTTTCCCTCCCTTTTTTAAAGACCAAAGCAGACACTACGCAAATGTGTCCCCGTATTTGTAAGCGGGATTTTTTCTAAAGGAGGGCTAAAATGGCTTATGTTCTGTCAAAGGAAAATTCGGTTCCTCTTCGCTCTGAAGTAGGAAGATTTTTTATTGAAATGGCTATGATGGAGGCCACAGAAGGAAAGAAAGCTTTTTCTCAAGAAGAGCTTAATTCCCTTTTTGAAGGTGAAGAAACACCTTTTCCAATTGGAGTCGTAGCTAAAAGGCTGGAAGTATTAAAGCTTCCTATTCAGTTTACCAAAGCGGCATGGTCAGCATTTACTATTTTCCCAGATCGTGTCGGTGGTGTAGTTCTTATGCTCATTGATCTTCTTACAGAATATGAAAATCAGCTTGTCGGTCTTGCGGATATAATAGAAATGTATCCGTATGGTTTTTATAATGAAGAAGCATTGATGGACCGCATAGATAATCATGTGAAGAAAGGAGAATTCAAGTATTCGTTTGTTTACTAAGTTTCTTTGGGGTATAGCCAAGCGGTAAGGCTCAGGGCTTTGGCTCCTGCATACGGAGGTTCGATCCCTCCTGCCCCAAAAGTGTAATGTTCATTATTATGTACATTAAACCGGTTTTTGTCCATTATAGTGAACATTTATTATCTTTAGAGAATTTTAAGGAGGCGAAAATGCTATTCAATGAGTTTAAGGGTATGCTTCAGAAGCATATTTCTGCTATGCTGAAGGATGTTCAGCATCTTTTTATGGTGGAAGTGGATAAGGATATTCTTTGGAATACTTATCTTGATAACTTTCCCAACGGAACAAATGAAATTTTCCGAGAGCGGCGAGAGCATGATTGTTCGTCCTGTCGGCATTTTATTAAGTCTTTCGGAAATATTGTAACAATTAAAAATAATATTGTTACAACTATTTGGGATTTTACTACAGGCGAGACTACTTATCAGCCTGTTATAAATGCCCTATCTCTTTTTATCAAATCCAATATAGTTTCCGATGTTTTCATAACAAAGGAACTCGCTTTTGGAATAGATAAGAATTACGAAGAGGGAGAGAACGGAAAGAATCTTGTTTGGGAACACTTGTACTACAAGCTCCCCGAGACTTTCAAGAATCGCTCTTCTGATACGGTAGATTCTGTGAAGGGACAGTTGCGGGATGTTCGGAATGTATTCAAGCGTTCACTTGAAGAAATTTCTGAGGACTCAATTCTTTCCGTTCTGGAATTGATTTCTCAAAACTCTCTCTATAAGGGAGAAGAGTGGAAGGCAGTTCTCGAAAAGTTTCTTACTCTTCATAAGGCATACAACAAGCTTGATGCTTCTTTGAGGGACAATTTTTGCTGGGAGCAATCTTTGATTGTTGGCCCGGTGATCGGAAAAATCCGAAACCATTCTATCGGGGCACTCCTAACCGACATCACTGAAGGGAAGGATTTGGATAATGCTGTATCAAGTTATGAAGCAATTGTAGCTCCTTCCAACTACAAGCGTCCGAAAGCGGTTTTTACAAAGAAAATGCTGAAAGATGCAAAGGCTAAGTTGGAGGAAATGGGACTCCTGGATTCTCTCAAGCGGCGCTTTGCAACACTGGATGATATAACCGTGAACAACATTCTCTATGCCAATCGGGATGCTTCAAAGCGAATAGCTGGAAGTGTTTTTGATGACATGGCAGAAAGTGTAACGGCTATAAATCCAAAGTCCTTTGACCGGACAGAGGAAATTTCCATCGGTGATTTCTTGAAGAATATCCTTCCTTCCTCAAAGAAGGTAGAGGTTCTTTTTGAAAATCGTCATAATGGAAATCTTGTTTCCCTTATCGCTCCGGGAGACTCCAAGAGTCCTTCCCTTTTCAAGTGGGGAAATGCCTTTTCTTGGGCATATAGTGGAAACATGACGGACTCTATGAAGGAAAGGGTCAAAGCGGCAGGGGGAAAGATTGATGGGGTACTCCGGTTTTCAATCCAGTGGAATGATGATCCGGCAAAGTATAACCCCAATGATTTTGATGCCCATTGTATCGAGCCTTCCAAAAATGAAATATATTTTGGGAATAAGACTGGGCATATGTCTTCCGGGATGCTTGATGTAGATATTATTCATCCGAGTGATAAGCAAGTCGCCGTGGAGAATATCACATGGAGCAATCGAGCTAAAATGCCCGAGGGAGTTTATTCTTTCTTCGTGCATTGCTACAATAACCGAGGAGGACGAACAGGGTTTTCCGCAGAAATAGAATTTGATGGACAGATTTATTCTTTCTGCTACAACAAGGAACTTCGTAATGGGGAAAAGATTCCTGTTGCAAAGGTTCTTTATAGTAGGAAGGATGGTTTCAAGGTCATAGAAGAGCTTCCGTCTTCTACTTCTTCAAGGAGTCTATGGAGTCTTGAGACAAATCAGTTCTATCCGGTTTCTGTCTGTATGTTCTCCCCGAACTATTGGGATGCCCAGGAGGGCATAGGAAATCGTCATTATTTCTTCATGCTCAAGGGGTGTGTTAATGATGAGGCACCAAACGGATTCTTCAACGAGTTTTTGAAGGAAGAGCTTCTTTCTCAAAAGCGTGTTTTTGAAGCCCTTGGCGCTCGAATGAAAGTTAAATCCGTAGACGATCAACTTTCTGGATTAGGTTTCTGTACTACCAAGCGGAATTCTTTGATTGTCCGAGTAGAAGGACAGTTCAATAGGGTTTTGAAAGTATCTTTCTAAGGAGGAAAGAATATGTTCGAAAAAGCGGCACGGGTAAAGCTTCGGTTTCCCTTCAAGGGATTTATCACGGCAGAAGATTTGTGGGACTTGACCGTAACGGACTTGGACTCCATCTATCGGTCATTGCATACCAAGCTCAAGGCGGCGCAGGAGGAAAGCCTTCTTGGAACCAAGAGCAAGGAAGACATAACGCTTGACCTTCAGATAGGAATCGTCAAGCATATAGTCGAAGTCAAGCTTCAGGAAGCAGAGGACAAGAAGACCGCTCTGGCGAAGAAGGCGCAGAAGCAGAAAATCATGGACATCATGGCGACCAAGCAGGATGCCGCTTTGGAGGGCAAGTCCATCGAAGAACTTCAGAAAATGCTTGACGAAGTTTGATTAGTCGTATAATCTAATTGGGAGAAGAGAAAGGACTTCTCTCAATTAGATTTTCTTGGGCCGGTAGCTCAAAGGTAGAGCAACGCCCTTTTAAGGCGTGGGTTGGAAGTTCGAGTCTTCCCCGGCTCATTTTCAGTGTCCTAAGCACTGGAAAACGGAATCTTGACGGGCGTATTAGGTAGTTCAACCGGAGCTACTGGGATACCGCAAGGCGTTAAATCCGCCAGCAGTCAAGGTTCTTATTTATTTTATCTTAAATTCCTTGACAAAAGGAAGAAAATACACTAAATTTATAAAGGAAGGGAGAAAGAGCCATGAAAAGGATAGATGAATCATCACTCAGCCGTATTTGGCAACATATTGAGTCTGACAATTCCTTCGGAGTTGTCTCAGCCTTTAGGAAGGAATTTTCTCTTGAATTCAATCTTGAAAATCATGAGAAACTCAGGGCCGAAATTAAAAAGAATAACCTTGGTTTTATTGAACAGAATTCCGGGTATTCCTATACAGATGCTGATACTAACGAAGTTGTGAACTCCGAAGAAAAGTCCTTTTTCATTCCTCAGTGTCCCAAGAATCTCATCCTTACTCTTGGAAGGAAGTTTAGGCAAGAATCAATTCTTTATAAAGATGAAACTGGCTTTTACCTTATCTATACTGATTCTCGCTTTGGAAAGGTTGGAATGACTTTCACTAAAGGAGGAAAGAATCTTACTCTTGATAAGGAAACTATAAAATACGCTTATTCTGAATTGATCCGAGCAAACAAGAACAGCAAAAAGGTAAAGTTCGCTTTCATAGCAGAGAAGTATGTTCCTTCTATGACGGAAGGATACTTGGCACAAAAGACGGGGGAGATACCTTCTACCCGCTGGATTTATATTCTGTAGTATTGAAAGGAATCAAACATGGTTTTGAATGAGTATCCGGGAAATCCTTTGATGCTGGAAATGGTTCGTAGGGATATATTGAATACTTGTGGGTATATTCCTGCCTATAAGTTGAAGCCAATTTCTAAGAATGATTTTCAATTTCTCATTGATTCGGTGAGAGGGGGAAAGTAAATTATTTTTATGGGGAATGACCGACCGGGTAAGGTGCCTGTCTTATAAACAGAGTCCTCGAAAGAGAGGAGGTTCGATTCCTCCTTCCCCAATAAGTTTTTGAGCTTTTTACAAACTTCTTACTAATATAAGTAAGGAGTAAGTAAATAAACCAAAACTATGATTTGTGAATGCTGTGGAAAAGAGTTTTTTGAGGATTGGAGAAAGGATAAAAGAAAACCATTAAGGTTTTGTAGCTTTAGTTGTGGTCGTACAAGAAAACATAGCAAAGCGGCAAAAGAAAAAATAAGCAAAGCTCTTACAAAGAAAGAGTCTAAATTTTGTTCTATCTGTGGAGGGAAATTAGGTTGGAGGAATAAAAAAGGAGTTTGTATGCTCTGTAAAAAAGAGCATAAACTTTCAAATAATGAAAATGTTAAACTGTGTAGAAAAAATAGGAAAATTCTTTTAGTTGTAGAAAAGGGAGGTAAGTGTGAAAGATGTGGTTATGATAAATATATAGAAGCATTAGAGTTTCATCATCTTAATCCAAAAGAAAAGAAATTTAATATAAGCCATAAAAGCACTCGTTCATTAGAAAAAGAAAGAGAGGAGATAAAAAAATGTATTTTGGTTTGTTCAACATGTCATAAAGAACTTCATATAGAGTTAAAATTAGCTCTTGAAAAAGAGTTAAAGATAAGTGATAATTCTATTAAAGGGGGTTAAAAAATATTTTCTTGGCACTGTGGTGTAATTGGTAGCCACAAGACACTTAAAATGTCTCGCTCTATGAGCGTATGGGTTCGATTCCCATCAGTGCCATTTTTTGAATATAAGGAGGATTAAAATGATTTGTAAATCCTGTAATTTTGTAGGGGAGTTTAAGATAATTAAAATTGTAACTGAAGTTTGTTCAAATTATGGTGATGATTATGCTTCTGATGCAGTAAGAAGAATAACCGTTGTGACCGATGAACTCAACGTTTGTCCTAGTTGTGGTCTTGTATACTATGGCTTAAAGAATTAGGAGGATTAAAATGCCGAAGGAAAAGATTATTTGGGAAGCCGATGTAGAATGTACTTCCTGTGGTGGTACTGGACTTTATCAAGGATTTGCCGAAAAAGGTAAGGCGGCAGTAATATGCTATACTTGTAAAGGCACAGGCAAAGAGCATATCAAGCATACTTATACTAAATTCATCGAACGAAAAAATAAGAAAGGCGTAAAGAGAGTTTATAAAACTTCCGCTGGAATGTGTATTACGGATGAAGATGTTACTACTGAAGCGGATGAAGAAAATCCAAGCAGAGAAATTAAGTTTTCCCAAGGCGGCGTTTCCTATTCTGAATGGAAGAAAGGAAAGTCTCCTCTTCCTATCTATGATCTTCACTGTCCCTTGCAACACTTCGAGCAGGGATCAAAGATTGGTGAGTGGTTAAAAGACCATGGGCCTTGTAAAGATTTTCTAAACTTGGGCGGCTCTCTTTCCGAGTGTGCCAAGAAGAATAGAGATGATTGCTGGGGATGGTATAATTGTCATAAAGGAAAAGTAAAATGAAAACTTTAATAGATGCTATTTATGATTCAAATAACTCAGATTACGAAAATAGTATAACAATTTCTAAAGGTGGTCGTTGGGATGAAGTAACTATCACTCTCTCAAATCCGAGTAGAGAGATAATAGTCAATCGCTTTGTTCTCAAGAAAGCGTTAAGGAGTGTTAAATGAAAGAACTTGCTGATTATACCTATCAAGAACTTATAGATAAGTTTACTCAAGAAATTCATTCAGCGTTACTTCTTAAAGGTGGAGAAGGAATGCGTTCACAGGTAGCGCAGACTATTGATGTATCAATTCGTTGGTTTCAGGAAACGCATAAGGAGGCTCAGTAAATGGGAGAGTTTCGGGATTTGCTGGAGGAAGAAGTTGGTAAGAAGTGGACAAAGGGTATTGGGATTTTTCTCGGTATCGTTGCTGTCTATCTTGTCATCAGTTTCTTCGCAAACATTTTTCCGTTTTCGCTCATAACGAAGACGGTAAATGCAAAGGCGGTCATTCAGAACTATGAATGGTTCTATGACCAGTACAATCAGATTCAGGCACAGGAGGCAAATATAGAGGTTCTTCCTCCTGATGCGTCCGAGCGTCCTGGAATGTCAATGGTTCTTAATCGGGCTATTGCCGAGTATAATTCTAAGTCTAGGATGATTACTCGGAACTTGTGGAAGGCAGATGACCTTCCTTATCAAATTGAACTCGGAAGGGAGTAACTAAATGAAGCGTTTTATTTTTCTTGCGATTTTGTTTTCTGTAATTTTTTCCTCTTGTGAGGTAGCGGATAATGCTAGGCAAGTTGCACAGAAAGCTCAGAGTGCAATGGCAGAAAGGGCGGCGACAATAGTTCCTATTCCTGAAGTTTCCTATTTTCAGGAAAAGCGCACTATCGCAAAGTGGGCAGAGCGTTGGGATAAGCCGTCGATTGTTACTTATGTCTATTTGATTTCCTTTGGAAACATTATTGGATATTATGTAGCAGATGGAAAGCCCGCAAGCACTCGGTCGTATCTTATGCCGGAGGAAGCATACACAAAGCTTTATTCAACGAATGGAAGTGAACTGTCTGCTACTTATGAAGTAATTTCCGCTCCCGATATTGATGGAACCTATGGAGACAATAATCCTGGAATTCGTTTCTTTACCGCAGAGGGGATAGCAGTAGAATGGGCAGGGGCAGGGGCAAGTTACATTTATTCTGATTCGCCACTTCCTTTGAATGTTCCGAAGCTGAATGTTTCTCGGTAGGTAATTGTTCACGAAATTCCCCCTGTTCACGGTTGCATGAACACCGTGAACATGAGGGAATAATGACTACTAAAATAAATGGAAGCATAGACTCGTCCAGTTAAGTTTGGACGATTGAGCAGTCAATAATCTACTATGTTCTAGACACCATATGTAGTGAGATTGGGAAGGGAAAATTATGAAGGGAGTCATGACCCTTTAATATCCCATAGAAAATTGCGAAAGCAATTGACCTCAGCGTGCTATGCTTCCTTTTTATGCGAGGTTAGCTCAGTTGGTAGAGCGCCACTCTGATAAGGTGGATGTCCGAGGTTCAACTCCTCGACCTCGCAAGGTTCATAAAAGTAAATGGGGATGTAGCCTAACAGGTAAAGCAACGGACTGAAAATCCGTCTTCGGTGGTTCGAGTCCACCCCTCCCCAAGTTTTCATGCGGATATCGCATAGTTGGTCGATTGCACCTGCCTTCCAAGTAGGATATCATCGTGGGTTCAAATCCCACTATCCGCTCTTTTTCAGAAATTAAAAAATAAAGGAGGTATGTTATGATGATTTTTCCCAAGGGGCCTTGCCGAGGGTGATTACCGATGGGACTTTTATCGGCGACGGTCTTTAGGAAAATAAAAGGAGAATAAATATGTTTCTATATATGGTTCAATCCGCTGACGGAAAATATCTTCGCTCTACTGGTTATGGTGGGGGTGGAAAGCATTGGGTAGATGAACTTGAAAAAGGTAAAATTTGGATTAAGAAGGGACAAGCTCTTTCTCAAATTACTCGATGGAAAAATATGTATCCTGATATTCCTACTGCAAAGTTGGTTATTTTAAGTGCAGAGATATCTGAAATCGTAGATCAAACAGATAGGGTGGAAGAAACTATAATAAAAATTAAAACCAGAGAATTAGAAAGAAAAAAGGTTCTATTAGAGCGTTATTATTCCGGTAAAGAAAAAGAGTTAGAGGAAGTTAAAAGAATTCTTGAAGCATTAAGGGGCGAATCATAACCGGGTGTCCGAATTGGCTAGGAGGCTGTCTGCAAAACAGTAAAGGGTATTTACCTATGCGGGTTCAAGTCCCGTCCCGGTTTTAAGGATTTAATTTTAAGGAGGAATAAGATGGGTATTTTTGGAAAAGTAAAAGGAACAGAAGAAATTAAAGTGTTTACGAAAGTAATTTTTTATAGGGTAACATTAGACATTTGCTATTATGATAAAGAGGGTAAGTCTGTAGATATTGGAAGAGAATTCTTTTTTAAAACAGAGGAAGGTGCTAAAGAGTTTGTTCACTTGATAAAAGAAGCAGGGACAAAAACTTCTACTGAATTTTCAGTAGAATTATCGGGGCAATCTTTTTATTTTAATCTCCCTCCTGCATGTGAGTTAATTTTTATTGACTGTAGTTATGACATAAGCAGAGAAAGGAAAGAAGACGAAGAATAGAAAGTAAAGATTTTTCTATTTTGCCTACTAAAATACTATGGACACAAGTACATGGGACTGGCTTAATTGGTTTGGGTTTTACTTTGTAATAACTCAAGGATTTTTATTCACTATAACTCTCATTTTTTCTTTTTTTCATTGGCTTTTTAGAAAATAGCTTTTGGTTTTATCAAAAGCTAATTCTTTCAAGAGGAGAAAAATATGTTTTTAGTGTATATTTTAATATTTGTAGGTGGAATTGCTATTAGTGTTTTTGCAGAGCTTATTTTTTATGTTGTTTTTAAACTAAATATAGAATAAAAGAATTTATGAGGTAAAAAGTATTATGTTATTAGAAGATTTTCTCGGGGCAATTCCGTATGATAGATTTTCCGTAGAATCTATTGGTAATGATGGAAAATTTATTACGCTGTTGAATGGACCTACTATTATAAAAATAGAATACTATAATGAATATACAGATGTTTTTTGTTCAGTGAGAGAAGACAGAAGTATTCTTTTCAGCGAGCGAATTCAAACCGCTGAAGAGCTTACAAGAGTATTAAATAAATATATCAAGTAAATTAAATAGGAGAAAGTTATGGGTGATAGATATTCAGTTTCTTATCTTACTCTTCGGAAAATGATTGGAATATTGGGGATACTCCTACCAACAGTGTGTGTTGCCTTTGGGATGCTCTTTGGGGGATTAGAACTTCAAGGCTCAATTAGTGCTTATTATCATACTAATGTTCGGGACTTTTTTGTTGGGTTGCTTGTTTGTGTGGGCTTGTTCATGTCTACTTACGGCGGATATGATAAAATAGATAGGGCAGTGTCTTGGATTTTATCTATTTCAGCAGTTGGAATAGCATTATTTCCCTGTAGGCTTGACCCGACAATTTGGGATAAGGTTAGCATATTTCAATTGAATCCAGCAGTTTCTAATATGATACATTTGATTAGCGCAGGAACATTTTTTCTTACCTTGGCTTTTAATTCTTTCTTTCTGTTTACAAAAACGACACCGAATAAGCCGATGACATCCGAGAAAGAAAAGAGAAATCTTATATATCGTATCTGTGGAATAGTTATTTTTGCCTGTTGCATATTAGATGTTATCTATGTTAAATTTGTTTCAGGAGATAATGGAGCTATAGTATTTTTTGAGACAATAATGCTTTATGCTTTTGGAACATCTTGGTTAGTGAAAGGAGAGACGATACTAAAGGATAAGGTTATTGTTACGGAATCTAAATTTCCGTTGTAGAAATTTTATTGGAGGCGAATATGAAGTATATTATAATTTGTATATCTGTGATAGTGCTATTTATAGCAGTTGGGATTCTTTCTAACAAATTAGTAAAAATCCGAGTAAATAATTTTTCTTATACTTTACATCTATCTGAAATTAAAAATGATTCTTGGGCAAATGGAACTCTTGAAGATGCTCAAGGCATAGTTTTAAGTTTGGTAGAACTAAAAGATAAATATATTAGACTTTCTTCGGATAGCACACTTTGTTATTATAATCCCTATACCCAAAATACTTTCAATGCTTGGGAAATTAGAAATGAGGGTGTGTATCTCTTTCTCTCAAAGAAGGACTATATAAAGTATCGTAAATGGTTAGAGAAATTTTCTAAAGACTATGCTGAAGAAAATCTATTTTCTAATCCACCTATTTCTAATCCACCTTGGAAGAAATAATCTACTAAGTATTTTAGATATAACTGTCTGTGGGTGAGAGGTCGAAACCGCTTGCTTTGGGAGCAAGTATTCATCGTAGGTTCAAATCCTACCAGACAGAAGGAGAAAAAAACAATGTTAGAGTTGACAGATGAGACATTTAGCACTACAATATATAAGGATACTGTAGCAGTAGTAGATTTTTATTCTCATACTTGTGCGCCGTGTAAGAAAATGGAACCTTTGATGCTGGAATGGGAAAAGGAATATAATTCAGTTCTATTCTCTAAGGTGGATGCAATAAATAATTCGCTACTAAAAAATGAGTATCAGATAACTTCGGTTCCTACATTTATTGTATTCAAAGGAGGAAAAGAGAAAGCAAGGCATATCGGGCTTCTTACTAAAGAAAGGTTAGAGGAAATGTTATTTTTAGATTAGAATATTTGCTCCCTTAGTATAACGGTATTACCGTAGACTTGTAATCTTCAGACTGGTGTTCGACTCACCAAGGGAGCTTTTGGAGAAAAATTATGGAAGAGATTGAAATTGACTTGCCAAATGAAGCTCTCTTCTCCCTTATGTTTGAAGCCCACAAAAGGGACATTACATTAAATCAACTTGTCAATCTTTTTCTTAGGGAATATGTAGAAAAAAATATTGGTACAGAAGAAATAAAAACTTGACTCCTTGAAGAAGATCAGGTATAATAATGTATAGAGTGAGTTTTGGAACAGCCTTTATTCTGGATGGGGAAGTGAATAGTTTTAAGGAGCTATTCATATTGGGTTCAAATCCCAAAGAGGTTAGAAAAGACCAACCGTAGCCAGTCTTGCGGCAATGGCATCTACTGGAATTGTGAAGGAGTTTCATCGCTCCGTAGCCTTATCAGGCGATCAATTCGATGACAGTAGGATATATAAAAACTGGTGAGTGGATAAAGCCGTAGAAGGATTCTTTGATCGGGCATCTGGAGGCGGAAGGAAACTTCCATCCACTCTTTTATGCGGGTTTAGCTCAGTTGGGAGAGCGGGGTCTTTACATGGCTCAGGTCATAGGTTCAAGCCCTATAGCCCGTATAAATAAATCTTAGTGCGTACTGACCCTGCGTGTCGGTAGAAGGTTTACTATAGAAGGTTATAGTTTTAGAAGCGCACATAGAGGCTAGAGCGTACTTGACATAAAACAGGGGCTTCATAGTTTCCCCTGTGTCAATGTGGAGTCTACCAGGGGAAACCTTGGGTGATAACCGCTCGTGTTCTTTGAAAGTGTCTCCAAGGCCCGTCATAGTGAGGGTACGGACTGTTAATCCGTGGAGGTAGGGGCAGTACCTACTGGAGACGATAGCTGGATTTACTGCTTATCCTAAAAAAGCGGCAGTTGGTTACTGTATTCAACCCGCCATTTTGGAGGTTGGGGGCGTTAATGTAATCTATCCCGTTTTTAAGTGTGTTTGATTGTTAAAAACACAACAGGGTAAAACCGGCCAGCATTTGAATCAGACTGGAGTACAAAAATAAAGAGAAGACCAGCACTCTTCTTTTTATAGATTCTATTTTCTTGGGTAGGTAGCCCAGTGGCGAAGGCAAGGCGCTGTAAACGCCCCACATAGAAACACCGTAGGTTCAAGTCCTACTCTACCCACTTACTCGATATTCGTATCGTTAAACGAATCCCCGGATTTGGATAGGGGTTAATTAGTCCGCCGAATCTGGTATGATGGATAATGACCAGCGTTGCAAATTGGGAGGATTTAATCCCACCCGGCTCTGCCCTAGTAAGGTAGTCAACGAGATAAAGAGCCGAAAAATAAAGAACACACGGCGTACTGAGGGATTTATCCCAAAAGTAAGTGTTTACCTAGTCGGCAGATTAGGATTTTCAGCGCCTATTTTTTGCCTCTGAAGACAAACAGCAGAGTCGCCGCACTGTCACTGCGGAGATAGTCGGGTCGGCACCGGCCAGGGGCGTAAAAATAAGGAGGTACTATGAAGTTTCATTAGGTGGAGGTACACAATGTACTACGCCGAAGATATTCAGGAGTCTTTTTTATCTTATCGAGAATGGAAAATTAAAGATCTCATTATTCCAAATAATTATAATGAGTATTTTGGATGTGGTTATTCAGGTTTTGATGGTAGACACCAAAAAAGAATTTTTACTTATGTAAATGATAAAGTAGGTGATTTTAGATGTTGGAAGAGATATCGAAATCATCAGTACAAAGATGGATAAAGGAGAGAATATGAAGAAGATTATTATTTCTATTTTGGTCATTCTAAGTTTGCTAATGTTAGTGTCTACAACTCAATGTCAATCAGATGCGGCAATAGCCTCTTATAACATCTCTACCGCCGCAGATCAGTTTGAAGTATTTCGTAGGGTAGTATTTTATAATGGTATTACCGGCGCTTATATTTTAGTGGTTGAAGGCTATTGTTCAATAGAACCTGATGAAATTGAGAATCAATTGGAGCTTACAGTAAAAACTGAGGATGGAACTTATCTAAAGCATTTTCTTGGATTATCTGATAATGTAACGTATTTTGCTGAACAAATTCATCCAAGAAATATCTCTACAGCACAATATAGGATTATATTCAAACCCTCAGTAATTATTCCTACTATAGACATAGAATAATTAATAGATTTATAGTATATTAAAGTTAGATTAAAGCATCGAACGACTAGGAAACATTCTTCGAGGTCGATCCAAAGGCTTGGTTAGGGGAACAACAGAGTGATTAGCTGTATTGGACGGCAAAAGCTACCCCGAGCGTATTTGTGGAAAGTTTGCCGCTTTTCCAAAGAATGTTTCTATGCTTTTTATTTTTATGGAGTATTCACAATAATTATAGTCCGAGTTTTTTAAACTCCACCTACTAATAAAGGTAGGAGAGTAGTTTATGTATCTTTGTAAAGAATGTAATTTTTTAACTGAAAATGGTAAAATTTGGGCGAATCATATTCGTTGGAAGCATAAAAAAGAGCCTTTTTCTAAAGAAGGCTATGAACGACTTAGACAATCAGCCATGTCTAAACATATAACTAAAATTCTTTCTTGTGAGGGTTGTGGAAATATCTTTGAACTTACCTTGACAGAAGCAAGTTGGAGAAAGAAAAAACATTTATTTTGTAGTAGGTCTTGTGCCAACAAAAGAGAAATGAATGAGAAAACAAAACAAAAGATAAAAGATGCTTATGAAAACAGAATAAAAGGAGGTTTATTACTTCCTGAATCAAGAAAAGAAAAAGTTTGTTTAAATTGTGGTAATAAGTTTATTGGAAAAAGAAAATATTGTTCTGATCTTTGTTTACAAGAAAATAGGATAAAAAAGAATGATTCCCTAATTTCTTATCGTAATCAATGCAGATTTACTTTCAGTATAAAAAAATATTCAGAGGAGTTTAATTTTTCTTTAATAGAAAAATATGGTTGGTATTCCGCCTCTAATCACGGTAATAATTTATATGGTGTTTCCAGAGATCATCAGTTTTCAGTAAAAGAGGGTTATGAAAAAAAGATTGATCCAAAAATAATAAAACATCCAGCTAATTGTAAATTACTATTACATAGTGAGAATTCATCCAAAGGAAGTAAGTCTTCTATTACTTATGAAGAACTTTTAAAAAGAATCGAAGAGTGGAATAAAAAATATAGTTGACAGATTCTATTTTTAGCATTAGTATTAAATATTGGGGCGTGGGACTGCTTGGCGTGGTCGCTTCTTTTGCAAGGAAGATTTCGGTCGGTTCAAATCCGACACGCTCCAGGATTTCATAGCAGGGAGCTTTGGAAGCGGGAAGGTCTCATAAGCCTTTCTTAGTAGGATCGTAACCTACCCCTGCTATAAAAGGAGTATAAAATGGATTTTCCAAAAACTCATCATCCTTGGTGTAATTTTGATCCAACATCCCCAGTGGAAAATTGTATATTTTGTAAAAAGGCATACAAGAATTTTCCCCTAGAAGGTAGAACAGAGGAAGAAATGATGAAAGCGTTTTTTCCTGATGCAATACTAAGAACAGGAAAATAAGTGTATAAACCTTTTGATAAAAAACTATACAAAGAAAATAATCAAAAGGCTATAAATGAAAGTAAGTTATTATTTGAACAATTTGGGTACAAATTATTGTCATCTAAAGAGGCTTATAAAGATTGGGATTTTTTAGTGGAGAAGAATAATAAAACAATCCCTGTTGAAGTAGAAATTAAAAAGGTATGGACAAAACAAGGAGAGTGGCAAGGATATTCAACTGTAGATATTCCCTATCGTAAAGCAGAATCAAAAGCTGAATTATTTATTATGTTTAATTCTTTAATAAATACCTTGCTTTTTTGCCGTATGAAAGATATAATAAATTCTCCTGTAGATTATAAAGATACAATTTACACAAAGCATGAGCCTTTTTTCAATGTAGAAGTAGACAAGTTTTTCCTTATGGAGAAACAAGAAAATAAATGGGTTCATTTAACCCGAGGTAGGAGGATTCCTTTTTTCTTTCATTAACATTTGCAAGCGTGGCGTAATTGGGAGCCGCCCGGCGTTTAGGCCGCCGTATCGAAAGATGTGGAGGTTCGAGTCCTCTCGCTTGCATTGTGGTCGTAGCTCAGTTGGTAGAGCGGAAGTTTGTGGAACTTCTGGTCGTGGGTTCAAATCCCACCGATCACCAAATGTAAAAAATTTTTAAGGAGAAAATATATGGAGGCAATGCTTTCTCAAGTATTAAAAATAGGTAGTAAAGTAAGAATAAAAAATTCGGGTATTTATAATAATAGGGTTGGGAGAATAGTTTTAATAATGCCGAGTCCTAATCATTCTCGTATTTATCATGTGGCATTGTCCAAACCTAAGATTGTTTTGAGATTTTATAATGAGGATTTAGAGGAGACAAATTAAATGGATAGCCTTTTAGATGATGTTGAACGATATCATGACATAACTACTGGTAGGATAAAGCTTTCTGAAGAGGAAATTAAAAATCACTGGCATTTTTGTAGTAAATGGGGTGGAATGTTAATTGGCCCAGGAATGGATGAAATGAAAATTTGTACTTGCAAATTTGAAAAATAGGGTTTATAATAAGATACTTTTAAAAGTAAAAATAGGGGTAAAGGAAGAAAATATGATAAGGAGTATAGAAAAAATTACTATCATAGACAACAAGGAAACATGGCAGAGTCCGGTTGAATGCGCCATACTTGAAATATGGAAATCGGCGAAGAGTCGATTCGAGGGTTCAAATCCTTCTGTTTCCGAAGCTTTATTCTTATAAAGGAAAACAAATATGAAGCTTCGAGCGCATGAAGGAAATACAATCCCCTATTTTCAAGATTTTAGTGTTTATAAGGGTATACCTGTAAATATTATTTTTAATGAAGGAGATTTTTTAATGGAAAAAATTACAATTAAGGCTGTAAAAGTAAATTCCTATAAAGTATTTCCTACTTGTACTCTTTGTGGAAATGCCTTAAAGAATAATGATAATCTTATTCTTTGTACTGACCCTCCACAAAAAAGTTTTAAGTGTCCGTGCTGTGGATGGAAATTAAATCTTTATGAAAAAGATTGGCCGCATATAGAATATAGGGAGGAAGAAAATGCTTGAAGTAAAGAACTGGGAAGTGTCTGGTCTGGATCGGGCTATTATTGCGAGTGGAAACCCTATGACAGTGGGCGTAATAAATACTCTTGGCTATTCTCGTGCCTCTGATAAAGAATTAGATCGTGGGTATAAACTCGGTAAAGCACCGCAAGGCTCCGGGCATGATAATTTCCTTTCAGGGATTCTTGTTACTTTTGATATTAAATATCCTGAATACTGGTCGCCTGAATTTCAGCGATATCACTTCGCTCAAATTGTTTCCTCCCAGTCGAAAATGCACAAGCTTACTTCTATGGGAAAAGACCCAGTAGCATTCAAAGAAATGTTTAATGAATATGTTAGTCCAACAATTATTTCATTTATTAGTTCGAGAATAGACTGGTATAATCAGCTTATTTCTATGAAGCCAGAGGACGATGGAAATTATTACTCTGAGGAGCGCACTAAGTTTACTCCAAAAGAACAATCTGATAGAATTTATAAATCCTTCATGGAATGTGTTTCTAATCTCCCTATGGGCTTTGAAAAGTGGATGACAGTAACTACAAATTATTTGCAACTAAAGACGATTTTTAAGCAGAGGCGGCAACACAAATTAAAAGGCGATTGGGGCGCATTCTGTGATTGGTGTGAGTCTCTTCCTCGCTTTATGGAATTGACGGGAAATGATTCACTGAAAAATGAATTACTTCCGACTAAAGGTGAAATATTCTGTAGACATTGATAAGTTAGTAAATAGGGGGATTACTAAATATCATGCAGAATTATTAAATAGTATTGGTTGGTTTATTGATGAGGATGCTTTAAGTCATTTTGTTTAATTTGTAATATCCGGCCCTGTAGCTCAGTTGGATTTAGAGCAGGAAACTTCTAATTTTCAGGTCGGGGGTTCGATTCCCTCCAGGGTCATAAAATAAAAATTGACAGTATTGATTTTTATTTGTATAATTTTACTATGGAGAGTTGGTCGAGTTGGTCGATGACAACGGTTTGCTAAACCGTAGGAGGCGAAAGCTTCCCGAAGGTTCAAATCCTTCACTCTCCGAAGTTTATGAAAGGAAGTCTTAAAATGGAAATAAAAGGAAAATATTCAGAGGCTATTGTTTTCAATGATGAAGTTGAACAAACCGCTATTTCTCAAATTTACTCCTTCGTAAATTGCAAGGCTTTTGAAGGTAGTAAGATTCGTATCATGAGTGATGTTCATGCTGGGGCTGGATCAGTTATTGGTTTTACTTCAACATTTACTGACAAGATAGTGCCGAATGTGGTGGGCGTCGATATTTGTTGTGGCGTAGCGTCAGTCAAGATTGGCAAGGCTCCAGGACTTCAATTTGAACATCTTGATAAGTTCATTCGTCAGAATATTCCCTCTGGTCACTCAATTAGACAGGCTCCTCATAAGCTTGTAGATGAGTTAGACCTATCCTCCCTTTCTAAAGTTGTAAATCAAACCCAACAAAAAATAGATTATGTTCTCCAGTCTGTCGGAACGCTCGGCGGCGGAAATCATTTCATGGAGCTTGACCTTGATGATAATGGAGATTATTGGTTTACCGTTCATACGGGTTCACGAAATTTCGGTTTGAAGATAGCTAATTACTTTCAGGGAATAGCTAAAAAGGAAATGGGAAATTCTAAAGATTCAATGAACGGACTTGAATATATCACTGGACAGGCAATGCTAGACTATATTTTCGCCTCTCAAGTAGCGTATGACTTCGCTTGTCTTTCTCGGAAGATTATCTTAAAGACAGTTGTAGAAGAATTCTTTAAGGAAAAATATAATAAACTTGAATCTATTGAAACCCTTCATAACTATGTTGATGTAAAGAATAATATTATCCGCAAAGGTGCTGTAGCGGCATATAAGGGAGACAGGCTTATTATTCCTTGGAATATGCGAGATGGCATTATCGTCGGGACAGGTAAAGGTAATGATAATTGGAATTGCTCTGCTCCTCATGGTGCTGGACGAATCATGGGTCGGCGTGTAGCTAAAGAAACTCTAAAGATGGAAGATTTTAAGGAGTCTATGGAGGGCATTTTTTCTACTTGTGTTAATGCTGATACAATTGATGAAAGCCCCATGGCATACAAAAAGCCAGATGAAATCAAGAAGTATATCGTTGACACACTATCAATTGATTTAACTATGAAACCTACATATAATTATAAGGCCCAAGAATAAATTTGAACATTTATAAATTTCCCGGTATAATATATTTAAGAGGACAACAATATGACGAAGGAAAGAGAAATACTTGAACTAAAAATTGGTTGGGATTTATCTCCTTATTCTCAAGAGGAGATTGTTGAAGCATTAAATAGTAAAGACCCTATAGAAGTACTTCTAAAATACTATAGAGAAAAAGAAGCTCAAGGAAAAATATTATGAAGGGTTACCGAAAGATTCGTATTCAACTCTATACAAGCCCAACTTCAGGATTTACTCTTAATGATTTAATTCCTTATAAAAATCGTTGGGGAAAGTATGTCTGGAGACAACCTGATATAGATGAAGATAAAAATTGGCCGGGAATAAAACCTCCGAAGAATTGTATTGGAGTAGAATGTATAGAAAATATTTGGTATTGGAAATATAAGGAGAGCTAAAATGGCACTTTCAAATTGGGGAACACTCGCTATTGGTAAAGATGGATTTATTCCTGATGGAACACTTTATTCATCTGATAAGAAATCTTCTGTTTCGCTTTATAAAAATTGGCTTTATATCTCTGATGAAAATATGTGGAGTGAAAATGGTCATTTTGTAGAGCCTATTATTGCTGAGATTCAATCTGGGGAAATAACTATTTCTGATTTTGAAATTTTTGGAGAGCGTAGTGAATTTCAGAATTCAATTTTTGTTTTCATATTGACTCATGATAAAGAAACTTATGATAGAATTTGGATGGCGGGCATTGGGTCGTATGGATATAATGATAGGGGCGATTGGGTAGGGATTGAATATAATACCTATATAGATTTTCTTAATTTTCTTGATGGTTATATTACAAATAATCATGAGTATGATGAAGATATTCAAGCATGGCGAAAAACTCTGTCAGATAAACCTTCTTTCTATAATCAAGGTGATGCGTATTTTGCGGAGAATATAGGATTGGAAACCCCAATAAGCGAAACTCCTACTAAACCTATTGTTATGTCAATAGTGGAAAACATAAAATGAAAGAAATAATAGAAAAGCATTTTCAGCGTCTTCAAAAAGAAGAAACTTATTTATCCTCTCTTTGGGACCTACTAAATGAAAAGGTTGTAAATCAACTTTTTCTTATTACGACACATGAAGTAGAAATTATTATTGAATTATTGCAGACAAAATTTGACATACCTGAAATTCAAACTTGGGTAGAGTGGTTTGTATATGAAACAGGATTTGGAAAAAAATCTTTACAATGTTCAGTTGGAGAAGATAATTTTAATATAGATTCATTTGATACTTTTTGGGAACTACTAATTAGTCTTGAGAAAACAAACAAAGATAAAGGAGAAAAGAAATGACAAAGAAGCTTGTAAAGTTTACTACATTCGGTTCATCAGAGGCACTTGAGAGTTGGCAAAGGACTAACCCAAAGAATAATATTTTTACGGCAGTTCCTATAATGGATCAGGAACTTGGACTTATTCTTTTTGTTACCTACGAAGATGGGGAGACTTACGAAGCATGAAAATAAAGAAGCTGAAGAAATATCTTGAAGCTATTCGCCTTGATCTTGTAAACTGGGAAGATGCTTGTCCATGTAGGGATAAAGATTGTCCTCATAGAATTTGTCAGGCATATCAAAAGCTTATAAAGCTCCAAGAGAAAATAAAGAAGGAAAAGCAAGGTATATCAGACTGTGCAAGAGCAAGAAATGTAGCGACTGATCAATTTTAAATAAAGGAATAAATATGAGAAGGTTTTTATTTTTAGACATTGATGGGGTCATAGCTATAACTTTTGGACAGTTTTTATCAGATAAGCACTGTGAATTTGATCCTATCCCTGTTAATAATTTAAATCTTCTCTGTGAAAGATTTCCTGATTTAGAAATTATAATTTCCTCTTCTTGGCGATTTAGTGAAAATGTTGAAAGCATGAAGCTGATATTTTTGATGAGAGGATTTAAATATCCTAAACAAATAATTGGTTTTACACCTAAATTACGGCTATCGGAAAAAAACTCATATTCTCTCCCGAGAGGAGTAGAAATTGATTTTTGGATTAGAGAAAATACTCAATTTTCTGACCAGTATAAATATGTTATTTTAGATGATGATAGTGATATGCTTCTATGGCAAAAAGATAATTTTTTGAAGACAGATGGAGAAGAGGGTTTTACAAAGGATCTTTTGTATAGAGCAGAGGAAATTCTAAAGGAATAATTTATTATGACTACGACACAAGATGAGTCTACTTTAAGCATTCGTTATCAAAATGTTCTCCATGATTATCGTAAATTAACGAAGCGTGAGAAGGTTTGTCTGTGTCAATGTCATGATCCAAATCAGCACGGTTTTTTTGATTGTTTTGTTGAATGCTGTGAGTTTGTTAGCTATACTTATATTACTGAACGAGGAAATGTAGATTTAGAAAAATTGGAAATTATAGTTAAGAGGTATAAAAAAGAAGTAGAAGAAAAAATAGCAAAACGAAAAAAAGAGAGTCATGAACTTATTTATAAAATAGATGAGTTTCTTAAATCCTCTTTTTCAAAAGCAGATTTATCAGATGATGAAAAGCATAATAGATTTTTATGGAAAATAGAAGACTCTGATAATTATTTTTTCTTTGATTATTATGAATCTCATTTTGGAACAGTAGATATTGACTTTATTCATTCAAAAGCTTTTTTAGGAACTACTTATATTGTAGGGAGAAGATTGGAAGGAATTAAAGACTTTATACAAAAAATGAAAATCTATATTGATTCTATGCGCTGTCCAAAATGTAAAATTATTGTAGAGCGTTCTCCTGCGATAGTAATGGATGCTATATTTTTTAATTGTCCAAAGTGTCAGGAAGGCTACATAATATACGGTAGAGATGAAACTCATGAGTTAAAATTACGACATTAAATTTCTTACTAAAAGGATTAAGAAAGCTATAGGAGAATCAAATGGTAAGTAAAACTAAAGTAGCAGAAATTATGCTTTTTTGTTTAGCAAATGGGGAAAAAGAAACAAAAGAAAAGTTTGGACTAACTGATGAAACATGGAATCGTTATAAGAGAGAGTACAAGAAACAGTACGGGGCGATTGATGATATTCTTGCGCTAAAGGCACGATTTAGCGAGGAAGAACTTTCTCATATCGCAAAGGGAGAGCGTCCGCCACTTCACAATTCAGTCAAACATAGTTTTGAGGGAGAACGATTAAAGCTTGGTATTATTTCTGATCCTCATTTTGGATCAATCTATACTGATTCTTCTTTAACTGAACAAGCTATTGAAGAATTTCATAAACAAAAAGTAGATATGATAGTTTCTCCTGGTGACCTTGTAGAAGGTATGATGGGGCGACCCGGTGATGTATATGAACTATCCCATATTGGATACAAAGCACAAAGAGATGAAGCTATTCGTGTATTAGGCAAGAAGAAAGAGTCAATTCCTTTTTACACTATCTCGGGAAATCACGATGTAAGCTTTAATTCAAAACACGGAGTAGGTGCAAATATTGTAGAAGATATTTGTTCTGCTATTCCTAATGCACATTATCTTGGATATGATGAAGGTGATATTCATATAAAGAATATTGTTATTCGTTTATTTCATGGAGGCGATGGAAGTTCATATGCTACCAGCTATCGTGGTCAAAAGCTTATTGAATCATTTTCCGGTGGTGAAAAACCTGCGCTCGCCATAACAGGGCATACACACAAGCAAATTTATATGTTCAATCGCAATGTTCATTATATTGAAGCAGGAACTTTGCAGTATCAGTCTTCTTGGATGCGAGGGAAGAAACTTGCCGCCCATGTAGGATTTTCTATTGCGGATTTAGTTATTGGGGATGGGGAGATAAAGAGTCTTTCCTATACTTGGTATCCTTTCTACAAGTAGGAAAAAAAGAAAATTTAATTTGATAGTCTTTAGTATCTTGGTTATAATATTCATAGCAACAGTAAACTAAAGGAGACGAAACATGGGAAAGAATGCACTTCACGCCCTTCTCGCAGTAGAGCCGAGTTTGGATCAGCAAGCCAAAAACATCATGGATGAGTGTGTCAACACTTTTACCAAGAAGCAGGAACACTTCGATGGAATCACGAAGCTCTACTCCTCTTTCAATGAGGGAGAAGAACTTATTCCTCCCGAGACGAAGGAAGTGGTAACGACAGTCAAGGAAAAGCTGGACTATGTAAAGGAGTCCGTCATTCGTTCCCTTGATGCCACGATTTCCAAGGAAGAGACAAATGCTTCTGGCGAAGCAAAGGCGGAACTTGTTGTCAAGGGGGTGTCTTTCGGCACCTTTGCGGCAACTACTTATATTGCTCTGGAGCGGTTCCTTACTCGCATTCGTGAGCAGTATAAGGCTATTCCTACTCTTGATCCTGCAAGGGCTTGGGAAACCGAAAAGCAGAGTGGACGAAATCTCTATCAGGCTTCTCCCGAGGTCAAGTATCGCACGGTGAAGAAGACGAAGGTAATCACTCTCGCTCCTCCGACCGACAAGCATCCCGCACAGACTCAGCTTGTTCAGGATGAAGTCCAGGTAGGAAAGTATGATACTACCTATACTTCCGGTCGCCTGTCCCCTGGTGAGAAGTTTACACTCCTTTCTAACATTGATGAGCTTATCCTTGCTGTCAAGCAAGCAAAGGAAATGGCAAATCAGGCAGAGGCAAAGCAGATTAAGCTTGGGGAGGCTATTTTCAGTTTCATTCACAGTTAGATAAATAAAGGTAGAGGGGGGTTTATTACTCTTCTCTACTTATATTATATGGTGCTAGTATCAGCATAAGCAGTAGTATGAATACCCTCCACTTGGGAGAGGGGTCAGATTCAGATTCTTGCACCATAGTAGTTAGTCTTCCAAGTAGAAGAATGGGTTTAGATCGTAAAATCAGCGTGTGCATTGGTTCGACCCCAATCCCGCCCACAAAGAATTTTTTTAATAAGAATTTTTTGTGGGAGGGTAGCTCAGATGGAAGAGCGGCGCTTTTAGCATAAACGGTCTAGTGACTCGGACAAGTTGGAAGCTGAATCAATTAAATGCGGAATTGAAATCCGTAACATAATGATGTTATTTTGGGGTCATAGAAAGGTTAGCTCTATGGCCCCTTTTCTATTTACTCTCTACTAATACTTTGAGGGTTTATTCTTATGAAGATTGCATTATTGACAGATACCCATTGGGGATATTCTTCCCGTGGAGATTTAAAAAATAAAGACTTACTCAAGAAACTATTGACAGAAAATCCAGATATTATCTGTCATACAGGAGATATAGCTTCGGAGTGTACTTCTCAATTAAAAGAATATTTGATTCTTATTCGTAGTCTTTTTCCTAAAACTCCTATTGTTGCTAACTGGGGTAATCACTGTCTTTGGCAGTCTAATAAAAATAAAAAGCCTATACGAGACAAACTACAGATTAACACTGATATTTTTCAGCAATTTGGCATAGTTCATGCTGGTTCCCAGATTTACGAAAATGAGGAAATTGTCATATTAGGGGCAGATGGTTGGTACATGTATGATAATCAAAGCTCAAATGATCGGAACTTTATTCCTTTATATAATATTCCTGATGAAGGTTTTGATTATTTAAATAAGAGGGCAAGAGAATCTTTTGACCTTGCTATGCGGTTGAAACAAAATTATCTTGGTAGAAAGAAAATAATATATATGACTCATTTTGGCATAGTACCTTCTCTGTCTGGTCAGGATAATAGTTTAGAATATTATGGTGGTGATCCTGCAATGGCACGGGGAATGACAGGGGTAGACTACCTCTTTTTTGGGCATACTCATCATCTTATAAATGGAGAAATTCTCGGTAGTGGAACGATTTGCTACAACTCTGGTAGTGATTATGAGAAACCCAATTATTTGATAATTTCGATATAATTTTCTTGACATTACATCCTTTTCTCCCTATAATTATAAGGAGAAAGGGGTAAATATAATGAGGCGGATAATCCTAGCTTCTATTTTTCTTCTTCTGGCGTTTTGCCTAATAGCACAGGATTTTGAGGGGGTATATAATATCCTCCCTAAATCAAAATCTATTTTCACAAGCATGGAATTTTCCCCTGAAACAATAACCCTAAAAAATGAAGATTCCTCTTCCATTTTTATCTGGAAAAAAATTCCTGAGACTAATTTAATTATCATCTCGGGGCTTGGTTACTATTATGAGTTCAAAGATAACCTTCTTATTCTTTCCCCTGCTTTTGAACAAGCAGATGTTATCTATGCAGAAAGGAAAATATAATGGAAAAAGAACTTAGAGAAAAAGTTAAGAAAGAGTTTCCTTGGGCAGTTGCTTCTGAAATAACTGTAAAGAGTATAATAAGATTTGATGATACATATCATTATGAAATAGAGTCTAATTCCTCAGAAACAATTATTCGTTACTATGAATTTCATGAGGGGCAAGGTATCATGCTTAGGCATGAACAAAATCTCTCTGCGGGTACTGATATTATTCTTGCCGAGCAAATAATAAAATTAAGAAAACAACTTATGGAAGAAGGTGAATAAATTTTATGGAAACAAGACCGTGGGGAAGATTTTATGTTTTATTGAATCTCTATTTTATTAAAGTAAAAATTCTTATAATGAATCCACAGCAAAGATTTTCTTTACAAAAACATTTTCATAGAAGTGAATTGTGGGTTCTATTTGAGAAGAGCTTTATTGTACAAAAATGGCATAGGGCTTGGATTACTGGTTTTATTTTTTGGATAAAAAAGGGATCAGTCCACCGTTTATCTAATACAGGAACAAAGCCACTACGAATATTAGAAATTCAATTTGGAAAATGTGATGAAAGTGATATTGAAAGAATTGAAGATGACTATGACAGGTATGATGGAGACAAACTATGCGAATAATAGAAGATGTAAAGTTAGATTTTAATGATGTTTTGATTATTCCACAGCGGGCAACTCATGATACTGAAATAAAATCAAGGGAAGAAATAAGTCTTGAACGAACTTTTTCTTTTCCTTATTCTAAAAATTCTTGGACAGGTGTTCCTATAATTGCTTCTAATATGGACACTGTTGGAACTTTTGGGGCGGCTGAAATTCTGTCTAAATACAAGATGCTAACTTCTATTCATAAGTTTTATGGTTCGGCTGATTGGGAAGAGGCTGTTAAATCTACTTGGTATAGTCCTGAATATGTTATTCCTACTTTTGGAATTAAAGATACTGACTATGATAAACTATTAGGTGTCCATGCTATTCATAAAGCAAATAGTAAACTTCAAAAATGGGTTTGTATAGATGTACCTAATGGATATACACAGCCTTTTATTGATTTTATTATTAAGGTTCGTTCTCAATATCCTGACTTACGAATAATAGCGGGAAATGTCTGTACTCCTAATATGGCAGAACAAGTAATTCAAGCAGGGGCGGATATTGTAAAGGTTGGAATTGGTGGAGGACAGCAATGTCGCACTCGGGTTGTAACAGGGATTGGGTATCCACAACTTTCTTCAAATATGGAATGCGCCGATGCAGTAAAAGGCTTAGGCGGTTGGATAATTTCAGATGGAGGATGCTCTAACTCTGGAGATGTGGCAAAAGCATTGGCATCCTCTGATGGGTTTGTAATGCTTGGTTCTATGCTTGCGGCCCACCAAGAAAACACAGATAAAGAAAATCTTGTAGAAAATTATAGTGGAGAATATGTAGATAGTATATCAGTAAAAGTATATGGAATGTCTTCAAATACTGCAATGGAAAAACACTATGGTGGAAAAGCTACTTATAAGGCAAGCGAGGGGGCTACTTCTCTTATTGAATATAGGGGAAAAATTGAAGATACTATAAACGAAATCCTCGGTGGGCTTCGTTCAACTCTTACTTATGTAGGGGCAACAAGATTAAAGCACTTGAATAAACGGGCAACTTTCATTAAAGTGAATCGTACCCATAATGATGCGTATGCACATTTAAAGATAGGGAATTAAGGAGAAATATATGAAGTACATTAAGAAGGCAGTAACAGTAGAGGCTTATCAGTTTGCTGGGGGCGAGGTTGAATCAGGAATTCCTAATAACTGGATAAAAGAAGGTGATTTTGATTTTTCTCAGGATGGAGAGTTTATGATTATTCCTGCTCTCCGAGGAAATATGCGAGTGGAGAAGGGTGACTATGTAATTAAGGATGAACGGGGAGAGTTTTATTCTCTTCGTGCAAATGTTTTTGCCAGCAAGTATGAGTCAGTAAAAGATTAAAATGAAAGTTATAATTGCTGGGGGGCGGGATTATATCCAAACCGAAGAAGACTATAAGGCCATAGAAGAATTACTTATAAAAAATAAGGTAACAGAAGTTGTTAGTGGAGGAGCAAAGGGGGCTGATGAATTTGGAGAAATGCTGGCAAATCGTTTAGAAATTCCTATAACACAATTTTTACCTGATTGGGATAAGTTTGGAAAAAGAGCTGGTCCTTTCAGAAATCATGTTATGGCTAAATATGCAGATGCGGTTATTCTTCTTCCCGGAGGTAGAGGTACAGACTCTATGAGGAATGAAGCGAAAAAAGCCAATTTGGTTTTTCTATATGAGAGGAAATAGAAATGTCTAAATGGCAGAGCGTACTATATTTTGTTCTCGTGGGCTGTGTTGGAATAATTTTAGTTTTAGATGTGATTATTAGGAATTTTGGAGGATAATGTAATGACTCAAAAAATTAAGAAGTCACAGATAGTAATAGAAGTTTTTAATTGTGAACAATGTCCGAATCTTTATACGCAAAGACACTATACTCCTGATCCTTTTGAAATGGAATATGATTGGACATGCAAAGTGAATAGTAAGGAAATTAGAAATTCTGTAGGATGGAATGAAGGAATTAGAATAAAAATTCCTGAGTGGTGTCCATGCAAAAAAGGAGATTAGAATGAAAATTATAACTGGAAAAGTTGGTACAGGCAAAACTCTTGAAATGATAAAGCAAGCGCATATTAAGAGGTTTACTATTGTAGTTAGGAAAGAATGGTTAACAGAGGCTATTAGAGAAACCGCTCATAATTTGGGGTATATTATACCTGATCCTATTTCTTATTCAGAGTTTTTATCTTCCGGTTTGGGAATGGATACTGGAAATAAATATTTTATAGAAAACATAGAAGAGTTTTTAGCTTACGCTTTTCCTCAAAAAAGTATTAAGGGTTTTATCTGTGATGGAGAAAATGTAACAGTAATGGAGAAGCTTTCTGAAGGGTTTTTCAAGAGAGAGCTGATATAATTAAGGAGAAATAACATGGAAGAACTATTTGAAATGATAGATGCTCGTTTAGAGGTTTTAAGAAAAAGAAGAATAGAGGACATTAAAAGGTTTTTGGAAACTAAAATATGTTCCTATGAACGGGAATTGAATAATAATTCACGAAGAGATTTCTTTATTGGGCGGATAGCTTGCGTAGATTCTGAAGATATCTATGATGACATAAAGGAAATAATAAAAATAGACAAGGAAAAGGCTAACTATAAATTAGAGCTTGACTTGTATAAAGCTCTTCAAAAAGAAATATTCGGGGAAGAGGCATGATTAAGCAAGTAATTGTAGTTCGCAAAAACTTGAATATGCGTAAGGGCAAAATTGCAAGTCAGTGCAGTCACGCCTCTATGAAGGTATTTTTTGATAGGATGACTCGATCTTGTACTACTATGCCAGAAGGCAGTCAATTATTTATAACAGAGTACACTCCTGCCATGATGACTTGGCTTGATTGGAAAGAAGGCGAACCCGGTTTTACCAAGATTGTTGTAGGTTGCGAAGGTGAACAGGAACTTCACTCTATTGAAGAAAAATGCAATGCGGCAAATATTCCTTGTGCTATTATTTTAGACAACGGGCTAACTGAATTTGGTGGAGTAAAAACTTACACTTGTATTGCAGTCGGCCCAGATGAATCAGAAAAGATTGATTTGATTACTGGAGAATATAAACTATTATGAAGTGTACTTTCTGTAGTTATGAAAATGAGGATGTTTTATTTTTTGAATGCTATCCTGCCAAAAAAATATATATTTGTTATGTTTGTTTTGAAAAAGGACTAAGAGAAGACAGCAAGATAATAATAGGAAATATACATGAAAATCCGACTTAAATACGCCAATAGTTTCAAATTCTTCTTTTGGGCTTGGGATTGTAAATTAGGTTATACTTCTATATACTACGATGGGTGGCAGAATAGTATTAACTTAGGTTTTATTTGTCTTTGCTGGATTACCCCACCTTTGGAAGGAGATTAACATGCTTTCAAACTGTAATTGTAGAGAATGCTTAATAGAAAGAATGAACGAAACTCCTTGGAAAGAACATGGACTTCCTGATGGTTTATCTATTATGGTTGTTTGTTCGACCTGTGGGTTTAAGCGATGTCCCCATGCTACTAATCATAAGTTCCCCTGTACGAATAGTAATGAGCCAGGGCAGGAAGGAAGTATATATTAAGGAGATAAAATATGTATTATTATGTTTTAGAAGTAGGTAATGACGACTTTGAACTTAATGACACCCAAAAATATGAGTATTATTTTAAGAACTTCTCTTATAAAAGGATCAAAGAGATAGTTACTCTCTTATCTAAAAACATTATTCCCCATGAGGGACAAAGACGAATGATAAAAGAGTGGAGAGAAATTTGTAAGAACTTTCTATTTTCATTAAAAGACAAGCCTCCCTCGGAAAATTCTACTTACTATATAATGTATGCCGGAGCTAATAACTCAATTCGCTTAAAAAAGGTTTTTATTCCAATAGAATTTGATGATTAAGGAGAGAACATGAAAAAGATTTTTGGTTTTATTTTTTGTCTATTTCATTGTATTTGGCTAAACCTAAAAGAAGGTTTTCTTACTTTAGCTGTTACTGGAAATTATATTTCTGGACATGACTATATTCCCGCTTCGGATTCTGAAAAGGATCAGTCTGGTTGGGGTGAGTTAGTCTGTAAATATTGTGGGAAAAAATCTAAATAAGGAGAATACGAATGGAGATTTCTTTAAAGTTTATTATTGGCTTGCGAGAAGATACTAATAATTGGGAGATTATTTTTGCTCCAGTAGAATCAAATAATGAATCAAAAATGCGAGAATTACAAATGGTTTATGAAGCTCTTTCTAAGGTGGATAAGAGTATTTATAAGAAACTAAAAATATCCGAAACGATCTACGGATGAGGAGAATGCTATGGAAGAGAAAACAGAAGTTGAAGTCATCGTTGGAATTAAAATTGGAGACAAGTACCTTACTCTTACTGAAAAAGCCGCACGGGAATTATATGCTAAACTGGAGACAATGTTTGCACCAAAGACAACCATTACACCATACCCAGTCTATCCTATTCCTGTAACGCCTTGGTATTCTGGTTCAGGAACCTATAAAACTATTCCTTGTGAGAATACTAATACTATTCTTGTCGGAGATTTTCCAAACGGAATAAGCACTACCAGTTATTCTTTTGATAATGTCACTTTACTCTAAAGGAGAGAACATGGAAAAGTTGAAGCTCTTTCACACACTGGTCAGCGGGAGTATTTCCTATCCGTCAATCGTAAAGGAAATAAATGAATTTGTAGCGGCAAATCCGAAGTTTGAATTCTTCGCAGTTGAACAGGTTGGATCGGTATTTATCCTTCATTATCGGACAGAATCCCCTACCTGAAGGATTAGGACACTTTTGTTTATTTTGTCATTCTTGCTATTTCTTTTTCTATAAAAGTAGGCTATTTTTCTTCTTGACAAAGGAAGAGAAGTAGTCTATTATTTTTATATAAAGGGGAAATTGATGAAAGCAATAACTATTGACCCTAAAACAAAAAAGATAGAAGAAGTAGAAAAGTCTTGGGATTTAGAAGAGCTTCATTATTTTATTGATGGGTATATTGAAAACGGCTCAATCTCCCCCGGTCTTGCAGTCTATGTTGATGAAGAAGGTCTTCTTAAAAACATAGAAAGTTTCTTTAGACTCCCCGAAATAACAACAGATTGGCTTGCGGGAAAAGCCGTGCTTCTCGGATATGATTCAATGGGGGAAGGGACTGATTGTCCTCTCAGTCTTGAAGAGGTGAAAGATTATATTTGTTTTGCTACAAGGGATGAAGTTCTTTCAATATATGTAAGGGAAAGGGCTTAAAATGGAAACTTACAGAATGTGGGAAGAAGTGTTGAACGGGGCCTATAAATATAAAAATGAAAATCCTCAGCTTCGTTTTGGTCAGTCTCTTATGATTGTTCTTAATAAGCTCTATCCTGATATTTATAATAAGGTAGCCGGAACGGATGCTGATCCATTCTATGTGGACAGCAAAGTTAAATTGGTTAAAGATGCTTTTTGGGATTGCGTGGAGGGAGGAAATACAATATGAGTCATATTGGCTGGGAAGTCTTTCTAAATGGAAAGTATTATGATACAGTATTTTTTGAGGCGGATATGGATGAGGATACAGTAAAAAAATCCCTCATAAATCATGATAATTATGATCCTCGAATTCGCATATATAAGGAAAAGAGGTAAAATATGACCTTTGAAGACTTTGTAAGAAATATAAAGGATGGTGGAATAGACCTTTATTCAAAGATTCGTTTGATGGCAAGAATTGATTCTTATAATTATTGTCATGGAAATAAAAAATCAGAAAAAGATATAGAGGACTATTGTTTCTTTGGAGAGGCATGTATTGGGGGAACTCGTGGAATAGGCTCATGGGGAAGTGGTGATAGAGATGAAGGCGATAGTCAATCTTATTCCAATCCAGAAGGTGTTCAAGAAGCAACGACTGAATATGATTCTTGTTTCGACAAGATTATGATGATATTTTGTCCGAATATATCTTTTCTTCCCTATAAGATGATTTATAGTGAAGTAACTAAAAGAGATACTTATTCTCAAAATGAATATTACGGAAATAGTTCAAATAAATTAGTTATATATTGTATCCTGGAAGATTTGTATAATTCTATGACGAAAATGGGGCTTATATGAAAAAGCAAGCTACTCTTGTTATAGGTTTGCCCGCTTCGGGAAAATCTTCTTACATAAAAACAATTATGGGTCAGTTCGATGCTGTGTTTGATGATGTATTTTTTAATGTTAAAGAAAACGATGATTATAAAAATATTTTGATTTCTCATCCAGTTTTCTGTGAAGAAAAAGTAAGAAATAAATTGACCAGTGATTTAATAGAAGCAGGGTATGAAGTAGATTATGTTTATTTTGAAAATAACCCTAAGCAGTGTCTTGAAAATGCAAAGCGAAGAATAGAAAAAAAGGTAGATGGGTATATAAAATATCTTTCAAGCGTATACAATCCACCATGGATAGATGTAGAAGTATGGGAGGAAGAAAACTAAATGGACATATTTTTAATTCTTCTAGGAGTACTTGTTTTTTGTTGCCTCACTATAAATATTTTTGTTGAAGAAGGAATATGTGATCCTTTTCCTTGGGAAGAAAACGAATGAATTATTTTGTTATAGTTTTAATTATTATTCTTCTGGTTACAAGAAATAAAAACTAAAACAAAAGGAGCAGAGAGTGGAAATTTCCCCCGCAGAAACTATGGCTATAGATATATTAAAACCTCACCAAGGACTTATTCAGCAAATGCTAAATGGACGGGGGGAACTTGATATAAATAAGCTATATTCTTTCTATGAAACTATTTATATGCGACTCGCTTTCGCACGGGATAAGCGTAAAAATAATTTTGAAGATGTTATTTTCACGGAGGTGAAAGATGCTGTTTGATTTTTCAAAAGACTACTCCCCCGAGGAATTCGCCCAATTTATTCTTCATGAAAATCATGAACGCCCTAAAAATGATTATATTGCAAAACTTATGTGTGATGCTGTAGAAGACGATTACATTGCAGAACTTATTCGCATTGATCGAAAAAGAAATTATGATAAAGGCTATTATATAGCTATACAACGAAGTAAACGAACAGATATTCTTGCAGATACACTACAGTTAATAATTGATATAGGGTTTGACCACGATGGATATAAAAATGCAAAGGATTTGGGAGAGCTTATTGATGAACTTGTCTCTATTGCACGGAATGGATTAAAGGACGCCCAAAAAGAAGATTAAAATGAATTGAGCTTCTTTAATTTTCCGGGTATATTTAATATAGAGGTTAACTATGCCCGAAGGAAATTTTACAAAACCAACTGTAGAACAAACTGCATGGGTTATATCCTGTCTCATAAAAAATGCAAAGGAGCATGGCTCTTTTCGCTATCTTATTTATGACACTATGGGTTATGGTACAGAAGCCTATACTCCTCTCTACTTAGCTGGAGGAATGGCTATAAATAATATTCTTTATGATTATATAGAAGAAGGAAAGAAGGTACAATAATGAGCTTAAAAGAAAAATTAGAAAGTATGCCTGAGTCAAAAAAATATTATATTAAAGAAGAATCTAACGGGGTATTCTTTTTTTATATACGAGGAACTTTTTGTCAGTGTGGACCCTTTTATTCTTTGAATAGTACTTTTAGGTGTATAATAAAAGATATAGAGAGTGAAAGAAAAGGTCACGACGCTAAAATAGTGTGGACAGGAAAATGATCTCTATTGATTTTAATAATGATTCAAAAAAGGCGGAAATAAAATTCTCAGGAAATAATTTTACTAATTTTGTAGGAATGTTCAAACTTCATCATTTTTCTTTTGACATTACACGAAAAGTTTGGGAAGCGACTCCTGGAAAATTATTATCTATTCTTGATGATATAAATGACATTGAACCATTAGAAATTGATGATACTCTTATGGAGAAACTAAAGAAGTATGAATATGGGGAAAAAGAAACTAAGTTTGTTCGGAAGGCGTATCGGTCTAACTTATGTAATTTTACTCCGCTTGGAGATTTTCAATCCGAGGATATAAAAAAATTCATAACGCAAAATAGACTTATCTGTGGACACGAAGTAGGTTTGGGAAAAACTCCGATTTCCATAGTTGGTTTTAGTCATTATCTTGCCGACAATCAAATTGATAAAATTTTAATAGTTACTGTTTCTGAAACTGTCTATAATTGGAAAAGAGAATTAAAGATATTTGGAAACTTCACTGATGAAGATATTCTCATTATTATAAAAGACAACCGAAATATCATGGAACAGTGGAATGATAAAAAAATAATTATAATGACATATAATACTTTTATACTGTGTTCTGATTATTACTATCAAGATGCTGGAGGAAAGAAGGGTGTAAAAGGTTATAGAAAACCTCCTATAGATTTTTCACAGTGGGGAACTTCCCGATGTCTAATTCTTGATGAAGGTCATAAAGCAAAAAATCATAGCTCCCGGACATATAAAACGCTAAATCTTCATAAGAAGTTTTTTGATTACAGATATATTCTTACGGCAACTCCATATCCTAATGATATTACAGAAGTTTGGAGTCTGATGAATCTCCTTGATGAAAGTGTTCTGGGAGACGACTACTATGAATTTTTGGAACGGGTAGCTTCCATAGGAAACCGTTTTTCTGCGTATGCAATAAATTATTTTAAGATTAAAGAAGTAGAAAAAGTTGTAGATAAATTAAAGCCTTTTCTTATTCGTAGATTCAAGAAAGAATGTCTTCCTAATCTTCCCGATTTGATTATCAAAAAGATTTATGTAGAGCCTTCTAAGGATTTTCTTGAAATTTATCAAGCTGTTATTACTCGGGAACTTGTGCGAATAAAGGAGGAGAAAGGAAGTATTACTTTTAAGGAAGTAAAGAATAAATTTCCCTACCTTACTTTGGCGTGTAGTGACCCCTCTATTCTTAAAGAAAAGTTTGATGCTTCTTGGTCTTTTGACTTGACAACACGAATAAATAATTGGAAGATAAATAAAAATCCAAAGCTAACTATTGTCAACGATTTGTTAGCTGAACATAAGGGAGAGAAAATAATAATTTGGAGTACACATCCTGTTACTTTAGATTTGTTGGGTGAATACTACAAAAAATATGTTCCTATTGTCATTCATGGACAAACGGATACAGGGGATTTATCCTCAGCAGAGTATAGAGATAATGAACTAACTCGCTTTCGTACTTCAAAAGATTGTAATCTTGCAATAATTTCTCCGCTCTGTTTAGGTGTAGGAGTAAATATTCCTGAGTCAAGTATTGCGATTCATTTTGATAGGAATTGGTCGGCAGTAGTATATCTTCAGTCAATAGGAAGAAATCATAGGGCGACTTCTACTAAAGATGTAACACAATATGTTCTTCTTATGGATGAAACTTTGGAACTTATTCAAGATAATGCACTTGACGGGAAGGTAAATCTGAATAATAATCTTATGAAGAAAGATATTTTGTCGAACGAAGAATGGAATAAAATATTCTCTGGTAAATCGGATGCTTTTTTACTGTTTGAATAGGCGAGTATTGCCTAATGGATATGGCTCCTGTCTTCGGAACAGGTATTTGGGGGTTCGATTCCCTCTACTCGCAGAAAGGAGAAAATATGGAAAATATAGGTAGCTGTAAAAATTGTATGTATCTAAAACCAAAAGAGGAGCATAATATAAGTATAGGAGGTACTCAGCTTGTTACTCCAGCACAGTGTACTTACAATCCCCTATGGGTAGCAATACATAATCCTGATACTCATTATTGCCATCTCTGTGAGTGGAAAATATAATGAAGCGTTCTTGTGGAATTATTTTACATGATCATGAAAAGTTTCTTATCGGCCATGTAACAGGACAAGTTCATTGGGATATTCCGAAAGGCGGAATTCATCTTTTTGAGAATGAGCTTCAATGTGCTGTTCGAGAATTTCATGAAGAAACGGGATTTGATGCAAAGAAATATATAACGAAAATTAGTCCATTAGGAAGAAGACCCTATCAGTCAAATAAAGATTTATTTATGTTTGAACTGAGAATAAATCTTCCCCCTATTCAATCCTTTCATTGTAAATCTATGTGTTTAGGATTTGACTGGAAGTTTATTCCTGAGTTAGATAAATTCCAATATGTTACAATACAAGAGGCGAAGAAATTCTTGACACCTAATATGTATAAAGTTCTTTTATCCTATTATCCCGGAGGGAAATTTTGATTATTGATAAAGTTAGACTAACCAATTTTCAATTCACAAAAAATATAGACATCAATTTTCAAAAAGGATTTAATGTAATCATTGGTGAAAATGGTAGTGGGAAATCTTCTATATTTAATTCATTTCCCTATCTTCTTAATAATCATATTCCAAAGACAATAGAAGATTTACTTAATTGGGATGCAGAGACTTTCAATGCTTATATACACTTTTCCCACGAAAATATCCCTTACTCTATTGAAAACTCTTTTGAGCGAAAGACTAATAAAACTGATAAGATATTAACTATAGGAACGACTGAAAAAATAAAAGGCGCTACTCCAGTGAACGAGCGACTTTATAGTCTTTTTGATCCTTCTCTTTGTAAAGCTTCTATGATTCATACACAGGGAGAGAATGATGTAGTAAAGGCCACACCTACCGACCGAAGAGAAAATTTAAAGAAAATATATAATTTAGATTTTAGTTCACAAGCAGAAGCATTAGAAAATGATATAGCCTCTTTGACTATTAAAATAACCGCTCTTGAGAAAGACATTCTTATTTTGGAAAACAAAGAATATTTATTTAAGGTTATTCCTGATTTAGTTTTCTCTGAAGAGGAATACAATGACTGGAAAGAGTCCCTAATAGTTTTAAAGGAAAAACTTTCCATAATTCAACAGAGAAAAAATGAGTATGAAAGTAATTTAGCAAAGCAGATAAAGACAGTAAATGATATAAAATCTTATGAAGTTATCGTTCAAAAAGATATTGATTCTATCAGTACTACACAGATAGTCATTGAGGATGCAGAGAAGTTTCTTTCTTCGGATATATCTATTAGAATAAGTTCTCTTAAATCCGAACTTGACTCATTTAAAATAAAATCTAAAGAGGAGGAGGAAGAACTAAGTAACAGAATTCAAAAAATTATTCTTTCCCGCCCACCACTATCTTTAGAAAAAGAGATTAAGGAAAAGACGGATGAGTTACGCAAATCTCAATATATGCTGTCTTCCGCTGAAAAAAGTTATGAAAATAAATTAAATGGAAAATGTTCGGAGTGTGGAAGACCTTATCATTCTGAGGATTTGGAAGAGACAAGAGTAATAATTGAAGATTTGAAACTATCTATTCCAGTATTGGAAAAAGATGTTTCTGGATTAGAAGATCGGCAAAAGGTAGTTCAAGAGAAGCTATTAGAAGGGCAAAGATTACTTCAAGAAAAGAATAATCTGATTACAAGCTTGGCTACAATGGTTTCTACTCATGAAAAAGAAATTATCGCTCGTCAAAAAATAATTGAATCAGAACTTTCATCAGTAGAAATGAGAAAGGCACTTATTGAAAATAATCGAGCTAAGATAGCTGATTTGCTTTGTAGGCTTTCCTCTGACCAAACTATTCTTGATGAAAAGAAAGTTACTCTTAAAGAACTGGATAGCCTCCTTCTTGAGAAAGTAGAAATTCCTGATGAAATTACCTCTGCTATTGTGGTAAAAGAAGGATTGATTAAAAAGTATGAAGAAACCCTTATCTTAATTACTTCTTATGAACAGCACAATAAAGAAGCAGAGAAACAAAAAATACTGGACGAAGAAAAGTTAATAGCTCTTAAAAAGGATAAAGACGCCCTTGTTGAAGATGTAGAGATGTGGAAACGGGGAATTATAATCTTTAAAAAAGAACTTCCCAATTTTATAATTTCTCAAATGTCTAAAGAAATTGAAGATGGCATGAATCTTTTTCTTGACAAAACATATAAGGGCAGGTATCATGTAAAGATAGCAGAGACAAAAAATGGTCTTGCTATTGTGTATGGAAAGCGAGAAAAAGAAATTAGTTTAGCCTCTGGAGCGGAACAATCATTATTCCAACTTGCGACTAAAATCGCCTTTACACAGATATCGGGATTAAAGGTGTTAATTTTAGACGAAATCGACGCATATATGTCCACTAGCATAACGGAGACTGTTATACGAGTACTTTATGATATGTTAGATAAAGAAGAGCTAAATCAGATATTTATTATTACTCATAATGACACTATAAAACAAAAGTTCGAATTTTCTTATGGATCAAAAATTATAGAGATTGCTGATGGAAGAATAATTTGACTTCTTATAGCTTTCCGGTTATAATAATAGCGTAAGAAAGGAGATATATAATATGCGAATGCTCGTAAAGTATCTTCGGGACGAAAGCCGTAGGAAGATCGGTGTCGTCGTAGCCCTTGACAAGAATCGTATCGGTTGGAGTATCCTTCACGATCTTGACATGGAATGGAGGGGTTCAGGAGGTTGCTATGAACTCTTTGATGAAGATACTGCTATTGGAAAGGCAGTAAGAAAGGCAGAGCGAGGGTACGATCATTGGGCAGAAGATTTTAAATCCAAAGTCTCTACTCGTTTTGGTACTTTTCCTGACCCCTGGCTTGTAGAGAAAACTTTTCCCAAGCTTCTGATGGTTATGCAGGAACTCTCTGCTATGAAAACTAGGGCTGAAAAATACTTTAAGGAAGGTTATAATGGTAATTGACGACAATCTCAAGAAGCAACTCATAGAAGCCTTCAAGACTATCTATGAGAATAAGGAAAATGCTAAGGCACTTAATAGTTCTAATACAGAGCTTATAAAGACGATGGCAGATGTACTTCAAACTGATAAGAAGTCTCTTTCTGCCGCATATCGGTATTGGAAGGTTCTCCATGAAAATGGAGATGACCCTTTGGATGAGATTGTAACAATATTTGAATCTATAAAGGAGGAATAATAATGCTTGTAATTATTGCAGGAGAAGAGGATTGGGATTATATTCTCTATAAGGGAACTGAACAAAAGGATGAAGATATTCTTCTACAGGGATTTGGCTTTGAGAATAGAGAAGCAATTGAATCTTTTTTTGAAGATGTTTCAAACGCTCTTCCAACTAAGGCTAAGGTTCCGCCTAAGAAGAATAGCAAAGTAGCTTCTCCAAAGACTCCTACCAAGAAGGCTACAAAGGCTCCAGTAAAGCCAAAGGCTCCTATAAAGAAAACTCCTGCGAAGCCTAAGACGAAAACTGAAACAAAGCCCAAGAAGGCAAAGTAATTTTTTATTTCTTAAAAAAGCCCATAGAGAGAAGATTCTTTATGGGCTTTATTTTTATAGGGAGGATTTTTATAATATGAAAATAACAGAAAAACAGTTATCAGTTTTAATTAGAGTGCTTGAAGGATCATTAACAATCTTTGATAGGACTGATATGAATTTGTTTGGATACAATTATGAAATACGAAAAAGAACTTGGGAAGAAATTGTAAATCAACAATCTGATAAGATTATAGACATAAAGGATGTGTCATGAGAATATCCCCTCAGTTAATTACGGAATTATCTCCTAATGAAATCTTTTGCTTTGGAAGTAATACAGGTGGAAGGCACGGTGCTGGAGCGGCGAAGACTGCATTAAAGTGGGGCGCAGTTTATGGGCAAGGTGTAGGACTCTTTGGGCAGACTTATGCTATTCCTACTCTTAATAAGTATCTTGAACAGCTATCGCTTGAAATGATTCAAGAATATGTAAATGACTTTATTCTTTTTGCAATATCAAGACCTCATTTGAATTTCCTTGTCACCGAAGTTGGCTGTGGACTCGCCGGTTTTAAAGTATCACAAATGGCACCACTCTTTAAGGAAGCTAAAGAAGTAGAAAATATATTTCTACCAAAATCCTTTTGGAGCATATATAAATGAATGAGTTCTTTATATCTGATTATCATTTAAATCATACTCGTATGGCAGATATGAGAGGATTTTCCTCTTATGAAGAAATGAATGAACATATTATTGCTACTCATAATAGTGTTATTACTGAGAAAGATAATGTTTATTATGAAGGCGATTTTAATTTTAGGGGTGACCCAAATATTTTACTTGATAGGCTAAACGGTCGTTTTTATTTTATTCGTGGAAACCATGACCAGAAAATAATTAAGCATAAAAAAATAGTTCATTGGGTTGATGGATATTATGATATAAAATTACACGATCAGAAAATTACTCTTTGTCATTATCCGATGTTAACATGGAATTGTTCACATTATGGTGCATGGTGTTTGACAGGCCACCATCATTCTACTATAATAGAAGATAAGTTTCCTATGCTAGGCAAGCACATGACGGTTTCTTGGGAAGCATTAAAAGGTATCCCTATTTCTTTTGATGAAGTAAAGAAATATATGGGTAATCGTCATAATAATTGGGATTTTATAGGAGAGAAATATGAAGAGCAATAGTCGGATGTTACTAAACTTTCAGAAACAATTTGAGAAAAAGAAAAAGAAGATTATTACTCTTAAAGAGAATGCCATTATTCTCCTTGGAGACAAGAAAACAAAAGCAAAAGTAATCAAGGTGCTTCCGCACAATTGCTGTATTATTGAAGTGGAAGTTTATGGTTTTCTTGGGCGGAAACTTGTAACAGCGGAAGAGTTCAAAAAAGGAATATTTTTTTACTCACATGATGAGTATATCTCTAAAGATAAGAAGAGAATAAGAAGGATAAATAAATGAAAATTCTCTGTTCCCATTCCGATCTCGATGGGGTCGGCCCACTAATCATAAACGATTTTTATGGGATTAACTTTGATAAGGTATATATTATCTCCTACGAGGATATAAAAGATAATCAAAACAATTTTATATTCCCAAATAATTTTTCTATTCGACCAGAAGATGAAGTAACAGTTACGGATATATCTATGATGCCTGAATTATACGAATATATAAAGACTGCAAAGTCTTATATAATCTTTGACCATCATGATGAAACGGCGCTTATTGTAGATGACCCGAATGTAACTTACAGTAAAACCAAATCAGGCTCTCTTCTTTATTTTGAGTATATTACAAAGGGACAGCGAGTTCCTTTGAAGTTAAAGAAATTTATTGATCTTGTAAATACCTATGATACTTTTAATGATGCTTCTCCTCTTTGGGAAGAAGCGCAGAACTTGAACCGCATATTTTATAAGATATACTCCTATGGACTAAAAAATCGTTATGAGGCAGTACAACGGTTTATTCAAATCCAGGTAAGGAAACTAAATAATAAGCTTGTTGAATCCTTTTTCTTTTCAGACTATGAAAAGAGTCTTATTCAAGAGGTTATACAAAAGGAGAACGAGCTTTTTCAAAAAGCAAAAAAAGAGATTAAAACTCGCAAAGATAATGTAGGAAATACTTTTGGAGTCATAGTTCTTCCTTCTAAAATTTCTATTGTGTGTTTTAATCTATTGAATACCTATAAAGGTTTAGATTATATTATAGCAATCAATTCCTATAGAGGAATAAATGGCAAGGTTTCTGTCCGAGCGCAGAAAGAAGGGAAAATAAATGTAAATTATCTAACAGGAATTAAAGGACATGAGAAGGCTGGAGGAGGAGAGTTCCCTATTGACTTCTTACGAGACTTTTGGGAAAGTAATTCATATCTTGACTACAATATGCCGGAGACTGCATGAGTGATTTTTTTCAGAAAATCCCTATAAATGCAAATATAAAGAAACGAAAGAAATTCCTCAATGACCCTGTTCTTGTCTACAATGAGAATGCAGAAGTTATTGTTCTTTTGGATGAGCCTATTTTTGATAAAGATTTAGTCTCTTTTAAAAATTTGCTGAATGAGTTTCTTCGTGTACCCTATTCTGTTATTTCTGTACTCCCTTATCCTCTAAATGCAGGAGAAGATGTAAAGGCTGTTGTCAAAGTTTATTCTGAAGAATCTATAAATCTTGGAAATTATATAAAACCTAACTCTAAAATTCTTTGTTTCGGAAGATCAATCTATTCAATATCTAAGTCTCTTGATATAGGAACAGACTCTTTTACTGATATTGTATTTAATAAGACTCATTTTTTTGATCCTAATTTAAAATCCCATATTTTTCCTACCTTCTCTCAAAGTAAAATGAAAGAGACTAACACTTGGGAAAAATCACATATTCTTCTCCAGTGTAAAAAAATTAGAGCATTTAAGCCTATACTTCCTCGAATAGCTACTTTATCTTATAGTGAAATTATAGACTTAGACTCATTCTATGAAAGATATAAAAATGAAAAGCTAATGGCAATCGACACAGAAACAAATGGATTAGATTTTACTGTAAATAAGGTCATTTGTGTTACTATGGCTTTCTCTAATAATGAAGGATTTTTTATAGATTGGAAAACGATTGAAAATCATGGAGTAAACTTTTTCTCCGAATTCATAAAAGATAAATTTCAAATATATGCCAATGGAAAGTTCGATGTAAATATGTTTCGTGCTATGGGAGTACCAAGAAAATATCTTCATATTGATTTTGATACTTTGAATGCTGGTCATAATCTAAATGAGATACGCAGAAATAGTCTAAAGTCCCATGCTTGGATTTATACCAACTATGGGGGATATGATAAAGACCTAGATGATTACAAAACTAAATTTAATATAAAAGATTATTCCAAGATTCCTAAAAAAATTCTTATTCCCTATGCTACAAAAGATGCAATGATAACCTATCAGGTATATCATAAAATGAAGGCACATATAGACCAAATAGACAGAGACTTTCCAATGACTAATGGCTGGGGATTATCTCGTTATTATTATGAAATTGTTATTCCCGCAGTAAATATGTTTTGTGATGTTGAATATACAGGAGCGTATGTAAACACAGATAAGCTTGAAGAAGAAAGTAAAATAATGCGTCAAAAGTTGGAAGAAGTAGAAAAAGAATTCTTAGACTATGTAGGGATGAAAAAAGCAGATTTTAATATAGAATCGCATGATGCTGTTGGAAATCTTTTTAAGGAAAGAGGATTCCCTCTTATTGAGTTGAGTAAGAAGGGAATATACTTATCTAATGATGAGGTGTTAGAGAAGTATAGAAAGATGGGGTATAAAGAGGCAGAGATATTATCTCGTTATAGGTCACTCTCTACTATTCATAAAACCTTCATTGGGGATAAGAGCGAAAATACTGGTTTCTGGCAATATCTAAAATATCGGGCTGATGGATCAGTTAGAGTTCATCCGCATTATAGTGTTATGCTTGCCGACTCAGGCCGCAATAAATGTAAAGACCCGAATTTACAAAATCAAGTTGCACATGGAGAATATGCAGAATTTGTGCGTGGGCATTTTGCCGTTCCAAATGATGATTATGTATTTATGTCGGCGGATGCTTCAGGGCTACAGATGAGACTCGCTACGATTGTCTCTAAAGACCCTGAACTTACTGATGTATTTATCAATCAGTCGGGTGATGTTCATAGTAAAACAACTGTTAGTATTCTTCTTGGAGATAGAATATTACTAGCTGATTTCTTGAAAGTAAAAAAGGAAAAAGAAAAGTATTATCAGATTGTAGAAAATCATAATGGTGAACGAAAACTTATATTAAAGGGAGATTTAGAACATAAAGATTGGAGAGTATTAACAGAGTTTATCCCTGCGGATATGCGGTATAAGTCTAAATCTGTCAACTTCGGCGCACTTTTCGGCAAGGGTGCAACAGCGTTAATGACAATGGATGTTATGCCCAATTGGACAGAAAAACAATGTAAAGATTTTATCAAAGACAATAGTTTGACTACACTAACATACAAAGAAAAGAAGGATGTATTTTTTACTGTTGCAAAAAAACTCCGTGATAACTTTTTTGAGACTTATGTAGGATTAACTAAGTGGCATGAAGATTCTCATGCCTTTGCAAAGAAGCACGGATATATTCGTTCTATTTATGGGGCGATTAGAAGACTTCCAGAGCTAACTGTACAAAATGATACGAGCGAGTTGGGAAAAAAGAGAGAAGCAAATCTATTAAATATTAGTTTAAATTCCCCTATTCAAAATATGGAGAGTGTAGTGATGCACCGAGTAATGGTGGCGTTGCACGATTTTATACAAGAAAATAATCTAAAGTCTTTTATATTCGGAAATATACATGATGCCATCGAAATGTATGTTCATAGAAGTGAAATTAAAATTATCCGAGACAAAGTTATTGAGTTGGCTGAATATGCACATGAAGAATATGAGGGGATTCCAATTGTCTTTGAAGGAAATATTGCTGATCCATTAAAAGGGCAAGTGTGGGATTGTGGAAAGGATTGGGAAGCCGCTTAACATTGGAAAAAGATTCTTGTTGACAAAAACAGTGAATCAGAGTAAAGTAGAAAGATAAATATACGGGAGCAAAAATGAAACAGGACATTTCCTCTTATCAAAAGCTAACTGACACTGAACACATACTTCTCCGACCATCTATGTATCTTGGGTCTGTGGATGAGACAGAGATAGAAGACTATTTTCTTGAAAAAGATAAGTTTATCCAAAAGAAAGTATCCTATGTTCCTGGGCTTATTAAAATTATTAACGAAATATTAGATAACTCTATTGATGAAGCAGTGCGAACTAATTTTGAATACGCAAATAAAATAGTAATAGAAATGGATGGTGGGCATATTTCTATTTCTGATAATGGTCGAGGCATCCCTGTAGAAATTATGAAGGGGACAGATGAATATATTCCCGTAGTTTTATTCACTGAGGCGAAAGCAGGAAGTAATTTCAATGATGAAAATCGTACAACCATAGGGCTAAATGGCATAGGTTCAACGATAACAAATGTATTTTCTAATAAATTTGATGTTACTACATGCGACGGGAAAAAGAAACTTCATCTAACTTGTATTGATAATAATAGCAAATCCTCTTATAAAATTACACAGGGGACTCGTACCGGAACAGAGGTTACCTTCTGGCCTGATTTGAAGCGATTTGGGTTAAAAACTATAGGACGAGTATACCAAGATTTAATCAAACAGCGGCTTTATTTTCTTTCAATTTCTTTTCCTCAAATTAAGTTTACCTTTAATGAGGAGAAGATTAGGGTTCTAAACGAAGCAACTTTTATTTCTATGTTCTCGGATACTTATGAATACTTTAAGGCTGACAATTATTTCTTTGCGGTTACTCTTTCTGACACAGATGATTTCCGCTTTTTTACTTATGTTAATGGTCTGTATATTAAAGATGGCGGTAATCATGTAAATTATCTATCTTCCGAAATAGTTAATCGTATCCGAGAGAAACTTGAAAAGAAGTACAAGAACATTAAGCCGGGCGATATAAAGAATAAACTTCGTATTATTGCTTTCTTTAAAGACTTCCCTAATCCAAAATATAATTCACAGACAAAAGAAAATCTAACGAATGCGGTATCTGAAATAAAGGACTTCCTTGGAGAAATTGACTTCGATAAGTTCGCTCGTGCAGTTCTTCGCAATGAGCCTATCCTTGGGGCAATAGAGGAAACCTATAAGATCAAGGAAGAGTTCCAAAAGCGAAAGGACTTGAAGGAAATATCTAAAGGAACAAAGAAGATTCATATTGATAAATATGTTCCCCCGATTGAGAATAATACTTATCTTTGTTTGTCCGAGGGTGATTCCGCATCGAGCGCACTGTTGCCTATTCTTGGACGGAAGAATTTTGGCTACTTCGCACTTCGAGGAAAGCCATTAAATGTACAAGATACGAATATGGCAAAGATAGCAGGGAACGAAGAGCTAAAGTCAATAATAACAATATTAGGCGCTGATATATCTAAACCAGTAGTAGAAGTCAATTTTGAAAATATATTGATGACAACGGATCAAGACCTTGATGGTATTCATATAAGAGGGTTGTTGCTTACATTTTTTCATCGTTTCATGCCTGGACTTATTAAGGCGGGGAAAATCAAATATTTAAAGACCCCCATGATTTGTTTTTTTAAGAAAGGGGTTCCTACTAATTGGTTTTTTACCTTTCAAGAATATAATCAATGGATTAGTAAAAATGATGTCAGAGGACTTGAATTTAAGTATTTTAAAGGTCTTGGCTCTTGGAAACCTGAATCACTCAAATACATATTAGAGCATGACAAGTTTGATAGTTTTGTAGAAACATTTGAACCAGATAAATCTTCCGAAGACTATATTAAAATTTGGATGTCAGATAATAATGAAGAAAAACAGAATGTTCTTCGTAATTTATCATTTGATATAGAGAGGGTATAGATGAAAATAACTAAGTTCTATCAGGATGAATATTCTGCAACAGCTTTATACCAAAGTTTTAGAGCGTGTGCATCATACTTAGATGGTCTAAAGAATGGCGCAAGAAAAATCATCCATGTGGTAGACAAGAATAATATTATAACTGAAATAAAGAATTCCTCCCTTGCCGCAAAGGTAGTAGAATCAGAAGCCTATCTTCATGGACAAGTATCTCTTGAGGGTGCGATTGTTACACTGGCTCAGAATTTCGTAGGTACGAATAATTTTAATTTACTGAAGCCTGAAGGAAACTTTGGGAATAGATTTAATCACGAAGCCTCTGCAAGTAGGTATATATTCACTAGGAAGTCAGAGTGGTTTGACAAACTATTTATCAAGTCCGATTATGATATTTTGATAAAGCAATCTTTTGAAGGCGAACAAATTGAACCAAGATTTTATGTTCCAATACTCCCTATTATTCTCTTAAACGGTTCTGAAGGTGTTGGCAACGGATTTGCCCAAAAGATTCTCCCGAGGAAACTCTTTGATATTTTATTGGCTTTGAAGTCTATTCAAGAAGGAAAGAAGCCTAAGCGCCTTCTCCCATTTATTAAAGGGTTTGGGGGAACTATTGAATTTGGAGAGGAAGACAATAAGATAATAATTAAGGGCGTTATTGAGAAAAAGAATCTCAATACAATTATTATTAAAGAATTGCCCTTTCAATATGATTTAGACTCCTACTTAAAAGTTCTCAATACTCTTGTGGATAAGAAGATAATAAAGGACTATACCGATAAATCTGATAATGATAAGTTTTTATTTGAGATTGATGTTCAAAGAGAATTTGGAAAATTAGAGGATGACCAGATTCTTGAAGAGTTGAAGTTGATTAAACGATATACAGAGAACTTTACTTGCATTGATGAAGAAAATAAGATTATTGAATTCTCTAATGAGCTTGATTTATTAGAAAAATATTATTCTATTCGTATAGAGTATTACAAAAAGAGAAAGAAGAATCTACTTTATTTACTGGACGGCGAATATGATTTAATTTTTAATAGAGTGAAATTTATCTTAGCCATTATAAATAAAGAAATTGAAGTCAGGAATGTGTCTAAAAATATAATTGAAAAGAAGTTGGAAAGTCTTTCTTTCAATAAGATAAATGACTCGTTTGATTATTTACTTCAAATGCCTATATGGAGTCTTACAAAGGAGAAGGTAGAAGATTTGAAATTAAAACAAAAGGAGGTAAATGAAAAGATAAATCTTCTAAAAAAGAAAACAGAAAAGTCTCTTTGGGAAGATGATATAGCTTCATTTGAATAAGGAGAAAAATATGACAGATGGTGAATTAGTTCTCGCTATAAAAAGGGGAGAAGAATCCCCTACAGTACTTTATAAACGATATTTACCCATGATAGACAAACATGCAAGAAAAGCAAGTATGTATATACCAGTAGATAAACAAGAATTTATTCTTGACTACGAACAAGAAGCTTATTTTGTTATATTAAAGGCTATTAACTATGTAGATGAAAAATATATTTTTGGAGATGAGTGGAAATTTTCTTTGGTATTTTCCCTCTACCTTAAAAACATGGACAGAGGTTTTTTTCAGAAAGAACAAAGAAAAAGAAAGCATAATTTTAGTTTTATTTTTACTTTAGATGATTTAAAAAGAAATACTCCTACTACCCCTTTTGAAGATAGGTTAGATGATTTTGTTTCCAAAGAATTTTTTGATAAAATAACAGAAAGACAAAAAAGAATACTCTCTTGTAGAAGAGATGGACTTACTCTAAAGGAAACAGCCAAAAAAATAGGGTTATGCTCCTACACTATAATTAAAGAAATACAAGAGGCAAAAAAGGTTGCCGAGGATGTTTTCTGTATGAAGCTGGCCTAACCAATAGTGTATACTTTTATATACACCTCCTCATAGGTAAAAAAAGTTTATCTAAACTATTGACAAGAGGTCTATGATGGTGTATTCTTTAGGTAGGAATTGAGAGGAGATTAAGACCCAATGACCATTACGAAAGACATAATATGGGTTTTGGCACTGGGGAAGAAAGAGTCTGCAACATCTATGGATTTTGATCTTGCGTTTAACCTGAGTCGTTGGAATGCAGATACGAAATTTGGACGGAAACAGATGTTGATTGAAGCACAAAAAGCTGGATATGCATTTGATTGTACTTTTCAATGTTGGAAGAAACAGACTAAGGGGGCACTATAATGGAAGCACGGAAGGGAATCGCAACTTGGCTGGACAAGCTTGCCGCCAACTACGGAAAAAAGATTACTGAACAGGCGGAATATTACGCTCGGCTCACTGATATTGCCGAAGATGTCAAGATTCGGATGGGGGGGCCGAAGGATATTCTTCTCAAGGAAGAAACCACTGTCTACCTCCCCGAAGAGCGTCGCAAGGTAGCCTTCCAGCAGGAAGTAGATGTAACGGAAATAGATGTTCCGAAGCTTTTTGCTCTCCTGAACAGCGTGGAACGAATTGACGATTTTCTTTCGGTATGTTCTGTCTCTCAAACCGCACTTGAAAAAATTCAGGATGGGGCTGAATTGGTAGAGCGTTTCAGAATCAACACTGGAAAAACTCGGGCGGCATCTATTTCCGTCAAGGATATGACCAAGACCGAACTGAAAGAATGGGTGAAAGAGTAATCTTTCTAAGACTGAATATAAGGAGTCAAATATGACTTTTACGATTTTTGGGTGGAAGGTTCTATTGACTATTGAGAAATCAAAGCCTTCTTTGATTGACCTCAAGAAGTCTATGATAAAATTCGCAAAGGAATTTGTCATCCACAATGTAGGTAGGGTGGATGAAGACCCCTCTTGTGCGAAGATTACTCTTATCAAACAACTTCGTGAAATAGCCATGTCTAAAGGCTATGAATACGAATATGAGGGAAGGATTTATTCGGGAATGAGCCTTGGCGGGGCGAAGCTTACCATTGAAGAGTGGTTTGGGTATCAGTGCGAAAAGATTAAGGAATATCTTCCTAAGTAAGGAAGAGAAAGGAATTGAATATGAAGCTAAAGAAGGTCGATCTTTTTGAAAGGCTCATGGGCGCTCTATGGGGTTTAGGCACGACTATCTTTACTCTAAGATTACTCCAAGCTTTGTATTCTCCTGAATACAACACAAGTGGTTTGGCAGTGAAGGTACTTGCCCTTTTCTGCGCCGCCTTGGGTGTTGTTTCTTCTCTTCTTACCATTATAAAGGTAGCGGTTCAAACTGCTGTTGGAGAGATGATAGAAGAAAAGGATGAAGACAAGAAAGAGGAGGAAAAGATATGAAATACTTTTGTTTGGTTTTTATTGCGCTTCTTCTTGCGGGCTGTCCGGTAGTTCCTCCTGAAGTTCAGGAATACACAATCACGGTCATAGAACCTGAATTGGATTATGACCAGATATATACGAGATTTGTGCAACCTCATACTGAAAATGGGCAAGGGTTTTCTCTTATGGCAACTCCAAGAAACGGCATCATGTTTGTTAATTGGGTCATTGATGGAAAGGATGCTGGTAGAGAAAATCCAACTTACATAATAGTCTACAAAGATACTACAGTTACAGCGGAGTTTGCTGTAGTAACAAGGGGGGATTGTTTCTTAAATACTTGGAGTGTATCTCCTGCTTATGGAGTTTATCCAATTGGCGGTGGATATGTGCATGTAGATAACCGTCAAACAAACTATAATCTAAATGATACCATAACCGCTACTGCAACCCCTATGGAGGGTTATGTATTTTCATATTGGTCTACAGAATATCCGAGTATTGTATTTAGTACAGAAAATCCTGTGGATGTAATGATAGATAGTGCAAGTTATTCTCTTAGTGCCATTTTTGAGTTGGAGGCTCCATAATGGATAAGTCTAAAGTAAAAAATTGGTCAAAGGAGAAAAAGATTAGGTATATAAAAGAAATTCTATCTAATAGACACTCTGATGATTGTGAAGTACAATGGGGAAAAGAATGTAACTGTGGCATAGATCGTGTTATAGGATTTGTAGAGGAGCTTATTGAGGGGAAAATGGTATGATAAAAGAATTCAAAGGGGACTATCATTGGCTCAGTAATTTTGCCCCTTGTAAAATAATTTTACTCGGTTTTGAATACCGATCCGTAGAACACGCCTATATGTCTGCAAAATCACATGATTGTTACTGGAAGTTATTTTGTTTAAATACTGAGTCTGCTGGAAAGATTAAAAGAGCTTCAAAAGAAGTTGAACTTGTAGAGGATTGGGATACAAAAAAACTTTTAGTAATGCGGAAATGTCTTGAGCAAAAATACTCGCAAGAGCCTTATAAGTCTGCCCTTATCCTTACTGGTACAGAAGAGATACAAGAAGGAAATTGGTGGAATGATACATTTTGGGGGATTGACTTAAAATATGGAGAAGGTAAGAATACTCTTGGAATATTGATTATGACTATACGAAAATGGTTAATGGAAAAGAAACAGTATGAAGAATTTGAAGAAGTATACACTTGGCTCCAAGAAAAGAATGAAGAATTTTTTCAAAGGATAGAATAATATGTATCCCAAAAAAATATTATTTAATAGACATATGGGTGATTGTGGTGTACAATGGGAAGAATTATTTGGAGGAAAGATATGACATCTAATATATGCAAGAATTGCGGTAAAGAGAAGGGCTTACATGAATACGGAGCATTGGCTTGTCCAATAGTATTTGATAAATTCGGAGATCCTACTTTTTGGAGTAATACTTTAAGGTATGAAGAGAGAATAAATGAATCCCCTTTTATAGCCGACATTGTAAAAGAGTTGGAACAGAAAGTAAAGGAGCAGAACGAGCGAGTAGATATGTTATTTTCTGCGGTAGAAAACCTTACTTCTATAGTCCTTAATCTTGGAAGAGATAAATAAAATAAATGCGAAATAAATATCCAGGTATTTGTTATCGCTGTGGAAAATTAGTAAAGATAGGAGAAGGACATTTTGAAAAGGTAATTGGTGGAGGTTGGAGAGTACAACACGCAGATTGTGCTATAAAATATAGGAAAATGAAATATACAAAGGAGGAATAATATGTCTGGAAAAACAGTAAAAGAATTTCTTATTGAACAAATGATAGAACATGGCTACTCAGCACTTTATTGTCAAGATGCTGATAACTATGGGTGTTTTCTTGATGATTTTATGCCTTGCGGGGGCGACCCTATGGGATGTGAGATGGCATATAAAAAAAGGTGTGAGTTTGATCCAGAAAAATGTAATGATACTTGTGAAGGTCGCTACGATTCAACTATTCATTGTGCTACGACAATTAAGCCGGAAGACATAAAATGATAGGAAGTTATGCAGTATTATGCTTTTTTGTAGGTGTTTTAATTGGTTTTTTATATGGATGGAATATGGCTAAAGGAGGATATAAAATGGGGTTTGATTGTCCTTGCTGTGATGGCTATGGAAAGATGCAAGATGATCCTGACACTCCTTTCTATACTTGCAATTTTTGCCACGGAAAAGGCAAGGTCTGGATTTTCAAAAAGATTCAGTGGGCTTGGTGGTCCAGAAGAAATAAAGACAAAGGAGTCTTTTGATGACTTATCCCAATAGAATATTTTCATCGTCATTAGGATTGAGTCTCATATTAACAATGGCCTTTTCTGATAACTGTTGGCATACAAAAGGTCTTGCCGCTTTATTGGTAGCAATAGGACTAATGACCGGCTCTTTTTTTCTGATGTTTGGTATTTTATCAAAGGAAGAAAAATGAGGGAAAATAAACAACCAAGCATTGATGATTTTTTGCGGGATGTGAAAGATCATACAATATCTATAAAGAAGGATGAGGGGTTTTATCGTCATTTAATTTTCAGCAATAATGGGAGTTTCAATCAAAGATTTGAACTTGTCACTTGGCCTAACTATCTTGCCTTCGTAGGTGATATGGGTTCTTTTGTATTTTCTCGTATTGAAGACATGACTCAATTCTTTGGGCGTGATCTAAAAAAGATTGATACACAGTATTGGGCGGAAAAGTGTCAAGCAGAAGATACTCATAGTGAAGGAATACGAGAATTTGATATAGATCAATTCCGAGAGGAAGTGATTAGCCATACTCGGATGTGGCTTGATCTTGAGGAAGATGATCCTATTCCTGAAGAGATTAAAGAAGAGATAGATCATCTCTTGAGCGCCGAGGATGAATATGAGGCGGTTGCCGAATATAGAAATCATTCATCTAAAACTATTCCTTTAACTGATTTTTGGGAAAGCTCATGTAAAATAAAAACTTACCGATTTATTTGGGCTTGCTACGCAATTGCCTGGGGACTTGGCTTGTATGATAAGGAAACATCAGTAAAGGGGTAAATCAAATGAGTAATATTTTTGATGGAATAATTGAAACTATATTTGAACAAGAGATTGCTAAAAGAAAGCAAAGCGATACTGTGCTTGAGGGCAAATCTTTTTTAGTAAAATCTGACACGATAGCTGGTGGAGATTTATTGGTTACAACTTTTGCTGATACGGAAGTTTTGGAGGAAGAAATGGAAATGAGTATAGATGAACTTGTTGACAATATTTGTGAGTGTGGAAGTTCTCTATGGACAGGAGAAACCTCAGATTCAGATGGAAGATGGATTCCTTATCCTGACCCTGAAGCAATTAAAGAAGCCATCCAGCGTTTTGCTAAAGCCTACGCCGCACAAAAGGTTAAAGAAGAGAGAGAAAAATTTAGTAAGGCTTTATGCGAATGTTCAGAGGTTGGAGAAATTCTTGAGGCCGTAGGTTTGGAGATAAGACCAAAGGGAGAATGAAGATGGATACTCAATCTAATAAGATAACACTTGTAGAGCATCCTGAAAGTTTGTCAGCTTTCCAATCTCTTAGTAAAATTGCGGCTGAAGAAATTTCTAAACGAGACTCTGAAATTCTAAAACTAAAAGAACAGGTTAAAATTTTACGAGAATGGTTAGAGGAATCTACAACAACCATTTGTGTCTTATGTAAGATTGTAAATCCACAGCATTCGGAATGTACCTCTTGTGATGATATGGAAACTTGTAGAGAAGTGCTTAATAATACTAAAGGAGAGGATAAAATATGAAAGATTTTAGTGGTCCACCCTATCCAGTACCAGAGATATCTATTCTCATTGCTGAAATTACGCAGAAGGAAATTAAAAAATGAATAGGTGGAGGCAAGTTGCAGAATCACTATATAAAGGATTAAAGATAGAGGAAGCCCGCCAAGGCTGTCTTTGTAGCCATAGTTTAGAGGCATCAGCCGCTTATGATGAAGAAAAAAATAATGAAGATGCTTGTCCTAGATGTAATGGAGAAGGAATTGCCATGTATGGCTCTACTTCTACTTGGCATGGGGGCATCGGCGGTTGTGCAATGACCTATGATGTATGTGATGATTGTTGGGGGAGTGGATCAAAAACAAAAAAGTGGATAGACTTGAGAAAAGTTACTGAAGCCATAAAAAACAAAGATAACGAGATTTCTCATTTAAGAAATGCTCTATTAGAGATTGCTAAACGAGGTGCGAACCCTATAACACAATTTGGATATGGAAAAGAGAAGCCTTGGGTTCGTTTGGCAGATGATGTATGGGAAATTGCTAATCATGCGCTTGATAGGGGAGTATAAGATATGAATATAATAAAATTTAGAGCATGGGGTGAAAAAAAATATAGATTTTATGAAGGTATTTTTAATAAACGACCCTATATTGAACGATCTACTTTTCCACAATATGAGAGTTGTCCAGAATATATAAAATTAGATATAGAACAATTCACTGGATTATATGATAAAGAAGGTGTAGATATTTTTGAAGGGGATTTGATAAAACTTGATTCTTGGGAAGGTATTCAACAAATTAAATTTATCGAGGGAGCCTTTTGTCTTGCTTTTTATGGTGGCGAACATGATGGAGAATTCGCCGGGGACATTCATTATATTCATCATGCTAATATATCTCAAGCAACGGTAATAGGAAATATTCATGAGGGGGTAAAAAATTAAAATAGACATTATTCAAGAGCGAGATTTAGAAACTGGAAAAAATCTTATTGGAAAATGCTCTTGTGGGTATGTTATAGAATTTTATAAACAAGGAAAAATTACTCTTGGGGATAGGGCTTGTCCTAACTGTGGAAAGGTATATAATGGGCGTGGGGATGAGCTAATTCAGCATGAATTTTGGTAAAAAATTAGATATATTTTATCTTTTTTGTTCTAAAGAGGGGAAAAATCTTCCCGACAATATAAGTGTAGGGAGAACAAACATGAACAAGGCAATTATTACCCTGGTTTTTTCGCTCGTTTTCTTCGGTTGCTCGGCCCCTAAAAAGCCGCTTACAAAAGAGTTTTCTGACCTTTTCCCCCCGACATCTACAAATATAGAATTTGTAACTTCTGGTGTTTTTTCCTTTGACTTTAATGGAGATACATGGTATGCTTATGTGTCTCATGATGGTTCTATCTATTACGATAAAGCCCCTAATTTTGAGGAATAGTAAATGACAAATTTGGAAGACAGACTTGCGGCTATTCTTCTCAAAAATAGAAGAAAACATTATTCTTGTGAAGACTATTTCTATTCATGCCCTAAAGCAGAGGGCGGGTGCTGTGATCCAAGATACGATGAATTTTATGAATGTACCTGTGGAGCCGACGAAGCTAACATTGAAATTGATGAAATATTAAAAGAGTATGAAGAGAAAAAAATGATAGAGAAAAAAATAGAAGCTCTCCATGCTCAAAATGTTTGTATATCTTATATAAAAAATATAGCGGAATATGAGGATGAGTGACATGGTACTTCCAAGTTCTCCTCTTTTTGGCCTAGAGAATATTCAAGTAGAAGTAAAAGATGGAGAAGGCCCTATTCATATCCGAATGTTAATCCCTTCCCCACCAAATAGTTGTGGAATTCTTAATTCGCTACCGGTAGAGTTTTATTCTACAAATACTGTGGATGCTGATTTATATAATGAAATACAGGATGTAAACCATATTGATCTCATGATTTCTGAAATTAGATCAAGTCAAGATCGTGCAAAAGATATGCTTGCTGAAATAAGACAAAAGTTGGATAAAGATAAAGAAGTAGATTCTCCGTGGTTTTGCGCTCCATATGTTTCTCCTTATCTTTACTCTTCCATTACAAAAGAAGAAAGTGATCTGATAGAGGCACAAGATTGGCTTGATAAAGAATTTCCAACTACTAATTGTTCTAAATACAAAATGACGATGAAAGAATACTTCAATGATTTTTATATTGCTTTTTTAAGATTTATTCTTATAATTATTGGTAGTAGAAGAGGAGCAATAAGGTGACAATTGTTTATACTATAGCAACCATTTGTTTAATATTTTTTCCTTCAATTTTTATATTCAAGTTGAAAAAGTATTATATACAGATTTGTGAAAATAGAGGAGATAGAAATGTTTAAATGGTTTTATCATTTTTTCATGTGGCATATAAAGGGCTATCATGGTCATCAGTGTCCTTTTGTAAATGAATGTACACTATCATTTCAATACAGATGGACAGAGAAACCTCATGCAACAGGTAGTTGTTGCATGAGGGCAAAAGGGCATCCTGGAAAGCATATTGAATGGTTTAATAAAAAAAGGATGAATAGGGCTTGGAATACTGTAATAAAAATGAAGCATTTTAAATGAAATCTCTTGATGCTGAATTTACTATACCCTATGAGGCCACAAAGGTTATGTTAAAGCTGTCTATGGCGTATTCTAATTTTGATCTTGAATTATTGGAACAGACAGGAGATAGTTTTTCATTTAAGAAATCCTGTAATGACCCGGAGCATCCTTTATTTGTTTTTGTTCTTGTCAAACCAGATATGATGCTTGTTCAGGTTCATGGCGTAGAAGATGATTTTGACATTAGAACACTTACCCTCCATATAAAAGAGGCCCTTGAAAAAGCTTTTAATGAGCCTTTTGAACGAATTACTTCTGGTCCAGTTGGTCGCCCGAGGGGACATAAAGTTAAAAAAACAGATTGATAGTTTTACTATTCTCGGGTATACTCTATAGAGGAGCAAAAAATTGAAAAGAATTCTCATAGATATGGACAATACCATAAATTGTTTCTCTAATCATTTCATTACCTATGCAAAAAAGTTAGGGTATCCAATAGACCCTAATTACTCTGATGAGACTTACCATATTGAAACCTGTATTCTTCTATCTAAAAAAGAACAAAAGAAAATAATGGCAGAGATAATGGACTCTGATGATTTTTGGTTGACCATCCCCCCAAAGAAAAGTGTCAATACAATTTTAGAATATCTTCTTATTTTAGATTATGAATTAGTTATTGTAACTATCCCTTGGAAGGATGAGGAACGATTCAAGCAGACAAAAAAGACTTGGCTAGAGACTAACTTCCCTTCAATTCCTTTTACTGAAGTAATCTTTAAGAAAGAAAAATGGGAAATCCCTGGAGACATAATTATAGATGATAAGCCAGAGGTGTTAGAACGAGCGCCGATGACAAGGATTAAATTTTTCTACCCATATAATGCTCATATTGAAACAGAATATTCAATAAATAATTGGGGGGTTGTTCCCTCTATTCTTGAGGAGATAAATAAATGCTCGTAATTATAGACTCTTCAAATATAACTCATAAGAAATTAAATGAATTTGTAATAAAAGAGGTAACAAGAGGAGAACAGCTTATAGGATTAACTATTTTATCAATTGTAGCATTAAGCCCTAATGATGAAGTGGGTTTAGTTCAAATGGCAGAAACAAGAATACTTGCAAATCGTAATAGAAATATAAGAATAATTAGTGATACAAAACAAAAATATTATATCTTTGGAGTAGGTATCCACGACTATATAAAAGCTAATTATAAAGCAATCTCTGAAGCTCAAGATTTAGGTTGGGGAGTGGGGAGCTAAGTATGGGTGAATATTTTAATTTAATATCAGATGAAAAAGAACTTACTCGGTATTTTGAGGAAATTATGCCTCCTCTTGAAAGTCAGGAAACTTATTTCTTTTCTCTTTCAGCACGAAATAAATATTTAACAGAGGAAGAACGAGAAGAGCTTTGTTTAGGTCGTACTGAAATGTTTGAAAGGCGCACTCTTCGTACTTATGATTATCAAAAGTTTATTAGACTGATTCATAAATTTGAATGTAATCCAGCCGCCTACACTACAAAGAATAATTCAATTATTCCATCAAAGTGTATTATTTGTTATGTCAATATAAATCCCTCCAATATGTTAAAGGCATACACTGAGTTTAATTATGTTATGCAGGAATATATTCTTGAACTCTCTCTAAATGCCTTAAATGGTAGAAGCTTGGATGATATATCAGATAGGCTCTCTCGAATAGATCGACTTCTTTTAGACAAGATTCAAAAAGCTCGGGGTCGAAGAGTATGGATAGACATTGACTTTGATGTACCTAAAAATAGTCCTCTTCTTTCTGAATATATTAAGGAACTAAAGGAAAATCAAATAAAGTTTGAAGTGATAGATACTCACTCAGGATACCATATTCTTCTAAAAAGAGAAACAATAAAATATAACTACTTAAAAACTTTGGAAGTTTTTGACAGAATTGCCTCCGAAGTTGGGGGAGAAATTAAACAAAATAAAAATGAAATGGTGCCCCTCCCCGGAACTTTCCAAGGTGGGTATCCAGTAAGAATAGTAACGGAGGAATATCTATGAAAGAATGGATTATATATGAGCTTAAACAAAATGTTCATTTAGCTGATGGGTCAAATGAATGGTATGTATTGGGTTCCAATAATTCTTTTGACCATATAAGAACTTATGCTATAAAACTTGTCAGTGAAGGAAAAGTAAAGAAAGAAGACTTAGCGGCGCTAAGAACTACAAAGATTGAAATTGATTTAGCCTTAGATATTTTTTGTGATGGGGGAGAACATAAATAAATGACTACTGCTAAAGAACTTTCTAATTGTCTTGTAGGATGTCCCAATGCTAAATCTATAGAAATAGCATTAGAGAGTTGGCGTAAAGAAATTCTTGAACAGGCATCTAATCAGGCTTTTGATAAAGTTTTTGTAATATGTGGAGCGTCTGAAGCTAGGGCTACTAAGCGAGTTATATTAGGAGAGGAATAAAATGGCTAAGATTGAATCTGATAATTCTCCTGATTTGATTAAAATTACTATATATGAAGAACATTCTGAATATGGCTCAGTAGTATCAGAATCTTTTATTGACTTATGGAATGGAGATACTGAAACTACCTACAGTATTCTAAAAAAGAATCTATTAAAACTCCCTGCGGGGGACTATAGCTTATCCATAAAACACTATTCTAGGCTGGAGAAATAAATGGTAATTGGTATAACTGGTTTTTTACGCTCTGGTAAAGACACCGTAGCAAATATGTTAATGGGACTTGACCCTTCTTTTTCTCGCTATAGTTTTGCCGACCCTATTAAACACGCCGCTGAAGTAATGTTTGGCTGGGATTATAAATATACCTATGGGGAGCTTAAAGATGTTGTAGACCCTTATTGGGGAATTTCTCCTCGGTTGGTTCTTCAGCTTCTTGGAACGGAGTTTTCTCAATATCTTCTCTGTGAAAAATCTGAAGCATTTAAAAAGATTACAGGACGAACGCTATGGGTTCGATTATTTGAGAAGAAACTACAAGAATACCCTACTAATAATTGGATAATACCGGATGTTCGTTTTCCCCACGAAATTGAATTTTTTAGTAAAAATAATTTTCCTATTATTAAAGTGGTGAGAAAGGAAAAGATTCCAACTGGAGAAGTACACGAAAGTGAAAAATATATATCTTCTATTCCAGCACAATATATTATTGAAAACGATGGAACTCTTATGGATTTAAAAACAAATGTGGACTTAGTATTTTCTTATATGAAAAAAGATTATTCCTTTTAGGGGGCTTTAATGGTAACTACTTATGATCCAAACCAATCTATAGGAATGAAAATAATAAATTTTATTGGTTTTCTCGCATTTGGATTATGCTTGGCAGTATCATTTTCTCTTGCACTTAATTTCTATCTAAACCTTGCTATCACCCGACTTGATTTTTATATCATGTTGGCGGTAGCAATCATTCAAGAGATCATTAAAGCATTTACTTTAACTAAAGGCAATTTTGCTTGGGACTATGGGTTTAAGAAAAAGGCTACTGCTTACTTTGCTGTCTATGCCTTTGCTCTTATTGCTTCGTTAGTATCTGGATTAGGCTCGGGGCTTGTCATTGTAGATAAGAAAACCGCTATATCTGCTACAGTTTCATACGAAGAAGACATAGCTAATAAAAATGCCGCAATAGTTGTAGCACAGGGAAAAATAGCTGATAGATTAGAAATTATTGAAAAGCGTAAAGCCGCTCGGGACTTGCTACCTCCTGAAAAACTTACAGAGATAGAACGAATTCAGAGAACTATTGATATAACTCAAAGAGAAATTGACAAGTTAAATGGTGAGATTGCTACAATTCGATCAGAAATAACAGAGCTACATAAAAAGGCAAAAGTAGAAAACATAGCTATTGAAAAAACTATGTATACTCTTATTGCAGATTTGTTTAAGTGGAATATAACTGTAGTAACTATTATTTCTTTTGCACTTTTAGTTATCATTGTAGAGGCTGGATTAGTTGTTACTTCTGTTCATCCTAATACTTCTCCAAGAATAATACGAAAGAAACAAAAAAGAGGGCAGAAAGAAAAGTATACTTCTAATCCTAATATAATAACCCCTGCGGAAAATCCAGTAACGGAAATGTTAGAAGAGGATTTTGAAGAAGAGAAAGAGGAAGAAATAACTCCCCCCGAAATTATTCCTACTAATGAAGTGAGGGAGGAAATTCCTCTAATTCCAAAGATTGTTCCCTCAGACGGTAGGCTTTTTAATTTCCCCAAACGGGAAAAGGGGTAATATGATAGATGCTGAAAAAGAATTTAGAAAGGGAGCATGTAAAGACTGGGTAGCCGATTTTAATAGTAAGGTAATAAAACATATTACTTCTGTAGGTATCATCCATTGTGGAGGAAGCGGTATGAAAATAAATGAATATCAATTAGAGGCATATAAAACAGCAATCTATACTGATAAAGTAATTTATCCTACTTTAGGACTAATAAATGAAATAGGGGAAATATCTGAAAAATATGTTGATCCTGATAAATATAAAATAGATGAAGTCCTTTATGAGGTGGGGGATGTAATGTGGTATATCGCCGCATTATGTACTGATTTAGGATTAAATATGTCTTCTCTAGAAGGTGATGATTTTTGTGAATTAGATTCAATGTATTTTGAAGCATCTGTTATCGCAGGAATTATAAAGAAGTGGCTACGAGACTCTAATAGAACATTCTCTGTAGAAAAAATATTTGAATTACAAACCCACCTCTCTCGCATTTTTATAGCATTGAGAACTTATTGTCTTGATATTAGTTTTCCGCTTGAAGACATCTTCCGAATGAATATTGAAAAATTAAACTCTCGCAAAGAGCGGGGGGTAATTACCGGCTCAGGGGATCATAGGTAGTTTTTTAATATTGACCTTATCATAAAATCCAGGTATACTTAATATAAGGAGTCCTCATGTATAGTCTTGATTTACGACCGAGAAATTTTAATGATATAGTAGGACAAAAACTAATTATTCAAAATCTTAAAAATAGGTCTAAGACTATGGATTTTCCTCAAGTTATCTTGTTGGAGGGAAGTACTGGATCGGGAAAAACTACAACCGCTCAGATCATTGCACAATTATTAAACTGTCAAGCTCCAATAACTAAAGAAGATGGAACTCATGAAGCTTGTCAGGAGTGTCCTTCTTGTAAAGATATAATTTCTGGAAAATTTGGTCGGGACACACGAGTTTTTGATTGTGCGGGCATGGTAAAAGAAGATGTATTGGGGCTAAAACAAAAACTTTCTGTTTCCCCTATGTATGATAAGAACAAGATATTCATATTAGATGAAGCACAAAATCTTGGAAATGCAACTACAAAAGGTGCATTACTTCTTCTCTTGGAAAAAGTATATAAGCATGCTTATATTATTATGAATACGATGGATATATCTAAATTTGATACTTCCATCATTGGCCGAACACAAAGATATTCCTTCAAGGCAATAAAAGAAGATGATATAGCTGATTATCTTATTAACACTCTTCTTCCAACCCACGACCCAAAGAGTGAATTGCCCGACACAATGATTGAAGTTCTCTATACTGTTGCTACTCTCGCTTGTGGTTCTCTTCGTGAGGCGGTTCAATTATATGAACAATGTATAACAACTCCTATAACTACAAAAGAAGAACTAATCTCTTATATGGGAGTAATGGATGAAAAAACTGCCTATGAAACATTATCACTCCTTGTAAAGAAGAATAAGAAATTCTTTGAAGATTTTGAAAATTATAAGAAAAAAGAAAATAATCAGGAGCGCATTTTTAACTCCTTCTTAGGAATTTCTTGGGACGCATTATACAAATCCGCACTATTTGAAATGAACCCTGATACTGCTAAAAGCCCCTTCTATGAAAATTTTTATTCCTCATTGAATAATACGGGGAATGTAAAAGAGCTATTGGAAATTTACTCTAATATGTTCAATGCAAGCTCAGGGAATATTACTTATAATTTCTTTATGACGAATATATTATTAAAATTCTACAAGCCTATGCCTAATGGAGTATCCAAACCCCCTGTTGAAACAAAACCCCCCTTGCCTATAAGAGGCAGAAAGTAGAGAAAATGATACCTACCAATATTCGTGAGTATCCACCTACAGATTGGGAAGCTGACTCTTTAGCATTGTGGGATATTCTCCCTAAAGATCAAATTGAAAAAGTAATGTCGGGCTATATGGTAGATGCAGATATTGAACCAGAATTTTTAGGTTTTGTATCTATTTACAAAAGATTAGCAGAATTGATTCCTTACCATTTTACTATTGTAGACTTAGGCTCGGCGTATAATGCACAATCATTCTATTTCCTTAAATACAAAAAATATATTGCAGTTCAGCCTCATATAGAGAATATATTCATGACCCCTAATTGTGAAAGATTTAAGGGAACTACGGGAATGTTTATTGGTAGTGAATTATATTCTCAATTAGACTTAAATACAACCTTTGCTATTTGCTCTTATGTCCCCCCGTGGTATGAAGAGGACAGTCTTGAGCTTTGTAGAAAGAATTTTAAGAATGTATTTACTTATTATCCAGCATAGGGGGATAGTTTGAAGTTTATAAATCTTTGGCGTCTATGGGCAAAAGCACTGGGAGCAAAAGCCAGCGATGATAGTAGAGAGGCGAATATCATTGCTCTTATTCGCACAGGAATTACCTTGATTTATTTAATTACGAATGCTATAATCGTTCTAGGGGTAATGAGGCATTGGAGAGACTAGGAGAGGAAAATGAATAAACTAATTAAAGCAATAAAATTAGCGCATAGTATAAAAAATCGCCCCCTATATGTAGAAAAAAGAGGAAATGGCTATGTTTGGTCTATAAATGAAGATACTAATTATTTCTCTTATCAAAGAGCTTTAGACCTAATTTATACAAAGAGTAGATTTATATTTTATTTTTTGAAGTGGATAAAATATATCTAATGGATAATTTTTTAATAGATGTTCCATCTATAGTTGCCTCTCTTGGTATAGAAGCTAAAAATATGGCTGGACGACTAAAAGCCCGTTGTCCTTTTCATGATGAAAAAACTCCTTCTTGGTATATTGAAACAGAGGAGCCATATCGTTTTAATTGTTTCGGTTGTGGGGAATCTGGAACTATTTTTTCTCTTTATTTTAGAATGACTGGGCGCAGTTTTTATAAGGATTATGGAATAAATCAAGAGTCCTATTCATTTTTTACGGCTAAATCGCAACCAAGAGTATTTGGAGAGATACGATCACGAAAAATTGATTCTATAGATGGGGCATTACTTCTCCCATACGACAATCAAGAGGTCATGAACTATTTATTGAGTCGTAATACTAAAGAGCCGATATCGAGAGAATTTCTGGATTACTATGGGATTAAGTATACGATTCAAGCCGAGATAAACCGCCCAAAAGATTCTAAAGAGCGAGGAACATTCTTTAATCATCGTTTGACTGTTCCCATTATTGAAAACAAAGTGTTGGTAGGGCTTGAGGGACGAAGTTATAATGGAGGAAGTCCAAAAGTCCTTTATCCAAAAAATAGCTGTGTAGATACTTTATTAAACATTGATAATTTAAATCCTGATGAACCCTTATACCTTGCAGAAGGTGTATTTCATCTTCCTTCCCTTTTCAATACTGGGCGAAGGAATATATCTTGTACTTTTGGGGCAAGCGTCTCTGCTAAACAAATATCAATACTTAAAAAATTCAAAGAGATAATTTATTTTCCTGATAATGATGATGCGGGGGAGAGAGCAATAGAAACAATAATTAAAGGGCTAAATAAGGACTCTCTATTTATCTGCAAACTTCCATATATTTTAAATGATAAAGGTAAGGCTCTTGACCTTGGAGATTTTACAGCCGAAGAAATAGATAATTTTTTATTGAATGTAATTCCTTATAATGACTACAATTATGACAAAGTTGATCCTTTTGACAGAAAAGATGAAATATCCCCAGGAAAAGTTTTCCTTAATTCTTTAGATAAATAATCATAAATATTTCTTGACAGGGAGCATTTCTTCGGGTATACTTAATTATAGGACAGGGAGGACAAATATGTTCCATATTAGCCGTAGGCGTAAGGTACTCGTTGTGGGAGCCAAAGAGGGGTCTTGGTTCGAGGACTTGAACGGTAAGGCCCTGTGGGTCAACCGTAAGAGCATTCACAAGAATGACGAAGGGGTGAGGGTTTATAACCTTCATTTCAATTACACTGACCTTGAAATCCCGGTCAGGAACACGATCTGGATTCCCAAGTATATTCGGAAGTTCTTCCATACAGTCAACAGCCGTTTGGAGGATTTCCTTCCAGTAGAGCCTATCATTGACACGGAAAACTATTAAGACATAGTAATGGGGGAAGAAATTCCCCCTTAAAATTTATTTTTAAGAGGATGAAATGGATGATTTAGATAGAATTGAAAACTGTATAAACTCTGTCTATACCTCTGAATGGGAAGATGACTTTCTCCAATCAATACATGAATGGGCTTTAAATGGTAGAGAATTATCGGAAAAGCAAGAGGAAGTTCTTGCTAGAATAGAAGAAAAAATTGAGAGAAGGAATAATAGATGATATTGCACGAAAATACCCGAGAGTTTGAATCAAACATTGATGCTACTCCTACCACCTTTAGGATAAAAACTACTGGGAAAGCATTTAAGATTCTTACCTCTAATCTCTATAAAAATAAAATCAAAGCAATTATCCGTGAATTATCCTGTAATGCAATTGACGCCCATGTAATAGCAAATAATTCTGAACCTTTCATTGTTCACTTGCCTAATTCCCTTGAACCTTTCTTTTCTGTAAAAGATTTTGGCACTGGGCTTTCCGATGATGATGTAATGAATCTTTATACTACTTTTTTTGAATCCAATAAAACTAATTCCAATGATCTTATTGGAGCATTAGGTCTTGGTTCAAAGACTCCTTTTTCCTATACAGACTCTTTCAATGTAGTTTCTCATTTCAAGGGAAAGAAATCAAATTATACTTGTTTCTTATCTGCTTCCCATGAACCCCAAATAATGCGGCTTTCCTCTGAAGAAACGAAAGAGGCAGATGGTCTTGAGGTTTCTTTCAATGTTAGTCAAAGTGATTTTTATTCATTCAAAGAAGAAGCAAAATCAGTATTTATGTATTTTGAAAAGAAACCAATTGTAGTAGGGGTTAATCTTGATATTCCAAAGATAACCTCCTCTTCTGATATGAAAGGGGGTAATTGGGTTTATAGTGCGAGTATTGGAACTACTCTTATTCAAGGAAATATTGCTTATCCTCTTACTGACTATGATGTTAAATCAGCAGAGGTTTTCCAAAAGAATAATAAAGCAACCTTTATAATTAACAATAATTTTTTGATCACAGTTCCTATTGGGACATTTGAAGTTACTCCTTCTAGGGAAGAAATTTCCATGACGGCTCCCGCATTAAAATCTATAGTAAAGATTTGTGAAAAAGTATTTGATGAATTTAAGAATCAGTTTATAGGAAAAATAACCTCCACTCATTTTGATACTGATTATGAAAAAATATGTTTTGGATTAGAGTTAATTAGAACTCTTCATTGGAATGCAAGGGACCCTTTCTTTGAAGAATTTAAAACTCTGGTTCCCAACTATAAGTTTGATAGTAATTTTTCTCATTTTCGTTTAGTGGTAAAAAAATCAGAGCATGAAGAAAAAACCATATACTATGTGGCAACAGAAAAATGCACAAAGAAAAGTACTCGACACAAAGCAGATATTTCCTATCATGATAAAGGAATAGAGGTTCCAATCTACGGTTTACATTATATTTATCTTGATGAAAAATCCTCTCTCTGTAGCAAGAAAATGAAACAATATGCGGCGGACAAAGGATCAAGAGTAAATATATTAGCTTTTACTGATGAAGCTTATATGAAAATATTTCTTTCTCTCATAGGAAATCCCCCAGTTACCTACTGTTCTTCTATTGTTCTAAAAGATACTACGGGAAATGTTGTAAAATATGCCCGTGCTACTACTCAGCCCGCAATCAAATATACTTATTTTTATAATGATAAAAAGAATATTTGGGACTTTGGCTCAGAAAATGCCGAGGTTAACCTTTCTCAATTAGATGACATAAAATATTATCTTACCAACGCTACTGAGAATATAAAAGATTTTGTTTGCTCTTTTTTAGATGAACTTAAAATAATTCCTCAAACAGAAGAATTAGTCATTTATCATTTTACAAAAAATACAATTCTTAATTCTAAGAAGTTTCAAAAAGCAACCCACCTACAAGAATTCCAAGAGTATATGAAAAAATATGTAGAGAAGGAGATAAAAAATAGACCAGACTATTTTGAAGCACTATGCTTTAAGAAATCTTATCGCTCTGACTTAGTTCCTTATAATGATGAAATTATTACTCTTCAGAAAAAACTTGACACAAAAGGCAAAGGATATGCTACAATAGAAGCCTATAAAGCCTTATGGGAGGATTTTAAGAAAAACGAAGAAATAATAGATAAAAAGAATAGAGTGCTAGATAGTCTTCGCAATATGTTTTATATTGATATTCCTTTTTCTGCTATAAATTTGAAGAAAAAATATAATATAAAACTTTTAAAAGATTGCTACCCTATGTTGTCTTATTTATCGCCTTGGGAAATAAATAATGCAAATAAGGAACTTGTAGACTATATTAACTTTGTGGATCAACATTCTATATAGCGTAAAGAAAGGAGCGCATTATGGCAGTACCGTTCATGTTCTTGCAGGATTCCTTGAATGTCATGCTCAAGGGAAAGATGTACAATATCCGTAAGGATTCCCCGGAGTACGAGGACATTAAGGAGGCAATAAAAAACAATCAAGATGAAGATTTCATCTATGATATTGTAGATAAGGCTCAGGCGCTTATTAAGAGGGCGCACGGGAAAATCGAAATTCAGTATGGAGAAGTTTTCTTCAATGGGTACAAGTGTGAAGGGCCAATTGTAGATAGAATTCTCTTCATGGCAGATGAAGGAATTGATCTATCCCCCATTGAAAACTTCCTTGTAAACCTGGAAAAGAATCCCTCCCGCCGCTCGGTGGAGGAGCTTTATACTTTCTTGGAAAAGTGTAATCTCCCCATTACTGAGGACGGTTATTTCTTGGCATACAAGAAGGTTCGTGAGGATTGGATGGATTTATACTCCGGTACAGTCTCCAATGTTATTGGAGCCAAGCCCCGAATGTCTCGCAATAAGGTAGATGATGATTTTCGGGTAGGGTGTTCTAAGGGCTATCATGTCGCATCCAAGGAATACTACAATGAGTCTGGCTATGGCTCAGGCGATGGAAACCGTCTTATCGTGGTGAAGGTAAATCCCGAGGATGTAGTTTCTGTCCCCGAGGAGTGCAACTTTACGAAGATGAGGGTGTGCGCTTATGAAGTAATTATGGAAGTTGCTGATTACAGTATTCCTTCCAAGTATGCACCTAATTCTTATTCTTCGCCAGAGGATGAGGAAGATGAAGTAGATGGAGAAGACAACTCCTGCCCTGGCTGTTGCCCGGACTGTGATGACTATGATTGCTCGGACAGGGATGATGATTTTGACGACGATGATGATGATGACGATTGTATGGGATCATGTGGAGATTGTGATGCCCCCGATTGTCCTGATAGGGAAGATAGCCATAATGGTCTGTCCTGTTAATTAAAATCAAAGGTTAGATAAGAAATAGGGGGAAGATAATTCCCCCTATTTTATTTAGCTTTTATGAAAAAGAGGTACTAATTGTATATAGGATATTTCCTACCTACAACCAAAGCCTATCCCCAATATTTAAAAATTAGTCTATCTAAAGGAGTTTTCCATGAAGACTAATCATAAGGGTATAGAAGATTTTATCTATAGCCACAGAAAGAAACAGGAGATAATGATTCAAAAAAAGAAAACAAGACGAAAGACAATGCTCTTTTTTTTGTTTCTCCCTATTTTTTCTATTTTTATATTCTCCAGTGCTGTTTTTCCTCCTTCTAATAAAAATGTCTCAAGAAGCCCTGCCCTTACTATAAGCCTTCAGGATGCTTACTATCTTACTTTAGTACCTGAAGAATATAGAGACTATGTATATGAAAATTGTGTTAAAAGAAATATTCCCATTACCTATTATTATCGTATGATATGGAATGAATCTCGTTGGCGTTGGTGGGCAGTTGGAAAAAATTATTATAAAGGAAAAATAGTTTCCTATGATAGAGGGCTTGGACAGATAAACTCAAAATATGAAAAAGATTTAGCTTTACTCTTTTTTATTCCTTCATACGAAGGAGAAGTTTTTGATGTATTTAATTGGCAACATAATCTTCAAGTAAGTATGAATTATATTGAAGATTTATACGAAACATTTGGTAATTGGCCTGAAGCATTTATGGCTTATAACTGTGGATACAATGCTGTAAAGAATAATCAAATACCAGAGAGAACATATGAGTATGTAAAGAAAATTATATATTAAGCCTATTTGTTTCATGTGCTTTAATAATGTCTTCAATATCTTTATCAAATTTGGCTTCCATAAGCTGTAATGCAGTTTTGTTACGCATAGAGATTGTTCTTGCTTGAAAAAAACAATCTCTTAAAAATTCTCGTAATATATTATCATCATTTCTTGTTATAGTATTACGAATTTCTTCTCGGGATGGATCAAGAGCGGCGGGATAAAATGTAGATAAAGCACTATACCAGTCATCCATATAAAAAGAAATATAACCTTCTACATATTCTTCAAATTCTTCTTCATGTTTATCTGTAAAATGATTTTCTCTAAATCGTTGTTTTAAATTTAATAGTATTTGTTCCGCTTGATTATGAACTACACTGGAAAAAATTATATATGCTGTGTCATGTAAAAGATTAGCATTGTTGCCTTTCTTCTCTATAATTAAATCTTGATAAACCTTCATTAGGTGTCCCTTAAATAGGTTTATTTTTATTTGGGCAGAGTTCATTTGATCTTGAACTTTTAGCACCATGGAAATTTCTGTTTGTTTATTACCAAAGAGAATTGATTTTTTTATTACAAGAGCGAGAAGTGTTTGATCGCAATAAGGAATCAAATGCGCTATTTCTTCTTGTGCTGGAATAAAAGATTCTTCTTTTTCAGGAACGGGTTCAAAAGTGGTAACGGCTTCAATAGTAGGTTTCTGAGGATCAGAGTTATCCCCTACTTGAATTTTATTTCCCTTACTGTCTTCTACCTTTACAGAAGTTTTTGTTTTTTTTAATGCAATAATTATACTTATTATACAAAGAGTAATTACAGAAAAAGTTATTGCTAATTGCCACCAGTTGAAGTTTGAAAACACAGTATCCCCCAAAATTGAGAAACTTTTATATAATGTATTAGTAGGGAAGACTGCAAATTATTGCTTAGTTATTTTCTGAGTTATTTCTGCACCAAGAGCTATAGAGGAAAGAAGTCCAACTAGACCTAAAATAAGAGAAACAAAGGTAGTGCCATCCATAAGCATAGAAGTTGTATCAATTGGCTTAGGAGTAAATAGTAAAAATCCTGCAATTGTTAACCCAGTAATTGTTACAACACAAGAAAGAATAAACGCCATTACTTTTATTAGTCGTCCCGAAGAGGCGTTTCCTTCTCCATCATCTAAAAAGCTTGTGGGCTTTTTCTCTGTTTTTCCAATATGATATTGTGGAATTGGAATAGGGTTATCATAAGTTTCTTCGTTTGTATTTACTTCGTCGCCTTCCATTTGTTTATCTCCACTATTATTTAATACCCACTTTGCCTAGCGTCAGTGACATAGGCTATAATGCCTATAGTTCCGGCTAGGTTATTTGATTTTATATAGAAACTATCAATCCCATTTACAAGCCAAGTTGCCGCCCCATTAGTAAGAAGCTCAGTAATATCTACCCAATCGTCTGCTACATCACCTTTCATGGAAAGAGTTGTTGCAGTAGTAAGGGTCGCAAAAGTTATACTCCGAAAGCGGTGTTGCCCTGCTAAAAAAGTAGCATCAAAGAGTGTTGGAGTTACAAGTACCCCGTCTGTGTTGTCATCTGTAGTGAGTACAAGAGTCCTAAACCTTATAGCTGATGCCATGATAATCTCCTAATATCCAGAGCCTTGAGCATCGGAAATATACGCAACTAATCCGATTGTTCCTGTGGCACTATTTGTTTTAATATAAATTTGATCTATTGCGTAGATTATCCATCCAGCCGCTCCGTTCGCAAGAAGTTGTGTTACTTCTACCCAAGGGTCTGTCAAAGCACCTTTTACATAGATGCGAGTAGCAGGAGCGGTCATGCAAGAAAGAGTTAAAGTCTTAAATCTATATCGTGTTGCAGTAAAATCCGCATCAAAAAGTAGAGGTGTGACAAGGTGACCATTTACTGTATCAGAAGTTGTGAGAACATGCGTTCTAAGTCTTAGTGAAGTAGACATAAAAATCTCCTATACAAGAAGTTCTCCGACTTCTTTTACAAACCTATCAAATTCTTCAGGATGATCGTGAAATAATTGAGGACAGAACTTATATCCTACAATTTTTTCGTGCGTAGTAATATCATTCAAACCTAGATTATATTTTTTTAATAGACAAACAACTAACTTCTTTGTACTTTCCCATGTTTCAGGTTTAAAATTTCCTTTCCAATCAATAGGACACATTTCAATTGCTACAGTACAGCTATTTGGAGATTCTATATCCGGTCTTAAAACATACTTTCCAAACTTTTCTCTTGCATAATCAGTATAAATCTTTCCAGATATAGGATCGACAGAAGAGGTTCCACAATTATATGAAATTTCTTCATCAGGCATACATCGAATAATTTCACCTTTTAACCCTACAATATACTCTGTAGAACCATAACTTGTTTTTCCATCTTTTTTACTTTCAAAAAAGTCACGGTTAGCTTTTGCACTTGCGTTTGGATTCGCTGTCCAATGAAGTACAACAGCAAGAGTCTCAGGACGCTTTCTACCGGGTCTACTATATTTATTTATTGTTAGAAAATCATCAATAACAGGAAGAGAATCAAAAGATAATGTATTTTCCATAATAACTTCCTCCTCCTTTTTATTTTCTAATTTAATCTTTGGAAAGAAAAAAAACTTTTTTACATTATTATTAAATAAATTAAACCACATTTTTAAATTGTATCATCCTTTTTCAAGAATGGCATAATCTTTAACAGGTCAAGCGCAGAGAACTTAATAGAATCATCTTTTGTCAACTCATCTTGAGTCAATTCAGGAACATTTAATTCAACTGCTTCAGTAGAGATAGAATTGATTTCATCAATGAACTTTCCATATTCTTCTGTTCCTGCCTTGACAATAATCTGTCCCGCTTCATCCTCTTGTCCATACTTCTTTACAAGAGAGATTCTTGTCTTTTCATAAGACTCTAAATACCGTTGCATTTCATTGGTAATGAGCATGAGTTTTAGTGCGGTCTTTGCACCAAATTCAAGCTGAATAAGCTTTGCGAATACATCTTTAGCACCTACAATGTCTCCAATAAACACCTTCATTTATTAACCCCTTATATATTAAAGTCTTTATCCGTTCGTTATATTAGTAGTAATATTTGTCTCTTCTTTTACTGGTTTGTCTTTTTTTACAGTGAGAAGAAGCTCCGTTAGAACACCATTTATCCCCTCCATAGGCCGATCTTCTAATATAGATTCTGACCCCGGTTCGCATTGTTCCATAAAGTCTTTGTAAATTTTTCCCACAACATTTGCTTTTTTTAATTCAATAGGACCGATTATTTTTGTTAATACTCCGTATTTAAAAGAAAAAATAGATGCTGGAAGAGGGGAGTTAGCAGTTTGTATTATTAAAGCCCATTCATTTATAGAATATTTTTTAGGACGCAGGATAAACTCATATCCTAAAGGTAGATTATTATTTGGTTTTGAATAGTCCAAAAAAGTTTGTCTTAAATAATTTATTAACCTTGCTCTCTCTGCCGCTTGTTCGTTTATATAATAAATGACAGTTGCTTGCCAAGTTTCTTCTTGAGCATCATAAATGAGTTTGTCTATTTTTCCATAGATTCCTTCTATTTCTGCACCCAAAGGAAATCTTTTTGATCCTTCTTTTGATAATCTAAAACCCATATAAAACTCCTTACCAATAAATAATTATATAACCATCCCCACCATTGCCACCATTAGAAGACTCTCCTTCATTCCAATCACCATGTCCTCCTCCACCACCCGAACCAAAACACCCTGGACTACCATTTACCGCTGGTACTCCTGCGTAGTTATAGCCCTCTCTTCCTCCCTTACAGAAAGTAGATGACCCCCCCGGTCCTCCATTTCCAGCTTCGCTTATTTCAAATAATGCTCTCCCGGAGTTAGCAGAAGTACTTATACTATTGCCGTAGTAGTCTACTAATGTTATACTAGGCCCCGTTTGCATTCCACAAGAATTAGGATGAGAGGGACTACTCTCTTTAGTCCCCGCTCCTCCTGCTCCTCCACTTGTCCAACCTGTTGCTCCAGCAAAGCAAGCTCCATTAGTTACTGATACAATTCCTGCTCCTCCCCCATTTCCAGGACAACTTCCCGCATCTCCTCCTACACCCCCACCTCTACCACCGGGAGCTACTACACAAAAATTATAATAATATCCACCGCTACAACCAATTCCTGATAAATCATAGCTTATATTCTGAATATAAGAACTACTACCATTACTACCATTATAGCCTACAAGCCCTCTCGCCCCACCAGCACCTACACATATTATACTCAAATTAGGAATAAAAACAGATTGAGCTATAACTGTAGTTCCTCCACCACCCCCGCCCCCGCCGCCGTCATCTGATAAAGTCTGTTTACCGCCTCCACCACCCCCGCCGCCGCCAATAAGAACTACTGTTACTACAGACCTACATCCATAGAGGTCACACGAGTATTGAATATTCATAGGCGTAGAATATTCTTTATATCTACTTAAAGAGACACCTGTAGTAACTGATCTTTGCCAATGTGAAACACACCACCCTAAATCTCCTCCGGCTACACCACAAGAGGTAAAACCTAAATTAGCTTGAAAACTAGGACGATGCCCTATATAAGGAGCAGTATTGGTTAAAACAAATTGTCTTCCTAAGTCAACACCTAATTGACAAAATCTAATCTGACAAGATGAAAAAACAGAAGGAGCGAGACAGATGCAAGATTCAATTGCTATACCATTATTAGTAAAACCACTCATTTACTTATTCTCCAAACAAGAAATCTTTTTATCAAGTTCTTGAACGGCCTTTAATAAAATTCCAATGGAAGAAGTAACATCCATTGTATTATGACAGGAAGTGGAAAATTCTTCTCTGGTATCATCTGCAATAAACCCTATTTTAGATGATTTTTCTGGATCAAGAATATAATTGTATTCTACTACTTCAACCGTTTTTACTAACCCAAGGGCAGATTTATTAAATACTTTTATATTTTCCTTCAAAGCTCTCTTGGAAACAACATTGAATCCATAAGCATGAAGTATTCCTCCCCCATCTCTAACAGCAACGGTATTACCTGTAGCACTACTACTAGCGTGATATCCATCTACCATGTCTGCATTTCCTACAGGAGTAGTAGCTAAGTTTGTTGTTCCTCCCGTTCCATCTGTTGTAACTATTTTTGCATGAGGAATTAGTGTAGTGCAACTATATAGATATTGTGAGCAAGTAGCAAGGTTAATTTTTACTGCGGAAATATCCCAAACATAGTCTCCTGTAGCACAGATAGAATAAGCACAGCTTCCACCTACACCATTTATTTGAGCGCAACGATTAGTATTAAAATTAGAGGCTGTAGTAGAGTTTCCACAAGTTTGTAAAGCATATTGAGCATGAGAAACAAAGGCGTTCCAACAAGCTCCTGAACAGCCATTTTCATAAATAATATTACATCCATTCCAAGTAAATGTTCCACCCTCAGTAGCAAGTAAATGATAACAAGAAGTATTATACAATCCAGACCGAAGAGTACCCTGAATATTTAAACAAGCATTATTACTTCCCGCCTGTTTAATGGTATAGTCACCCCACATAGTAACAGCCAATGCCGGGGTATTTCCCTCAATAGCAGTATAGTTGGTTCTAACATGCCTTTGATCTAATTCATCACCCATATAAGTAAGAGTTTTACCACAGCAAATAATTAGACTTGTTTCAATAGATTGTTGAATATATCCAGGTAAAGCACTCCCCCAACATTTCTTAAAAAGGAATGCATCTTCAAGTGCTAAAGGAGTAGCATTAACACAACCACTACCATCATTCAAATAGACAAATAATCTTTTTTGTGAAGTTGAGCCATTTCCAATATAAAAATCATTTAGTGTAACAACATTATAAGTTGAAGCTGAAGCTCTTAGATAGCGGGTGTCCAAAGATTCTTCAGGAACCCCATGCTCTCGGTATAGAATAGAGCATCCACATTTTATTGTTACATTATTATTAAAGACAGAAGTTTCATTTACAATAAATTGATTTATATTTACATCAAAGTCGCCTGGAGCGCATTGTCCAATAGTCATTCCACCGGATATTCTTACATCAGCAGGGGCAGAACAAGTAACATTTCCAATATTTAGAATTTTATTCGCACTGCAAGCGTTATTAAAAGTAAAAAATTGGTCATATTCTAATATGCTATCTGAGTTAGGAACTTTTGTTCCGCTCCAGAAAGGAACACCATATACTTGTGGAATAAGCTGTTGGGTTACCACTCTTTGAAGATGAGGAGTAAAACAATCCATTACCCCCGCTTTGAAATATCCTACAGTACAGTCATATAGAAACTGAGCATCATTAGGCCCAAATCCTGTTGTACAACACGCTGGACCACCCTGATAAAAATCAATTCCTGAAGTAGAATAGAGTGAAGCACATCCTGTAGGGGGCTTATTGAGTGTTATTATATTATCTTCATATTCTGTAATTGTTCCTTCATCAATAATCATATTTCCTTGAACATGAAGATTTCCAGCTACTTGAACATTTTGTTCAAAAATAGCACAGCCCTTAAAAGTAATATCATTTTCTGCGCCAGTAAAACTATTTCGTTCATATTCAATTTGAATTATATCTCTTCCCTCAATTGTATTTCGGGTTAAACCACGAATAATAATAGCGACAACCATTCCGTCTGTTGGGAAATCAGGGATAGCTCCAGGATTTTCTGATTCAAAGGTATTAAAATTTAAAGGATACGTTATTGTTAATGTTTGGTCAGTTGAAGAAACTTTTTTTATTGTTCCCGTGGCGTCTACATAAATTACATCTATTCGTCCAAGAGTAGTGTTATCGAAGGTACTAGGGGCAGAGGGATAAGTGTCTCCCGAAAAATCAATATATTTTCCATTTACTACGGCTTTTCCTGGATAAACATAGATACGGCGTATAGTAGGATCATTATAGGGTTTTACATAAAAACTATTTTTTTCGTCTTCTATCTCTTGTAATGAGGCATCTGATCGGAAAGTATAATCAAAATAAGAAAGCATAGTAGCGCCTTCATAAATTGCTTTTCCTAAAAGTAAATAACCTTGATTTAATGTAGTTTCAGTAGCAAAAAGAGTATTATAGTCTACTGCTAAAATATCCATATAATCTGTTTCAGAAGCAACCCAAGAGTATCTTAAAACACAATAGCAATCGGTGGAAGTAAATCCAACAATACTAACTGCCGATGTTGTCTGTACTCTTCGAGAAATATTGGAATTGGGTGTAGTATCTTTTATATAACAAGTAAGGGGGGCTACTTGTATAGAACCATCAGATACACGGGATAGCAACCCACCGGAATATATCCCAGTAGGAATAAGGCTATCATTTAAAGCATTGAAAGTAGAGGATAACGCCGCTTGCTTATACTTAAAAGTAGTAGTCTGTGTACCGTAATTAGTTGTTCCCATTATATCTTCCCTAATAAAAAAGACTCGGATTCTACTGTATTAGTAGCTTCCGAGTCTTTATATTTAAGAGAACTTATTAAATAATCTTTTCTAATTCGGAGAGAACTTTCTCTGGGGAAATATTTAGACAATCTTTTGTCTTACAAGACCAAGGAATGCCCTTACCAACTATATCAGAGGTATGCTGAAAATAGGGTCTGTTGCAATGAAGGTCATTATATGGGCACTCTGCCGAGAGGTTTATATTATGAGGATATCCAAAGTTTATTGGGTCCGTTGCCGCCCAAAGGACTATGCCCTTCTTCTCTACTCCTTTGCAAGCAGAGAAATGCTGAAGATTAGAGTCTATTGCAATAAAAGTTTCAGAGTTCTTCAATAAATAAGCCGCCGCAGTATAGGGCAAGTCTGCCGCAGAAATGGTATTTGCAATATTAAATTCAAAAGGAAGCCCATAATTGACAATCTGGATTTTACTACCATATTTCTTTCCAATAGCAATAATCAAATTTTCAATAAGCTGAGGAGGGTAATCCTTTGCCATAAACTTATCATTCATCTTACCATTTTGAGCCTGATTTCCACCCATAAACTGTACTACGATATACTTTCCATTTTGGCGAATAGCATCAATTTTATTCTTTGAATTTATATCAAGAAAGGACGGGGCAAGAGGAAGATCAGTTAATGAATCATAGTTTTCTTCTAATCCGCACTCTTTCATGAAGCCGTCAATCAAATGAATCTTCTTTTGAAAAAAGTCATTGCGGTTGTAGGGTTCGGGTGAAAGGCGATTCTTTCCTTGAAAGTACTCGTAGCCATATTCCACGCCGAAACTAATAGAACGATACACACCTTCAAGGTCTGTAAACAAATCGGGCCAAGGGGACATAATTGTGATAGGACCATATTTCTTTACCATCTTTGGGATTGCCGCTGTGAACGCTACACATTTTCCAATTCCCCCGCTGAGGACGACCGTTGTATTACTTGCCATATAAAAATCTCCTTATATTTGATTCGTTATGTTAGTAGACCTAACTTCTCTTATAATCTTTAACTTCCTTAAAAGCTTCCTGTGTAATTTCATTTATCTTATTTTTTAATAGCACTCTTGCATCATTATGACTACGAATATTAAGAGCAATATTTCCAACTACAGCAAGGTCTTTCTCAGTTCGTATTAAATCCTCCAAATCATACTGTTCAAGATTGGATTCAAAAAGTTTCTTGTAAATAGCCTTTGTCTTTGGATATTTTTTTAATAATTCTTTTACTTCGTTATAAACCACTTGAAACTCATTCTCTACATGAAGCCCCTTGCGTAGCTTAATATCAAGAATTGTGCATTTATCAAATAAATCCCCGGAAGAATAAATCATTTATTTTTCTCCTTTAATTCAATACTCTTAGTAAGCCATTGAGAGGACTGAATTTTTCCTCCTCCAACTCCTACTACAACATCAATATGATTTTTTTGACAAAAATCCCATTCAGGAATATTCTCTGGTCCAGTACGATCCCCACCCTTTGCAAAAATATTGGGTTTGAACATTGCTAAAGCATCACAAACATCATCTTTTTCTGAATTAAATAAACATACCTCATCTACTCCCCTAATTGCTCGAATAATCTCTACTCGTTCCTCTGCGGGCATGAAAATAAATCCTTTCTTTCGCATAAGAAAAGAATCACCATTCAGAATAACAATTAAATGATCGCCAAGGGCTATTGCATTTTGAATATATTTAATATGCCCTACATGAAGGGGATCAAATCCACCTGATATTGCTACTTTTATCATATTATGCTTCGTCCTCCATCATAATTTCTACAAGCTGTTCAAATTTTACTTTTGGTTCCCAATTAAGTATCTTCTTGGCTTTAGAAGAATCTCCTCTAAGATAATCTACCTCTGCGGGCCGATAGAATTGAGGATCAATTTTAACAAGAGTTCTTTGAGAATTATTATCTATCCCAATTTCATCTAACCCTTGCCCTTCAAATATAATTTCAGCCCCTATGTATTTATATGCTTGAATAATAAACTCTTTTACTGTATGCGTTTCTCCTGTAGCAATAACAAAATCATTCGGCTTGTCCTGTTGAAGCATTAACCACATGGCTTCACAATTACCAGAAATAGAAATTTTGTCATTATCCCTGGATATAATTGTTCCATTGTTAGTATTTACACACCAAACTGTAGGTGTTACTGGTTCTATAAGTTCTATGTCAGTAATATACTGATATTTTTTTCTTTTTGATATTACTGTAGAACTATAAACACCACACTTCCTCTGATGTATCTTTGTTGAAGCATATCCAGCCAATATAGCAATAGTTTGAAACGCTACTGCCAATTGGTATCGTTTGGAAATATAAGTTAGGCTTCCCCAATGTCCATCACAGTCCATTAAAGAATTAAATAAAATATTTGCTTGTCTGCTTGATAAACTATATATCCAGTTAGGGGCTATATGAATATCATTAGAATCAAATAATTCTAATATTTTTTTACTAGACTCTGAGGTTAACACCCACTCTGTAACACCAGAGTTAGTATTCCTAGTATGATAAATTAAACATAATCTATCTAGGCAATCCTTTATCTTTTTATGAGTAGGTTCATTTTTAATAAAAGATTGAGAAATAGAAACAGATGTTATTCTATTTTTTTCTGAAATACACCCTTCTGCTAATAAAGCCCCTAAAAGATAAATTTCTTCATCAGACCATTTATTATTTTCCTTAGCATTATAATCTTGAAAGTGAGGTAATCTATAATCATATTTTGTTCGAGTTACCTTATCTTGTAACATACCAGCGAAATCTTGAGCAGATATAACTTTCCAATCTGACCAGCCGCCCTTGCTATTTTTACTCTTTTTTTGATAATAAATTCTATGTTCAGGCGTACAAGTAAGATCAAAAGACCTTCCACTTAAATGTATTCTATTTCTTTCATCCTCTTTTACTATTATTTTATTTATTATATCAGTAGATAAATTATTATTTATGGGGTCAAAGTTAATTATACTATCTCCCTCTTTTACTTCATCACAATATTTCCATCCAGAAAGAGTTAAAATAGGAACATCTGTATTTATACAATATTCTTTTGCATAACCCCAATCTCGTCGAGCGGACATATTACCAATCAGTAAAGGTTTTGAATTTCCAAACTCTTGAATATGGTTTGTTATTTTCTTAGTAATAAACTCTAAACCTCTTCTAGGGCTTTCATGATTAAATAATATTCCACTACAAGCATACATACCATAAGACTCTCGATAGTTTACTGTTGTCCAATGAGCAAATAGTTTTGCAATACCATAAGGACTTCGTGGAGTAAAAGGTGTAAACTCATCTTGTATAGAAGAGGTTGTCTTTCCAAATAATTCAGATGTACTCGCTTGGTAAAATCGAATATTTTTATTTACATCTTTTATTACAGAAAGAATATTTAATGCCCCAAGTGCATTTACTTCAGAGGTGTAAAAAGGCTGTTCCCAACTCATACCTACAAAGCTCTGTGCCGCAAGATTATAAATTTCTGTTGGTTGAAAATCCCTTATTGCAATAGATAAAGAATTCATATCTAGTAGATCACCTTGATATAATTTTATCTTATTTATTAGATGAGATATACGAGAGGCAGTGTTGGGATTAGAGCTTCGACGAATAAACCCAGCTACTTCATACCCTTTAGATAAAAGAAGTTCAGCTAGATAACTTCCGTCCTGTCCTGAAATTCCCGTGATAAAAGCACGATTATTTTTTGCAGTCACAGCCACCCCCATTTAAACAAGCACAAGTTCCTAAATCATTATAACATTTCTTTTGAAGAATAAAATAAATGTCTCCAGTCTCTAGTACCTGTCTATTTAGTATACGGAAATTAACGGGAATATAATTATTTAGTCCTCCGTGAAAAGTAGTCCGATCAAAAAAATCCATAGACAGTTCATGATACGCATGATGATGAGTTGGATCAATAAAAAAGTTTTCTGAACGCCAGTAAGGAACCTGTATATGAAGTAGTCCATCAGTTTTCAAAATCCTATAAGCCTCTTTCATGAAGGGAAGGGGATCAAGTAAGTGTTCAAGAGTATTTATTATAATTACTTCATCAAATGATTCATCCTTAGCAAACTTATAAGGAGTCTTAGATAAGTCCCATACAATATCTGCGCCAACATCTTTACGAATATCCACTCCGACTGTTCCTGGATATTTTCTATTTCCACAACCAAGATTAAGTATTTTTTTGAGGATGGCTCGTTCTATATCCTCTTTATATTTATTGAATATAGCAATAAGATTCTTTCCGTAATTTTTCCAAGAGAATTGCTTTATATTATTTAATAAATAAGGTTTAGAGTCTTTAATTATTTGTGCATATCTATCATATACATAATCCATTTTAGAAATAAGTTCATCAATGTGGACTTCTGCCCACTTAGTTGCTCTTACTCTTTTTGGTTCTCCGGGGTAAGTTAGTTCAGTTACTTCAAGACTATATTTTAATGGAAGAGAATTTTGAAAACCTAAAAACTCTGCTGTACCACCATATGCAGTATGAATAACAGGAAGACCTGTGGCGGCGGCTTCTAATGCAGTAAGACCAATTCCTTCACCGTGGCTTGGGAGGAGTAGACAATGGGATTTATAGTAAATATCCACTAATTCTTTGGTAGAGAGTATTCGATAATCATAAATAATATCTCCAAAGGAATTATATTCAAATCCATCTTTACCTTCCTCAGTCGTCTTGATATAAAGTTTTGCTTTAGGATATAATCCTTTTGATTTATTAAACGCCTTAATCGCCAAGTCAAAACCCTTTCGGGGATTGAGCGCACCGACATAGAGGAAAATAAACTCTTTGTCAATTTTCTCTCTCTTTTTATATTTGAAGATTTTAGGATCAAATCCCCCAATAGCTACATAAACGGGAATGTCTTTTCTCAAGTTTCTTTCTAATACTTTTTGGTTAGCTTGACAAGGAACAATAATTACATCGGCTTTATTTAACTTTTCATAGTCATCATCAAATAAATCCTCTGTTTCAAAGAGGGTCATGAAAACATTAAATCGGGAAGGTATTGGGTTAAACGCTCGGGGGAGTCCAATAGAAAGTGCTAACTTTGCATCTATTTTATTTTTAAGACCAAAAGACTCTAATGCTTTTTTTGTGTTCTTAATCCAAGTAGATACGCCAAAGTTCCAGCCAATCCCGTCACCAAATAAATTATTAAAATAGTAGTCCATATTTTATTTCTCCCTTATATTCTATTAGTTTTATGTTAGTAGCTTTATTTTATACCCTACAAGCCCACTCACAAAATTGACAGAGATGCCAGTCGGTTTTATTAGTTCGATTTATTATAATTAAATAATCCTCTTCAAATATATTTCCTAATTTATGTTCAAGCCCATAGTCCATACAGCAAAGATACATATCCCCGTTTGGGAGCATGACATTTCTATGAAATCCTTCTGGAAAATTACAAGTATAATTACCTTCTCCATGATTTATTTCTCTGAGAAACTTCTTTTTTAATTCCGGCTTTATATTATATTCGTTTTTTAAGTTATATGCCCGAGGGGACATTTGATAATTTAAAGAGTCGGGAAAAATATCTTTTACAGAATCATGTAATACCCCCATGTGCATAGTATCTAAAGTAAGATTTCTTTTTGTCCATGTACTGCTTCTACAAACTTTTACATTTTCTTTTAGATACTTAATTGTTTCAATATATTCAGGAGTAATATTATGATGGGCGTTTTGTTGCTTATCTGGTAAGTGTAAAACAAACATTTCAAAGGTTATATGTTCTATTCGCTTAAACGCCTCAGCTGATAGTCCTACCCCTGTAGTAAAAATATAAATCTTATGTCCTTTTTCATGGGCATATAAAATCATATCTGTAGTTTTTTTATTAAGCCAGGGTTCAGAAAATCCAGCAAAGCGAATTTCAATATTAGAAGGAATTTTATCTATTGCTTTTTTATAGTCATTGAAAGATAACATTCGTATATTACTTTTATAATTTTTCAATAATGTAGGCTGAGGGCAGAATAGACAGTTCATAATACAGCCGCAATCTAATATATTTGTGGTTATTTCAATCATCATTTTAGAAAACCCCACTTTTTTAAATATTCAATAAACTCTTTATCTTCATTAGGATTCGGAAGTCCCAATTCAATATAGTTATCTAGTCGATGATGCTTTTTAATAAATTGACGATAGGATTTTTCCCAATTAACCCAGTCTTTATTATACTCAGGTCTTCCAATTTTAGAAAATTCTTTATAAGTATTATATTCTGCCATTATTGGTGCATAACCCCAGTTTATGAACTTGTTTTGTTTACACCCCCTCATGTGATAGTAGAAAAAAGTGGAGGGAATACATAAGCCAATAAATTTAGGATAAAACCATTTTTCCCAAGGCTCATCTTTCTTTCGATAGAATAAATTTGCCACATCATTTTTTCGTATGAAATGATCCTCTAATCCAGTACAAACAGTAAAATCATGCTCTGTTGTAAATACTTTTAATTCATTGTCCTGAATAAATAGATTGGCCCCATGCACTTCAATAAATGGTTTTGAATTATTTAGTTCTTCCCAAATCAATTCTTTATAATTCAGCAAGTCTTTTCTAGGAACAAGATCACCATCTATTTTCATTGAATGAGAACAAGTAGACTTGCTAAATGACCAATTATAATAATTCCAAAGAGCGCAAGGATCATTTTCTTCACAAACAAGAAGTTCTCTTGAGTTAGCAGGATATACCCTATAGGGATAATTGTAAACTTTTACCTTATGAGGGTTTTTTCTTTGGAAATCCTCGCATATTTCTTTTGTCTTATCAATACTTCCGGCGTCATAAACTAAAATAATTTCATCAAGAAAGGGGAGAAACCTTTCTAAGACTATAGGAAGAAAGTCCTCTTCATTTCGTAGTCGAGCGATCCCTGAAATACCCTGATGTTCTATACTATAATTTGGCTTCATTATATAGATTTTTATCCTTCATATATTTAATTAGCTCAGTATCTATATTTGGATCAGGAATACCTATATCTATATTATAGTAGTTTTCTCGGTATGTATCAACAATATTTTTATAGCTGATAATCCAGCTTTCCCAATCTATTTTTGCTTCAGGCACATCTATTTTTAATGAATCTTTATAATAAGCATAATGGTCATAATAAGAATTAGAAATTCCCATATTGCCTCGATTAGAGCAAATATCCTTTTTGCACCAACGCATATGATAATAAAAAAAGAAATAGGGGAATCCTTTATTAAACTTTTTTGGAAGATAAGGAACACACCACACTTCACATGAGCTTGATTTTTGTCTACCAAAGAAATTAGAAATATCATTATGTCTTAAAAAATGGTCATTCATTCCACAAAGAATAATGTTAGATTCAGGAGGAGAAAAAACTTTTAATTTATCATTATCAATAATTAAATTTGCACCGTGTAATTCTACAATATAACTTTTTTTCACTATATCCCAAATAAGGTCTTTATAATTCATTAGATCAGCCCGAGGGATTAAGTCGCCATCTACCTTCATAGAGAATGACCGAGTAGCTTTACTAAATGCCCAATTATTATAGTTCCATAAAGCTCTTGGATCAGCTTCTTTACAAAATAAAGTTTCTTTGGACAATGGAGGATATACCTCATAAGGATAATAATAGGTTTTAATTATGTCTGGATAACGCCTTCTATAGTCTTCACAAATATCAGGAGTATTATCTGTATTGCCTTTATCACAAACAAGAATAATTTCATCTAAGAATGGAAGGAATCTATCAAGAATAATAGGGAGATATTCTTCCTCATTTCGTAATCGAGCGATGCCAGATATTCCAGTTTTTTCAATCTTGAAGTTTGTTTTCAATTTGTAGATACCTATTGTAAAATATTGGATATCGCTTTTCTAAATCCTTTATCAATGATTTATACATTCTTATTCTAAGAGTAGGAATATGTTTGGCACACCATAAATGAAAAAAGCGAGTACTGCTTAAAGCTTCTACTGAAGTTCCACCAAGATATCCTGAAAGAAATGTACTATATTTTACACCACGAAGTTTAGCTAACATAGGTAAAAATCTCTGTTCAATATAACACATCATCATTGGAGGAAATTTGCTATTATTAGAATAATCAGGGAGGGTATTATTTTTCATAAATCTAAACGCTTCATTTATATATTCATCTTTTAATTCCAAATCTTCAAAATAAGTAAGCGCACAATTTACTGGAGGAGTTTCCCAATCTAATCTCTCATCAAAAACATATCCGTCTGGCGTCCATATATTTTCTTTTGGGGGATATACTGGAATATCTCTCCAAGAATTACTAATTCGCTCTTGTCCAAAAGCTATTAAACCAAAATCCTGTTCAGTATAATATTTTAGATTAAGATTTACAATCAAATCCATATCAAGCATAAAAAAGGGATATATTTGTTCTTTCATTGCATAGAATTTAGAAGATGCCCAAAAACCATATTGCTTACTTATATTTATATTTGGATCACGGGATTTATCTAAAAGTTCTTTATCAATTTCTGAATATATATCTGTAAAGCCAATTTCATCTAACCACGAATAAAATATCTTATCACAATAGAGTTTAATATCCCCGTTAATTTTTCGCCATTGGAGCGCCGATAAAATCATGGTAACAGTATCAGCTTTTTTTAAGCCAGTAAACTTCAATCCAGTTGTGGATAAAGTATCAAAGGTATGTAGAGCTAACACTAATGCTAACCTCCTGTTCCTTCCATTGGTACAGTAAGAATAGATTCATACTCTTTTGTAATTTGATTTATTTCCTCTTCTGTTAGTATGAGTTGTGAAGGCTCAGTAACTATTCCAGAAAGTTTTACATACGCCCCCTCAAGTACAGAATATTGTATTCCCCAAACCTCATAAAGCTCTTCAATAGTTGAAGCATTTTTTACTCTATCTCGGAGCGTTCGATATTGAATAGTGGCGTCTTTATATGCAGTCATATAGAGGGTGAACTTTTCTAAATCCCCTTCTTCTAATAAGTCAAGATTTTTTCGTTTTGTGTACATAGAAAAAATTGAATCAGATTCTCTTGTAATGAGAGAATAATCAACTTTTAATTTCTTTAACACCTTTGCTTGAAAATCAGCGAGAGTAAACTCTCCTAGATAAAATCTATCTACCCAAGTAAGCTTTTTCAAAGTCTTATTTATTACATCCACAATATATTGATATTCAATTTCTACATCATCAATTATTCTTTGAGATATATTATCTACATAGCGTCTTCCACAATATTTTATTGGAAAACTATCAGGAATATTTTCTACTTCAACAGAACTTAAATCAGTTTCTTGTTCTCCTTGCTTTAATGCAGATTCTTTTGAGAAAAAGGGTTTACCTTTTGAATTATACCAAATAGTTACCATATTATTTCTCCTTATCCATGAGTATAAACTTGAAAATTAAAAGCTGGGTGCCAATACCAAGTAGTATATCCATCTGTGGTGCTATATCTACAAGTTAAAACACAAATCCTATAGCATTGAGTAATGGAGTCAGTACAATCATTTGTAAAGCTGGCCCCACCAGAGGTTGAAGTTTTCCACCCAGTATCTATTATAACTGAATCGATTGGGTCTACTACATAAAACCGTGCCGCTTGGGGGGAAGAAGAAATAGTAACATTCCAATCAAATCTTATATTATATCCTGCGGAAAAATCTATAATAAAATAACTAACAACAGGATTAGTAACAGAGCTACAATACATTCTTGCAATAGGCTGTGAAGTATTATTATAAGAAGGAATTGAACAATTTATTAGTTGTCGTGCCCAAGAAATAGTTGCTGTATTTTCTACTGCATAAGCTGTACTTCCTATCCCTACTCTAAGATATCCGGCTCTTGGGTCAGTAGTAATACCAATAGGAGTATATCTAAAATCACCACTTGCATTTTTTAAACACAAAGCTTTTATAGCACACTGAACATCGGCAAAAGCAGTATAGGTATTTATAGCGTAGTTTGTTCCACCACGATTATAACATAATTTTTCTGCCGCTAAAGCCATTTATCTGTTCTCCTTTTTAGACTAGCCATATAGAATTCGCTCCACCACAAGTAGTAGGGAGTATTAAATAAATTGGTTCTAATGCACCATTTATAGTAAGTTTAGATGCCACCGCAGTAGTAGCCATTATTCCGCAGAGAAGGGGGGTTATGCCAGTATTATTTCCGATCATTAAAGTATTTGGGGAAGAACACACATTAAATCCGGTACACACTCCAATGAAAATTGAACATGAAGAACAGTAAGCCGACACTCCTGCAAAGTAACCTATATAAGTAGAACAAGAAGAACAACATGCATAATTACCCGTAGCTCTTCCTATAAAAATTGAATTATTAGAGTAGTCAGCATTAAATCCTGCACCATATCCCATAAAAATAGAGTTGATGGCGCATATAGTACAAATACCAGCACAAGTTCCAATAAAGGTGGAATAAGAAGAACTACTTGATACATTTCCAGCACAAGTACCTATCATTACTGCGTAGCATGAGTTATCGGAAACAGCACCCGCTGATCTTCCTATAAAAACAGAATGAGAAACACAACAAGAATTATATCCAGCACTAGCCCCTAGCATATTAGAATATGATGAATAGCACGAACAATATCCAGCAGAATTACCAATCATATTAGAATAAGGAGAATTGAACGAAGTATGTCCTGAACATACCCCCACAAAAAATGAATAAGATGAACAAGAAGCATATCTTCCAGCATAATAGCCTATTATAGTTGAATAATCAGAACAGACTGCACTTTGCCCCGAATAAAAACCTATATAATTTGTATGACAAGAACTGTTAGCCCCATCTCCAGCATAGTATCCTATAAAATTGGAGAGAGGGGAACAACAGGAACTACCACCAGCGTAAAATCCAAAATAATTTGAATAATCAGAACATTCTTGACAAGCAGTATTACAACCAATAAGTATTTGATAGTCACTTGTTATACAACCTATTCCCCCACCTGTTCCACCACAGTTAGGATTTAAACTAAGGGTACAATTTGTAATACATAATCCCCCACCTACCTGAATAATACCGGGTACATCACAAGTAGCGAAGTCAGTGGGTTTTAAACAAGTATAAATACAACATCCATTTAATCCTAATCCCTCTCCGATTCTTACTATTCCAGGAGCATCACAAGTAGCAAGACAAGCGGTTAGTGGACTAGCAACTGTACCTGATCCCCCCAAAGTTGAATCAGTTGTAACCGCAGAAAGAAAATTTCCTGATGGACTTGCTATTTGAGTAAAGCGTGTACCAGATATTCGGTCTACTTGAGAAATACTCCAGTTGCCACCAATGTATCGAATAATAATTCTACCTATAGCAATCATTTCAGGAGTAAGTCCAGATAATGTTCCAAGGTTTAATTGATTAAATGAAATAGAACTTTCAATTGTTAGAGTACTACTATTTGATTGACCTTGTAAGAATACATATCTATATTTTTGAGAAGCAGTATCATTAGTTGTAGGAACGGCAATAACCCATATAGTCATATATGACCCTACTGGTATTGGCGTTTGTGTCCAAGCTCCACCTGTATACTGATTCCAATTAGGTTGACTACCAGTGATTGAAACAATTTCGGGATTGTCTACAGAAGAAGTAAATTCACTACTCGCTCCAGTAAGCCAACCCCAAGTATAAGCGTTTGTAGTAAGGGCCGCATTACAAGTAATCAAATCTTCATCTTTAATATAATTTGCGTCAAGAAGTGGTCTTCTTTCCGTTGCCGTAGTAGACCCTATAACATAGCTTAAAGAAGTGAAAACATTTCCTGACATTAAATATGTACCAATTGTTTGATGCTCTGATTGGTGAACGAGATGATCCATAAACCCATGGGGTTCTCGCCCTGCAAATTTAAAAACACAAGATGAGTCAAATCCTACAGAAGCAATTTGAAGCATATCAAAAGACCAAGAAGAATCTGACCAAACATAAAAGCTACCATTATAATATAAATATATTGGAGAACATTTTGGGGTATCATGCTGACATGAACACCAGCCAGGGGCTAACCCGGCTACAGGCGCACCATTCCAATAACCTTGATAGTTGCTTCCTGAAAGATAAATCTGTCTACAGTCACTACAATAAGTAACTACTACGTTTGCTGGATTATCAAAACCTGTTGGATTTTTTAATAGGGCGTTTACACAATTAAATGAGGCACCAAGTTCTGATTGAAAATCCGCCGCACAGATAAGGCAACAGGTAGTGGCTCCTCCAATTGTTGCCCAACATAGATTCATATAACAATTTGACCAAGTGCAACAAGTATCATCATGAAACATTAAAACTTGATAATCACAAGAGTTGCAAAGTGTAACATCATCAAGTCTATTTAAGGCTCTATTTTGAAGTGGCTTAATATAATAAACACCATTTTCTGCCCCCCCTACTTGTTCTTTTTCTACAATACCCAACCTAAATTTTGGATGAGGACTTGATGGTGGGCCGCATCTAATACAGCCAGCGCATGTTTCACTTATATATAGTGGGCTTCCTTGCGGCCAAGTGTATGTATAAACACCGTGAACTCTGCCATACCAAGTAACATATCCATATTCATTTGCACAGATATTGTGAGTAGCAATTCCTAAAATCCAACCAGGATTAAAATTAGTAGCATAAAGATTACTTTTACAGAATGTTACATGGTCACCTTGGGGGCCACCATACATTACTACTTCACCATTATTTATATTTTCCAGGGCTTTACCATAAAAATGTAGTTCTTGTCCAGACTGTATAGTAACTCCACAATCCACTGTCATATCTACTGTTCCTTCAGTAGGGTTCCAACTTGATTGAGAACAGAAAGGACAACCATTTTTATCTAATCCAATCAAGGAAAATAATGGAGTAACTACGCAACATTGCCCACAAAGTATTGGAGAGGTTATACAGCATGATCCATTTATATAGGAAGAGCATACACAGCATGAAGCTTCTATGACGGTAGCATTTATTTTATTTAAAGAACAAATATTCCCAAGAGTAACTAATCCACCTGTAGTAAGATTTATATATCCTTTAATTTCGTTTGTACAAGTATCCGCAAAAGTTACATAAGCATGAGAAGAGCAAGCCCCTTCAATAGATAATGCTGAACCAGAACAACACATACTATCACGAATGCCACATGAGTCATCAGTAAAACAGGATAGACCTTTTCTCATTTTTATTTGAAAAAGGTCTATAGAAGAAGTAGTTTCCCAAGGATTTATACTTGATTGGATATCTCCGGCATCTAATGCTAAAGAGTCATAATAACTATACTGTCCTGTCCAATCATGATATCCTCCAACAGTGACTAAGTAAATAGGGACATCACTTGCCGCCCATGTAAATGTTTTTAATAATAAGGAATGGTCAGCATTCCATATTTTTATCCAAGAAGCTCCATTACGATTATAATAAACTTGAAAAACATACCAAGTATCCGGCGTATAAACAAAACTATCACTAGCATTAACACTTTCAATTGTAGGCGTGCCCGTACTGAAAGCATGAAGTTCTACAGCCCCGGAATAGCTAGTATCCCAAAAATAAAATATTGTGACCCCATAATCCCATTCAGATTGTGGAGAGGGGAGTCTAAACCTACCAGAAAGAACAACTTTATCAACAGGGGTTCCATAACCAAAATCATATTCTATATTAGATTGAGCGGTGTTATTTGTATGATTTATTTCAAGAGAGTGAGTACCATCATAGTATTGAGTAGGAGAATTTATAGTAAGATTTCCACCGGTATCAGTTTCCGCCCAACCAGAGGCTAAAGTGGCGTCTTCAAAATCCTCATATACATCATAGCCATCATACCATGCCATTTGCTTTCCTTGTTTTTAATGAGAGTCTTTTAGTATTAGTAGGATTATTGAGTTTGAATGTCTTTATTTAAGAATAGAAATTCTTTTTATTTCTTTATCTTTTGAGGGTTCAAAAACTATTCCGATTATTCTTTCTCGGAAGAATAATCGTTCATACCAGCGGGCTTTAGTAGCAAAACCTTTAACATCAGAGACTAAGGCATCTCCAATTTCTAATTTTTCTTTTACATAAACCTTTACTCGGCCAGCAAGACAAATGGGAATTTTACTCCCATTAGGATTTATGTCAATTAAATCTTTGGAGTTTACACATTGAGCATAGGTATCAGAATATATTCCAATTGTTCCTTTTTGTGCCCGTTTAGAAGAAGGAATAAGACCATTTTCTGTTTGAATATAAACTAATCCAGATAGAGGCTTATCATTTTTATCAAAATTAAATCCTTCTGCAAAGTCAGCGCCGCCTGTATTAAATACTCGATCACACTCTAAGTCAGTTACCGTTGCCCCGCCAGTTGCATTTCTTTTTACTACAGTATCCGCCACAGCGTTTGTATCAGGGATGAGATTTCCTCCATGCCAAGCTATATAGCCTATAATCTTTACATCATTCATCCAATACCTTCTATCTCATTAGTAAGAAATCTATATTTTTACAAATCTATTTTTACTTATTAAAGTTGTATATTTTTCAGGGTTATTGCTAATTACTTTCCAATTGGTAATATGATTTTCATGAACATATAATTGAATATCCATTCCTGGAGTTATTGTCCAATAATCCCATTTTCTTACATCAATAATTTCTGTTGCGTCCTCTGGAAATTTTTCCACATCATAATCATAAAAATATAACATGAAATCTCCTATGTAAATACAATATCACTATTTGTAAATGAATGCGGAACAGTTCTACTAGGGTGTATAGAAGCGGCGTTTGCATCATTCATAGAGTAGGGCATAAATCCTATTGACGCTGTTACGTTTGCCCAGCTTCCTCCACCGTTTACTGACAATTCACCAGTAAAGGAATATGAATAAGATAATCCCATACTATTTGGGTTGGAAGTAATAGCCGATTTACCTATAACTGTTATATTTCTTATTTTTATATTTGTATCAGTAGTACTATCTAATGTAAAAGATTCACACCCTCTAGTAGTTCCATCGGATATATAAGCATCAAGTAACGCTCCTAAATCAGTCTCAGTTCGTGTTCCTGCGACAATATCAATAGGAGGAGTATAAGTTTTTTTAACATAATAAACTGCCCCTGCAATATATGTTCTTAAATCAGAATCATCACTATCAGAAGTTGTACTAACGGGAATATATCCATCCCCGGAAGCAGTATATATTTTAAGATAATGAGCCGGGCTTCCAATGTCCGCTAAATCAGAATAAACATCACATGAGTATTGAGTAGCGCCTTTATAATAATAAAGTTTTTCTGACATTAACGCCATATTAAACCACCCATATAGCCCCAGCTACCGTTGAAGCTGTACAACCCAGAATGAGAGTATTCGCACAGAAAGTACATACTGCCCTTACATGACCATTTATTGTTAAGCATGAGCAATTAGCGCATGTTGCCATATTTCCACAAAGGAGAGGAATAATTCCTGTGTTATTTCCGATCATTAAAGTATTGGGGGAGCAACAAATATTGATACCAGTGCATACTCCAATAAAAATTGAACAAGAGGAACAACATGCATTTAGTCCAGCATTATGGCCAAAGAAAATTGATTGACAAGAACAAGAGGCACAGCTACCACTACTTGTTCCAATAAAAACTGAGTAACAAGTATAGCAAGCATAATAACCGGCATTTTCTCCCATGAAATGAGAGCTACGAGAACAAGCCGCCCCTACCCCAGCGAAGTTTCCTATGAAATTAGAATCATAAGAATAGCAAGCTTGATAACCCGCAAAGTACCCAATAAAATTAGACTTACAAGAATAAGCGGCATTTTTTCCAGCGGCTCTACCTAAGAAATTAGAAGAGGATGAACAGCATGATTCATAACCTGCCTCTAGGCCAATAAAGTTTGAAAAATCAGAACAACAATTTCCTTTTCCAGCACTTCTTCCTATAAAAGTTGAACAGCTTGAACAAATTGCTCCACAACCAGCCTCCGTTCCAATGAAATTTGAATCTCTAACATTACAAGTATCTTGTCCAGCATAAATTCCAAATATATTTGACCAGCGTACACAGTTGGCATTATATCCGGCTTGTGTTCCCATCATAATAGAGCTAATAGAATAACAAGACCTATATCCTGCTAATCTTCCTAAGAACACTCCATAAGAAGAATAACAGGAACTATCTCCTGCGCTTGTTCCTATAAATACTCCTCCGTCCGTAGCAGAAGCAAGATTTCCAGCCTCAAGACCAATAAAAACAGAGCTTGGACTAAAGCAAGTGGCATACCCTGTTCTTTGCCCTATGAATATTGAGTTATTAGAACAAATAGCCGCTCTTCCTGCTTCACAACCAATAAAAACTTGGTTGTAGCTATTGCAAGACAGATACCCAACCGCATCTCCAATCATTACAGAATAAGAAACTTTTATATTTCCGCTTCCAGAACATTTTCCTAAAAAAACATTACTACAGGAACAACAAGTATTTTGTCCTGCACCTGTTCCTATAAAAATACTATTATGAGTAAAGTAAGAATTACCACCAGCACCAGTGCCAATAAAAACTGGGCATAAAGAAAATACAGCCTGATAGCCCGCTTGATATCCTATTATATTTGATCTTTGAACACAACACACCGAATACCCAGCCCCGTTTCCTATAAGATTAGAATTGATAGAACAATTAGCATTCTGTCCTGCTTGATATCCTATATAATTTCCATACGGAGAGGCTATAGTAGCAGTTCCCGCATATATACCTATATAGTTAGAACAACTTGCTCCACAGGCTCGATATCCTGCTTGATATCCTATAAAATTAGAATAAAGAGAACATAAAGAATCACACCCTGTCTCTGTTCCTATAAAATTTGAATAGCATGAACAGCACGCTCCACATCCAGAGCCACTACCTATAAAAATAGACTTTGAAGATAAACTAGCTCCATTTCCTGCGCTAGTCCCCAAATAAATAGTATAGCATGAATTAGTATTGCAAGTAGTAGAACACCCAATCAATATTTGGCAATCACAAGTTATCGCCCCTATTCCTGTTGGCCCAAGACAGACAGTACACCCATCTAAACATAGTCCTGCACCAATTTGTATTATTCCAGGTGCGGCGCATGTTGCATTATCTTTACAGGTTATTATGTTATTACAAGTAGAACCATCATATCCAAAATATTGACCATTACAATATGATAACATTCCTGCTTGAGGATTTGTAGAACATTCAAGTATTATTCCACCAGTGTTTTTAATATCGGGCATTTCTTACCTCAGTCTATTAGTAAAGGAATTATCCATAAGTAATTTCAAGATTCTGGTCTGTAGAATTAAATAATAATTTTACATATCCTGCATTTGTTCCTGTCTTTCGGAGAATAATATAAGGGTCATCATCTTCTCTAACTATTTCAGTGTTAGAAGCAATGTAAGTTAATGTCCCATCGTCTGTAATAAAATCACTTCCAGTTTGAGGAATATTTATATTGGCTAAAGAATCTTTTACTGCAAATAATTTTTCAGTATATCCACCAAGAGCGTTTTGATGAATTACTACATACCCAAGAAGTGCAAGTCCCATATAAGACATTGAACCAGTAGGTGCTTTTATAGTATGATTTTTTATTGCGTCTTTTGCCGCACCGGAGTTAGCATATAAATTTTCATCTGCTATACCAATATATTTTGCGCCTAATGTATCTCCATCATCAGGACAAACAAAGATTGACCAAACAGATATTTCATCATTAGCCATAGCAGTCATTGTACCAGCGGAATTATAATACATAGGAAGTTCGTTCCCAGTAGAATATCTTTCCCAGTTTGTTCCAGCATCATAATAGAATGCAAAAGATATTGGGGAGGTAGTGGAAATTACAGTTTCCAGAGAAAGAGAGTCTAATATATCATTTCCACTTAGTCCAACTCCTCTATCAGTTGTTAGTGTTCCATCCCCAACAGTTACTTGATAAATATTTGCTCCACCATCTCGGATAATGCTTCCAACATTATTTCTAATATATGTTCTTGAAGCTACAGGATATTTATAAGATACATAGTCCTTCATTACAATATCTTCATTGGTAGAATGATGAACTCGGAAAAGAACAATATAATCTTCATAGTAGGAACTATCAAAAATAGCTGAAGCTACTAAAGTTCCTAAAGAGTTTATATAAATTAAATTAAATCCATCAACAATAGTTACACTCTGCGCCCCAACAAAGGTTACTTCCGCTCCTTTTATTCTACCAGTTCCACCAACAGCTAAATTAAAATTTGTTCCTAAAATAGAATATCGTGGGGTTCCAACTTCCCAAGAAACAAGCCCCGTATTATTTAGATCACTTATTGAATTTTGAATAACTCCAACTAAAGAATGGCTTGACCCATCTGCCGTGATATGGGCTACGGAAGCTATAACATCTAAATTTGCCGAAACTCTAACATCTGTATAATAAAGATTTGTTCCTTCAGCTATATCAGAAGTTGTAAGAATAATTGCACCTGAGCTATATCCGTTAATAGAGAGTATGTCATTTCCATATTTAACCCTGTCCCAAGAAGAACCATTAAATACCGCCCAGTCTGCTACATACCAAGTAGAATAAACCCCAAGGGTTGTATTACCAGCAACAGAAACTACATAATAATCACCTTTTGTAGGAGAGCCAGGAAGAGTTGGTGTATTTGTAGAGGCGTCCCAAGTACCTATATATTTTAAAGATTGTTGAACAGCCGTAGGTAATTGAGAAGAGGTAATTAAACCATCAGAGCCTAAAGTGGCAACACCATTTGCAACACCTTTTTGAGATAAAGGTATTTGCTGGACGTTATCTACATTAGATAAGCCAATATCTGTTTTTGTAGTATTATGCGGATTTCCTAAAATAATCTGTGAGTGAGCATATGCCGCCGCTACATCTGTATTAGCGGATACACAAGATTGAAACCCTGTTATTTGGGAAGGAAGAGTCCCATGAGGATTTCCAGAGAGAATAATAGCATGATTATAAGCACAAGAAACATAAGCATTATTATTAACAAGAATATCAGAATACCAAAGATTTGTTATACCTTGAGTTATATGATCAGTTGTATCAATATGCTTATAGAATACATTTGAGTGTTGACAAGAAGTCAAATGGAAATATTCTCCAACAGAGCCGCCGTCTAACCCACTTAAATTATTGTGAGGAATTACTGTAGAGAATTGAATCCAAATCGCACCGTTGAATAACCACTGAACACTTGTTGCTTCTATTAAAGTTACTGTACCATTGTCAGGAACAATTTCTGTCCAAATAGCATTTGTAGTGCTCCACTGATAAATATAATCCGCAGTTATAGTTTGACCTGTTACACTGGACACCCCACTTGTGGTAGCGATGTATCTATCACCATTAGAAGGAGCGGCAGGTTCGCTTGTAACAAAGTTTAAGAAATTGATTACTGATTCTTGCCAATCAATACCATGAATAAGGTTGTCTACATAATCTTTTCTAACTGCATGAGAGTCTAATGTCGGAGCTGAAAGAATAGTCACCGTATTAAAAGTTGGGTTACTTGTATCAGAAGAAAAATATCTATCTGGATTTATTTGCCAAATATGTTGTCCTTCTACAGTTGTCCAAGACCCAATACGACGAATCTCTGCAATGACAAACTTCCCATCATATGAGGGAGTAACAGGAGTTCCAGATTCCGCACTAGAAGAAATTTGAAGTGCGCCCGCTTGGTCAATATATAATAAATCTACTCGTCCCGCAGTAGTAGGTGCAAAGACTGGAGTAACAGTATCATCTGGGAAAGCATAGTTTCCAGTAGAAAAAGTTATTTCCCCACTCATAACTAAATAAGTATCAGAGGGAGGATCATTTTGTTTAAGTCTAAAAGGAACAGCTTGTTTTTGATAAAGGTGATTTATATCAATATGATCTCTTCGTGAGTAATCAAAAACAGTTGTAACATAATCATTGATATCAAAAGTTACCCGTCCAATAACTACATAGTCATCAAGAATGGCGGCAGAGGCAACTGCTACAACATCGGCTGTATTATTTACTGTATTCTGCCAGTTTATTCTACAAATTATATAAGGTGTTGCAGGAGTTACTGCCACATTTACTGAGCTTGCTACTTCAAGGCGAACAGAAAGATTATTTTCTGTATCCCTCAATAAAGCAATAAAGGGAGAAACAGTTACCGTAGAATTATCTGCTCGTGATAAATTTCCATCAGCATAGGAGTATGCATAACTTGAAAAAGATTCTTGAGAATATATTCCCATTGGAAGTAACTTATGTAAAATTGTATTAAAGTAAGCAGAGCGTCCTTCTCCACGATATTGAAAAGAAAGTGTTTGAGCCGTTGTTTGGTACTGTATAGATATAAAATCAGTAGGGGTTGGGGGAGTAATAAACGTTAAAGAAAGTAGTCTAGTATTGGAGTCATAACTACCAGCAGAAATTACCGCAACATTTACAAGAGGATAAACGCCCCCAACCGGGGTTCCAATCCCTATAGATAAATTTGTACTATTCATATAAATAGTAAAATAAGTTACAGTTAATGAGGAGGGAGCATAGGAAAGAAATTTTTCAAAAGTTGTTTGAGCATCATTTCCTTGTCCAATCTGGTCTGTTACAATTGAAGCCATTTGCCCTTCTCCTAAGTATTAAAAGCCCCGCCATAATAAATAAAGAATTGATAAGAAGTATGTAACTTCGCATCATCCAATTCTATTGGGGGGAAAGTTGCATAAGCAATCATATTATCTGATATGTCCATTATTCCTACTTCTGTTATTTTTATATTTTTTTCAGTAATATATTCTACTTCTATATTAGTACCATTATCAGGGGGATTTAATGTTCGGTAAGTATAGGTTAATTCTACATTTTCAAAATAAGAGGTGTAGTCATTAAAAGTAACATTTATAACTTTAGTAGTGTAATTTATACTACTACTTGCTATATTTGTGGTAGCCTCAAAATATCCGGTTGTGGGGTCGCCGATAGTTTGAACATCTTTGGCTGTAAGATGACTACCATCTGATAGATAGAAGGATAATTCTAATGTTGTTGGCTGAAGCTCTGCACTAGAAGAAATTCCTACACCATAATTAACAATGCTGTTTATAGCAGTGGTGGATATAACATCTGTTTTTTCTTTATCATAGAAGCAATTTAAAGTATATTCTCCAGTATCATAATTTATTACAGCATAAGCTTGTTCATCTAAGGAAACAACTTCATCTTGGGTATAGGAATAGGTAAAAGTTACTTGAGTTAAGGAATCTGTAGCTTGAGTAAAGGTAAGGGAAATTTCTCTGGAAGAATAGTCTATTGTTCCTATTGATATAAAAGCGGAGCCGGGATTAGCAATATTTCCATTAAATACACCAGTAGCCCCATCTGTAGTAGAATCATAAACTGTATAAACTACCCCCCCTATTGTAAAAGTAAGGCCGATAGTGGTTATAATAAGACCAGTTTTTGTGAGGGTGTACTGAAAAGAGGTAATTCTATCTACTGCGGCGAGGTCTGTTTTTGAAGCTGTTACATCTAAAGTAGTAGTATAAAAACCAATAGGGTCTTGATACCTATCAATAACTGATTTTGTTAAACCCCCCAAAACATAATTAAAAACGACCGAACGAGGTCTTACAGGGGTATGACTTAATGTACCCGTAAATACAGTTTGTGTTCCGTCTGCTTCTCCAATATTTATATCTTCTTTTATTTTATTTGCATTAGCGGCAATGATTATAGAGTTCCATTGCTCTGCACCAAATTGTTTAAGATTCTCATTTGAGATTGACTGAGAGAAAACAGCATGAGACACAGCATTACTTGATAATGGAGTTCCCGAAATAACTGCTGGAATAGAAAGATTTCCATCCCCAAGAACAATTTCTTTTATATTATCAAATAGGGAGGCCCCAGGAACGAATTGAGTTGTAACGGCGCAGTCGGTCATTATGTTTGGAAAAGTATAAGCACTACCAGTTAGAATACAATCTTTATACCCCGTTATATCCATAATAAAAGAAAGTTGCGCCCCAATATGCTGAACTTCTACTGCACGTTTATTATAGAGACTCATATTTGTAAGATAGTTAATATATTCTTTTGTCATACAATGTAAATAAGAACAGTCTATAACTGCTCCAAGAATAGGGGCAGAAACAAACTCAAGAGTTATTGTTTTTGTAATAGTGTTATAATTTCCACTAACTAATTCCGTTGCAGTAATGGCGCAATCATAATTTATATCTGGAAGAGCAATTGTCAAACTTGTTAATTTAGTTCCATTATTATAGATTGAGAATAAAGTAGTCAGAGGGATAGTAGGCATATTATCAATAAGAGAACTAAAAGCTACCGTAGCGGCGTCCCCTATTCCTACATCACTTCTTTTTTCAATTAAGTTATAAGTATTATTTATATTTGAATCTACATATGAACCAATATAAAACTCTATACCTAAGTGTTTTGAAGTTAGTCTCGCAAAAGATTGGTCAAGATACCACATAACATCATCATCCAGAATTAGGGGAGGTACGGTATCAAGATACTGGTCGCCCTCGATAAAGGAATCATAGTTTCTAACGCCCGCTAAGTTTATCCCCTCTCCTAAATCTCCACCTATTCTTTTTGTTTCTAGTTCATCAATGTAATCCTCTATAGCGGGAAATAAACCGGTTCCATTCCAATAGTGAATAAATATATCACCTAAGTGACGGCTTAGTCGGAAGATGATATCATAGTTAGAATACATTCCTTTTTGGTTAATAAAGAGAGGGATTGCGTATACTATTTTTTCAAGATAATTTATATCAGGGTTAATAGACAAGTCGGGGTAAAAACCAAACATATTGGCAATCAGTACGAGAGGAGAAAAGTTTTCATATGGTAATTCTATATAATTTGTTCGGGCTTTGTCTTCAGCATAAAAAGTAAAATCTGTAGTGCCTGATAAGCCCGAAGAATTCTTTTCTACAAAAGTTATAGATACAGGAGTATTAACAATCCAAGTAGGAGATTGTAAAACAAGTTGGGTTTTGGCAAAGTCTTTGTATAGATTTATTTGGTGTTTATCATTATAATTAGTTACTTCCCAGTAAAGAGTATAATTATCCGTATTATAAGTGTTCATCCCGGATATTACTAAATTTTCAAAATAGGAAGAGTTTAGACCTTTGACATAAATAGTGGTATTCAAGTCTCTTTGATAAACTACATCGTAGAAATGTCTTTTTTTATCTATATGCGTTTTCATGAGAGTTAATTCATCAGACAAAGTATCTGCAAGATCGTTCCAAAGATCAATGTCCATGAGTTTTGGGAGGAGTTTTCTTAAATTATATTCAGCCATTTATAATTTCCTTATTGCATATAAAGGGTAGATACTTCAGCTTCACCATACCTAAAGATTTGAGAACGAGTTTTTAATACAAAGTCTGTATCATCAATAGCATACTCTACTTTCAGAGTATAAGTAAGATAATTTACAACAGGAGAAGTAATTTGTATAAAACCTATGCCCGTAGTATAATTTATTACGCTTCCTGTTAAATCATAAGGTACTCCGCCCACCGTTAATCCATCTATATTTCCACTCCCATCATCTTGACCAATCTGGAAATAATCTGTAGTTGGTCCTTTTAAATAAACTTTTATAGAAATATTTGAACCAATCGAGGGGGTTACTGGGTACAATGAAAGTGTGAAAGAAGCACTATTTGCTTGATCGAAAGGAATAAGATTATAAGCTTTAAGAAGAGTATAGTTATGATCTACTCCATCTACTCCATCTACCAGCGTTTTATAATCTGTTTCATAGATGTTTGTTCCGAAGTTAAAATTTTGGAAAGAATATGTATCTGCCAAAGTGAGTAAAATATTCATTTTTACAGTAGTTAGTGAATAGCTTCTTTCTCTAACATATGCTGTACATATAAAATGTAAGTAAACAACCTCTGGATCATAAAAAGCGATAATATCAGTAGGAGATTTATAACTATCTAAGTATGCAATTATATTTGCTTTATCTGTTTCGTCTAAAGGTTCCCCAGTATTTTTTAGTCCAGCTATATTTACTTTATTTTCTTGGAGAGGTACAAAAGAAGTTGGGTCTCCGGGGGTTAAATTATTATCAATAAGATATTCATATTCTCCCCAAACATTTACTTTATAGACAAGGTTTGAGTTTTCCAGTATAGTTGCGTAGTCATCTTTAGTGACAGCCCGGTTACCCGATTGAAAAATCTTAGGTGCATTTAGCCGAATACTGTCTTTTGATTCTATTCCGTCACCCCCATCCATAGTACCAAGATTTTTACAATAAATTGTTACTGGGGCAGGAACAGTATCATAAATAGTGCTTTCTACTGTAGTAACTATATTTGCCCGAGAAATATTACCGAGGGCGCCTAGAGTATCTATATAATAAAAAACAACCGTATCTCCAGAGGCTAATTTTTTTCCAAAAATATCATTACCAAATCTAAGCTGAACCCCTGCGAAATTATAAAGATTTTTAATTTCATAGGAAGTAGCGGTAGCGGCGGCTTCTAATAGATTATCTACTTCTGTCCAAAGAACACCATTTACATAGACCTCATAATTTAAATCTTCTATGCTCTGACTATATATAGGAACCTCTTCATAATTATTTCCAAGAGCCGTATAAGTATAGCTCTTAGGTGTTCCCTGTACCACGTCTACTTCTACGGAAGCTGTACTTGCTGGAATACTTGTATTTACAGTTGTACAAAATTTCGTGGCGGCATCTTCAGAAGAAGAAAAAATAGTATATTTAGGAATCATGATTGTATTAGGATGAGTGCCGGTAAAAGAGGAGGAAGGAGATAAAGTTAATTCTCCGACAGAACCAACTTTCCTATGAACACGATAAGACAGTATGTCAGAAGAAGAGAGTAGAGAAGAAATATTTTTTGCCAATGACCACTGATTCTCCCGTGTTAGATATATATCAAAATTTCCTAATTCGGAAACTTCCTTAGCAAAGACTTCTATAATCTTTGCATTAGAGGAGAAGTCTAGTATTTCTGCCCAAGATACTTTTGATCTTAGACTGTTTATCATTCGTAATCTGACTGCTTCATAATCAAACTGCATAGGGTTTCTTCCTTATACTAAACTTCTTAATTGTTCACTCATATCTATTTGTTGCTTCAAGTCAGGAGAATAAACAGAAACATTTACTTCCCAAAATCTTTCTTTGTAGTGGGGAATTACTTGAACATAACTTACTTTTACCTTTGGGGTAAAATCATTTGTTAATCCTACTCGGATAGTATCCTTCATATGCTCAAGATTTGCTTCTGACATAGGCTTCATTAAAAATTGAGTTAAATAACCCCCCCTAGAAGGGGCGTGCATAGACTCCCCGGAAAAGGATGCTAACCAAATTTTTAAGGAATTAATAAAAGCATCTCTATTCCAAGACTCCGCTAATGCGCCAGAAGTTTCGCCGGTATAAAGAATATCATAAATTTTAGGTACTTCAGCTATATTCATATTGTATTAGTAATAATTCTCCCCCCTTATTCTATGGAGTAGAAACTATTACTGAATAGGGAGTTATACTTCCTAATTGACTATTTAGATTAACAATTCTAACATTTGCCTGAATAGAAGGACTATAAGGAAGTATCCGTAAATATTGTACTCTTAGATCAGGAATATTTACGGTAAACTCTAACTTTCTCCGGCTTTCTGTATCCCCTGTAAGAGAAGATAGTGTAAAGTTCAGTTCATAAGAACCATTTGTTGAAATTGTTGTTCCCATAGGGACAGGAGCACTTATTCCATTTGGGGCGATAATATTACTTGAGTTTAAACTTATTTTTCGTTTATATTCTAATGTTATTTCTCCAGTTACTCCAGAGTTATTTTGGGCAACCAAAGATACAACCCCGTTTCCTTCTCTTGTTCCAATAGCCACTAAAGAAGCTGTGTCTCCTTCTTCTCGTTCATATAGAGAAAGAGTCAAAGTATTTTCTTTTCTACTGAACTCCCAATAAAGTAATTCACTATAGACTATATTTGCATAACTAAGTTGAGAGTATCGATCATTATAAACCATCGTATTACTATAGTTTATGAGGTCTGCAACAGAAACCGCTTTCTCATTCTTTGACCAGTAAAGCTTAAAAGCAGAAGGATATACTTGATTATCCTGAATCTCAGAACAATATAAAACAGGAACATATGAGGGGTAAACTTTATCTATTACAAAAGTATAGGTTTTTACAGAAGTATAAGTTGTATTTTGAGAGTTTATTGTAGTGACCCTTAGTTTGTATGTTCCATCATCTGTGACTGAATAGGGAATATCCGCCGAGGTAATAGGGATAGCTATACCACCATTTCTTTTAATTGTGGCTGTGGTAGTTATTAAAGCGGAATCTGGACTCCAAGAAAAGGAGGTGGGAACGGAATAAACTTGTCTATTTGTAATGCCTGTGACTATATTATCATTTGGTTTATAAGCAGTACTATCAATAATAAAAGACGTTATATTATTTGTATATAGAGCGGGGACAGCGATGCTTGTTGCCCTAAGAGTTATTCTATAACTACCATTTGGTAATTCATAACCTTTTAAGTAACTTCCTGTTCCTGGATGACCAGGATCAACATAATCCCAATTTTTCCAATCAGGAGATACTTCTGAACCAAAGTTTTTATCTACATGGGCTGAAATACTATATCCTGAGTATTCTTCCCATCGCACCCCATCAGGGTCTTCAGTATATACTCCTGCTTCTGTTATATTTGAAGGGAATATTCTTGGGGGAACTTTTAATGTATAATCTATAATAAAACTATAAGTAATACTTGTAACCAAGCTATTATTATCTCTTAAAGCATCAACTTTTAAATTATAATAAGTAGGAGTATTATTTACATTTCCATCTATAGAGGTGCCCTTAGTAAAGGGCCTAAAAGATTCAATGGGTATTGTAAAATCTCCATCACACTCTTGAAGATAGGCAGTTATTGTTACTCCACTTACATTGTCCCAATAGGGAGCAATAGGAGGATAAGTAACATTATTGTCTATTCTGCCGGAACTAAAAGCAATAGGTGGATTAAGTGCTGAACCATTTGCATATACTGCTAACATACTCTGTATATCAGAGGATAGGGCAGGAGGCTCTGTTGGGGTAGAAGCTGTTCCATCATTAAGAGGAACAGTCTCATCTAGAGTAGAGGTTGAGCCAGGGTTTTCTTCTGTACTTAGTTGGTCTAAATCATTTACTAATTCACCATTATCTAAAAGATTTACTTGCGACCATTGATCGGCAAGGGTGTTGAACATTTCAAAAAACATTTTAAAATCATTTATTGCTACTGACTGTGCTGTAAAAAGAGCAAAGAGGGTAAAATTATTATCTTCCATACCAGTATCATCAAAAAGAGCAAGTTGCTCTGCAATAACATCAGTACCACCATCCTCTGCAAAAGAAATAGTATGCACGCTTAATAGCTCTGGTAAGGAAGCAAATGTTTCTATGGTTGAAAGTATTCGGGCAACTACATCTATCAATTGCTGAACCCTCGCCTGAAAAATAAAAATTGCTTCTTTAAGAGTAGAGCTTGCTTCTTTTACATAACCATTTATTTGCTCTGAGTAGAAAGCAATACTCTCATAGATATCTTTAATGCAAGTAACAGAATTTGATAGTGTAAGAGAGTACCAATTGGGTTTTTGAGCTTTAATAGGATTTCGGGTGGCGTTCGTAGCAAAAACTGTTTGAAGATAATATCGGAACGCCATTGATCTTACTTCAACTCCATCCACCTCAATAAGAGGAACATCTTCTTTATACATAAGATATTGTTCTCTTAATTCTGACATGGACAATTTTACGGTTTGAGGTTCTAATAGCAGAGCAGTAGACGCTACAACTATAGGATTATTTTCTATATTTTCATTTTTCCATTCCTCGTATATTTCATCCCATTCTCCAAGAAGAGCTATTTTTGAATCTATTTTCTTATCTATGGAATCTGCAAAATCTACTATATCTTTAAAATTAAAAAACTCTTTTATCATATTTACAGCACTCATAAACTCAATGTAGTTCCCAGAAGTTATTAGAATGCCAAATCCTGCAACTGCCCCTCCAGGCCCTATCTGAGGTCTTTCCGCATCACTGTCATCATAAAGAGAATTTATTACTTTATTTACTGCTTCCATAGGGGTAAGTTTTTTTAATTTCATAGAAAATAAATTTTCAATGTTTAAAGCTGATAGGTCTTTGTCAGTAACACCTACCCAAGCTGTTTTTATTGCCTCCGTATACTCTGCAACAGGTATCTCCGATAAACTTTCGGAAACCCCAAGCATTTCTTGTCTTATCGCCATAGCAGAATAATAAAGAGACTGAAAATTAGGGGGTAAATGAATAGGGTCTACCGGAACGCTAATCATATCTGCGCCATCAACATTGTATGGGTGAACTACTATAGCACTTACTCCAGTATTCGCAATATTAGAAACCGTACTTGTTAGCTGACTTCCGAATGCTTTTATAAAACTTGCAAAGGGATCAGTTATTTGAGTAGTAAGGTTTTCGGCAACAGTATTTATAATGTTTATTATATTGCCAATAGACCCCCCTAATTCAGGAGGATAATTTTCTCCTACATAAGGCTTTATTGTTGTATCATAAAAGTCTTCAATACTTGTCTTCATATCATAAACAAATTGAGGGGCTTTTATTGTAAAGTTTTCTTGTTTTTCCCAGCCCATTATTATTCCTTCTTTGTAAGATGACCATCTTGCTTTTCTTTCATAGCACTTAGTATCATCATAAACTCATCTAATTTTTCAATCTCTTGATCTAAAAGAATTCTAAATTGTTTTTCTATTCTGTTTTTAGCTGTAGTCATTTTTTCTCTATCTACCAATTTAAGTGTAGTTTTAGCCCACATAATTTACCCCAAAAATACTAGAGAGCCTTTAACGGATACAGGTAATAATCCAGCATCTATAGTAATACCTAATGATGTTATTTGTATTTTCATAGCACCTAATAGATAACTAAATTCTATCATTTTTAAAGGCATATTAACTGAAACCTTATAATCCCCAAAGTTTAGAGAATCATAATTTCCTTGTACAAGGTTTTGATTATCTCCTGTAATAGTAGTAATTTTATTTCCGCCGACTGTTTCTGTTTTTCCCGCTGTAGTTCTTTCAATAAGAGAAGTATAATTTAATTCTGCCGATCCGATAGAAGTTTTTAAAGTAGAAGCTTCTATAGCAAAATAAGAAGTTTTATTATATATTTGTTTTGCTGTAACAATGTTCACCGAATTCGTAGAGGCATCAAGCTTTATAGAATTCATTCCATCTACAGAAGAAATATCAATAATATTGGGGGTTTTTATTTGAAAAAGAGCAGAAGAGACTGTTTGAGTATTCCCTGAATTAGAGAGAACAATATTACCTGTTTTATTAAAAATAATATATGACCCAAAAGGAGATAGTACGCCGGACTCTTTTGTCAATTCATTATGAAATAAAACTGTATTATCCGCATACTTTTTAAAAAATGGCTGAGGATATTCTGGGGAGTCTAATTCAATTATATTTGATACGTTAGATAAAACACTTTCATAATCATAAAATCCATCTATAAATTGACTTGAAATCCAATACCCGTCTTTCCAAAATGGGTCTATGAAAAAACACCAGACTTGTGTTCCTATAGGTAGAGGGGTATTTACTACATCTTGATACATAAAAGGGCGCATCCAAGGGAGTAAGGAAGAGCTTACATCCTTTAATTCAGGCAAAACCTGTATTTGTAGTCGCCCTTTTTCTACTGGGTCTTTATTATCGACTACCACTCCTTTATATATTTCTGGTATAAACATCTTTTCTCCTATCTTCTTATAAACTTCTGTGTTTGTACTTCATTACTTTCTATTGTACTTACATATTTTCTACCTACTTTTATAATAGTAAATCCTCTTCTATCGGACCCATTCCAAACATGCTCAAGCTCTTCAATTAGATACTTCCCTGAATAAGTAGAAGAGAGTGTTTCCTCATTATTTAGTACAGTATAGATATTAAGTTTTATAGGTTTCCCTGCATGAAGAGAAGGATTAAAAAACACTATACATATAAAACGATCTACAAAAGCAGTTGTTCTATTTAAAAAATTTCTATAACCTTCTTGATTTTCCTGTCGCCCGATTTCTGATATCCCTCCCAAAGTTTGTTTATAATTTAAATCAATATAACTTTGTGTTGTACTATCTTCCATAATTACAGGAACCCGCTCTACATCACTACTACTTCCATGAGTATATATATTATTTTTTTCTTCAAGAAGGTCTCCGCTCTCCCTGTCAAGCCTAAATACAGAATAAAAAGATTTTTTTCTAAAAAAGTCAATATCTTCTTTCCATCTCTTTATAGATAGAATAAGATTATTATTGTCTGTTGTAGAGGATTCTTCAAAAGAGCTTCTTCTATATGTATAGTCTCCTGCTATAGAACCATTCATCATAGATTGCCCACTTCGATAATGAAAAACATTGTCAGAGGTAACAAAAGAATAGAAAGAAGTTCCATTTGCATTATTTGAAAAAGATATGGGCAAAAGTTTTTTATCTATAAACTCCACATCATTTATTAAGGGCTGATAATGAATATCCTCATTACCAGTAGAATTCATATCTATATCTGTAGAGGCGAACTCATATTTACTAACTATCTTTCCGACAATCTCATCTATTCTTCCCGAATAAGCGGCACTGATTAGTTTCTGTTTTGAATACCAAAAGTGTTTCAATTGATATTCTACATCTCCTACAAGATTTCCTTGTTTTTCTATTTTCTGTAAGAGTTCATGAGTAATAACATATTTACAACGATTTATAGCTCTTCCTGATACACCATACTCCATTTCAATAATAGAGCCTTCCACTAAAAGATAAGACTCTTGTAAAAGAGAAGAAACGTCTTTTATTGTAAGAACACCTGTTGTATAAATTGAATAAATTGATTCTTTAAGAGAGAAAGAAAAAAGCTTCTCCATCTCTACAATAGGTGTACCATTGAAATAAATATTGATTGTATAAAAACCATCTATTATCATTAACGATTCCTAAGAAAAAAATCATCTAACTCTCTAAGAGTAGGAAGATATAAAGGATCACCAGTGGCCTTATTTTTTACATGATCTATTTCATTTATATCTAAAATCAAATCATAGTATTCAGAAGACCCATATGTATTTCCTACAAAAATATCTATTCGCTCAATATCGTTTGAGGTTAGATAATACTCTATAGGAACAGTACTAAAAACAAAATCAGAGGTAGGAAGAGTCATAACATCAGGATAATATGATCCATCACTTGCTATTTCTGTTTCAGAAAGTTTCATTAAATTATAGTATGATCTCATATCTTCTCCTAAACATCTGCCCACTCAGAAGATTCTTGGTCTGCCGCACTTCCTGAACCAAACTCATTAAAGTCCAGAAGTTGCTGAGAAGCGGTATGAAGAGTTTCTATTTCAATAGAAATCTTTCCCCAAATAGGATAACCGTTCACATCAAATTCAGAAGAAAAAGTTGGCTCTGCTCTTTTTACTATAACATTTGCCAAGGCTAATATATTAGCAATTCTTATAGAAGTTATAATTCCTGCCGTAGTTTGGCGTGCATCTGTTCCAGAAAGAAGGGTTAATAATGATGGACCTGGAGGAGTAAGGTTTCCACCAATTCCTGCTCTTGGAAGAGGAAGTTTTGCAAGAGCAATAATTGGTTCATACACTTCTTTTTTTGCATCATTTAAACCTGCACAACCAACATGGAATGTAAAATTAAGAGTAAGAGAAATTGGGTCCGTACCCGTCCACATCTGGTAGCCTTGCCAGTCAAATTGTCCTGAAAAACCAAAGCCTATATCTCTTGTCATTGTTCCAAGCATAGTTAAAGCTCTTGATAGAAAAGAATCTGAACTTTGCATAACAGAAGAAAATTGAGAGGATAGAGTCATAGTTAATTCTTCATCTAATATAAGAGGGATATTAGTTACAAGCTGATTTCGTCTACCCATCCCTGTAGTGGAAATATAGACATGCTTAAATCGAGAATTATTTATTGTCATGCGGCCTGGGCTTGCCATTCCCCCTCCAGGACCGCCTCTTATATCTTGAGGAAGAGCCATTATACTACCCCCATTGCATTCATCATAGACTCAGGAGAATATCTATTTATTATTGTTTGCTGAATCACAGAACCTCCACCAGAGCTATTGTTTGATTTTAATTTGTCATTTAAATCTTTTATGGCCGAAAGAAGTGCATGATTTATTTTTAGTTGTTCCATAGCAAAATTATTAGATGCTAAAGAAGGCATAACCATTTCGTCCTCACGAAGCATAGCAACTTGATTAACAGAAGAGCGACCGCCTTGATGGAACTGTTGAAAAGTTCCATCAAGCATTTTAACGCCGCTCTTTGCGTTCAGTTGATTAAGTGCATCTAGACGGGCTATCTGTTCTTCAATAGGGGCTTTAGCGAAAGCCGGTTTAGAAGTACCTGTAGCATTTACTATAGAAGTAACATTTTGCCACCCTGCTACGTCTTTTGGTTTTACCCCAGCAAACCACTCATTAAACCTATTAACCCGCCCCCATTGTTCTGAACGAGCACCTAAAGTTTTTATACCCCCATCTTCAACAGTAAGGGCTTTTATTCCTCCCCATATATCTCCCCCTGCAAAGAGAGACCCAGCATATCCAAAGAAATCGGAAAGAGGTTGGAAGAATTTTTTTATTCCGTCTGTTATTTTATCAAAAATACTTTTTATAAAACCTTTGGGGTCTTCAGCAAAGGCGGCAACATTATTTTTTACACTCTCAAAGAATCCTTTAACTGCACCTATAGGGTCTGCGGCAATAGCTTTTAATTTAGAGAGGGAACCATCTATTATACTATCTGCCATTTTTCCAACTGGTCCAAAATGTGTTCCTAAGAAATCTCCTACTTTTTCTAAACCCGCTGTAGGGTCTTTAAAGAAATTTTTTGTAGCATCCCATACTTTATTTACACCAGGAATACCCATGAGAAAATTATCCATAGGAGTAAAAACTTTATCATTAACAAAAGTAGCAACTGCTTCTATTGCGCCTTGTGGGTCTTTAATTACAGTCATAACACCTTTTTTTACAAAATTAAAAGCATCTCCAACTGGCTTAAATATTTTATCATTTATCCAATTTCCTACTTGATTCAACCCTACTTTAAATAATTCCCAGCCTACTTTGGTAAGTGCCCAACCTACTTTCAGTTTTTTATTAAAGTCCTTCCAAGCATTAGAAAAGAACTTAGCTATATTTTTTCCACCTATCCAGCCAAGTACACCGCCGATCACTGCACCAATGGCCGCTCCAATAAGTGCCCCAATAGGGCCTCCAGCTAAACCACCAATACCAGCGCCTACAAGCGCCCACTTACCAGCATTCTTTAAAGCCCCCTTTGCTCCCCCACCCGTTCCTCCAAGCATTCCTCCAAAAAAGGCTGAGATTTTATCCGTTTTCCATTCCTTTGCTTTAAAAATTCCTGCTATTCCATCTATTACTGCCCAAAGAACGCCTATGACTATTGCTCCAATAAAGCCAGCTTTTGCAATCATAGGCCCAACTTTAGCCATTAGTCCGCCACCACCCCCACCCCCGAGGAGATTCATAATAGAGTTTAGATTAAAACCTTTTCCGCCACTTACCTCATCTTCATCTCCACCTTTTTGTCTCTTAAAAAATCTATAGAGAAGTAAAGTTCCTAATGCGGCGGAATCTGTTTGTTTAACTTTTTGTTCCGTAATTGTGCTAGTTAATTTTTTCTTTACGGGGGGTTTATTTCCAGCACCAGCCCCTAACAAAGCTGGAACGGTACTACCGCCTCCAGTTCCTTTATCCCCAGAGAAAAGAGAGGCTTTTTTAGCTCGTCTAAGTCTTCGATTTTCAGATAATTTATCATAGATATTTTCACCAGTTATACCAGTTATTTTTTCAGTCAACCCACCAAGCCCCAGTATTTTACTTCCTGCGCCTCGAATAGCACCACTTATTTTACCTTTAATCCCACCAGCCAACATTCCTAAAACAGAAGTACTCCCCCCTTTTACTTTAACCCCTTGTTTTTTAGCAAGTTCAATTAGTTTTCTTTGTTGGGTGAATACTTCTTCTAATTTTTTTTGGCTTTGTTTTGACCGAGTTCCTAATAATTCTTTCTTAGTATTTTCAAGTTGCTTATAGGCTTTTTGAAACATATCTTCTTCATCTGTTATTTTTTTAGTGACACTAAGAATTTCTTTTAGCGCCGTCTCCCCTACAAACTTCTCAAGAATATCCTCGGTCTTCTTTTTTTCTTTAGCAACTTTTTTAACTTCTTTTTGAACTTCTTTTCTTCCATCTATGTCTTTTTCCAATAAATCCGCAAGACGGGTTAAAGCGGAAACAAATGAGGCAGATAAAGAACTGTCTAAGGCTGAGGTACTTTTTGTCACTCCATCTATTGTTGCTGTATCTGCCATGAAAAAAATCTCCTATCTCTTTTTCCCACCAAAATTAAATATTCCTGCAAAGGCCCTCAATTGATTATTTTCCCTTTCATTTTTCTCCTTCATATGCTCTTTCAATCTTTTTATCGTACTCAAAATCTCATGCATAGGTCTTCGTAAATAGTGTTCTCTTGATATCCCCGTTTCAATTTCCAAACGAAACAGAGTATCCATCGCTGTGCTGTACGTCATTAGAAGGTAAGAGGTCCACGAACTCAAGTTGAAAGGTACAAGTTACTTTTTCACCTGTGATTGGAGAAATCACTTGGATATCCTGTTTTACTCCAAAGCTATAATCCTCTACAATCTTGTTAAAAATCTGCCACACATGAAGACCTATTTTAGGATATACGTCTAACCTTTCACTGAGAGTATTACACTCCTTACTATTCATTCCTGAAATTAGAAGTGCCTGTCTAACCATAAGAAAATCATTTACTTTTTCCTGAGACATTTTTTTATATTCAGAATATAACTCTTGATTTATTTCTTTTGGTGTAAGAGTTAATCCTTCTTCTTCAACCCTTCTATTAAATTTTAAGTCTTCCTCTAACTTAGCGAATTTCATTTGATCCTGAAAAAACTTTTGATCGGAATGCTCCTTTGCAATAAGGAGGTGTTTTAATCGGGGGAACATAAACTTATAAGTATTTCCAGTTAAATCATCTCTTATACAAATTGGCTCTTTAAAATTATCGGGTAGATAGCTAAAATCAGATAAGTCCTTTACAGATAATTCTACCGTAGGAATAGTTTTTCCAGATACAATCATTGAATACTTTTCAGGATTTTTCTTTTTGATGGACTCTAACTCTTCATCCTTATAGGGGTATGCTTTCTCTAATGTCTTTCCCCAAAAATTAAAAAACATATTTAGAAGAACTTCTTCCATCTCTTTCTCATGAAAATTAGCGCAATCAATATCTTCAAATACACACCCGTTTAATATTTGAATAAGATTGGATAACATATCTTCATCATCTGTCATTCCTAGCTTCAAAGCATCATCAAAATTATAGTCTTTAAAATGAAGCTGTGCGGGTATAGATAACTTTCCATTAGAGGATAAAGTAAATTTCTTATACTCTGGGGGGATAGTTAGATTCTTATCTACCCGCTTTTCTACCTCCTCCATGCTAGGAGAAACCTCATCTTTTACAAAAATTTTATCACTCATAAATTAACTCCTTTGTATTTATGGGAAAGTAATCTCTACTTTATCACAAGTAAAATTAACTTTAGTTACTAATGGTTCTCCAGAATCATAAGAAAGAGAATATTCATCCATTCCTTGAATCAAAACACCTACTAGCTTAAAAGTTGCTATAGATGTTCTTGAATTAGCCGCCGTCATTTTTACAAATTTTATAGTAAAAAATCTTTTAGTATCTTCTACAGGGTCTTGAAAAAGCATAGATGATCTATTAAATATCAAATCTTGCCATGCTAAAAAATACTTATAACAATTAAAATTTTCTGTCTCTGTAAACTCAATAGAAAAATCTAGGGAGCGATTCATTCCCGTATAATAGGTTACTCCTGTTCCAGGATGCATTTCTGTTTCTAATTTCCAAAAAGGGAGTCCAACAGAACGAGCTAAAAAATATATTATATTATCTCCCTCATTTCCTATTGCTATTTCCCATTGATTTGTATGTACAGCATTTACTGTACGAATAGCGGAGAAGAATGGATTTTCTCTGTTTTCCGGCAAAGGCATAAAAACTCCTTCAGTTCTTCTATATTAGTAGAAGTAAGAAGGAGCTTTTTTGAGGTAAGCTTACATAAGAGTAGACATAAAATTACAAGCAAAAGTTATTTCACAAATAATTGGTTCACTTGAGTCATTAGAAAAAGTTATACTTGGAACAGACTTAGGAAAACATTCCCAAAAATCCCAATAATCAGTAGAACCTAATCCATCTGGAATAACCCGAATATTCGTTCTATAATTATCTCCGTCCTCTACTGTTCCAGTGTCCCCTGCTACATCCCCTGTTCGCATAGAAAGAATGGTTGTTTGCCAATTTTCAAAGAATTTGTACCAAAGAAAATCTCTATCTACACGAATAGATAAAGAAAACTCATTAGCAAAACTTGTTTTTGAAACAACTTTTACGGCCTTCATTGCTTTATAATGAAGTTCATATGTATCTATGCTTATTTCAGGCTTAGTAAACTCTACTACTCTTAAACGCATATTAGTAATATCCAACCCTATTTGGTCAGCTATACTTCTTACTCTTCGGTCTATGAAGAATTCTGCTTCAAAGAGATTACTAAGAGCGTCATCTTTAAAACTATAAATATCAGTTACGGGCATTTTATATCCTAACTTTATTCTCTCTCAAGAGTAGACATTCTATTACACCCGAAAGTAATTTCGCAAGTAACAGGTTCTCCTGAATCTTGAGTAAAAGAAATACTTGGTATAGTTTTAGGGAAACACTGATAGAATTCCCACCCTTCTGAGCCAAGCCCATCAGGAGAAATCTTTATATTCGCACGATAGTTGCTTTCGTCAGAATCAAGTGCTAATTCTCCAGTCTTTGTGGATAAAATTGCTCTATTCCAGTTTTCAAAGAATTTATACCAAGCATAGTCTCTGTCAATCCTCATTGTAAATGAGAATTCATTAGCAAAAGCTGTCTTTCCAGAAGGTTTTACAATTTTAAGAGTTTTATAATGTACCTCATAAGTATCAAAGCCAGCGTCAGGCTTAGTAAATTCAGTAACCCTAAGCTTCATATTTATGAGGTCAATATCCCCAGCGAATTCACTTACATTTCCATCATCGGTGAAACTTGCTTCAAATAGGTTTTGAAGAGCATCATCGGCTAAAGTATAAATATCTGATACAGGCATTTCTTATCTCCTTTTAATTAAGCCAATACTTGTGTAAGCTCTGCACCTTGTTCAGTAACAATAAGGTTGAATACAATTCTTTCAGAGAAAGGTGTAACCTTAATAGCTGTAGAGAAAATGAACTTTCTTTGAGCCATAGTTGCGGAAGTATTATTAAACTCATCGCACTTATGAATACACTCTGCAAGAACTCCAGAGGATACAATCGGGTCTGTAATTTGATATGCCTTAGTAACTGCAAGACTTCTATGAGGGGCATCATTTAGTTTACAAACCTGATAGGTAAGAACCTTTGTAATCATGTTATTGAAAAGATAGTCAATAACATCACTATGTCCAATATAAGAAGTATCACTTAGAAGCACTGGATTCTGTGCTGTTTTTTGAGACATAATCATTACGCCATAAACAGGATCAAATACAATAGGATTTATTCCGGCGGTGTCAAGTGCCTGTAGTTCATCCTCTGTAGGATCATACATCATCTCCACAACACCTGTTCCAAGCTGTCCACCGTGATTTTGTTCATCAATCCAAGCAGGAGCTTTTCCAAAGAATACATCTTTCATCTGAGCGTGTTTTACACCAATGCGCCCAACAAGAGAAGACCAGAAAGAACCATATTGAGTCTTATTTAAACCCCAGTTCCAATAGAACCGTAGGCCACGATCATTTATACTGTATCCAGCTTTTGTAGCAATGGATTCTGTTTCATCATCATCTATCGGAAGAGGAACAATAAACTTCGCATAGGTCTGATAAGTCGTCCGTAGTGTATCAAATTCCTGTACAACGAGGGGGTCAGCCAAAGGTGACATAAAAATCTGTGCGGGATATGTTCGATATGCCCTGAATTGTTGCCAAGCAGTTACAACCATCGCTGTAGTAATACTTCCCGGAACCGTTCGTGCGCCACCGTCAAAAGCAGTGAAAGTTGTATCATTCTGAAAACCGGTAACTGAACAATTAGAATTATACAAAACTTGAATAAAATCATTATCCTCTAGGACATCTTCATAATAAATACTTTTTCCAAATCCGTCTTTTGCTAAAGGAGTAAAGGAAATTGTATATTCATTTACGATAACCCAAGCGCCAAGAGTAAGACGAGCAACTTCAAGATACCAGAAGGGATATGCTCCAGAAGAGTTATAAGTTACCTTTAGAGCAAGGTCATCAGCATAAGGACTCTTTGCAAGAACTTGAAAATAATTTGTACTTGCGGCAAGAGTAGTAGGGGAGGCATATCTAATTTCAATTTTTACTCCAGCGGCAGGGGCAGAAGCAAAGTCAAGAGAAAGGGCTTTTGTTGTAGTATTAAGAGTAGAGTTTGTTCCATCTAATACACCAGCCAAAGCAATTGTATATGGAGCCGCACCAGCAATGGTAAGAGTAGCTTGTTCAACTCCGGCAATATAAAGTTTAATATAAGAAGCAGTCATCACTGATATTGGGGTATTTGCTAAAGTTAGAGTAAATACTGTATCAGAAGCATTTCCATATCCTACTGTTTCTGTATCCCACGCATGAAGAGCGTCAGTAAAATCAGGAGTTGCAATAGCTGAATCCAATCGCCCTGCGGTTAAACTGGCTGTACCATAAGCCGTTACCATTACACCACCATGAGTATCGGCGGCGACATCGTAAGGGGAACAAACCCAAAGCCCTTCTTGATTATTAAACTGAATGGCTTCCCAAATATCTGTATAGGAAGTAGTGGGGGTTACAGAAGGCGCACCATAAAGACTAATAAGTCTATTGGTATCCCCTTTATTTATATAAATAGGGGTTTTTGGGCCTTTAGAAGCCTTAATAACCATGGCTCCTGTTACTGTACTATCTCCAATTGCTACTTGTGACTGATCTATCAAATTTACATTTATGCGATAGCTTGACATAATTTATACCTCTTCTTCTTTATTAGTAGGACTATTATAAAATTCCCAATGTAACTTTCCAGAAGTTTTTATTTTTCCTTTACAGCAAAGACCAATTCCATCTCTATTTGCTCCCGATTCTAAACAAGCTTTTCCAATAGAATCATAAATAATGCCCGTTTCTATACATCTAACTTTTTTACAGTGGATTTTAGCCGCTTTCTCTTTAGATTCTTTAGTTGGTTTTTTTCCTAAATGCCAAAGTCTATTTTTTTCCTTTGCTTCCTCAGAACAAACTTTTCCAGTGTTACTTTTTGATATTTTTTTTCTAGTCTTATCTGAAACGATTCTGCCTTTTAATGCTTTTTTTCTTTTTTCAATAGTAATTAAAGACTGTTTTTTTCCAATATGTGCCTTTCGTAATTTTTCAATTTCTTTTGGATTAGAAAATCTTTCATAATTTATTCTGGACAGAAGATTTTTTGTCTCAGAAGAGTGTTTTCCTCCCCCATTTCCACCTGTTCTTAGGTTGTATCCTTTTGATCTATCTATACTATTAAATTGCTTAATATATTTTTCTTCCAAACAATCTAAAAGAATTTGGGTTAATTTTCCTTCTTTTATTTCCCTAATAATTTCAAAAGTAAAATTATCTGTTCCATATTTTTTTAAGGCCCTAGAAAAATAGTCTTTTGTTTTACTACATTTATGATTTATCCATCTTTTTTCTATGTTCCAAGACTGTCCAATATAGACCTTATTATTGAGAAGATTTGTTATTTTATAAATGCCTATACTCATAAAATCTTCCTTTCTATATATTAGTAGCTTTTTAATCTCTAAGGGGTTTCCGGTGTTACAGTCTCATTAAAACGATCTATAATAAAAGTGTATCTTTCTGCCTCTGTATATGCCTCATCTATTTCATGGGCTGTGGTAAATTCGTAAATTATACTGGTAGGAAGAACAGGGTCATCAGCATCAGCAGTTGTTTGTAGAGCAAAACCCATAACATGAAAATCCATAGTTACACTATGAATTTTATTTCTTTCAAGCCAATCCCGTTCTGTATACTGCCCATCTATTTCTGACATATCAAAAACAAGACGATTGAATAATGGAATTTCGGTAGTTTTTACCATTACAGAAAAGGGAAGCGGTGTTCTGGTAGTTCCTAAATTATGAATAACTTTACTATTTATGTATTTTGCTTCATCATCCCGAGTACACCAAAAGGTACATTCATAATCTACACTAATTGGCATGAGTTGAATATTTTTACCAAGCTCATCTACAAATATCCCAGTATTATAAGCAGAGAAATTACGCCAATTAAAATCATTGTTGTAAGTTATCCCTCCAGCTTTAACATGGTAGTTAATATAGGGAAGATTTAATACGCCGTTATTGTTGGCTGTTCTTTGGCGGAAAGTATATTCGTTGCTGGCATATTCTATCCGAGATAAATTAGTCTCGTTAGGAAATATCCACTCTTTTAGATAGTTCTCTATAGCAATATCCATAGCATAAAAAGAATTTATGAAAGCTGTGTCGTATGAAAAAAAACTGGGCATCTATTATTCCTTATCGATAGACTTGAACATTGTCGCCATAACCTCTTGAAGCAGGGGTATCAATTTCAGTTCCAAGCCCCGGATTTCGCATTTCATTTTTAAGATTCTCTCGGAGCAATAGAATAAATTTACTCTTTACTTTCTTTATTGTTTCTTTATCTTCTATCGCATCATGGAGAGCTAAATCAATTTCGTTTAGAAGAAGGGTTAATTTATTTATCCAATTCGTCGGATGAGCAAAAAGATTATTTAAAGAGGGGTTAATATATTTATCAAATATTCGTGTGCTTTCCTCTAACACTTCAAAGCTATCTCCAGATTCAAGAATTATATCTGTTCCAGGAATCTTTGTTTCTTCTTTAACTAAATATCTCTTATTCATAATATGCTCCTTTTCTATTAGTAAAAATTATTCCTTTTTCTCTAAATCCTCTTTTGGAGGTTCATTGCCTTTTTCCTTATCTTGATCAACAGTATCCTTTGCGAGTTGAAGTTTTAGTTTATTCAACTCCGCTTTCAAATCTGCCATTTTTTGAGTTTCATCATTTTCTGTGGCAATCTCTAAATCCTTTTTCGTTCGTTCAATTTTTTCCTTATCATCCTCGACCCGCTCTGTAGCAGTTTCTTTAAGAATAAGAATATCCCCGGCTTCGAGAATATAACCTTCTACTCTAACAGCTTTTTTAACTATTATCTTTTTCATTCTATTTTCCTTTTTTGAAGCAAGATTTTTATGAATATCAGTACTTTCTTGCTGATCCCTTCGATAGTTATCAAAATCTTTTCGGGGAACAGTGCTTATTGGGTCATCATTTTTTATATCTTTAGCTTTAACTTCTCCACCCCTAACATCTGTAATAACAGAATCCTTTTCATGACTAGGGGTATTGGGATCATCAAACTTAGTTCCAACCCGAATAGAATTATCAATAACTTCATGATTTAAATATTTCATAGTTTATTCCTTCTTTAACTCTAAACTTACATAAATATTTTCTTTATGGGAGAACTCAAACTCTTTAACTAAAATCTTTTTTCCCTCATAAATATTATTTTCTGTATTTATTAAAGCTCCTTTTTTTACATAGGCTAAAGTCATATGAGGTTGATAATCAGGATATTTATTTTCATTATCACAATTATCTCTAATTTTATTACTAATTAGTACAAGTTCCGGCGATATAATTTCTACTTTTACTACATCATAATTAGGGTCATTTGTAAATAATGAAATCTTTCCCAATGTAATATAAAAATAAGGAATTTTTTTAAGGAACTTTCCAATTCTAAAACAATCACGGTCATCTGTTAGACCATAGAGAACAGTAACATGAGGTTGGTTTTCTCTTCCTAAAGAATTATCTTCTGGATCAATATACAGATTTTTTTCTTGAATTCTTGCTTGAAGATCATAAAAGAAATAATCTTTCTCTGATAGCATCTTATTTATATTTATTTGAACTGAGTGATAATCATAAGAGACACCATATTTTTCTTTTAGATTTCTAATCAATTGCATCTATTTCACCTCCTATAAATAATCCAAATAGTTTCACCAACTACTATTACTGCCAAAACAATAATTACTGTACTACCGATTTTCTGCTGAACTTTCATAATCTTGAAGG